CTCGCCATCCGAGCACGCACGCGGCGCTTGAACTTCTTCGCCTTCGTCATCTCACGTCTCCTCGGCACCAGCCTCGCGGACCCCGTACGTCCGACTTTGAGGTGCCGGTCGAAGTGAGGAGTTTTCCGGTGAGAGCAGCGAGGCCTGGTGACCCCTTCCCTAGTGCCGAGCCGGGTACGGGCCAGCTCGTGAAGGTTGGCGAACGCTCCTTCGCCACCCACACCGTACCGGCCTGAACGACGACGCGACGACGACCGAGCCCGCTCGCGCGCCTATGCCACGCGCCCTGACGAGACCATTCCGCGAATTTCCGGGCCCGACCCCATAGCCTCGCGACCGAAGAAGGGGGCGCGCCCCGACAGGCCACACGAGACCCGCCAACGGTAGCGTCGGGCAACCCGGCCCCGAACCCGAACCCGGCCCCGAACCCGAACCCGGCCCAGGCCCCATGACCAACCTCCCGGACAACTTCTCCGACGACCCCGTCACCGAGCGCCTCGCCTGCTACTTCGAGGAGCTCTACGCCTACCTCATAGAGGAGGGCGTCCCCGAGGACTGCCTCCCCTCGCCGTGGCACGTCCTCCGCCGCGTCACCCAGGCCATCGACCACGAGAGGCTCAGGGGATGGCTCGACGCCTACGTCGCCGTGGAGGCCCAGGCACAGGACGACGACGAGGGCGACGGCGAACGGGCAGACCCCAGACACCCAGGCTCGGCACGCCCAGAGGTCAGACGCAGACCCTCCTACCTCCGAGCACTAGAAGCCGACGGCGTCCGCCCACCCCCCAAGACCGCCCAGGAGGACGCCAGCGCCTCCGTGAAGGGCGACGCCAGCGCCTCCGTGAAGGGCGACGGCAGCTCGGAAGGGGCCAAGGTGCCCCAGAGCCGTCAGGCGCCCGACGACGCCCACACGGCCCCTGACGAGTAGCCGGGACTCGGACCACGTCCGTCCCCTCCTCGCTCGCCTCGCTCGCGAGGGTCGAGGGGAATGACCGGACGGGCGTCGGCCAGGCTCCCTCGAACGAGCGACGACGGCACCGCGAGCACGTCGACCGTTCGCCGCCACCTGCCTCGACCCCGAGAGGGAGATCTCTCCCCCGTCGAGACGAAAAAAAGTGCGGCGCAGGTCAGACAACTCGACCCGCCTCGACCCCACGTCGCGGCACGTCATCCGTGAGGAGCGGGCGTCAATGGAGAGACTATAACGAAGCGTTGCAACGTGCTTGAGGTGTCGTTGGGTCTCGGGCGAGTTGGGGGTTGACGGGGCGCTCTCTTCGGTTCCGCTCCGAGGTCGTCGGCGCACGTTCCGCTTGCGCCCGAACTTCGCGGTGTGCTAGAGGGAGGCTCGTGGTCGTTTCCGGGCGCGATCGAAACGGGGTTGAACGTGCGGGTCGGACCTACCGAGCCCTCGCGCAGGAAGGAACGCGAAGTCGACGTGTGAACTTCGATCGCGGTCGCGTCGTTGGTTTCGGGGGTTGTTTTTCGACGTGGGAGTCGTTAAAGAGTGTGCGCGCGACGTCGCGAGGAGGGTGTTGATGCTCTCGCAAGTGCACGAGGTGGATCGACGGTCGTGCGGGTTCGGTGGTGCTGGCCAGGTGCCCGAGTTGAACCTGTACACGCGGTACGAGCACGGAAACCTCCCGGTGAGGGTGCATCGCGACGACGCGGGGCAGACTCGCTACTCGGTGACGCACCCGTTCGGTCGCGTCGAGACGTACCCGAGCGCGCGGCGGCTGATCAGCTCGCTCTACGGACGGGACCTGCACGTGTCGTTCGACCGCTACTTCCGGCTGGGGCGCTACCGGAGGGAGGGGCGGCCCTCGGGCGAGGCGAACCTGCTCACCCTGCTAGACTCGTCGAGCTCGCGCTCGAGGACCAGGTCGACTCCGATCACCGTGCACGCGCGGAACGAGCCCGGGAGGGTGATGCGAGGTACTCGGATCGTACTCGCGCGGTCCGAACGGGCAGGCGGGGCGGGTCCGCGGGGAGGTTTGGACGACCTGGACCCCGACGTTGAGGAGTTCGTGCGGGCGCTCGAGGGGGACTTGAGGCCCCTGGACGAGTTCGTGGTGCCGACGGAGGAGATGGTGGAGGAGTTCGACCGGGCGTTCCGGCTCGAGCTCGACCGGGTGGAGGAGCTGGTGGGGATCGACCTGGGGGAGCAGTCGCTGCGGAGCGGGTCGAGGTACAAGGCGGACGAGGTGCGTCGGCTCTTGTGGAAGGGGTTCGCGGGGAGGATGCTGTCGCAGGGCTACGACCCGGAGGAGGTCTTGCAGGAGATCTACAAGGGGCTGCTGGTACGGAACGGCGGCAGGTGTCCGTGGGACGCGCGCAAGTCGACGTTCGGGCACTACGTGCACATGGTGATCTCGTGCGTGCTGACGAACTACCACCGGAAGCAGGTGCGGAGGATCGACCGGGACGCGGTGCCGCTCGAGGTGGGGAGGGACGGCGAGGATCGGGACGTGGACGTGGGGCAGTGGGGTTCGTGCGACATCTGGCACGGGTCGGAGGTGACGGACCAGACGCTGCTGGTCGAGCTCGCGGGGCATCTCGACGAGGTGGCGGACGAGTGCCCCGAGGCGCAGCTCGGGCGCGAGACGCGGACGGGACACAGGCCGTCCTTCGTGTCGAAGGCGCTCGCCTGGCTGCGGCGCCACACCGCGGCGTGGGCCCTGCAAGGTGACATGGCCGCCCTCGTTCCCGCGCGATTCCTCGCCAACTAGGGTCTGCAGGTCAGCTTAGGTGACCTGCAAACCGTCGTGGAGGCACCATCGCGATAGTCAGGGAGGGGAAACCGGCCATCGCGACGGTGCTAGGTCCGGTTTCCGTTCCTGAAGGAGTCCGGCGGTCGGGTTCTGGCGAGGTTCAGGGCGCTCGCGGAGCCCCCAGGCGAGCGGATTGAGGTGTTGCAGGGCGCGTTCGGGGAGGTTCGGCGTTCTTGAGTTGGGGAGTTGGTCGGAGTCCGGTGGCTACCCGAAGTCCTGCAGCTCCTTCGCGTGGAGGAGCAGGCCCTGCTCGAGGAGCGTGGCGGTCTCGTCTAGCAGGGCCTCGCGGCGCTCGTGCTCCAGCTCGTCGAGGAGCTCCTCGACGAGATGGTCGAGGAGGTTCTCGGTGCTTGGTGGGAGGCGGTTCATCCGAGGTCACGGAGCCCGCGTCGAGACGGAGCGGAGGCTGATGCCGTAGTTCCGGGAGGCCGCGGTGATGGCCTCGGCCGCCTCGATCATGGTGGTGCCGTACCGACGGAAGGCGGCGCGGACGAGTCCTGAGCCCGTCCAGCAGCTCGTCCACGAGCTGGTCAACGACCCTCTGAACTCGTGGAGGAAGGTCGGCGCCGGTTTTTGGGGAGGTTTTGGGCACCTAGAAAGTCCGGTGGTGGGGTCTGCTGGGTTTTCAGGGCACTGAGACGTACTTGAGGTGGTCTTGGAGACGCGCTCGGGGCGGGGGCTCGAAGTCCGGGTGCTCGAGGAGGTAAAGGAGCCTCTGAGTCCGCAGAGAGTCCGGTAGTGGCTTCTGGGGGACGTTTGAGCACCTTAGAGGTGGCGGCCGCCGGGTCCGGGAGGGTTTTCGGGGGCCGTATCCTTACTTAAGGCGCGCCGGATGGAGATAGAGAGGAGGGTTGGGTACTTGGTGGAGGCTTCGGGATCGAGGAGGACGTAGTCGAGGGGGCGTTCGGGGACCTTGGACGCGGCCTCGAGGATGAAGTCCTGCTGCAGCTCGAGGACGAGGCGGTCGAGGAGCTTCTCGGTGCGTGCTGGAAGGCGGGAAGTCATGGAGCTCGTTCAGAGCGGCAGGGTGCGGGCCGGGTTGTCGTTGGCCTTGCGGACCATGTCCTTCAGCAGGTAGAGGAATGCCTTGTAGAGGACGGAGTCCTGTACCTCGAGCTCGCCGATGAGCTCGTCCACGAGGGAGTCTAGCAGTCGTTGGGTGCGTGCCGGGAGCGGAGTCATGGAGCTCTCGTGGGGTTCTACCCCTTCAGGGGTCGTGGTGGGCGAGGATCCGGGATTTCGTGACGCCCGAGCGCGAGGAGCCCGGGGTTTGCAGTGGGTGCTCGAGCGCGAGACGGCCTCGCAGGGCCCTTTCCTGGGCCTTTCAGGTCCGGAGGAGCCCGGAGTTTGCAGTGGGTGCCGTACAGAGGCGGTTCGAAGGGAGTAGAATGAGCAGTCGGCGTGGGTGTCGACTTCCTGCGTTCTTCATCAAGGGCTCCCGGGAATGGTCTCGGGGGCCCTCCTTCTTGTTCGTGGGGGGGTTCTTCGGCCCTCAGAGGTCCGGGAAGGGTGGAGAAGTGTCGAGTTGGGGGGTCCGGGAGGGTGTAGAATGGGAGCGGTCGACGTGGTTGTCGACTCTTCGGCATTTTCCAGGCCCCGGGAATGGTCTCGGGGCCTTCTTTTTTCTCGTGTAAGTTCTTCGGGAGGTCCGTGCAGGTGGTGACCGACGATATGGTGCCTGGGGAGAGCCCAGGACAAGGCTTGACTGGGGCCGCACTGAAACAGCAGTCGGTCAACTCACGATCCCTGGAGGAATACGGGACCTCCAGGGGTCTTTTTTTGCCCTGGAAACCCGGTTCGGGGGTGAAAGGTGGCGTGCCGGGTCGCTTTTCGGTCCCTCGGGGCGTGTAAAAACGTCGGATACGTCGTGTAGGGGGTCATGAAGATCGGCATCAAGAGCTACCGAAGCTGTGCGGGCAACGAGGGAGACGCCTTCTCCTGCACGCTCTACCTGGACGGCAAGAAGGCCGCGCTCGTCAAGTACGACGGGTGGGGAGGCCAGTACGACTACGACTTCACGTTCGCGGACGGGAGGCCTTGGGGCGGTCCGACGTGTCTGAAGTTCAAGGAGCACGTGGAGTCGCTGCCGGAGCGGACGTGCTCTTTCGACGATCCGGGGACGGGGGAGCCCGCGAAGGTCGCGGTGAACATGGACATGCTGGTGGAGGACGCGATTCAGCTGATGCTGGAGAACCGGCAGCTCAGGAGGTGGTGTCGGAACGAGACGCTGTTCAGGGTGAAGGGCGACGACGAGGGTTCGTGGCGCCGACTGAACGTGAAGTTTCCGGGCAACGAGGGCCGCGTCAGGTACTACCTGTCGAGGGAGCACGGCGACGCGATAGAGGAGATCGCCAACGAGAGGTTCGCGTGAGATGAGACGAGCGAAGACCGAGGATCTAGACTACCTGGCCACCCAGGCGGCAGTCAGGATACTGGCGCACAGGCCCGTGTCCGAGGGGTCGGAGGGGCCCGGACCGTGGAGCGACTCCAAGTTGATGGACGCGGTGGTCAGTCGGCGCGGCGACCTCGTGCAGATCGAGGTGTGGGACAGGAGCCAGAAGGTGGCGTTCCTGGAGATCCATCCCGGGACGTGGGAACGCGTGAAGTTCGTCGTGGGGGAGTGGCTCCTGGCCCTGTTTCGCCTCGACGAGATCCCCTCGTACCTGCACGAACGCGTGGGCGGGGCCGCGAGCCCGCGCCCCAGGGTCGGGTCTCGCGGCCTGTACTACGTTCTCTATCACCGGAGGGGGCGGGATCGTACGATCCTGCTGGTCGAGAGCGACATGGAGTTGGAGGACCTGAACGGGGCGTTGGGCCCGCTCGACCTGTACGCGCGCGAGGTTCCCGAGGAGATGGCGGCGTCGGTCTCGGAGGTGATGCCGCCGTGGACGTGGGCTCGGGAAGTCGGGATGTTCGTCAGGCCGGTGAGGGTGGGGAAGGAGGCGCGGCTGGACGTCCTGCGCACGCCGGATCCCGTCGAGGATCCTGCCGAGCCTCCCGTCGCGGGGTCGGAGAAGGAGCTGCTCGAGGAGGGGAGGCTGCTTCGCGAGGTGCTGCAGGAGGAGAGGAGGGCGATCCTCAAGCTCCGCGGAGGCGCCGAGCCGCCGGTCCTGTGGAAAGTGGCCTGCGAGTACGACCTCGAAGACGAGGCGTGGAGGTGCCTGCGTGGGCTGGCGCTTCCTCCGGGCGTCGAGCTCGAGGACGTTCGTCGGATCGTCGACGCGCTCGCCGTGGCGTTTGACGATCGGGCGGTGCTCCTGGGCCGAGACGAGGACTCCGACGTGCTGGAGTGGTTTTACTGGCACTGGACCCGCGTCGTGCCCGCGGCGGTCCTGGATCGCGTCTGGACGGACCTGGGTCGGAGGTCCCAGCACGCGCTGTACGTGGACGGGTTGAGGAGCCTGGAGCCGCGAAACATCTCGCCCGCGTGGGTCGAGGCACGTCGACCCACGGTCGGGGAGCCGCAGGCATGAGCTCGGAAAGCTGGTCGCGGCTCGACGGGCTGAGGCTGAGCTCGGGGCACGTGCTGAAGGTCAGCGCGTACCGAACGAACGACCGGCCGGCGTTGGTCGCCTACGACGAGGAGTGGGTTCCCGAGTGTCACGTGACGGTGAACCTGGTGGACGAGCTGCTCGGGGACGACGAGTTTCACGTTCGGTTCGAGGACCGGGAGCACGCCGGCGCCGTGTTCGACGCGCTGGTGGCCGACGGGCTCGCGGAGCCGACGGGGAGGGTCGTGGGAGCGGGGTACGTCCCGCGCTACGCCGAGGTCTGGAGGCTGCTCGAGGAGGAGGGGTGATGGGCGTCCAGCAGATCAAATTCGGGGAGTTCGCTGCACGGTGCCGCTACCGGGTGGGGGCGGCGAGCGACGAGAGGAGGCCGGCGAACGCCCTCTGCATCGAGCACTTCACGATGGCGCCCTGGCGCTGCACGGAGCAGCGTCCCGAGCACTGGCCCGAGGGGTCGTCCTCGATCCGGTGGCTGGCGTCCGGGGGCGAGGCGACGGTGTTCGGCGCCTGCGGGCGATCGGGCTGCCCCCTGCTGCGAGCAGTCGAGGAGGAGGAGGAGACATGAGTTTCGACATGGACAGAGACGAACTGAAGGAGTGGATCCGCGAGGGCGAGCTCGACACCATCTGGGCGGCCTACGAGACGGCCGTAACCGAGCGCGACGAGGCGATGAGGCGGACGGAGCAGGAACGTGAGGGCCACTACACCGATCTCGCGAGGCAGGTGGAGGCCCGCGAGCGGGCCGAGGCCGAGCGCGACGGCCTGAAGAAGGCGGTGCGCGACGCCAGGGCCATCCTCGACGAGATGCTGCCGGATGCGATTTTCATGTCGAACGCGCACGCAAGCACGGATTACGGCGACGTGTCCGACCGCGGCTGCGACCTCGTGTTCAACATCGAGCGGTGCCACAAGGCCCTCGCCGCCGTTCCCGCGCGCAGGCAGGTGGGCGCCCTCGAGCGCTTGGTCGCGGACCTGGAGACGGCCTGTGCCGATCACGACGGTGCCGGCGGCCCTCCTCTCGTGTCGACCGAACGGATCCGCAGCCTCGTCGCCGCCACCGTCGAAGCTCGAGCGGAGGAGGCGGAGGGGGAACTGAAACGGGCACTCGATGGCGAGGAAAGTTGGCGGCAACAGATGCTTCGAGAGCACGACCTCAAGGAGAGGTTTCGCGCCCAACGGGACCTGCTGGTCGCGGCGCTCCGGGAGCAGCTCGAGGCAGAGCAGCTTTGGGTGGACGATCCGACCGCGGCGTTCGAGCAGAGGGCGGCTGCGTTCCGGCGCGAGACGGGTTACGTGGCGCCGGGGAAGGACGTTTCCGCCGATCTGAACCCCTCGGACGAGTACATGGAGCAGCGGCAGGTCAGGTGGCGCGAGTGGCACGACGCGAGGCGAGCCGAGCGCCACGAAAGGTGGCGCAGGCTCCTCGACGGCTAGGTCGTCGGGACGAACCCGAGTCCCGTGAGGCTCGTCGAGTCGTTCGAGGTGATGATGAGGTGGTCGAGCACCGGGATGCCGACGAGCTTGCCGACCTCGCAGAGTCGGTTGGTGAGGTGCAGGTCGGCGTCGCTGGGGTCCGCGTCGCCGCTCGGGTGGTTGTGGACGAGGATGGTCGAGTGGCACCTGGCTCGGACGAGCGGCGTGAACACCTCCCTCGGATGCACGTCCACGTGCGCGAGGCTTCCCCTGGCGACCTCGTAGACGCCCAGCACCCGCTGTCGGGCGTCGAGCCCGACGACGAGGAAGCGCTCCTGCTCGGAGGTGGCGAGGTCCGTGTGCTCGCGGACGTAGCGGACCACGTTCGCGGGAGAGCGCAGGGCCGTTCGGTAGCTCCCGTCGTAGAGGTACTGTTGCAGGCCGATGGCGGCGAGCAGTCGTCGGGCCTGGGCGGCCGAGCAGCCGAGGCCGTGGAGCTCGAGCTCGCTGGCGGCGGCGAGCCCCCTGCCGCTGGGGAACGCCTCGGTGATCTGGGCGACGGTCTCGTCGCGGGCCTGGCAGACGGCCGCGAGGACCGTCCGGTATCGAGTGGTCTTGGTTTGCTCCTCTGTCATGCCCTCTGCACGGACGTTTCGACGAATTTACAGGAGGAGCGCGGGTCGCGCAGAGCGCTTGATCTGCAGGGGAGCAAGCTGTCGTGCGATGCTCGAGTCATGGACGGAAAGCAGCTCAGGGCAGCCCGCAGACGAATGGGCTGGACGCAGTACTGGCTGGCGGACAGGTTGGGGGTCACGAGGCCCTCCCTGGCGCACTGGGAGTGCGGGAGGGCGCGGGTGCCTCCTCGGGTCGCCGTGGCCGTCAGGCAGGCGCAGAAGCTCGTGGAGAAGGCGATCGAGCGCCTCGGCGGCCAGCTCTAGGCGTCTCATCTCCCTCAGACAAGGCGGTCGTGCTTCTTCGTCTCGGGTAGAACTCCTTGATGGTGTACCTGCGCGGAGTCACGGGGTCGAAGGACGCGGCCCGGCAGGCCGAGCGCGACGCGGTCCGGGAGTACGTCGAGGAGCACCCGGGCTGCTCGACCAGGGAGGTCGCGAGGGACGTCATGCGGGCTCCCGAGGAGGGGGGCCTCGAGCTCCGGGCCCTGGCGCATCGACGGCTCCGCGAGCTCGAGGAGGCCGGCCTCGTACGTCACGAGAAGTCCAGCAGGGGAAGAGGCCACGGCCATCCCCACAGGTGGTGGATCGTGAAAAGTCCAGGAGGGTAGAAGGGGAAATGGATTCAAGCACGATGACCGACAAGGTACGCATCAACCTACTGCTCAGGAAGTGCAGGAGCATTCGCCGGGCCGCGGGAGTCAGCCAGGATCGTCTCGCGAAGGTCGTCGGCGTCTCTCGAGGCAAGATCAAGCGGCTCGAGGGCGGCGAGCTCAGGGAGATCGACCGTCAGGAGCAGCGCAAGATCTCGCGGGCGCTGGCGCAGCTGCACAAGGACGCCAGGAAGTCCGGGAGCCTGAAGAAGGAGGCGAGCCCGGCCTCGAGGAGGAAGTCCAGGAACGCGAATCTCAAGAAGAAGGTGGCGGAGAGGCGGGCACGTCGGGAGAAGGCACGAGAGGTCAGGAAGGTCCTGGAGAAGGCGGGGCTCCTCGACGTGACGCTCGGCGAGCTGCTGCCCACGAAGGTGCGCGTGCCAGCACGGTCTTCTTGATCGAGGGTGTCTACGCCTCGAGCTGCGCGAGCGCCTCGCGCAGCTCGCTCTGGAGGGCCTCCACGGTCTCGTCCGCCGCCGAGGCGGCGCTCTCGAGGCTCTGGAAGTCCCAGCGTCCTTCCTCGTAGCCGATCTCGTCGTGGTGGAGGGTGGAGAAGCGGAGAACCTGGAGCTCCTAGCGAGGCGTACAGGGCCTCAGGAGAGGTCCCGAGAGGCTGATCTCGTGGGCCACGACCTCGAGGGACCATCGGAAGGGACCCACGAGGGCGGTCCAGCCGTCCCCGTCGCGGGGAGCAGCGGCCTGGTCGTCGTCGAGCGGCCGCCAGGGGAGCCTGGAGGCGGCGAGGAGGGGTGGAAGGTGCTGGTGGTCCATTGGAGGTCCCGGGTTCTCGGAGCAGAGAGGTGGCGTGAGGCGGTTTCTTGCGATCTCATGCCGGTGGGGACCCCGTTCTCGGACACGGCGCCACGTGAGAAGGCTCACAGTCAGTGTCCGGTTCGCGGACACTCTCGCGCACCCTGCGCCTGTTTGTGTAAGATCGGTGGGTGGTGCGTGCAGGGGGACGAGGGCGACGTCCAGGGTGGACTACGCCTGGAGGAAGAGCAGATGAGCGAACCAGACATGGACACGGCGAGAAGGTGGCTTGAGCTCGTGAGGAGCGACGGCGACTCCGAGTCGAAGGCGAAGTACCTGCGCGAGAAGGGGTACACGGACGAGCAGGTGGAGGAGTTGATGGCGGAGGAGGAACCCGAGTGCGAGGACTGCTGACGGCGGATGTAAATCTGCCGGGTCTTCCGTGCAGGACGTCATGAGCGAGGCAACGAAGAGCGACACGCTCGAGCTAGTCGCGGAGTGCATCTGCAGGGCGGAGAGTTCGGCGGAGCCGAGGAAAGTCCTCGAAGAGGGGAAGATCCTCCTGGCCGAGGCCGTCCTTCGCGGCGAGCAGCTAGACAAGGTGCGCCTGGAGCTGTTCATGCTCCAGTGCGCCAAGAACTACCAGACGGACGGCAGCGACCGGGCCGTGCTGGCGTGGGCGCCCTTCCTCGGGGCCTGTGCGGACTACGTCCGGGAGGGGGTGGTGTGCATGGGAGACGGCCGGGTGGCGACCGCCGAGGGATGGGACTACTCCAACTGCGAGCCCGTGGAGATCATCGCGACGTCACCCGAGAGACGTACGAGCGGCATCGGCGGTTCGTGCTCGAGGGTGTCGGCCCCGAACCCGCTCCGAACTCCCCGACGGAGGAGGCCATGAGCGACGAGAAGTTCAAGCTGACCCCCGACATGGAACCCCTACCCATGAAGGCGCTGAAGGACGGGATCTGCATTCACTGCAAGGAGACCCTCAAGAAGGACACAAGGTGTGTGTGGATCGCAGGAGAGGGACTGCTCCATGACAGCTGCCTGGGAGGGCCCAACCTCTTCCACGAGGAGGAATCCGAGCTCACTCGGGAGCGCAAGCAGGAGCTGCTCGAGGGCTGCACGGAGATGTGCATCAAGGTGCTCGTGCAGAAGGGAAGTCCGGCAGAGCGGCACGGTGGTGCCGTGATGACGGCGTCGATAGGCGCCCTGGAGGGGTACGTGATGGTCCACGCCGCCTACGAGGACTCGCCCGACGGAGAGGAGATGGCGACCTTCCTCGAGGTCCTGGAGGACGACGACGTCGACTGGAGGAAACTCGGATGAAGGTGAAGAACGCGGTCGTGTACAAGGACGAGGGGAGCTGCGGCCCGGTGTGGGTGGTCAGGAACGGCAAGTGGTCCAACTACGAGGACTCGGAGTTCGAGGACCTGAACGGCAATCCCAGGCCCGAGTGGTTCACGCGCAGGCAGGCGGCCGCCATCGCCAGGCGCGAGGGCCTGCCGCTGGTGGACGGCTAGGAGAAGCCTGGTGGAACGCCTATGCTTCGCGAGTGATGGAGGTCGAGCAGTGGAGTACGCGGACAGGACGGAGAAGATCGAGGACCTGGTGATGCGCGCGGAGGAGGTCGAGGATCCCCGGGACGTGATCGAGGAGGCTCTCGAGGAGATGGCCCAGGCCGTGATCGAGGACGAGGAGCTCGACGCGCCGCGTCTGAGGAAGCTGGCCATGCGCTTCGCCAGCGCCGCGCGAGGGGACCCCACGCACCTCGGTAAGGTGCTGGCGGGGCTCCGGTTCGTGAGCAACGTGGACTCCTACGAGCGAGAGCGCCAAGTCGTCCTGGGAGACGGCCGCACGGCGACCAGGGACGGCTGGCGGGAGTCCAGCCCGGAACCCAGACAGGAGCGTTCGTCTTGATCGGAGTCGTGGAGACCGTCACTCCCGAGCGGGCTCGGGAGCTTCTCGAGCACAACAGGTGCGGGCGCCCCCTCGACCCCGACATCGTGAAGATGATGGCTCGGGCCATGCGCAGAGGGCGCTGGTCCCCCGACATCCAGGGGATGTCTATCCGGTTCGACGCGGAGGGGTACGTGGTCCAGGGGCAGACGCTGCTGGCGGCGGTCGTGGAGGCGGACGCGACCCTCGAGATGGTGATGGAGCCTCGGTTCGTGTAAAAAAGTCAGGTGTCGCGTGCAGGGAGCATGGCGACACTGAACCGCTTTCCGTTGTTCGGCCTGTGGAACCGCGTGGCCGCGGAGGTGCTCGAGTACGAGCCCGACGAGGCCCGTTGCATCGGCCACGGAGTAGCCGTCCTGTACGCGATCCGCGCGCAGGGTGGGGGCTACCGGAAGCCCAAGAAGGGCGGCGCCGACAAGGGTTCCATCCCGGTCGGCAAGGATGCCAAGGTGCTAGCGGCCGACGAGATCGCGTTCGGAGGGGACAGCCTTCCGTGCGAGCTCGACGCCGACGGTCGGGTACTCAGGTGCCTGGTGGGCTGCAGGAGTCCGAGGGACAAGGCCCAGACGCCGAGCTCCTACGAGCACGACGTGGAAGCCAAGATCAAGGGGGAGTACCTCGAACTGCTGACCAATGGGATGCGCGAGTTGTTGAGCTCGTACAAGCCGGCGGAGCTGGGAGGTCGTTTGATTTACCGGAGATACGATGACTTCAAACGCGCGTGTGCAGCTGGACGTCGGATTGATCTGGATGCTTTGGTAGAATGGTTGAAAGAGGAAACCCGGAAACGTGCCCGCACTGCCGCTTAGTCAGGGTTACGAGGTGCAGCTAGACGATGCGGACCTGGCGTTTGCATCCCACTGGAAATGGTCCGCGGACGTGCGCCCGCACGGAACTGTGTATGCGGTACGGATGGAGACGGTCCAACAGCATCCGCGCCGGCAACGGAAAGTGTACCTGCATCGGCAGATTCTGAGTCGTAAACTCGGTCGTCCGTTAGGAAAGCAAGAGATGACTGACCACGAAAACGGGGACGGTCTAGATTGTAGGCGTTACAACCTCCGTCTTGCCACCTCGGCGGTAAACAACCGCAACACGAGGAGCAAAGGAGGCACCTCTCAATTCAAAGGCGTTTCATGGTGCTCTCAGGAAAAAGCGTGGCAGGCAGTTCTTGACATCGGACTTTTCGCATCGGAAGAAAACGCTGCGCGGGCACGAGACGAAATAACCCGCGGCATCCCGGGTTGTCGAGCCAATTTCGAGAATTCCGAACTGGAACTGGGACCTTTCACCGAAATGGGCCTAAGCCAGGGGCAAGTAGCCAAGGTCAGCCCCGAGGATGAACACAGGTTTGTTCCGTTCCGGTGGTACGCCATCAGGCCCCGGAACGTGTGGTACGCGGTGCGTCATGAGAAGAGACGCACTATCTATCTGCACCGGGAGGTTTTAGCGGAGGCGTTGGGGCGACCACTGCTGGGACATGAAAAGGTGGACCATCGCAACGGAGACGGGTTGGATTGTCGCCGAACCAATTTGCGTGTGGCGAGTTTTGGAGTCAACGCCCACAACACACGGAGAGGATGGGGACGATCTAAATACCGAGGTGTGAGTTGGGTGCAGGCTCGGGGGCAATGGCTCGCGCGTATCCGGGTGGGGCTCTATCAAACCGAAGAAGCGGCAGCTGCGGCTTACGACAGCGCGGCACGGCTTCTGCCTGGGTGGCGTCCTAATTTCCCGAGCTGGCGCCCCTCATGACGTTCCTGTTCCCGATGCGCCCGTCGACGCCTCGAGTGCTCCCCGAGAGTCCGGCAGAGTTCCTCGTCCAGGAGAAGGTCGACGGCTGGAACGTCGTGGTGAACGGGGGGCGCGTGTGGACGAGGCACGGGCACGACATCACGAGCTGGTGCTCGAACTGGCGGTTCGACCTGAACCCTCCCTGGCCGGTCAACGGCGAGCTCGTGGCGGTGGGAGGCCAGCGCAAGGACGTGCCGAGCATCAAGTCCGGCAAGTTCGAGCCGCGCCTCCACGCCTTCGACGTCATGCTCGAGGGCGTGCCTCTCGAGGAGCGCCTCGAGATGGTCGACGAGTGGGCCGAAGGAGACGCGTGGCCGATACTGACCTGGGACCCACTGGAGGAGGGAGGAGGATGGGGCTGGGTGAACCTCGTCCTCGAGATAGTCAAGGCGAACGGCCTCGAGGGGCTCGTGCTGAAGCGGAAAGGTTCCCCGTACCACGTCAGTCAGGAGATCAGCGTGGTGAGTCCCGACTGGCTGCGGATGCTCGTCCCTGCGCAGGTTACGCGGTGAAAGTCCGGCAGCGCAGCCCGCGCGGGATGTAAGATCTTCGGGGGCGTCGTACAGGGGTCACGATGATCGTGAAGGCTTACGACGCCAGCGGGACCGAGCCCGAGAAGCTCGTGTGGGAAGGAGACCTCGAGGAGCTCCTCCGGGAGTACCAGGGCGACCTCACGGCGAGCGACGTCGCGCAGCTGCGGTGGCTCCAGGTGGGGCAGTCGGCCACGGTCGGAGGCGGCTTTCGCGTGGAGCGCGTGGGATGACGTTTTTCGTGAAAATCGACGGAACCGGGGAATGGGACTGATGGCCCGTTGGTAATGCACATGAGACGGAGCAGACCATGACCGACACTAGGTACCAGGAGACGAGAGAAGTCGTCCGGTTGATAGACGCGGTGCTCGAGCACGTCTTCACGCGATCGCCGAAGTCCTTGCCGTTACCGAGGAAACCAAACGGGTTCTGGGATTCTCAGCCGCTAGGAGAGCTACCCGACAAGGAACTCGCGGCAAGACTGGGAGTGACGCGCACTGCCGTGTCTTGTGCGAGGTGGGCGAGAAAGATCCCAGCCTACGGCTATCAGAAGCCGCACCCAGACATCGACTGGGACTCTCAGCCACTGGGAAGGATTCCCGACACGACGATCGCGGCCGAGTTGGGGGTCGCGGGCCCGACTGTCTGGGAGCAGAGGAGAAAGCGAGGCATCCCTCCAGCTCCTGAAAGCACCCGGAGATCGTCGGGACGGAAACAAGTCGACGTCGACTGGGACGAGCAACCCCTAGGCGAGTTATCGGACGTAGTCATCGCGGAGGTGTTGGGGGTTGCGTCCACGACCGTGAGGAACGCGCGGTGCTGTCGGGGAATCCCAGTCTCCCCACGGGGAGGCCGAGGGAAACTGCCTCCCAGGAGGGCCGCCCGATCAGGCAACAAACCCGTGGTCGACTGGGACTCTCAGCCCCTAGGAGAGGTTCCCGACACGGCGATAGCAGAAAGCCTCGGGGTTTCCTGCACGACCGTGGGACTCACGAGGAAGAAACGTGGCATCCCGGTGTTCAGGAGACGTCGCCTCCGGCAACCAGGAAGGGGCGGAGACTCGATATGATGAAGATCGACCCCAGGCCCGATCACTTCGAGTACGACATCCGGGCGATCCTCCGGTTCACCGCACGGGACCTGCGAGTGCTCCGCTACTACGCGGAGCGCCACTACGACCACACCTGCAAGACGTTCTTCGAGAGCGGCGGCAGGGGCAACGCGTGGCGCTGGAGCTTCCGGCGCGACGACGAGGACGTGGACCCGTTCGACAAGGCGTGCCCGCCCGACCTCGAGTGTGAGTTCCCGTCGACGGGCAGCATCCGCGAGCTCGACCTGTGCCTCAAGATCCTCGAGGGGGTGGAGTTCGAGCGTGAGGAGGATCTCATCGCGGAGGCGTGGCGCCTGCGGGGCGAGATCCTCAACCTCGTAGACCTCATTCACGCCGAGTACGCCCGTGTCCGCGGAACTCCGGCCGCGCCCGAGAGCGCGAAACGCGCGGCACCGTAGCACTCCACGATCCGAGTGTAAGAAGTTCCCGACCCCCGTGCAGAACGCAGGAGCAAACCACATGGCGACCAAGAAGACCACCAAGTTCGACAGGCGGACCGTCCGCACCATCCTCGCGGAGGTAGAGGAGGCGCTCCGGCCGGTCGCGGAGAAGCACGGCATCCGGCTAGAGAGGAAGCACTGCACCTACCACGCCGACGAGCTGCCGGTCGCCTACAAGTTCCTCATCACGGAGCTCGACCAGGAAGGCAACGAGATGTCGAGCGACGCCAAGGAGTTCGTGCGACAGGCCGAGTTCCACGGGCTCAAGCCGAGCGACCTCAACAAGGGGGTCACCGTGCGGGGCGAGAAGTACCGGATCGTGGGCCTGCGTCCCAGGAGCCGCAAGTATCCCATCCTGATGGAGCAGGTGCGCACCGGCAAGATCTACAAGTTCTCGGCCAAGTCGGTCGCGTTCGGGCTGAAGGCCGCGAAGGCGGCGTAGGTGACGACGATGGCGACGATCAAGATTGCAGCCAGCGAGATCGAGGGCCCCTTCCTCGTGAAGGTGGGGACCTTCGACGGCGGCCAGAAGAACCTCACCGTCCCGACCCTGAAGGACGCCTCCTACGCCGTGAAGGGTTTCATCTGGGACGACCGCGTGCGCTCGAGCGACTGGCACGGCGGCGAGGTCGTCCGCGACGACGGCACCGGAGACGTGGTGGCCGTCGTGAGCTACAACGGCCGAGTGTGGGGCGCCAAGGCGCACCCGACCGACCCCTGGCACGTCCCCGACAAGGCTCTGGAGTTCGACCTGGATGCGTGACCTCACGAGCTTGACGGTGGAGGTCTGGCGAGGCCGCAAGATCGAGCCCGGCACCGTGGCGCGCTGCGTCTGGCACGGGAGGACCCGGTTCGGCTGGCGGGTGCTGCTCGAGATGAACGACGGCGTCGCCCACAGCCAGGTGTTCACGAGGGCCTCCAACGTGCGTCCCCTGGAGGGCCAACCCGTGCAGGAGAGCCTGTTCCGGGGAATGCCGCGCGAGGTGCGCTGAAGATTCTTCCGATCCCCCGTACAGGGGGTCGCGTAACAAACACAACCCCAACAGGAGCACAGCAACATGCCACAGACCGTTTTGTTTTTCACCAAGGGCGAGGTCGCGGAGCTCGTCCGCACGTTCCTTGAGCAGGAGGGGCGCGACGTCTTCAACGCCATCATTCAGTTCTCGTCCGAGGGCGTGCACGTGGGCAACTGCCCTGAGGCCGCGGCGCCCTGCAGCTGCGACGACGAACCCGAGGACTTCGACGACGCGGAGGCTCCCGAGGATTTCGTGGGACACATGCAGGGGGCGGACGTGCTGGCGGCCATCCGCATGAAGCCGCGCACGGCCTGGGAGATCGCGGAGGAGATCAGGAGCGACGCGTGCTCCGTGAACAGCACTCTAGGGCATCTCGGAGACAAGGTCGCCAAGGTGGCTCCCGCTCGAGAGGATGGCGAGACCGTCTCCCGCTGGATGGCGACGGGCTCCGACGAGTACGGCGCCTTCGTCGCGCAGGAGAAGGAGCGTGTCGAGGCCCAGGTCGAGAAGTGGAACGCGGACGTGCTCAAGCACGCGCCGGCGTTCTACGAGAGGTACGAAGATCGCATGACGATCCTCGAGAACCTCATCTCGGGGTACGTCGCGACGGACGAGGAGATCCGGCGCGACTGCAAGTCGATCTTCTACGCGATGGCCGAGAAGGGACTCCTCGAGCACCACGAGCACGGCTGGCGGGCCGCCAAGACGGACGCCGACCGCGTGAGGGTGGCGGCCATCCAGGGAGGCATCCGGGAGGTCCTGCGGGGCAAGGAGGAGGGACTCACGACCGACGAGATCCGCGACGCCCTGCCGGAGCAGCTCGACAAGAACCTCATCCGACACTGCCTCCGGCACATGGACGACGCGTACCGGGGCAGCGACGGTCGCAGGCGCCTCAAGGACTAGCACCGAGAACGAGCAGGGGCGCCCCCTCCTCGAGGGGAGGCGCCCCGCATGTTCCTCACCAGGTCCCTAGAAGTGCGGGACGATCTGGAGGGTCGTCGTGCCACCGAGTCGCGCGGTGCTCACTCCGGCCGTGTTCTGCGGCCCCGAGGGATTGTTGGCGGTGACGCCGCGCGCTCGGGCGACGTTCGCGTAGACGCCGTGCTCGCGGAGGGCGATGTAGGCGGCGATGGGGGTGGTGCGACCGGCGGGAAGGATGGGATTCATGGCTGAGCTCCTCGAAGGAGGGTGCGCGATAGGCGTAAAAACGTGTCGATGTAAGATTTTCCGAAGCCGCGTGCAGAGAGTAATGACGAATCCAGACAACTTCCAGAAACTCGTGGCTCACCTGCAGGCATTCATCAAGAAGGCCCCCGAGGAGGACCCGTACGACTGCGACCCCATGGAGCTCTACTGCGGCAACGAGGACGACGCCCGCAGGCTGGGCGAGGAGGCGGCGGAGCATCGCGTGGCAACTCAGATGAAGGAGTGGCTCCTCGAGGTCGGCGAGCCTCCGGAGAAGGGTTGAGCGATGCCGAGAGTTCAGAAGGGCACGAAGTTCCGCTCCTCCTACGCCGACTCGAATCCCCTGTGGGTGGTCAGGCGGCGCATCAGGTCGGGCGTGTTCGAGTGCGAGATCCTCAACGAGCCGATCGAGGTCGACGGCAAGACGTACGACTCCGACTGGGTCGGGACCGTCAGGACGTTCACGCGCGAGCACATCGAGACGGCGCTGGCCTTCGCCGAGTGGCAGCGCGGGCTCCGGACCGCGCACGAGTCGTTCTACGACGGCCTCGAGCTGGGCCGGGTGGTCCACTACCACAACGCCTTCGGAAAGTTCATCCGCTGCGAGGTCGTGGTGGCGCCGGCCGGCGAGCGAGGCCTCGAGGAGGGCGAGAAGTGCCTGAGGCGGCTGGCCCTGGTCGGCGAGTGGAACAAGTACGAGCTCGAGGAGGACGGCTACCACATCAAGACCATCAAGAAGGGGGCCCTGTTCAAGCCCAGCTCGGACTGCATCTACGAGAATCCCAAGGCGGTCAGCACCCGGGGCCACGGGGACCCGGCGAAGAAGCCAGCGCTCAAACTCAAGGAAGGTGCCGCGTGAAGCCGCAGACCGCCATCTACTACCCCGACGGCCGGATCCTCGAGATGACCTGGAAGCCGGGAACCTTCCCCGCCTACGAGTGGCTTCGACGAGCCGTGGGAGGTCTCCTCCAACCCGTCGACAGGTTCATGGACGAGGCCGAGCAGGGGCGCGCCTACGCCGACGAGGAGGGACGCCTCAAGAAGCTGCCGGTGAACATCCCGGGGATGAAGGCCGTCTCGTGGCCCGAGCCCCCTCAGGGCTGGGACCTCTACGAGCACGACCTCGAGCTCGTCGGAGGCGTCGCCCCGCCGCCGCCGGGTCCGGTCGTCGTCCACGGCGGGATGACCGACGAGGAGCTTCGGAGGGCGCGGCGGCACCTGCAGCGCTGGAGTCCTCTCTGCGGTCCGGTGCTCGTGCTCCGAGGCTGGAGCGACGACGACGAAACCGGCTACGAGGAGCTGAACCCTGAGTCCCTGGGAGACGAGTTGCCATGAAGATTCGATGTCCACACTGCGGAAACGACGACCTCACGAAGATCCAGTGGCAGGAGTGGGTGCCTGCCGTGCGGCCCCTCCTGGCCGTGCGCGACGGCGAGCTTCTCGTGGACATGGAGGCGGAGCACCTCGACAGCGAGGGAGCCAGGGGCGAGAGCCTGTACTGCCGGTGCTGCTACGAGGAGTTCCCCGTTCCCGAGGGCCTAGCCGTCGATCACGTGACGGCCGCGGAGGGAGCGGTCGGATGACGAGCTTCGCCGACATTCCCAAGTTCCCGAACGCGAAGTACGAGGTCGACGTCCCGTGGAACCACGTCGAGAGCAACCTCGAGACGCTGGCCGGCGACGGCGAGCTCCGGCTCGACCCCGATTACCAGCGGACTCACGTCTGGACCCCCGAACAGCAGATCGCGTTCGTCGAGTTCCAGCTGATGGGGGGCGAGGTCAGCCGCACGCTTGTGTTCAACGCCCCCCACTGGAACAGGTCCGGAGAGCAGTACGTCGAGCTGGTGGACGGCAAGCAGAGGCTCGAGGCCGTCAGGGCGTTCATGCGGGGCGACGTCCCGGCCTTCGGTCGGCGCCTCCACGAGTACGAGGGTCGGTTTCCCACGATGGACTACCAACTGCGTTTCCAGGTCTGCGCGCTCCCGACCAGGGAGGAGGTCCTGCAGCTGTACCTGAAGATCAACGCCGGCGGCACGCCTCACACGAAGGCGGAGATGGACCGAGTACGGGACCTGCTCAGGAAGGAACGATCCCGATGAAGCTCTCTCTCAAGGCGAAGGAGATGCTCGAGGGCATGGCGAAGGCCGTGGAGGGCCTCCTGGCACAGCTTCGGCGTCGAGGCGCCGTGCTGGAGGAGGACGAGGTCGACCTGACGGCGTACAACGAGTACAGGCGCGAGTTCCCGAGGCAGGACGCATGACCATCCAGGACCAGATCGACGAGCTCCAGGACCAGATTCAGAGGCTCGAGGCCCAACAGCACCGGTGCCCCCACGTCTGGGAGGAGGTCAAGTACGAGCCCATCGTCCACGAGGCCCACCGGGCTCTCGACTACATGGGACCCATCCGAGAGGGCCAACCCGTACGGGAGGTCGACGTGCCGAGAGAGGAGATCCCCAGGTGGTCGCGCAGGTGCTCCGCCTGCGGCCTCGTCGAGTACACCAAGCTGACCGAAGAGGTTCAGGTCCGAGGGAAGATCCCGGGCACCAAGGCCACCCAGCAACATCCGGTCTTCCCAGGCCGACGGTCCTGATGCCGAGGACGCCGCCGCTGCACTACGACTACCTTCGGCGGAAGGTGCCGACCGGCTGGCAGCTCTACGATCTCGTCCGCCAGGGACACGTCCAGATGTCGAACGAGGACCTCCTCGAGGGCTCCGTGATGGAGTTCCTCAACGAGCTCGACGAGACCACCAGGCACATGACCTACGCGATGCTGATGTACGAACGCCTGGGTCAGAACACGTACGTGGTGGGTCCCAGGGTCCGGGAGCTCTTCAGGCGGACCGAGCTCGCTCGCGTCACCGAGGACCTGCTCGAGGCGCCGGTCGAGGCCTTCTACGTCGCCCTTCCCGACTGCCCCTGGACGATCTGGGGAGGCGCTCGGACGCGACAGCACGAGGTCCGGGGGGTCTACGTCACGTTCTCGAAGTCGGTGACCGCGCCCGGACGCACGGACGCGGCGCCTAGGATCCACCTGATGGTCTGGGGGAGCCCGAATCAGAGGTCGCTGGGGCCGGGCGACGACGCCCTGCTCTGGTTCTCCATCGACCTCGGGCGCTGCTTCTCGAGCGGAGAGGACTTCGAGAGCTTCTTCCGTCGCACCTCCGTGATGACGACCGAGCCCGGAAGCGCAGAGGAGGCAGAGTGGGGCGGCGGCGACCCCTTCGACGCGCTGGGTGCCCCCCTCCTTCCCGAGGAGCGCGAGGTCCTCCTCGAGCAGCGAGAGACCCTCATCAAGCTCCTGCGGGTGGTCCTGAACGTCTGCCTCTACGTGAGCTCCGAGGAACCCGACCTCGAGGTGACCGACAACGAGGAGGTCGTCAGGGACCTCAGGCGCCAGGCCGCTCGCAAGAAGTCCCCCGGACGTCGCCGCAAGCTCGAGCGGCGCATCGCCAACCTGCCCCGAGTCAGGATCGTCTACGTCGGGCCCCTCTTCGAGGAGCTCGGGAAGTCCGGCAACGGAGGTGGTGCTCGAGGAACCCACGCGAGCCCGGTCGAGCACGAGGTGCCCCCGCACTACCAGCACTACTGGGTCGGGTCCGGAGACGACCGACGGCGGGTCCTGCGGTACAAGGGGATGTACGTCCGGGGCGCCGGCCGGCCCGACCGCACCGTCGTGAAGTTCAGGGAGTAGTCAGGGCCCCTCGTCGAGCTCGTGGGCCCAGTCCTGGGACTTCTCGAGCGCCTGCTCGAGGCTGGTGACGGTCTTGACGACCAGGTTGCCTTCCGAGTCCAGTCCCTCGAGCTTCCAGCTCGAGGTCTCCTTGTTCCAGCGCGCGACGTAGCTGCGCGTGCCGACCTCGGCCGTCTCGGAGGGCACGTGCCAGATGAACTCGCCGACATGTCGCCTGGTGAGCTCCGTGACCTCGAGAGGCAGGTTCTCGACCCCGAGCAGCTCGACCACTCCCTTGAGAGCCCGAGCACCCGCGTCGACGTGCTCGAACAGCAACTTGATGCCGAGCTGCATGTAGATGGCCTCTGGAAGTCCGAGGAGAGTCCGGTGCCATCGATCCAGTCGAAGGGGGTGGAGGGAAGCCAGGGCGACCTGGGAGGTCGTGACCTCGCGGTAGACCTCGAGTTCCTCGTCGGTCGGAGTCATGGAGCTACGTTACCTTGCGCAGTCCCCGCGTTCATGTAAGATTTTCACGAACTCCGTGCAGGGGGTGAGAGAGGACAGACACATGACCGACCGCAACGGCAGCATCCTCAACCCCGGCGACCGAGTCGCCTACCAGGTTCACCCATCGCGCCCCTGGCGCACCGGGACCCTCCTCGGGGACGGCCGAAGCGTCCGCGCGGACTACGACGGGAAAATCGTGCTTCCCTGGAGCGGCTACGTCGCGCGCTGCGCGTAGCTCCCGTTTTTTGACGGAAACCGGGAATGAGACTGACGGCCCGTTGGTAATGCAGATGAGAGACGATGGGCAGTAAGACCACAGAGAGATTCAGGCACGGCGACCCCGTTCGCGTGGTCTCCCGTGGAGGCACCGTCTGGCACGGCATCGTGGACGACTACGGCGAGCTCGGGGAGCGCATGCAGCTCCGCGTGAACATCCCCGACTGCGGGACGTGCCGCTACTACTACGATCCCGACACCAACCTCTTCGAGGACTGCGACGACGCGGACCTCAAGCTGGCCGTCCATCACGAGTTCGAGCCCGGCGACCGAGCCCTCGTGCGCGCCGAGGGCTCTCTCCACTCCGTGAGCACCCTCGTCCTCGAGTACCGAGGATCGAGCGGGCAGCTTCGCGTGGAGATGGAGGACCGAGAGGGACCGCGCGAGCTGGAGTACGAGTTCGACGCCGAGGAGGGGTGGTGGCACGACGACGACATGTTCGCGGTCTTCATCCTGCCCGACAGGACCGCGAAGGAGACCGAGATGCCCCAGCCGACCCCCAAGGACCACACCGAGCTTCCGAACGTGCTCGCCGTCTACATCAAGGAGGGTGGCAGCGTGGTCCTCGTGGACGCGCTCGCGCTCCTGCAGGGACTGTTCCCAGAGGGCCTGGTGGACAGCGACCCCGGAGTGTGGGGCGTGATCTTGGCGGACGTGGTGAGGTCGGTCGCGAACGCACACCACGAGGTGATCTCGGCCTTGATGGAGAAGCAACAGCAGGGGGCGCCGCCCGCAGGGGAGGATTTTCTCAGACGCGTTCGGGAGGTTCTCGACAACGAGCTCGACAGGCCGAGCACCGTGCTCGAGGCGCGCCAGGGTCCCTCTGGAGAGAAGCCTAACTGATGAGCAAGGGACGCTACTTCGACTGCGGCGACGCCCTCGAGCTCGCGCAACCCGTGCTCGGAACCCTGGGCAAGGACGCCCGCATCGCGGGAAGCTTGCGCCGGGGAAAGGAGGCGGTGCGAGACGTGGACGTGGTGCTTCCGAGTTCGATGAACGACGTCTTGATGGCGCGGCTCGAGAAGGTCGCCCAGGTTGTTCAGGCCGGGGAGCGGAAGGTCAGACTGCTCGTTCCCGTGCCAGGCATCGAGTTCAAGGAGGGCGAGCCTCAGGGACTGCAGGTCGACGTGGTCCTCTGCGAGCCCGAGGAGTTCGGCGCCTGCCTGCTCTATTTGACGGGCCCCTACGACTACAACGTGGCCATGCGGGCCTACGCGAAGGGCCTCGGCCTCAAGCTCAACGAGAAGGGCCTCTGGAAGCCGACGCACCTGGCGGTGATCTACCGGGACGGTCGGAAGAAGGAGTACGCCGTCTCGGCCTGGGAGGCCCTGGCCGCCAGCACGCGCAAGAAGGCGAAGAAGGTTCAGCCGAGTCGATGGGAGCGGATTGCCGGAGCGACCGAGAAGGAGATCTACGAGGCGCTCGGGCTGCCGTACACCTCCCCGGCCGGGCGCGACGAGCTCAAGACCTTCGCCAAGCAGGTCGTCTGGTCGATGACGGTGCCCAGCTCGAAGGAGGGCAACGATCCCTACGAGGTGAGCCTCCAGGGCGACGGCAAGTGGCACTGCACGTGTCCCGGCTGGCGCTGGTCGAAGAAGAACCCCAAGACCTGCCGTCACATCGACGACGTGGCGAGGCCAGCCTACGAGAAAGAGATGGCGGCCAAGGAGCAAGCGGCATGAGCAAGCATGTGAAGTTGCACGTGGCCCTCGAGGGCATCGAGGAGAGTCCCTGTGGGGCATCAAGAAGGGCCTCGGGCTCTACGAGGTCGACAACATCCCGTTCTTCACGTACGGCCTCAACCTGAACGACGTGGTGCGGGCCGGCCCTCGCGGCGGCCACCCTCGAGAGGTGTCGGAGGTGGTCCAAGCCAGCGGCCATCGGACCCTGCGGATCGTGCTGGGGACAGACCAGGAGGTCGAGGGAGCGCGTTCGATGATCAAGGAGCTGGGGGAGATGGGCGCGAGGACGGAGGGAGGGTTCAGGATCCTCATCGCCGTGAGCGTGCCCCCCGACGTCGACTACGAGGCCATCCACCAGAAGCTCCTGGCGTGGAAGGCCGAAGGCAAGATCGAGTTCAAGAGCGCCGAGGAGCGCGTTCCCGGCCGCTTCGACGACTGGAACCCGGACCCAGAGAGCCTTTGACGTTCAGTCACAGAGTTACCAAGGCGCCGCGTGCTTGGTCGGCGCGCGGTTTGCTCCTCTCCGAGGGCCCCCGGGAATGGTCCTGGGGGCCCTTTTTCACCTCCGAGATGTAAGATTTTCAAGAAGATCGTACAGGTCAAGACCGAGGAGATTTCTGATGGGGCACACCCGCTACTGGAGACCGAAACGCGACGTCACCCTCGAGGCGTGGGCCAGGGTCACCGACGCCGCCGGCAACCCGTCCACGGGCGACGAGGTGTTTCCCGGCGAGGAACCCGTCAAGGTGGAGGGGCGCTTCGTCTCCTTCCTGCACGCCGTCCCGAAGGGGATGACCAACTGAACGTGACGAGGGCGACATGATAATCGACCAACAGCTACTCATCCTCCACTGGCAAGACCAGGACGGCTACGGGAAGGGTCTTGAGGCGTTCGCCTCCCGAGAGGCCCTCTGTCACTGGCTGAAGTTGGCCATGGCCGGGACCCCCAAGGAGGAGAAGCAGAGGATCCTGGCCGACTGTGCGAGCAGCCTGGAGGCCGACGGCGCCGTCGAGTGGGAGTTCAACGGAACCCGCGACTCCGAGGAGCCGACCCTCGAGGGGACGCACTTCATGGTGCACCGGCGCCACGTGATCGGCTGATGGGGTGGTTCTTCACCAGGGGCGCCACGCGCCGAGACGTCATCGATGAGCTCCTGCGAGAGGGCACCTCCGACGCGGGCACCTTCTGCCGCGCGCTCCGCCACTGCCTGCGAGGCAACGTGATGTACGTCCTCCACGAGAGCGGGCCGCGCGAGGGCGTGCGGCGCTGGGTCGGCGTCTACCTGCTCGACAGGGAGAAGGACTACGGCTGGGGCTACAAGCCGATGGACGAGTCGGTGGGCCCCCTCTACTACAACTGCCCGGTGAGCTACCTGGACGAGGCCGACGAGCCCGTCAACGAGACGGCAGCCCGCTGGCGCGCCGAGGTCCGCCGGCTGGCGGCCCGACGCCGAGAACTCCGAAGAGGAACCAGATGAACGGCACAACGAGACTGACCTACGAGGTCTACGAGACCGAGCAGCACGGCTACAAGTTCACGCACGTGGTCGTTCGGACGATGTACGAGAACGACACCAGGAAACGTCTCGAGGGCACCGTGGACAACAAGGACGGCTACGGGACCGAGGGGGCCGCGCGGAAGATGGGGCGCCTCTACGGCAGGCTGCTCGAGGAGGGCCACGAGGTCTACTACGACACGATGAGCTACGGAGGGCTCCACGTCCATCTCGAGTGGCAGCACTACGACGGCGGCACGGACGATCCGCGGTACTGCGAGCCCACCTACCGCGAACTCGGGCGGCGCCTTGAACAGATCGAGGAGGGCCTGAGGTTCCTGCGGAAGATCGGCAGACGAATCGAACGCCGCGAGGCACGGCTCCGCCACCCCCACTACAGGAACAAGGCCACCAACCGGACGTTCAGACGCCCCGAGGACGTGATCCGCGCGCTCTACTGGATGAAGGAGACGGTGCAGGTCGAGCAGGTCGAGGAAGAGACCTTGTGGACTGCGACGCAGGCAAAGAGACTTCCGAACGAGGTGGCGGCGTGAAGAGGGCCTTGCGGGAACAGATCGAGCAGGTTCTCAAGCTGGGGGTCGACCTGGAATTCCTGCTAGAGGGGGCTGCCCGAGCCCTGACCAGGAAGGCGCAGGCTCGGCCTCTCAAGGAGCAGATCGATTTCATTCGTCGGGCCCATGAGGACGACGAGCTGGTCACCGCGTTGCTGCGGATGCACGTGCGTGAGGCCGAGCTCCGCAGAGAGCAGCTCAAGAGGGCGCGGAAACGCAAGTGGCAGGGATTGGACGGCTCCGGGGTATAAAGACTGATGGCTCGCGAGAAGTCCCAGGTGGTCCTGACCTACCGGATGGAGGAGGTCGTGGATGTCTTGGGCGTCTTCGACACCGAAGAGGAGGCCTGGGACGCCGCCGTCCAGCACCTCGAGGACATGAACGTGGACATGGAGGAGCTCCACGACCTCGGACTCACCCTGAAGGAGGCAGCCCAGCGCTGGGGCGACGTCACCGAGGGCTACGAGGACTTCTCGCTCGAGCAGGTGCGGAAACGGGGCGGCAAGAGGTCCTGAAGTCGGGGGCTCGGAAAAAGCGAACCCCCTCGGATGTAGCCTCACCGAGGGGGTTCTGGGTTGCATAACTTCGAGGCCCGAAGGCCACCTTGTCGTGCGGCCGGCTTCCACGTCCACGACAGTTCCCAGCCCTTAGATCTGAACGTCCGCGTCTTTGCGTTCGACCAGGACCCCATGAGGAGGGAGGCTCGAGGCTCGAACTCGGTGGGAGCATGTACTCCGGCTTCCCTTGGCGGGGTCCGCAGGACTCCAACCCGCATCTCGGACGGGGGTGTGGCTGGTCGGAGAGAGGACGAGGTCCGGCTAGCTGTTGAGCTTGGGAGATAGCTTGAGGTTCAGGTGAGCTCCGTCTTGGACTCCCCTCGAGAAGGGGTGCGTCTACCGATTCCGCCACCCCGTGTCAGGTCACGGGGGAAGGGTTCGAACCTTCACGTCCTGGAACTCGGGTTCAGCTTGAGGCTGAGGTTCAGCTTGTCTCCGGTCCGTCTCCACGTTCGTGGATGACGGGCTCTGTACCCTCCTTTCAGTTGGGTTCCAGAGAAGATGACACGTCAGGCTCCGTTCGAGCCCCTGGCGAAGATGAAGTCGAGGACCTTCCGGCCGACCTTCTGGTCGTCGGCTTCGATGGAGTTGGCCTGCTCCCTGGCGAACTTCACCGCGTCCGCCAGCTGCCTGATGCGCTCGAGCAGGACCTTCTTCCGTGGCCTCGGGATGGCGCCCGAGAACTTGGTCGTGGTCCAGTGGCCCACCACCACGTCCTCGGTGATGAGCTGCGTCTGGGCCGGATGGTGCTCGGTGGCGTCGTACAGGACGATGCCCTTCTGCATCTTCTTCGTCTTGTGGGTCTTGATCTCCCCGCTCCTGCTCGTCGAGCAGGTCCTCGAGCTGCTGCCAGCGCGGCTTGGGGAAGAAGCCGCCGGGCTCCTTCGTCGCGTCCAGATACACGGGCTGGCCGTCGAGGAGCCCGACGCCGGTCATCATGCCGTCGTAGCTCCCGATGCGCCAGAGCAGCCGGATGCGGCCCGGCTCGAACTCCTCGAGTTCAGCTGCCCTTTCCATCAGTCCGTGACCTCCGCGACGACGCCGTAGATGGCGCTCCGACCCACCCAGCCGTTGGTGCCTCCCCGGTTGTTGCCGATGAGGAAGCGGCGCCTCGAGCCGTGGCCCTGGACGGCCTTGACCAGGTGCACGTACTGGCTGCCGCGACAGCGGCACAGGACGGCCCTGCCGACCTCGGGCTCGAGGTCGGGGTCCAGCAGCACCCGCTGCCCGCTCTCGATGAACCCGCGCATGGAGCCGCCGTGGACTCTGCAGCGGACCATCTCCCCCCTCCTCAGCTTCTCGATGTGGTGATCAGCCCAGGGCACTGACGGCCTCCTCGAGCTCGTAGTTGGCGGCGACGTTCTCGGCGAGCTCGCGGTTGTGCTCCTTCGCGTCCCAGTCGATGCACCGCCGCTCGCGACCAGTCTCCCTCATCGACCTGTTGAAGTCCCGGACCGCCGCGGGAGGGTTCTTCCTGTGCAGGCGCCCCCGAACCCACGCCCGGAGGGTGTAGAGGCCGGTGACGTAGTCGGCGTAGTTGGCCGGGAAGTAGTAGCTGCCGAGCGTTCTCCCCATGCCTCGAGCTCGGCAGAAGTCGGTCCAGCCACCTTCGCGTCGGGCCGTCTCGGCCGCATGTATGTCGTCCACGAGTTTCTCGATGTTGATGTGCATGACTTCCTTCTTCCTTTCAGTCTAGCAGCGGGAGGCCGCTGGTCACCTTCTTGAGGGTTCGTCGGTCGGTCACGGGGCAGATGCCGATGGCCGTGAGCTCGTCGTCCAGGTCGGGCTCTCGGACGGCCCGGTGAGGGATGTCGAGCTCGAGCAGCCGGTGCTCGAGGAGCGTCAGATGAGGTTCATCTCGGGCTGCCAGCGCGACCGCGAACGTGTCGGAGGACAGGTTCCCTGGGGAGCTCGAGCCGGCAGCATGGATCAGCTGCGCGGCCTGGGCCCCTCGCGGGAGGTCGGTCCTGACGATGCAGTAGTGATGGCGCGCCCGACGGGGCTCGAACCTGTCCAGGGCATGGACGGGCTCCTCCCTCGGCTCCGTTTTAGGCTCGTCGAGGAGACCCTCGCGGGTAGCCGCGCTTGTGACTTCGGATGCGGTGGCAGTTAGAACAGATGAGATCACATTTGGCGATCTCCGCCTTGATAATCGGGAGGTCCCGGCCCTGATTGACGAGTTCTGAGACTTCCCCTCGCTTGGGGCCCCGGACATGGTCGAAGTCCATGACGTAGTAAGGCCATTTCCGATGGCAGTCGGCACAGGGTGTCCGGTCCTTGATCTCCTGGACGTACTTCCGCGTCCGAGCCTTGACTTGTTTCTTTCGTCGTTTCTGACGCTCTCGATGGGGCGTGGGGTTTTTTCGATAGCTCGCCTGAACCGCCGCCTTTTGACAGCTTTTGCAGCGGCTTTGCCGACGGTTCTGAGCCCGATTCCGGAAATGGAATTCCGACTCTGATTTGTCCTCGCCACAACGACAGCATCTACGCAGCTCCATGGATAAGAACCATACCCACGTTCTCTTATCCATGTTTTCGCGCGCCTGACGGGCCTCGAACCCGTTTTCCCGAGCTGCTTACACTCAGGCTCCGGCCAGCCGGACAGGCGCTCGACGTGGGCGAAGAGCCTTCGAAGTGCCTTCCAGGCCGCTCTCCAGGCTCCGTGTCCGTGCCCCTCTCTCCGGGTGGGGCCTCCGGGGCTGTCAAGCTCGTGACGCCATCAGAGAGAACCCTAGGGCCGTCCCCTTGAACTGTCAAGCCTGGCGCAGGGCGCGCTGTATTTTCTGCGCGGCCTTCGTGCAGTTGGACGAACCCTTCAGGAAGGGAAGACACGCCCATGCAAACAGTGACGCGAATGGAGATCCAGGTCGTGATCAGCGTCGACGAGGACGGCTTCATGCTGAACGACGAGGTGGTCAGGCGCCTCGAGAGGCGAGGCTGCGAACCAGGCTGCTGGTACCTCCCGGCCGACGGCCACGCACTCCGCAAGAACCCGAGCTTCGTGGCGGTCGTCCGCGAGCTCAACGAGGAATACCTGCACCGTTCGGACATGATGGACTGGAGGGAGGCCAAAGAGCTCGAGGCGGCGCTGATGGGCGGCCTCCGGCTCGGGGAAGTGGTGCTGACCATCCTGATCGACGACGAGGCTGGTCGGGAGCACCTGAACGCACGCGCCGTCGCCACCTCGTGAGATCTCCTCGACGGCCAGGTCGCGTTCCCCCCGAAGATCGCGGCTGGACACTCCGGCGCGGCTCCGTGACTCGTTCTATGCTTCACTGAAGACAGGTGCAGAACAGAGGAATCTACAGCAAGAAGCGACGTCGCATCACGGAACCGAGGATCGAGGTGCCTCCGGGGTTGCCGACTGCGCGGGAACCCGACGCGCCGGTTAGCCGCCAGCGCGAGGCCTCGGCCGGCGTCTTCTTCGTCGACAGGACGGCTGGATGGCTCGCGGCGGTGCTCCTGCTCAGTCTGCTGGTGGGGGTCGCGTACGTCGGGACGAGCTTCTTCACCAGGGAGATGCAGTTCGACCGGCTGCGCGAGGACGTCCATCACCTGAACGAGGGGCTCGACGAGCTCGAGGAGCAGCAGCTCCAGCTCGAGCGGAGGCTGGTCCAGCTCGAGACCGAGGCCGAGAACAGGCGCGAGCGCTAGTTCTGGCTCAGGTCGACCGAGAGCTGAACGTCGCGCTCGAGGAAGACGTGGTAGACGATGGTCTTGGGGACGATCTGGCCGTCGGGCATCTCCCTCGGCTCCATCGTCTGGAGGGTCTTGACGTGACCGAACTGCTCGACGAGCTCGACCGGCAACTCCTCGCCCGTGGCGACCAGGACTACGCGGCGCTGAACCTTCGGGGCCTCGGGCATCACCAGGGCCCACATCACGAGACCCACGGAGTGCTCGGCGACGTTGGCCTGTATCTGAACGTCGAGCACCCTGGCGCTCCGGGGCATCTCGATGACCTGCATCGGGGCCATCTCGATGGTGTACTTGAAGATCTTGAACTTCGTGTCGGACATCTCTCACCTCTCCGTCATGGGGAAAACCTCGTCGTCCTGCTCGGGCCAGACCGAGCTCAGCAACCCTCGCACCGCGTCGTCTAGTGACGAGTAGCCGTAGAGGATGAAGGTGCCGCCGAGATCGTCGGTCACCTCGTACTCCGTCGGCACCGCGGTGGCCCGCACGACCCAGCACTCGTCTCCGGCGGAGACGGTGTGCTCGTCCGGGCCCGTGGGCACGACCTCGATGTGGTCTGGCAGGACCATCTTGCCCCTTGAACGGAGCACCGGAGAAGTTTACATCCGCCTCGGCGCAATCAGCGCCTTGTCCTTCCAGTACAGCACGGAGACCCGCAGAGCGGCCTCAAACTCCTCAGGAGACATCCCCGTGGCCGTCCCACCGTCGAGCTCGAAGTGGTTGGCCATGAGGGTCCAGGGCTCTATCGGCGCCTCCTCGTCCGTCGTGCGGCCGTTGAGGCTGATGACGTCCCAGTCGCAGCCGGTGCAGTCCTCGCCGCCCTCCTCGAGCACGTCGCGCCGATAGAGCACGACGTCCACGTACCTGCACCTCTGCTTGCCCGCGCCGGGCTGGCACGCCTCCTCCGGGCGCGAGACCCAGACCTGCTTGCGCGGCTCCTCGAACTGGCGCCTAGCCTCGTAGCGCCCCACGAGAGTCTCGCCCTCTCTGAGCGTGACGAGCCCGGTGAAGAAGCTGTCGGGCGGCACGGGCACCAGCACGACGCCGTCTCGGTAGCCGGGTTTGGCCTCGTGGAAGTGCTCCCTGACGAGCGCGAGGACCTTGTTCCAGTCGTCCTCGGGCGTGAGCGCCGTGGTGCCGTCCTCGAAGTGCGTGAACTCCGAGTCCCAGGTCTGGCGCCGGACGAAGTCGTTGATGCCGATGGTGGGAGTCTCGTTGGTGCTGGTCATCGTCGTCTCTGCCTCACACCTGTAGACGGAGCGAGGTCCCGACGTCTGACACGCCCTTCGTGAAATCTTTACAGCGCGGGTCGCGCGCTACTCCTCGTCCTCGTCCTCGACGCGCTGCCACTCGCCCGAGGGCTTCCTCTTCCAGACCCCGGTGTCCTTGTCCTTCTCGGCCCACTCGGGATCCGGGTCGGGCTTCTCGAGCGCCTCCTTCACGGCCTTCGGATCGAGGTCGATGGTGGAGGCGTTCGGGTCGACCGTCGAGTCCCCGGTCTCGATCACGAGCTTGATGCCCTCGGAGCTCGCGATGCGGCCGACGACGAACGTGTCGAGGTGGAACATCTCGGCGAGCTCGTGCAGCGAGTACCTCCTCTCGCCCGGAGCCCACGAGCGCAGCTCGCGGAGCAGCGAGTTGATCCTGGCCTGAACTCCGACGCTCATGCACTTAAGCGTGGACGATGAACGAATCATCGTCGGGAACGAGCCGGGAAGGCCCGGAACGTCGCGGGGTCGAGGTCCCTCGATCGGCTCGAGCGCGAGAACCGCCCGGAACTCCCGCTCAGGGTGATGCGAGGTGGAGGCCGCCGATGGCCTTCTGGATCTTGGCCAGGTCACCCTCCATCTTCCTGCAGCGCTCCTCGAGCTCGCGGTTCTTGGTCCCGGCCTCCTCGAGAAGCCTGTCCTGGGTTTCGATGAGGCCCCTGTCGCGTTCGGACGTCGCCTTGAACGTGTCCCTCGCCGACTCGACCTCGACCAAGAGTTTGCGGACCTCCTTGAGCTTGAGCCCGGCCTCCTCGAGCTCCTCGCTCCTCAGGGTTAGGGCGCCGTCCTCGTCGTACCCGACGAGGAACTTCCTGGTGGTGGTGACCAGATGTCGGGTCGTCGAGACTGCCCCGTCGTTGTAGCAGTTGCTCGGGTCGGGAACCTGGCGGGGCTCGGAGCCGAAGCAGGTCTCGACGTCCGTCTCCTCGAAGCTCTCGAGCAGGACCCAGCCACTCTCGGTCGCCAGCTGGAGCTCGTCGGCGTCGACCACCTTGCGAGGACCTCTGATGGAGAGCTCTTGGTCGGACATGGCCCCTCTTCTACCCCCTCCTCGAGAGCTTCGTGAAAAGTCCGGTAGGGTGCCCTCGAGATGACAGAGCCTCTGCTGGGACCCGACCGAATCCAGAGCCCCCTCTTGACCGTGAGCGCCGTCTCCGAGGTGGTCGGCCGCAGCGAGAGGCCCTGGTTCGTCGACGTCGAGTCCGGGACGATGCTGGGACTTCGACGCGTCCGGAAGATCCTGCTCGAGGAGAGCAGCCCGTACCAACTCCTCCAGTACGTCGATCTCGAGGAGCTCGGCCGCACCCTGGTCCTCGACGGCCGCATCCAGCTGGCCGAGTCCGACGAGCACATCTACCACGAGATGTTCGTGCATCCGCCGATGATGTGGGGCCGCTCCTCGAGCGTGCTGGTGCTGGGAGGAGGGGACGGCTGCCTCCTTCGGGAGCTCGTCAAGTGGCCCTTCATCGAGCGCATCCTGATGGTCGAGCTCGACGAGGCCGTAGTCAGGTGCTTCCGCGACAGGTTCCCCGAGCTGAACGACGGCGCGTTCGAAGATCCTCGAGTCGAGGTCCGGTGCGAGGACGCGATGAAGGTCCTGCAGCTCGAGGAGAAGTTCGACCTCGTGCTGGCGGACCTGACGGAGCCCTACGACGACAGCGGGGTTGCCGGCGAGATCAGCTCGAGCCTGTTCGACCGAGACTTCTGGTCGGGGTTGCGGGAGCAGCTCAACGAGATGGGGATCTTCGCCGCGCAGACGGGCGGGCTCCGGCTCGGCAGGTCCACGCTGGATCCCCACCACGCCGACTTCGTCCGGACGCTCGAGGAGGTGTTCGGCCACGTCCGGGTGGCCTACGAGTTCGTCCCGAGCTTCGAGGCGTTCTGGACCATCACCTTCGCCGCGCCTGACGGCTTCAGGGGCTGCCCGACCAGGTCCGATCCCGAGCTCGTGGACACCATCGACGAGGTCCTGAACCGCGAGGGCGTCGAGACCCGATACTACGACGGCCTGACCCACTTCCGGCTCTTCGCGCCGCCCGTGGACCAGGGAACCCTGTACGGCTGGTAGGCGGCCGAATTCGGCCGAACTGGGTCCCCTACGCGAATGTAAAATTCTCGTCCTCATCGTGCATGGGTCAGGAATAGAAAGCATGGCCCGTTGGTAATGCAGATGAGGAGCGAAGAGATGGACGCGCAGATCCCGCAGAAACCGAAGAACCCGATGGTCGCCCTGAAGGAGCACCTGATCGACCTGGCCGACAACCTCTCCATCAGGCTCGAGAGCCAGCTGAACGCCGAGCCGACGCTCGCTCTCGAGGGCGTCGAGCACAAGAAGGCTCAGCATCGCTTCGTCGCCCAGGCCAAGAAGATCGAGGCCGAGCTCACGCGGCTCACCTTCCTCGTGGAGAGGTTCCAGGTTCACAGCTTCTAGGACGATGGCGCGAGTACCCGACACCTGCGAAGTGAAGATCACCTGGCACGCTCGCCAGCGCGCCGTCGAACGCTTCGGCACCGACGAGGCGGAGCGCCTTCCGCAGACGGCCCGCGAGGCCAGGCGCGTCAAGCGTACGACCAGAGATGGGCTCCGCGTGTGGCACGCCCGCGGCGACGACGACCGGCTGCTCGTGCTCCTCGTGCTCGAGAAGACCGCGCACTCGCTCGGCGGTCTCTACGAGGCCGAGGTCATCACGGTGATCACGCGCGACATGGCGCAGCGAAGTGGAATCCTGTGACGATTTCTCGAAATAGTTTCACGATGCCGAGAGTTTCACGAGACGAGACCAGATGATCGACCCCGGACTCATAGACCTCCTGCTCATCTACTGCCTGGTGGCAATCCTGGGCGGATTCGTCCTCTGGATCATCGGTGGCCTCATGGTCGCCCTCGCCGGGGAGGAGAGGGGGCGCAGGCGATGAGCAACCTGAGGGACCAGATCTGGGATCGACTTCGGGAAGCCGGGACGGCGGGGGTCACCGTCGCCCTCCTGGCCGCGAGCCTCGGGACTACTCCAGAGACGGTGCTCTCCACCGTGATGGACGACATGCTCGAGGGGGACGTTCCCGCGATCTACTGCGCGCCGGGACCACGACTGGTCCCGAGGAGAATGCCCGAGCCCGTGGAAGGAACGAGATGAACAAGACCGCAGCCACCAAGATCAGCATCACCAGAGCCGAGGGGCCGCGGTCACCCAGCCACATGCCCCGGCTGCGGAGCCGAGAGCCAGCCCGGCGCCACTACCGTTAAACGACGAAGGCCCCGCTCCCGACGGGGCCCTTCGACTTGTGGGGGTTGGGGGCTCTAGCGGCCAGCGAGCCAGTGGGCCAGGCAGACGGGGCCGACGTAGAGGGCGAAGATTGCGGTGATGGTGGTGAGTAGCATTTGGTCTCTCCTTCGTGCTTTCATCTGCATTACCAACGAGCCACAGGTTCCATTCCCGGTCCCGCCAACTTTTCTCGGAAAAGTTGGACCTCGGGCGCGGACGCCGCTACGTGTTGGCGGAGAGCCAGCGCCGACGGTGGCCAGTACCCAACCCCCTCAACGGCTCCTCTACCTCGAACTCGAGACCTTCGAGGAAGCTCGCGTAGCTCTTGCCCGCCATCAGCACGAGCTTGATCCGCCTGCCCTCGTACCTCTCGAGCAGAGCTCGACGCACCCTGGCGCCCCACTCCTCGCGGACGGTCTTCGGAGCCCCGCTCAGGTTCTCGTCGTAGGGCTCGAGGACCTCGTCTGGGTGAACCAGCCCGTGCCGCGCCGAGAGGACCCACCACTCGTCGCAGCGGCGCTCGAGGTACCGAACCGACCTGTCGAACACGTAGGACGGGCTGTAGAGCTCCCTAGCCGGCGCCGGGCGGCACAGCTTCCTCTTGCTGCAGGAGACGAGCCCGACGACCAGAGGCCGAGACATACTAGCCATCGTACTCGGTGTACTCGCCCGGAAGTCAGGCTGCTAGAACCTCTTGCGCAGCCGACGCCCCTGCGCCACGTCGAACATCAAGTTCCTCGAGGGGCCCGACAGGGAACGCCAGAAGGAGAAGGAGGTCCGGTACTCGAGGGGCACCTGGTCGAGCTCGAGATGCGCCACGCTCTGCTGGAGGTTCCGCGCCCCTCTCGAGCGCAGGTACTCGAGCAGCCGGGCGAATTCCCGCTCCACCCCGTTGAGGGACTGCTCTCGAGACGACATCAGACGGCTCCTTCATCGGCACCCCCGGCTGGACTCGAACCAGCGACCTCGGATTCCGGAGACCCGTGCTCTTCCGCTGAGCTACGAGGGTGTGGTGACCGGACCTGGACTTGAACCAGGGACCTCCTGCGTGTCACACAGGCGCTCTAACCTGCTGAGCTACCCGGCCATCTGGCGTTCCCGGTAGGGCTCGAACCTACGACCTCCGGTTTAGGAAACCGGTGCTCTTCCTTCTGAGCTACGAGAACCTGCGTCATTCCTCTTCAAGGTCCAGTTGCGGCGGGACCCACGACAACTCGCCTCCCTGAAAGGCCGAGTGGCAGGCGTCTACCAGGGAGCCCCCGTAGCCGAGGACGGCGTCGGCATCGGCGACCATGTTCGGGTTCGGCTTGATGGTCGGCTTGGCCCGCATCACCGCCTTGACGGCCCCGACGGCGCCAGCCGGTCCGCGCTCGAGCTTGCTGGCGACCACCACCAGCGCCGCCGCCGAGCTCCTCGAGATGCCGTGACCGCAGTGGACGAGGAGGTGGTGACCAGCCCGGATGTCGGAGGCGAACTCCACGATCTTGTCGACGTCGGTCCTGGAGGGAGCGACGAGACCGGTACCCCGCACGAGCTGGGGCGGGTCGATGACGTCGTGAAAGAAGAGGCACAGCTGCTTCCTCTTGTGCTTCTTCAGGGTCCCGGGAGGATCCTGGTCGGGATCGTTGATGCTGATCACGTGCGTGAAGCTCCAGCTCACGCTCGAGCTGAGCAGCTCGGTCGCCTCCTTGCGACCTGCGATGGTGATGTCGGGAAGTTGGGGCATCGTCCTCCTTTCTACGCCTGGTAGGCCCGGTGGGACTCGAACCCACGACCTCGACCTTATAAGGGTCGAGCTCTGACCAGCTGAGCTACGGGCCCTCGAGGCCCGCTTCGACGGTGCTGGCTAGGTCCGGGAGCTCACCGTCGCCTTCGCCGCGACTCCCGAACCCGGACGACGTCCGCACCGCTCGAGGCGGGGACTTCGATGGGACCGGGTATGAGGCGCTTCGGGGACATGGCTCTCCTTGCTGTGCGCTCAACATACGAGCCCGCCTTCCTCGAGTCAAGCACTTCTCGGGTTAGCGTTCTCCTCGAGCGTCGCGCCAGGCCCAGTACCGGGCATCCTCGCGCTCGGGAAAGGGACCCTCGCGCTTCCTCTCCCCGCGAACTCCTCCGGGCCAGCCGCGGACGAAGAACCAGCCCTCCTCGGCCTTGAAGAGGGCGTACCCCTCGGGCAGTCCGTCGGGCACCTCCGCGTCGACGGGCCTTCCGAACCACCACATCAGCTGGGCTTCTCGAGCCTGAGCTCGGCGGCACGCTCGGCGATCTCGTCCGCGGTGAGGGGTTTCTCGGCCTGCAACAGGACCAAGAGCACGAGCTTCAGGTTCTTGAGAAACTCGGGAGACCGCCCCTCCTCGAGGCCGCGCGAGGCCAGCGTCTCGAACAGCTCCAAGTCGAGGTCGATCAGCCGGTCGTCCGCCATCAAGACGTTCCCGTGGATCCGAAGCCCCCCTCGCCGCGCTCGGTCTCGTCGAGCTCTTCGTCGTCCTCGAGCACGGTCACCGAGACTCGAGGGACGGCCTGGAGGACCAGCTGGGCGACACGCTCCCCGTCGGCCACGATGAACGTCTGGTTCCCGTGGTTGACCAGGATGACCTTCACCTCGCCTCGGTAGTCGGCGTCGATAGTCCCGGGGCTGTTCAGCACGGTGACCATGTACTTGGCCGCCAGCCCGCTCCTCGGCCTGACGACGCCCTCGTAGCCCTGGTCGATCTGGACCGCGATTCCACAGGGGACCAGCCTCGCCCCGCCCGGGCTGATGCCGACGCTGCCCTCGGGCAGGTTGGCGTAGAGGTCCATTCCCGAGGCGTCCTCGCTCTGGAACTTGGGAACCTGGGCGTTCTCGTGGAGCTTCTTGATGCGGATGCTGCAGCTCAGGGGGTGTCGGGGCATGGCCTCCATTCTACCCCCCTGGGCAGGACGATGAAGCGCACTTACCGAGTGCCGTCGATGGCTGTGATGCGCCAGAAGCCTTCGGCCAAAGTCGGGGGCTCCCTTTCCAACTCCTCGAGCATCCTGAGCACCGTCGGTCTCGGAACCCGACGTCCTTCGGGGCGCTCGGCGTTTCGGAACATCGCCGTCACGAGCGGCACGTCGAACACTAGCGCCTCGACCTTCGCGCCTGCAGCCTCGGCGATCTCGAGAAGAGGACGTCGGGCCACCCTGGAGGTCAGCGTCGCGTCGAAGAAGACACACCCCTCCCACTCCGAGCTCTCGGCGCCGCGTTCGATCCAGGTGGTCTTTCCTGAGCCCGGAATGCCGACCACCAGCACGAGTCGGTGACGATGTCCGGCCAGGAGTTCCCGCAGCTCTCGGAGGGCCCGATCCCAGGCCGCCGTCGACCGCTCCGGAGTCCACTCGTACTCACCCTCCTCGTTGAGAAGGAAGGCGTCGGGAGACAGGACGAGGGCCATCAGACGCCTTCCGACTTGCCCGCCAGCACGTCCTTGGCGAACTGAAGGAGGTACGCCTGGTCGTTGGTGACGTGGTCGAGCATGTCGACGAAGCCGATGACGGCGCCGGCAAGCTCGGCCGCGTCGGCCTTGTAGTCCCTGGTCTCGGGTTCGACGTTCTCGATCTGGACCAGGGCCCTCCCGGCCGCCGTCGGGATGCCGGGGCCCTCGTACTCGAACTCGATCAGGCCCATCCGGTCGAGGTCGTTGGTCTCCTCCACGATGTCGGTGCGGCGGAGATCGTCGTACGCGACGATGGCCTCGAGCAGCGCCCGCTGCCGCTTCGTCAGCTTCGGCTGTCCGGGCTCTCGCTTCTTCGGTCTCGGCATCTCTATTCCTCGATCCCGAACGCCTTCTTCGTGGCTTGGTCGATGGCCTCGAAGGTCACGCCGTCGGCGTTCTCGTAGACGGTCTCTGGCGAGAGCATCTGGCCGTACGGCGACAGCGAGACGTCGTGGATCGTCGCCTCCTCGCCGTCCCAGGTCACCTCGAGCTCGAGGTCGACCGGGATGCACACGTTCACTCGGATCTTCTTCGTCTGGGGCATCGGAAACTCCTCTAGCCGACGAACGTCTTCTTCGCGATCCAGCAGATGGCGATGAGGACGATGCCGAACACGATCTTGCTACAACAGGCACAGCACATGGTTCTCTCCTACTCGGGTGTCATTTGAGGTGGTTCCCCTTCCCAACTTTCGGACCGTACTCGGCCGTGACGTAGCTGCCGCCGCCGCCCTCGTGCTCTCGACCCGCGTCCTGGCTGTACTCGTCGTTGCCGAGGATCCTGCCGCCGCTTCCGCGGGTCCACTTGATGCGACGGAGCCTCTGGAACAGCTCCTTCGCGAACCAGTGGTTGCGAGCGTGCTCCCTGGCGTGGTTGTTCTCGGGCACGTCCCACGTGACCGTGCGCCTGTCGTTGTCGAAGATCACGGTCGCGTCCTCGAGCATGATCGTGGCGCCCTTCGACACGGGGAAGGTCTTGAGGTCCTTCTTCTTCGGGAGGCCCTTCAACGACCAGGTGCCGTGGCCGTCCTCGCGGGAGTAGGAGATCAGGAGGTTGAACATCAAGTCGGAGAGGTCGTCGTCGCGGTGGCCCACGTGGTCCTCGAACGCCCGCCTCAGCGCCTTCGACCTGGTCGCGCCTCGCTTGCCCTTGACTGTATTCCGCAACCGCGCGTGCAGCTTCCTGGCGCGCTCGAGCAGCCCGAGCTGCTTCGCGTTCCAGGCTTCCAGCAGGGCCTTGCGGAACCGGGCCCAGTCCTTCGCCGGGATGGTGATGGTTCCTCTCTCCCACTCGTAGCAGCTCATCTCGCTCTCCTCGTGCGCAGGCACAGGGTGCGACCGCTCGGGAGGTTGGACGGCCACTCCGAAACGGAGAGCATCTCGAGTTCCTCGATCGTCAGACCCCTCCGCTCGGCCTCCGCGCACACGCGCTGCCGAGCGACGTAACCTTCTCCCGTAGCCGTCCACGTCGCCCCACTCAGGCGGCGTCTCTCGCCCGTCCTCGTGGTGGCCGTCCCGCGGACCCGGTAGATCGTCACTGCTTGGTTGGTGCGCTTCGCCATGTTGCTAGTGAAACCTTACTGGCCCGTTGGTCATTCCCATCATCGGCCACTTTTTTCGGGAAAATCAGCTCTGCCTCTGCACGGAGCACCCGAAACCTCTACACCGCTCTGGGCGTAGAAACCGCGATGAAGGTGATCTCAGGAGGCCAGACGGGCGTGGACCGCGGGGCCCTTGATGCGGCGATTGCGCAGGGCCTTCCCCATGGAGGCACCTGTCCGCGTGGGCGCCGCGCGGAGGACGGCCACATCCCCGAGACCTACGAGCTCAAGGAACACTCCTCGGAGAAGTACCCGCCGCGCACGGTGAAGAACGTGTGCGACGCGGACGCGACGCTCGTCCTCGTTTCCCAACCCCGCGTTTCCGGCGGCACGAAGCTGACGGTGAAGATCGCTCGCGACCGAGGCAAACCCTGGCTGCTCGTCCACATGCGTGACGAACATGTGGAGCGCGTGGCCCGCTGGATTTCCACGATCCAGCCCGGGGTGCTGAACGTGGCCGGTCCGCGCGAGTCGAAGCACCCCGGCATCCAGGTTCAGGCGAGGGACTTCCTGCGTAGGGTGTTCTCACGGATTTCGTGAAAATCGAACGCTTCCCCAACTGTCCGACGGCTCTCGCGGAGCGCGTACAAGCGACGCCTCTCGGGGGCCGTCCCGGAGGGACGCACACCGACCACAGCACACGGCGACAGCCGAGCACCGGAGAGAGAATGACCGACGACAACCTGGACGCGGCGATCAACGACAGCTTCCGCCAGCACAAGCGCGGGCTCATCCTCGAGAACCTGGCCGACCGCCTGCACCTCACACTCGAGCAGGTCACCAAGCTCACTGCGCACCCCGACCACGGCGCGCTGGTGAAGGAGATCACGCTGCGCGAGCTCGTCGACGAGGTCAACAAGAAGGGCGGCAAGAAGGGCGGCAAGAAGGGTTCCCAGAAGGCCAAGAACTCCGCCAAGGGTGGCAAGAAGATCGCCAAGAGCTCCTCGAAGAAGGCCGCCAAGCCGCCCAAGAAGAAGGCCGCCAAGAAGAAGGCCGCCAAGAAGAAGGCCGCCAAGAAGAAGGCCGCCAAGAAGACCGCCAAGAAGGGTCCAAAGGCAGACAAGGGCAGACCGAAGCCGCGCCTCGACTACGAGACCGGGATGCGGGAGGTCCTGAGCGCCCTGCAGGCGACGGGGCAACCCACGGGCCGCCAGGCCATCGAGAACGCCACCGGCTACACCGGCGTCCAGGTCAGGACGTTCTGCAAGAGGCTGGCGACCGAGGGCAAGGTCAAGATCCTCGGCGAGGGTGGTCGGTCGACTCGCTATCAGGCCGTCTAGTCGATGGCGGACCACGACTCGGTCGTCCTCGACCCCCCGCAGCAGGTTTACCTGTTCGACGAGGAGGGCCAACCCGTCCTCGAGCCGCTCCGACGTCTCGAGGACGTGGCGCCGGGGCTCGTCGTCTGCTTCAGGAATCCCTGGCGTCCGGACGAGTTCGCCCGGGCGCTGGTACGAGGGCAGCCCGACGCCGTGGTCCTCGAGGTGGGCAACTCGCTAGGTTCTCTCGAGCTAGACGACGAGCTCGGCTGGGTGTGCCGCGGGCTCGTCAAGAAGCACAGCGTGTTCTCGGGCCTGGCCGAGGAGATGGTGGAGAAGGCGACCGAGGCGGCCTACACCGACGAGCTCATGAAGAAGATGGCCGGCAAGAAGTGAAACCCTCCTAGCCCCTCACCCACTTCCGCTGTCGGGTGGCAGCGCGAGGAGCCGCCACGTCCGGTCAGCCCACGGAATGTCGACCCTGCTCTAGGGAAGGGGTGGCCGGGCACCACCCCTACCGAGGTCCTCTCGAGAGGTCGAGGAACTCCGCTCTGGCCTCGGGCTTCGTCCTCAGCACCCCCCGGAGGTCGCTGGTGATCATCTCGTTCCTCGAGCGGATGCCTCGGTGCTCGCAACAGGAGTGGCGACCCCGCACCACCACCCCGACTCCCAGCGGCTCGAGCACCTTCTCGAGCGCGCCGGCGATCTGGTGTGTCATGCGCTCCTGAACCTGAAGTCGCCGGGCAAAGCAGTGGACGAGCCGGGGCAGCTTGGAGAGCCCGACGAGTTTCCCGCGGGGGATGTAGGCGACGTCGCAGGTGCCCGAGAACGGCATCAGGTGATGCTGGCACAGGGAGCTGTAGGGGATGTCGCGCACGACGACCATCTCGTCGTACTTCTCCTCGAAGACCGTGCCCAGGATCTCCTCGGGGTCCTGTCTGTAGCCCTCGGTCATCTCGCGCAGGGCTCGGGCCACCCGAGCTGGCGTCCTCTCCAGTCCAGGCCTGGTCGGGTCCTCGCCCACCCAGTGCAGCAGGGTCCGGACGGCCTCTTCGACGTGCTCGCGCAGCAGCTCCTCGTCTCTCATCAGGGAACCTCCAGCCACTTGTGGATCTGCAGGGACAGCCGCCAGTCGGGATGCTTGAGGCAGAACGCCACCGCCCAGTCCAGCACCTCGCCGAAGGGCGGTCCCGAACTCGGTGCCTCGGGTTGGACGAATCGATGTCGGCACTCGACCTCCTCGTACTCGAGCGGGTCGTAGGCCGGGAAGACGACCTTGAGCTCGTCGGCCTTCCTGAGCCTCAGCTCCGAGAACGGGCGCTTGGGGCTGAGCGAGACCCAGTCGAACCCCCCGACGAACGGGAGCTCGAGCGTTCCGTTCGTCTCGAGCGCCAGCGTGGCGTCCGGGAGGCCGTCGTCCACGGCCTCGAGCAGCTCGGCGTCGAGTTGGAGGAGAGGCTCCCCGCCGGTGAAGACCACGTGCTGGATGCCGTCGGCGAGTTCGACTACCCGAGCTGCGACCTGCTCGGCCTCGAGGCGTTCGCCCTCGAGGAAGTCCGTGTCGCACCAGGCCGGACACCGAGCTCGAGACTTCGCGACGTCCCTAGCCCGATGCCCTTCCCGTCCCGACCAGAGGTTGCAGCCCGCCAGCCTGACGAAGACCGCCGGCGTGCCAGTCCAGTACCCTTCGCCCTGGAGGGACCTGAAGACCTCTTTGATGCGGTAACTCATCGACCACCTGCCCCCTTCTGCATCTGTCGATGAACGGCCTCGAGGTCGTAGGGGCTGGGCGTGGTCCCCGAGATCGACAGTCGTCTCTTCTTGGGCCGGTGCCTCACGCTCGAGAACGTGGCCCTTGAGGTCGGGGTCTCCCAGACGACGACCTCCACCATCTCGAACTCCTCGAGCTGCGGGCTGGAGTTGGCCAGCCAGTACAGGTGCCTAGCCAGGCACTCTGCCGTCGGGGGTTCCTCGAGCGCGAACCATCGGCGCCCCCCGTCGGCCACCTGCATCTCCGACATCTTCGCCATCAGCTCGTCCTGCTCCCAGTAGCAGACGTTGTGGTCCCAGTTGTCGTTGACCCAACCCCCGACGATCCTCTTCAGCAGCCCGAAGTCGACCACGAAGCCTTCCTCGGTCAGCTTCTTCGCCCTGCAGGTCACCTCGGCCCGGTACCGGTGACCGTGGAGGTGGCGGCACTTGCCGTCGTGAAGCGGGATGCGATGCGCCATGTCCCACTCGATGGTGGCCGTCACCTCGTAGTCCCCGTCGGACCGGACGGCCGGAGCTTCTGCTGTGCTGGTCATGACCTCTTCCTCCTCCTGGACCGGGAAGTGCTCGAAGATCCCCTCGTAGGCGACGTACGTCTCGGTCTCGGCCACCATCTCAAGGACCTTCCGTCGGTACTGCTCGGCGTAGGTCTGGCTGTGCCGGGCTCGAGGATCCTCCTCCCGCACGCGACCCTCCCAGCTCCATGCCATCGAGTCCGAGCTGGCCAGGTACGGCAGCGCCCGTCGCAGGCCGCTGATCTTGACGCCGAAGCCGTGAAGTCGAAGGCCGAGCGCGCTGAGCTCCCCCAGCATCTCGATCACCTCGTCGTCGGACTGGCGCCGGGCGATGGAACCGACTCCCACTAGGGGCTGCTCGAGCAGGTCGATGCCGGCCTCGTCGTACATCTCGATGTGGCGGAAGTAGTCATCGAGCCCCCAGCCCTGGAGGGTTGGAAGCCAGGCCACCCCGGGCTCGAGCTGAACGAGCTCGAGCCAGCTGCGGACGGTGAGCTCCTGGTGCTCGAGCACGCTCTTGCCGGTCGCCTCGAGGACGTCCGGGCTGCACAGCCAGTCCTGCGTGGCCGCCCACTCCATCGTCCCGGTACCCTCCGCGATCTGCCTCACCCGCCTGGCGTACTCCTCCGCCGAGACCTTCCAGCGGCCGTTCCGAGCCAGGTGGGAGTACGCGCCCGAGTCCAGGGCGAAGGGCGCTCGGCCGGCGGGGAAGGGTCTTTTGCGGGGCGCCAGCACGTGGTAGGCGACGAAGAGGTGCTCCGAGCTCCCCCCGTTCCAGACCCAGTTGGTCCGGTCCGTACCCAGGTAGAACGTGAAGTCGAAGCTCAGGGCTCGTCCTTCCCTCGGGGGTCGTCGGCTCCGTTGCGCAGGGCCTCCTCGACCTCCTCCTTGGTGATGCGCCGAGCCTTCTTGAGGTCCTCGGGAGACAGCGGCCTGGCGGGGTCGGGCACCCCAAACTCGACCGGCACGTACGCCTGAGCCGGATCCTTCAGCCCGGCCTCCTCGAACCCGCGAGCCCGAAGCTTGCAGGCCGGGCACTCGCCGCAGCCTGGCCTCTCGCCCCGGTAGCAGGTCACGCTTCTTTCCAGCGCCTTCCAGCAGTCGTCTCCGAGGAGTAGGGCGAAGAGAACTGTCTCCTTCTTGGTCTTCTTCAGGAGGGGAGCGTGGATGGTCCAGGGGAGCGTCGAGCTCGGCATCGCGGCCTCCAGCGCCATCACCATCTTCTCGATGAACACCTGGCGACAGTCCGGGTACCCGCTGAAGTCGGCTTCCGAGAACCCCACCACGAGGTCGCTAGAGCCCTTCTTCACGGCGTACGCGGCCGCCGCCCCGAGGAACAAGAGGTTGCGGCCCGGAACGAAGGAGGTCGGAAGCCCGCCAGCCACTTCGTCGTCGTCCAGCCCGCCCGAACTCTGCAGCTTCCTCGAGCTCGTCGCCAGCAGAGCCGAGTCCCCGAGCTGTGCCAGCACGCTCAGCTCGAGAATATCGTGGGGAACGCCGGCCTGCCTCGCGATGTCGCCAGCTGCCAGGAGCTCGTCCGCGTGGCGCTGGCCGTAGTCGAACGACAGCGCGAAGACGTCGTCGAACCCGTTCCTCGCCCAGAAGAGGCAGGTCGTGGAGTCCTGACCTCCACTGAAGAGAACCACGGCCGATGACCTGATCATGTCCCCACACTACTCCCCTTTCGCGACGGGGTCGTCGGTGGGGATCTTCTCCACGTCGATGACGAAGATCCAGTTGGGGGCGATCTGGTGCCGCTCGGCCCAGCGGTTCATCGTCGAGAAGAGGTCACCGAGCAGCTCCTCCCACTCCTTCGCGCCGACGGGTTCCCTGAAGGGGGTGCCCGACACGCAGGCCCTGGGCGCCCCCTGATGGATCAGGAAATCCTCCATCCGCTCCTCGAAGAGCTGCATCGTCTCGTCGTTGAGGGCCGAGGCGACGAGCTCCTGCCGCATCACCGCCGGGTCGAAGGTACGTCCCAACAGGAACGCCCCCTTCGTCTCCTCTCGCGCCCCCTTGATGGTCAGATGACGCGACAGGGTCGGAGGACTCCAGTCCTTGCCATCCGAGGACCACGTCCAGTGGTCTCGCTCGTGCTCCTGGTCGAGGGGAATGAGTTCTTCTGAGGCAAACATCTCTTCTTCTACTCCCCCCGGAGTTTCACGAAACCGGGAGTACAACGAGGGATGGCGGAGTCCGAGTTCGACGGCCACAGGCTGCTCGAGGCAGCCCGAGACCAGTTCGTCCGAGACATGGAGGCGTCCTTCGGCGAGCGCTGGGCGGAGTTCTCCGAGGAGCTGTGCGGCATGCTGTTCGAGCTGTGGTCTCGAGCCAAGGTCGGGGAGCCGCTGCCCTGGTTGCAGGAGGAGCACGAGCAGTTGCTGGTCGACCGCCTCGTCCGGCTCTTCAAGGACCACCCCGGTCTCCGAGCGGCAGCCGTTCACGACACGCTGACCGCGGGTTCCGGGCTCCTGGTCTCCTGGTCTTCTCACGGCCAACACCTCGACCTCGACCAGGTCAACGGTGGCGGCATTCCCAAGTACGCCACCGGCGAGCCCGTCGAGATACAGCAGAACCTGCGCGAGCGCCTCGAGCAGCTGGGTCTCGCACCTCACGGCTCGCTTCCCGGAGGGTACGACGGGTACCTGCCGGTCCTCCTCGATCAGGCGACCGGGGAGATCGGGGGCTACAGCTACGGCACGTTCTTCGTCCTCGAGACCGTCCACACATCCCTCGAGACCTCCGACGGCATCTACTGGGCCTTCCCGGACCCCAAGCCCGGGTACTCGTCCTACGCCCACCAGCCGCACGTCCACCTCCTCGTCGACGGCGAGCCCGAGTGGAACGAGCACTGCACCTGGAACATGCAGACGAACGTCGACGGTCGCGACGTCATCAGCTCGGTCGGACCCTCGACGGCCGTCTCCACGAGCACGGTCACGGCGGTGTACACTGCGATCAAGAGACGACCATGACCGACCAGTTCGACCGAGACCTCGAGGCCGTCTTCGACGAGCGCGCCGTCAGCTTCTCCGGCGATCTCCGCGACCGCCTCAGGCAGCTCTGGCGCCAGGGCGTCCTCGAGGGACGGGCTCTCGAGCGAAAGCAGCTGGCCCTCGACATCAGCAACAGCTGGTACGACCCCAAGCTGGGAAGCCTTGTCGTGCCGATGAAGGAGCCGCTGGTGAGGATCGAGAACGGCTTCTTCACGTGGACGCAGGCTGGCCGGACGAAGGGGGCCCGCGACGAGAACCGCTTCGCCTCCTGGACGGGCCCCTGGGAGGCCCTGACCGTCGGTCTCGAGGAGGAGCTCGCCAAACCCAAGCAGGCCCAACCCCTCGAGTTGGTGATCAACGACGACCTTGATGCCCGGCTCCGCGACGATCTCAAGCGAGGAATAGGGGACTTCATCCAGGCCCTCTATAATCCCCGCACCTTGAGGGAGTTCAACAACGAATGGGTCCAGAAGCTAGAGCCGAACTCGCCGAGATCGACGGTGCCCTCCAAGAAGGGACCGTGAGGACCCTTCAGGTTCGTTTCCCGGGTCAGCGGCGCCACACCAAGCAGCCGCTCACGCGCTGGGGCGACTACACCTGGCTGTTCCCCTTCGGCATCCAGCCCGACCTGAAGGCCCCCGTGGAGGTCTACCGGAACGGCATCGCCCAGTGGATGGGCCAGGAGTGCGAGATCGTCGTGGTGGGCAGCCCCCGCTGGGTCACCGTCGCGGTGTTCGGCGCTCCGTCGAAGGAGGGCGACGTGGTCCAGGCCAGCTACGAGACGGATCCCGACCAGAGCGGGTAGCCAGCCCGCTCGAACTCGTGACCGAACCGCTGGTGGATGGCCTCGAGCGACCGGCGGTCCACGTACTCGTGCCAGGGACGCCGCCCCGTCGTCGGGTTCAGGTGCGGGAGCGGCACGCCCTCCCAGCCGAGTTTCGCCATCACCCTTCGGAAGTCGGCCTCGAGGGACTCGTAGCGCATCACCTCGTCGGCCACCTCGAGGTGGGCGAAGAGCTCCCTCTCCCCGGGTTGCACGTGCAGCTCGTCCCAGCACCGGACGTACTCGAGCAGCGACATCCTGGGTTCGACCGGTCCCTTGCGGCTCCAGGGCCCCTTTGTCCTCAGCCAGTCGATGACCACGATCTCGTAGGGGTTCCTCACCGTCGTGAACGCGAGCTCGCCTCCGGCGACCGGCAGGTCCTCGAGCAGCAGGTGGGGGGGCCGAACGTCCTCGGCGCCGCAGCGGTCTACGAGCGCCCTGACGACCGAGTGTGAGCCCGTCCTCGGCGTCGCCAGGAAGACGAACCGGCCTCGAAGGAGGGCCGCCATCGTCACTCCGAGCGGCGTGCCTCGTATCCCATCAGCTTGTGAGGAACGAAGAGCGCCCCGGCACCGTGGCCGTGACTAGCCACGCTGGTGGGGGTGCCGACCCAGATCAGGGTGCCGGCCACGTGCTCTCGCATCTGGTCCTCGTCCCGGTAGACCCAGAGCCCCCAGGCCTTGTGATGGCCGTGCTCGTCGGGTTCGTCCATGGGAAACCACTTGCTCATGCCGTGTCTCCTTGTCGCTTCATCTCAGCGCGATCTGTTTCCTGGGACAGCGAGCGGCGTGCCCCGTGGCCGGGTCGATCCCCCGCTCCCTGCAGGTCGCCCACCACTCGGGGGCCAGTCCCCCGAGCGCCGGCTTCCAGCTGGCGATGCGGTGCTCGCAGAAGGGGCACTTCCCGTTCATCACGAGGCACCTCTGTTCCTCCGTGAGCTCGCGCGCGTCGACTCCTTGGAGCTCGAACATCTCCCTCCTTATACCCGTCTCCGCTTGACAGGGACCGAGCCGGGCAGTACAACAGGTTCATGGCTACCAGGCTGCAACAGGCCCAGACGTAGCCGGCTCGAGATCCTCGGGCCGGCGCCACATCCGTGCGCGAGCCCGAGGCCCATCAAGTGCCCCGACGTGCCCGCGCCGGGGTTTTCACGTTCCTGGGGCGTAGGTCAGTTGGCAGACCGCCGGGCTCTGAACCCGGAAGTCGAAGGTTCGAACCCTTCCGCCCCAGCCACTCGGGAGTCGTCTAGCGGTCGGACGCCTGACTTTGGATCAGGAAACCGGGGTTCGAGTCCCTGCTCCCGAGCTGCCGTCAGCGTCGAAGGCTGTTCATCAGTTTGAGGAGCCTCTCGCCCCGGAGCGCGGCTTCCTTGCATTCTTCCAGGTCGCACAGGTCCTCGCAGAACGTCCCGTACTGGTTCGTCACGGTGATCGGCTTGCCCGAGCGTGTGCACAGGATCTCCACGCTGTCCGGGGCTGTCCAGTGATGTCGCGAGTCACACATCATGCGTACCAGTCTCTGTCTCTGGGCCGTCTCGCCCCCGTCACGGTACCACCTCTCCATCTACTACGGCATCTTCGCATACCGCTCGAGCCAGAACTCGTACACCTGGTCGATCTCCTCCTGCGGCTCCAGCCCGACCGGTTCCTCGAGCCTGCAGCCGTACAGCGCCCTGCGAACTCCCAGCGAGCTCGAGATGCGTCGCACCTGTGCTGGCGCGTGACCCGTGCGCCTGAGGGCCTCGTGGAAGAAGGTTCTGCGCCAGTTCTCGCGTCCGTGCTTGAGCCGGCTGTCCTGAACCGGATGTCGCGTCCCGACGCCCCCTAGCAGGCCCCGGACGGCCTGCATCAAGGTGTCCGACAGCACCGGGTACGTTCCCGACGTCATCTGAACCCTCCGCCATCTGCGGCCCGACGGCACCCTCTTGCGCTCGTAGAGGGCAGAGACGCCGAAGGCCCCGGTGGTCTGCACGAGTTCGGGACGGTCGCCGTAGCGACGCTCCCACTCTCCGAGCACCGCGTCCGTCAGCCCGAGGAGGCCGACCAGGGATCCGCCCCTCCAGGCCGCGAACTCCGGACGGGCTCCCACGGTCCGCAGGTCCACGCGGGCGTTCGGACTGCTCACGGGGCACCAGTCGTCTCGATCTCCCATCGACAGGGGCGCCGAGGCGAGCTCGAGCCACCCCAGCACGTCCCCGGTCTCCTTCGCCAGGACGTTCGTCTTGATGGACCTCCCCGGCCCCTCGGGCTTGGGCATCGACCAGACGTGCTCCACCTGCATGCGCCACAGCGCCGAGGTCTCGGGTGCCCCCACCTCGACTCCCTCGGGCGGCAGCCGACATCGCAGGTCGTCCAGGGGCGTCACGGGCCCCTCGAGGAAGAACTCGTCGAACGGTCCCTTCTCCTCCGGCCTGCGGCAGCCCAAGCTCAGGGCCCGAGCCCGAGCCCCCTGGGCCGGCTCGCCGGTCAGCTGCCCGTCGATCTCGACCAGCGCCAGCAGCCTCCGGAGCTCCTCGAGGAACCGGGCCTGCGCGTCCATCTCGAGGAGCTACGTCCGATACGGGTCTCGAGCGCCGGCGGCCAACGCCTCGAGCACCGGCGCGGGGATCCGGGGGAGTTCGCGGGTTCGAGGATGGATCACCACCGGCTCGTCGTGATCGAGGGCGACGACGTACGCCGCCTCGTCCCGGTACCACTCTGGGGTCTTCGGACGCAGGTCTCCCAGTCGCTGCGTGTAGGGTCTGAACGTCACGCGGTGCCAGCGGTGATCGACGAGGACGTAGTCCCCGATGGCGACGTCATGGATGCGGGCCCTATTGACGAGGCCGCTCATCACTGTCTCGTCCCGGCCTTGATGAATAGGGCCTTGGCCTTCTTCTCCTCGAGCGTCTCCTCCCGGCCCAGCACCTTCTCGTGTTTCTCTGCCTGCTCCCGCTGGCGCTTCACGGCGTTCGCGCTGGCCCTCTCCATCTCTGCCTTGACGCGTTGCATCTTGGTCTCGGCGAGCCCCTTTGAGGTGTTTGCGCTCTCGGAGCGATGGAGTCGTTCTGCTCGCGCCTCGCGGGCGTCCTCCATCGCCCAGACGCCGTTCATCTGGCGGATCTCGTCCTTCGTCGGCTCGTCATCCAGGTCGCGGGGTCGTCTTCGTGTCATGGTCGTCGCCTGTCTCTCCTTGTACCCCTTCGGACATTTCCCTGCCCCAAGGGCATCACGCCTCGTCGTCCGCCCCCTCCTCGGCCCGGGTCGGGATCCTTCCCAACTCGCGGCCGTCGCGCAGGACGACGATGTCGCCGGTGGCGGCGTCGTACCGCGCCACTCGTCCATCACCGAACGGGAACATGACGTTCTCCTGCAGGAGGGGATGTCGCAACAGCCACCTCATGTGTTCAGGCAGCAGGGGCATCGGGCTCTCCCTCGAACAGACCGGTCCAGGTCGTCTCTAGCAGGCGCTCCATCGTGGCTCCTCCTCGGACCTTCTTCACAGTACCGAAGCTCGTCAGAACGCGCCGGTCCCCCTCGAGCCACGGCGACTCCTGGGCCTCCTCGAGGCTCGAGTACTTCGCCACTGGCACCGTCACCTGGCCCTCGTGCCTCACCATGAAGACGAAGCCGAGCCCGTAGCCGCCGACGCCGGGTTTCACGATCCAGAGCGTCTCGCCGTCCTTGAGGTACCAGCCCCGGTGAACCCCGCGACCCTCCTCGCGGTCGTAGCCCGTGAGCTCGGACCACCTATGCCTAGTCGTCCCCATCCTCCAGGCTTTCCACGACGACCGACCGGTCGCGCGCTTGAGCCAGCGCATCAAGCAGCTGGGGTGTTGGATCGAGTAGCTCCTCGGGTTGCGGGGCGTCCAGTCCCCAGTGGGCCGTCTCCCTCGTGCCGGTCACGTACAGCTCCACGTGCAGCATGCTCGTCGGGCGCCCCTTGTCGTTACGCAGGACCCTCTTGACGTGGCCCAGGAACTCGCCTCGAGCGACGTCCGCCTCAAACTCGACGACCGGGGTCATCTCGCCGTAGCAGACCACCCCGGACTCGCCCTCCACCAGCACGGCCTGAGTGTCGTGCCACCAGGGAGAGTCGGCCTTCGGCCCCGTGAAGTTCTCGACCAGCACCACGCGGCCAGCCTCCACCGCCACGACCTCGGTGCCGGGCTCGGCGTACAGGTCGACGCCCGTGTGCGTGTCGAACCGCCTGCGGACCCCGAACCGTCCCGGCTCGTCGGGCCACAGGCACGGGGCGTCCCGCAGAGGCCAGAGCCAGCGCGTCGCCTCGTTCAGCTCGTGGGCCCGAACGACGGCCTCGTCTCGGCCGGCAGCTGGCGTCGACTCCTTCTTCAGCCGGTCGTGGACGAACCATCGCGTGGGTTCGTCGCCGTTCCCGGGCACGCTGACGGGCAGGTAACGCCTCTCCCCGCGCATCGCCTCAGTCCTCGTCCTCCACGACGACTCCCCCGTCGGCGGTGATCTTGATGACCTTGCTGACCTTCCTCTTGCCCACCTGGACCGTGACCGCGACCGCGGCCGGCAGCGGCATGCTCGAGCTCTGGCTCTGAACCTGTTTGTAGCCGCGCTTCGTGCCCACGTCACCCTCCACGCGGGTCTCGAGGGTGATGTGGCCGACGAGCCTCCCCCTCCTTCTCACGGTGAACAGGAGCTTCTCGATCCCGTGCATCCGGGCGTACCACCGTCCGTCGCGTGCGCCGTAGTAGGTCGCGCGTCGGCTGTTGGCTCGGGCTCCCGCCACGTCGTGCTCGTCCGCGAGGCGTACGTCGTCCCCGTCCTCGAACTTGGTCCCGCGGTACAGGCTGCTCTCCCTCATGGCCGCGAGGAGCTCCCGGGCCAGCCGGGGGGCGTCCGGAACCTCGGGTACCGCTATGAGCCCTCCGACCTCGTTGCAGCTTCCTTCTTCCCAAGTCTGAACTGCCTTCATCGTCTTCTTCGTCTCGCTCTCAGGTGTGCGAACACGACGCCCAGAAGCCAACCGACAAGACCGCCGTAGAAGATGGCGTCGATGGCCGACGGCGTCAGCTGCGGCCGCAGCCAGTCCGCGAACGCCATCCAGAGCAGGCAGAACGGCACGTAAAGCGCCATCACGATCAGGACCACCATGCCGTCTCTCGTCAGGCCCGGCATCAGTTCCTCACCGCCTCTGGCCCGATGGACTGCATCGCCAGGTCCTCGGTGTCGTACACGCGACAGAACAGAAGGCGTTTGTTCCGAGTCCTGTTCTCCCTTTTCCCGGACGGCGTCGTGACCTTCTCAAGCCACCACTGCCGTCGCAGGTGCACGAAGACGTGCTTCCCGTTCTCCAGCACGCGTTTCTCGACAAAGTCACGCGTGACCTCGCGGACGCCCGGCGTCGTGAGGGCGATGTTCTGCACGAGTCGGTACACGATGGCCTTCCCGACCCCCTTTCCGGGAACCCTGACTAATTTCCCCTCGCACTCAAGGGTCTCGGGGAACTCCGAGGCATTCGCGGTCGCACAGGTCCTGCACGGAACGTACTCGTTCAGCAGCAGGACCCCTCGGGGGTCCCCCTTGCACTCGAGACACACCTCGGGACCACCAGAGGCGGCCGGGGGCTGGGGGACGAAGTCGTCGAAGGACCCGCGCACCACCTGAAAATCAACCGCCACGTTTGCCTCGACGACCGCCAGAAGCCGGCGCCGCCCGTCCACCAGTCCCTTGTCCACGTCGTGGTGAATGGGGCCGTCTCGTTCGGAGACCCAAAGACCCTTCTTCATCATGTCGGCGAACTCGCGAACATGCCTGGGGTTGGGCCTCCGGTACTTGGGAACCAACTTCTCCAAGAGCTTCCGGGCCTCATCAGGACCAATCCGTTCGACTGTTACGGTGTATGCGTTTCCAGACATATCAACCCTCCTCGGTCACGGTCGCAGAGTCTTGAGGTTTGGGGTCCTTCCGAGAACGGGCCAACTGACCCTCCAGATCGACCACTCGTTTCTGGAGGTCCTCGATCTCGTTCGCGGAGCACGAAAGGTTGACCCTGAAAAGGTCGAGCAGGAAGAGGCTCTCGGCGTACCGCCTGCGAATCTCCTTGAGGGGCATGCGCCGAATCTCCCGTTCGTACTCGGAGACCCTCTGTTGAACGTCGATCACGACGTCCTCACCCAGACGGACGTGTCCACGTCCTTCCCCGAGCCCTGCATGATGTCGTGGGCTCGGTTCTCGTCGCCCTCGACGAACGCCTCGACCGCCAGCAACGCCTTCTTGTAGGCGTCCGGGTCCGTGTACTGGTCCTGCATCGCTCGGATGCGACAGATGCGGATGAACTCGTGAATCTTCATGTTCGCGTCTCCTGCTGCTTGGCCTTGGCCGCGGCCTCGATCTCCCGGCGTTCTAGCCAGTAACACCGCCGCACTCGAGCTGACTCGTCCTCGGTGAACTCGATGGTCACGGCCGGGCCTCCCAGGAGGACCTGCGCCGCCGGAACGGGGGCAGCAACCTCGGGAGTCGCCGGGTCGTACTGGGCACACGCCACCCCGGTGGGCCACAGGACACCGCCGCCGTAACTTCCCCACCAGACGGTCCTGAGAAGCCAGTGCCACAGCCGATCTCTCAGGGTCAGCGTGGCGCGCCACTCCTCGTCGCGGAATCCCCTGACGTACGGTCGCCTGCCCTCCCAGAGCATGTCGGCGATCTCCACGAGCCCCTCGACGAAGCACGCGTGGTCGAACTCGGGAAACTCGGGGTCGACCTCTCGGGCCGTCGCGACGAGCCGCCGGTAGAACTCCCACAGGTTCACGCCCTTCGCCTCCCCTCGGCAAGCGCGTGCCAGAGCTGCTCGTTGCACGCGATGCGTACTGCACGGGCCCCATGCCAACGCCCCAGAACGTAGGCCGCGAGGACGAGAAGCGCTCCGCCAACCCATGCGAGCACCGGCACGTCACACCCCCCACATGGGCATCGGGATGAAGCCGAGCCGCACGAGCTTCCGGATCACAACCCGGTCGTTGATGTGCTGGCTCGTGCCGTAGACCGAGAAGACCACCCTCTCCCACGGCGTGAGCGCGAAGAACCGCTTCGCCGCCTTCGTCACAGCACCCTCCAGTCGTAGGTCGCCTCGCAGCGCCAGTACCGAAGCCTGCGGCCCTCCGCCTTCACCGTCTCCACCTTGGTCGAGAACGCCTTCAAATGCGCCCGGACCGTCACCTCGTACCCCCCGTACCCCCCGTCGTCCTCGCCGGCGTGTGCCGTGGTCTTGAACTCGACCGTGCCGAACTCGCCCAGGACCGGAGCCTCCTCCTGGCACCACTCGACCTTCTCCAACCCGGAGTCCTCGCACTCGAAATCCATCTGCACGTGGCGTCCGCGAGAACCCCAGTACTCGTAGGAGCCGATCCCGTTGTCGACCATGCGGCCTTGTGGCCTCACGGCCTCCCGCAGCTCCTCCTCCGGGTGGGAGAGAGGCACGCCCGCTCTCGTTAGCAGTCCCTGCATCACCAGGTTCTCCATCACTTCAGCCTTGCTCGTCATGGTTCGCCTCTCTCTTGCCCGTTCCATCTTCTCCGCACGAACGACAGGCGGCCGAAAGGTCGCGCCCCTCGTTGAACACCCCGCAGTTGCCACACTGCCAACGCGGGGTGCTAGTCGCCCGCAACTTCGCAGCGAGGTCCTTCTCGTTGATCGGCACCCGCCAGTAGCCGCCGCTCTCCTCGCTCATCCACTCGTACTCGGGATGCCTCTCGGCGTCGACCAGGTAGCCATACACCTTCTCGACCTCCTCGGCGGTCAAGCCCAGATCGTGTGCCAGGTCCTCGCGCCTGACCGCCCCCCGGTTCTTGCGGTACCACTCCATCACCGCACGGGCGACCTTGCGGGCGCGTGACCGTCGGGAGACCTTGCGCCTCTTCACGGCGCCTCCTTGAGTTTCTCGATCGCGAGGTCGACGATGGCCAACCCGACCTCGAGGTCGGCGGCACGGTGCTCGCTGTCGTCGTCGCTCTGGCTGTCCACCAGGGCCTTCCGCGTGCGCTGGAGCTCGGTCATCGTGTAGCCGTACTCCGCCCGCGCCGTCCCGGCGGTGTCGCCCGGATGCGTGGACCAGAGCTGCATCAGCGGATCGGTGGCCGCGTCGAGGTCGCCGTACGGATCGTCCGGGTCGCGGTGGGGGTCGCGCTCAGGCATCCCCCAGCTGAGGGCCCCGTAGACCTCCTCACGTTCGCCCGGTCCCACGCAGATGCGCCTCTCCGGGAGGGTGAACGCCTCAGGGTCGATCGTCGCGTGCCTAGTCATGCTCATGCCCTCTCTCCACGAAACAACGGCAGCCAGGGCGCCGGAACCCGACCCCTGCGGGCCTCCTCGCGCATCGCCTGACGACCGGCCTCGGTGATCACGTACTCGCCACGGTCGATGTCCATCACCACGAAACCGCGGGTCCCCAACCGATGAAGCGAGTCCAACTCCTCGTTGCGCTTCACGTCGAGAAACGAGAATGTCCCCGCCGCGAGGTCGCGCATGATCCTCTGCTGCGTATGACCGAGCCGAGCCCTCACTCCCGATACCCCCTCACGCGCTCGCCCAACACCGTCAGCGCTCCGGGCACCGCAAGGCCCCGACGCCGTAACTCGTTCATCGCCTCGGAGTCGCGCACGACCGGCCACTCTTGCAGGGCCAATCGGGCCGGCGCCGAGAGGTACCTCCACACGCGTCCGATCTCCTGGTCGCACAGCGCCGCCTCGGCGTACGTCATCGGATCTCCTCCAGTCGGCCGCCCTCGTCGGTCAGCCAGACGCTCTCCATGCCCGCCGCCAGACCGAAGCCTCGTGCGTTGCACAGGAACATGAACTCGGGACGCTTGGCGTTCCGCATCGTGAAGTAACAGGCGCCCCGCTTCCCGTGAAGCTCGTACACCGTCCGGCCGTCCTTGCCCTCCCGACTCGTCACCGTGAAGGCTCGACCGTTGACTTTGATCTCGTTCGGGGTGCTCATCCTCTTGCCACCTGCACGGGACCCCTGACGTTTTTACACCGACTCCGTGAAACCGCACGGCGCCCGCGTGCCGGCCACCGTCCTCGCTCCACTCCCATCGGCCCCTCAGACGCCCTCTCGCACCCCCCGGTTGCAGGGGTCCCGGTCACCACGGCCATCGCCAACACGGCGTGTGAGACGGCCGGGAGGAGGTGCAGGGTTCTGAGAATCTGTCCCACGGTCTGATGTGCATTACCAACGGGCCATACGCCCCATTCCCGCCCCCAGACGCTTTTTTCAGAAAACCGACCCGAGAGCGTGAATTCGCCGCTCGAGGGCCATATACAAGTGGGGGAACGCCCTAAAACAGGCCCCCTGAGGCCCTCAGACGCCCCCACGCGCCTTTCCCCCTACAAAGGGCCCCACAGGGAGGCCCTCACAGGGGCCTCCCCAGGGCGGCCCTACGTCCAAGTTCGGCCCTCTGGCGCCGGATCCCGTTCTGGCCCTCGATTCTGAAACCCCCACGCCCCACAGGGGCCCTCCTGAGACGCCCTCCCTGGCGAGGCCCCATAACACCCCGGCCGCCACGGGCGGCCCTCCTGGCACCTCAGACGCCCCCACAGGCCCTATCTTGAGGTGATGGGCCACATGGGCCACCACTGGCACCCTCATAACTTTGCGCTGTGTGCGCATTTCCCTAGGGTCTCCAGACGTGGCCCATGTGGCCCACCCTCATCTACATGCCCGACCCTGGGCACTCGCTCCTCTCACCCACCCGCCCCACCTCGAAGCACACGCCGAGGCTCCTCACCCGCCACGGGGCCCGGCTTCTCGGTGCACAACAGTTGTCCACCAAGCCGGCCCGAGTAGACAAACCTTGTGCACGGCCGCTCCGCACACGCCCGCGTTCCTTGAGGTTCGACAGCTCGAGTCGATCCTCGATCACCTCACACGCCCGAACTTCACGATCGATGTGGTCCGCGATCTCGGAGGTCCGCGTTCACGGACCGCATGCTCGACTCGCTCTGGCTCTCGATCGATCTCGTCGGGCTCGTGCGTGTTCGAGAGAGGGACGCGATCTCACAGAACCGTATAGAAGAATTGTGGCACGTGGGGCCCCACCCGAATTCGCCATATCCGACCTGTCCGCGTCGGAAGGCCCGAAAAACGAACCCCTTTTCAGAAAGCGCTTGTAGACCTTTCCAGGGCCTAGTATTGTGTTCAAACGGATGCCGCGTCCTCGCACCACCCGATGGCCGACCAGAGACTCCCTGCGAAAGGACCTTTCACGGGGAAAGACCCTCAAGGAAATCGCGACCGACTACGGGCATTCCGTCGGATGGCTCAACAACGTCCGAAGACGATACGGCCTTGGCCCCGAGCCTTGCGGTCCTCTGGTCCTGGAGGGAGACCTGCTCGCCCTGTTCCTGGGGTCCATGCTAGGGGACGGCAGCCTCGGCAAGAAGGACAACCGGATGTGGTTTTCCGAAGGTCATAGCGTGGCTCAGAAGGGTTACGTCGAGTGGAAGCGTCGACGGTGGGGTGTCTGGGCCGGAAACCTCCACAGGAGCGCCCCGCGCCTGACGATCGACGGAGATCGCGTCGTTCGAAAGCGCGAGCACTGGAGTTTCACGACACGCTCGTCGCCCACGTTCGTGCCTTGGGAGGAGGCATTCTACGGTTGGAAGCGGAAGGGGAGGCGCGCCAAGCGCTTTCCCGAGGAGGTACTTGGTCACGCGACTCCGCTGATGATCGCCGCGGGCGCGTGCCCGTGAGGATTACGAAACGGGGTTGTCGTGCGGGACCGTGCGGAGGAACACGACGAGCCAGTGGGGTTTCTTGTAGTCTCGTGACCGAGAGGGACGCTTCGCCACCGGGAACTGGAGCGCCCCGCCGTCACAGAGGTAGGAGAGGGCCGAGCCCGAGTGGAGGAAGACTCTGCGTTCCTCGAGGAGGGTGCTCACCGCGTCGAGGAACGCCAGGCTCATCCCCGCCCAGATCACGGTGTTCGGCCTTTCCGGGATCGTGAGAGCCCAGTCTCCCACTCGCTCGGGGAGGGGGTCCTCCTCGGGTGCCCGGTACCGCCCGAGGGAGTTCTGCAGTTCGGCGAAGGATACCCAGTCGGAGCGTTCGACGTAGCTCAGGATCGCGGCCCGGAGGGCCTTCACGTCGTCCGGGGACGCCGGGGCCTGGTCGGTCTCCGGGGGTGCCGACGGGGAGGCCGCGTCCAGCTGCTGGTGGGTGCCCTGGTAGCTCATGCCGTGCTTCTCGGCGTGCTCGCGCACGCGCTTCTTGAACTTGTTCGTCATCTCGAATCCCTGACCGAGCCGGCTTGGCTGACCCCGCGCGTCGGCCCCGTGCTCGACGAGGATTGGAGAGGACGTCACCCGAAGTCTGGGAGCCTCTTCGCCTCCTTCGCAGCCCGGGCGCGGGCGCGGGCTTCGGAGGTCGGGCACGGGCGGGTGCCCTCCGCAGATTCTACCCCATCAGGGCGTCCGTGGGGGAGTGGTCTTCGTTCGCAGGGGGGACGAGTTCAGCTACCGCGGTCCCTCGTGATCCTCCTCGGGGGCGCCCGGGGGCGCGCGCCCGTGGGGGTTCTGAATCGGGGTTACGGTCGCGAGGGTGGTCGTCGTGACCCTGTGGCAGTGGTCGTCCTCGAGGACGATCGACTTCAGGCGGTACTCGCCCCGTTCCAGGGCGCGGAGGAGCCATCGCAGCGTGTCCATGGGGGTTCCTATCTCTGCGGGGCCCAGGCTCGCGCGTTCGTGGTGGGGCGGCCGTGACGATGTCCTTGGGGATGCCGCAGGATTCGTAGAGCAGCTTGGCCGTGTTCCTGAAGCAGTCGTTCACGGTCGTTGTCTCCTGAGCCCAGCCGTCGGGTAGGATCCCGATCTTCCGGCGTTCGCGGGACTCCTCCATGGCCCACACCGAGTGCATCATGCGGGCCTCGTCGGGAGGTACGTGGTCCCAGGTCATTCGTGCTCCGCGAGCCTTTTCACGGAAACTGGCTGAGCCAGCTCCCGCCCGCGCGGTACGCCTCCCAGGAGGCGCGATGTCCGCTCGGGTGGGTGTAGACCACCCTGAAGCGCTTGTTCTGGCCCGAGTCTCGGACGCCCTCGTGGATGGTGTCGAGGAGTCTCGGAACTCCTCGTGCGGCAGGCCTCTCCCGTCGAAGAGGACGAGCTCGCGGCCGTCGTGGTCTAGGGTCCTTATGGGCACGGGTCGGTTTCCCGCATTCGTTGGAAGTAGTCGGGGTCGTCCTTCCAGAGCACCTGCAGCTCCTGGACCTTCCACTCGGCGAGCCACGCGAGCATCCGTGCCTGGTTCTTGGGCAGGGTGACCTGCTCCGCGTCCTCGGTCTGGGCCCTGCGGCAGGCGTCCAGGATCTCGGGGACCTTCATGGTGGTTCTACCCCGGGCCCGGAGATCGCGTACAAGGGGTGAGGAGAGACGCCCATGTCCGTACACGTCGCCATCGAGAACGGGGTCCTGACCTTCCTGGTGCGTCACGGGGAGGAGCACGTGCTAGTTCACGTGTTCAAGGAGGGGGCAGGGCCAGGGTGGTTCTGAACGAGCACACCCTGTGCGACTGCGGGGAGACGGAGTACGAGGTGCCCGAGGCCGTGTGATCCCCTTCGGCGGCGGGTGCGCGCCCGTGGGGATTCTGAATCGGGGTTTCAGGCGAGGTGGTCGTCCTGCTCGGCGTCCTGGCGGCTCTTGAGGACGGCGTCTCGGAGGTTGTCGCGGACCGTCTCCTGCACGAGCTCGAGGAACTCCTCCTCGGTGGCCCCGGCCTCGGCGGCGGCGAGCAGCTCGGGTGCCAGGAGCGCGGCCAGGTGGGCCGGGTCTAGGACCAGGAGGACTCGTTCCCGGAAGTCGGAGCCGTCGGTTTCGTGAAACTCCAGGCGCCTCGCGTGCTGGACTTCCCAGTCGGCGACGGCGTCGCCCGAGAGCCTGTGGACGACGACGCCCACGCGGTGCTCGTGGCAGTCGGGGCAACCCGGATCGACCTGGATCGCGTAGAAGGTGCCGTCGGGGCCGGGGAGGGCGTAGAGGGGATCGAAGTCGCAGCAGCCGCACTGTCCCATGTCTCCTCCGCCACGGCACGAAGCCGGCGATGACGACCCGGAAGGGGCCGGCGAGGTCGACGACGGCGCTCGTGTCGATCTTGAACTTCACCCACGTCCCGGCCAGCTCGTCTTCCCCGTCCACGTAGTAGTCGGGGTTCTCGCAGATGGCGTCGTTGACCCGCAGCAGCAGGTCGGTGACTTCCCGGTCCTCCACCGCGTTGACGAAGGACTGGTGGCACCTCGTCAGCCAGTCGGGCGCGTCTTCGATCGCGTAGAGGCCGAGGTCCTTCTCGCCGAACGAGTCCCAGATCAGGAGCGTCTTCATCGTTTTTCCTCTCGTGGTTTCGTGGGGTGTCCGAGTCGGAGAAGGTGCTCGTCATGACCAGCGATCCTTGAGGACCGTGCCGTCCTTCAGGACGACCCGGTCGCACTCTCGCATCTGCACCGAGTCGCCGTCCCCCGCGGGGAGCCACGTACCGTCCTCGCTTCTGTAGAAGGTGAGGGTGATCTTCTTTCCGTTCGAGAGCCTTCCGGTGGCGGTCTGTTCTTCACGCTTCATCGCCTGCCTCCCTGCTCGTCATGGTGTTCGTGCATCTCAGAATCTCCGGTTCGACTCGCGGGTCCGGCGGTCGCGGACGTCGTGTTTGAAGTCGTCGATCTCGAGGTCCGTGACGAAGAGCCCTTGCTTCTTCGCCTCGCGGCGGACGAGCAGGCTGACGAGACCGGCCCGGGACCCGCCGAGCCGGTCGTTGAGCTTCCTGAGGAGGAGGAAGTCCTCGACGGAGAGGGAGACGGACCGGCGAAACTGGTGCGTGCCCATGTCTGTTCTACCCCGTCGGGGGCGCTTCGGGGTAGAAGGAGCATGAAGGTCCTGGTGCGAGAGAATCACGAGGCGTTTCCCGAGCCCGAGGAGGAGGAGACGGCGGCCGCCGGGGTGTACCTCCTCGACGACGACGGCGCGGTGAGGGTCTCGGTCACCACGACCGTCCCCCTTTCGGGCGGCGAGGTCCAGGCGAGGATCCACGTGGAGGGGGGCCTCGAGCTGGGCACCGCGTGGGTCCCGCCCTCTGCGGCCCACGAGTGGGCCGAGAAGGCGGCCGCCTACCTGAAGGGACTGTGCCTGTGATCGACATCCACGTGGAGCAGCGAATTCGCGCGCTGGAGAAGGCGACCGCGCTCGCCTACCTTGACGCCCTAGACAACCCTTCACGGGCGGTGCCCCTGGCCAACCGCGTCCTTCGGGCCGAGGCGGAGGGGAAGCACTATCGTCTGGTCCGCCGGGTCGGCGACGAGGAGGGCCACTTCTACGCCGACATCGAGGTCGAGGACTGACGTGACCGACGAGAGGATCAAGGAGACCAGGAACGCGGCCCGAGCCCGAGTGTCGGTGAGGTGCAACGAGCGTCACGATCACTCGGCCCTCGGGGGGTGTCTCGTGGGGGATCCCCGCGACCTCGTTGTCCTGAAGCTCTGCGAGGTGATCGCTCGGGAGCGGAGGATCGTGCGGGACGCCTTGAGGGATCTGGAGCGTGACTGGTGATCCCTCCCGCCGGGGCCGAGGGGGCGCGCTACGTGAAGTTTTGAAACGGGGTTCTCAGTCGTCCTCCAGCCGGCCGCTCCAGTAGCGGGCGATCGTCCGCGCGACGTCGTCGGCCAGCGCGTTCGCGTAGTGGTCCATGTGCCGCGTCATCACGTCGACCGTGCCGTGCTTCCGGTCGAGCCAGACCTCGATCCACCGCTCGCGCCCTTCGTCCCCTTTGTACGGGTTCGGGACGTCGGGAGGCTTCCCGATCTCGGCGAAGGGGAACGACGGGCGCCCGTGCAGGATCACGTAGAAGCGGTCTTCCCCCCACTCGATCTTCGTCGCCGCGCCGCCGAAGTAGTTCCGCAGGAGGGACTCGATCTCCTCCCTCGTCGGGGGCGTCGCGCCCTCCTCGAAGTGGATGAACCGGTCCGCGGCCATCAGTTCTTCTTCTTCTCAAGCTCGTCGAGAAGCCTGGCGAGCTCGGTCACGTGTTCGTGCGTCTTCCGGTTGTGCCTACGGATCTTGGTCATCATGACGAGGGAGTAGACGAGCATCGCCAGGATGAGGACGTCGAGGATGAGTCCCAGGGTCTGCATGGCTTCACCTTTCGGGGTCAGGAGGGCGGGTCGTCGGTCGGCTCGTCGCGCTTCATCGTCTCCTCTTCTTTCGTCGTGCTGTTCACGGCGACGTCTCCTCATGGGCGGAGAGCCACGCGCAGACGACCGCGAGGACGGCGTGCTCTCCGGTTCGGAAATGGATCGTCGCGCCTTCCGTCCGGAGGATTCTCGAGACCTCGGACAGGTCCGCGTCGGGACGGAAGGCCGCGGCGGTCCAGTGCTCCCTCCCGTCGGGGTACCGGTGGAGGGAGACGTTGCCGACGAGGTCGGGGCCGTGGTGGACGTCCCAGACCCAGCCGGTCCGGGCGTCCTCCGCGACGCGGATCGGGGACAGTTCCGGGCCGGGATCCTCGACGGTCTCGTCCGGGGGATCATACGGGCTCTCGTCCGGCGCAAGGTAGTGCGGGGGGCTCAGCAGGACGAGCCTCCGGGGCGCCTTCACCTTCAGCACGGTGTCGTCGTGCCTCGTCCAACCCCTGCCCCGAAGCTCATCGATCAGCTCCTTCGTCTCGGTTTCAGACATCGCTCGAACTCCTCGCTTCTTCGCGACGACTCGTTCCTCGCCGGTCGCACGTGGAGATGAAGCAACTCGATCGCCATCGCCACGGTCCAGTGAGTCTCCACGGTCATGCTTCCTCCTTCGTCTGACTCTTCTACCCCTCGACGACCCACCTGCCGTCGATGAGCTTCGGGACGGCGGGCTCGACGCCGTCCCCGAGCGGGAACCTCCAGCGGGGGCCCTCCTCGATGATCCTGAACTTGGCGGCGAGCTCCTCGTCGAACATCTTGCCCTCCCGCATCTGCTGGCGGCGCCTCTCCTCCGCGTCCTCGATGCCGTGCTTCTCGGCCAGCTCGGGGAAGACTCGTCTCCTGGCCTCGCACCGTCTCCTGTAGAGGTCGGCCTCCTCGGGGGGACCGGGGTGCCACACGTGCATCCCGCCGAGGACGATGCGGATCGTGCACAGGGAGGCGAGGTTCCGCAGGGACGTCTCGTCGCAGGCGGACTCGATCTGGAAAAATGGGCCCTTGAGCGAGGTGCGGATCTCCTCGCAAATCGTGTCGGGGAGGAGGATGTCCACCCTCTCGATCCCGCGTCGGGCCTCCCTCGCGACGGCCGCCATCTCGTCCCTAGCCGCGCGGAGGCGGCTCTCGAGGGCCTCGGCTCTCGGCCGGTGCTCGACATTGCGGGCCGCCCACCGCAGGGCGCTCCGGAACGCCTCGGGGTCCTGGTCGAACTCGTCGGCGAGCTCCCGGACCGCCTCGCCCCACTCGGCCAGCTCGGCGAGCAGCTGCGAGACGGGGAACCTCGTGCCCGGGCAGCACGGCTGGCCTCCGCGAAGATCGGGATCGACGGTCGCCTCCGCGACCTCGGCCGGTGCGGGGGCGCGCTGCCGGTCGTCTCGCAGGCGCGCTATCTCGGCGGCGGCCTCGCGGCAGAGCGAGGCGCGGCGTCCGGTCGCGGGGTCCTCCGCCATCAGCCTGTCGAGGAGGTCCTTCACGGCCGCGCTCCCGGGCGTCGCAGGTTCGTGTCGAAGACGAGCATCGAGGTGATCCTGCCGTCCACGGTTTCCATGGCCACGTCGATGCCGACGTAGTAGCGGTTCTCGGTGTCGCCCGGGTGGGCCATGAGGGCGTTCACGCGGTAGGTCTTGCCGACGTACCTGCGATAGTCCTCCTCCCGCACGTTCCACGGTGCCAGGCTGCCCTCCTGGTTGTCCCAGACGACCTGCTCGCCAATCTCGTAGAGCCGCTTGCCCGTCTGGAAACAGTGAGGGCAGCGGTCTCCTCGGCACTTGGGACATCGTTCGGTCATCGGCTGATCTTCCTTCCCGCCGTCCATTCTACTCCGTTCGTGAATTCTCGGGCGATGCCTCGACATGGAAACGTCCTTCGGTCAGCTCCTCTCGCTTCTCGGGCCCGCGCGGATCTTGAGCTCGTCGCGGGCGTCGAGCCGCCATCCTTCTCATCCGCCGGGGCGCTCCCTGTTCATGGGGCGCCACGCGAGACCCGCGATCTTGGCGTCGATGGGATCCGGCATGGTCAGTCCTTTCGATCGAAGGGTGCGTCGCAGGTGGAGATGACGACGGCCAGTTCGCCGCCCGCGTAGGCGGCGAGGATGCCGAACGCGTACGGCAGCCACTGGTCGATCATCAGTCCGGCCCCGACCGCGATCAGGACGGAGAGGGCCAGGAAGGCCTGTCGCGCGAGCGGGGTCACGGGGTCGCCGTCTCCTCGTCCGTGAGGGGGCGTCGGAGCTCCTCCTGGAGCGCCTCGTACCAGGCGGCGGTGTCCCGGTGGTCGGCTTTCCAGACGCGGTATCGCCAGTTCGACTCGTCCTGGGGGATGGTGTCGCCGTCGCGGCCGAGGACGTCGTTCACGATGTTCTGGGGGCCGCTCATGAAGGCGGCGTGGAGGAGCGCGGCGGCGTGGTACATCCTGACGTGGGCGTCGTCTCCGAGGACCCTGCGAGCGAGGGGCACGGCCTTCTGTGCGAGGAGGGACAGCAGGAGCGCCTGGTCGCTCACGTACTTGAGGAGCATGCACGTCCCCTCCTCGTCGAGCTGGAGGGACCAGAACTCCTCGTCGGGATCCTTGAACGTCACGCCGGTCTCTATGCCGAGCTTGAAGGGGTCCGTCTCGACGTGTTCGACCAGCAGTGCGGGTTCGGCGGGGCCGAGGGGTCGGAAGTAGTCGCCGACGTCGAGCTCGGAGGCGAAGCGCTTGATCCACTCGTACTTCACGGGATCTTCTCCGTCGAGGGACTGGTTTCCGCGTAGGAGCATCGCCGGTTGGTGAGATCGACGCCGGTCTTGCCGAAGCCGTGGACGTTGGTCCACTCCCAGTGGTGGTCGCTGGTCTTGAGGTCGGTTCCCCGGTCGATGAGGAGGACTTCGTTCTCGAGGTCCGTGCACATGATCTCGTAGTGCGTGGGCGGCGGGTCGGGCAACAGCGCGACGAGCCCGCAGAGAACTCCGACGAACGCCAGGATCAGGGCGGGAAACGGGTGGAGCCTGTAGGCGACCTCGGTGACCTTCTCGGTGTCGTCGTAGAGGTCTCTGAGCATCCATCTCGGTCGACAGATCAGGGGAAGCCTCGCGTGGAACCCCTCCTTCGTACGGGTGACGCGGACGGAGCCGGGAGACATGCGACAGGTCAGGGGGTGCTCTTTCTTGACGAACAGGTGCCCGGTCTTGCTGAGCATGAGGCCCCAGTTGTCGATCCAGGCGGATTCGCCGATCTCGAGGTTCTTGACGAGCTTCTCCCGCAGGCGCAGCGGCGCGTTCACGGGCTCGGCCGGCTCGTCTTCGTTCTCGGACATGAGGCGTCTCATGGGGTCGTTGTTCTCGGCGGTTGTCGCGTCGTCAGTCATCGGGCATCTCTTCTTCGAGCAGGCGTCCGAGTGCGAGGAGCTCGACACCCTTCAGGTTGCCGACCCTCTCGAGTACCCGGAGCGTGAGCCGCTCCAGCCTCAGTGACTTGAGAATCAGCGACGAGTCGGTCGAGGCCCCCACCTCCAACCACGGGTCGGAAATCGGCCCCACGATGGTGACGTTCGTTCCGTTCGCTACGGTCTGCATTTCAGCGTCCCTCTAATCCTCCCATCTTCGCGGCCCTTGTACACGATGGTCACCGGTGCGCAGAACTGTTCGGCGTAGAGTTGTGCGGCGAGCACGGCCGCCTGCGCGATGTCGTCGGTCGTGAGTCTCGAGTCCATCAGGAGATTCAGCATCACCTCGACGGCCGCTCTGTAGTGGGGGTCTTCTTCGTACTTCTCGCGCGGGAGCATGGCGTCCATTCTACTCCCTCGGCGATTTTCACGAACTACGTGGGCACGGGCGCCCGGGCGCGTGATCCCCCTCGGAGCCGGGCGCGCGTATCATGGACAAGATGGAGCGGGGTTTGCACAAGTACAAGATCGAGGAGGTCGACGGGCGTGCGATGACGGTCTCGACCGGGGATCACGTCCCCTATGCGGACCAGTGCATCCTGGTCGATACCGAGAAGCACCCCGAGTTCTCGAATCCCGAGCTCGTGGCCCCGAAGTGGCGGGTGACGCAGGTCGAGGAGCTAGGCGTCGGGAGATACCGGCTTGAGCTGACTCCGATCACGTCCGACGAGCTAGGAACCGCGGAGCAGTGTGACGAGCTGGTGTTCCGCGATCTCGACCGGATCGCGCAAGAAGGAGCCTAGTCGGCCAGCTCGAGGGCGTTCAGCTGCTGGAGCGCCTCCTCGAGGGCGGCCCTCACGAAGGCAGGGTCGCCCTCGATCTCGATGATGTCATCCCTGACCTGGGGCCACCCGCGCGGTCCCTTGAGGCAGTGGATGGTGACGGTCACCGGGCTGTCGGGGCCGGAGTCCCCCGCGACCACGGTGCACGCGGTGTTGATCTCGTGGACTATCCTCATGGTTTCATCTCCCGAGTCTTCTGGAGAGCCCTGTTCAGGTGCTGCTGGATTTCAAACAGGGACGGGTTCGGGCCTCGCTTCATGCGCCACATCTCCCCGCACTCGTCGCACCGCCAGTTGAGCTGGCCCCCGCCGGGGTCATCCCACAGGTTCGGTCCCCCGTGCGCGCCGCAGAACGGGCAGTAGGGGCACGCGAGGAAGTAGCGGTCTCCGGGCATCAAGGACCTTTCTTCTCTCCGTAGCAGAGTTCGCCCCGGATGGGGTCCCATTGCCCCTTCTGCGGATAGCAGCGGGCACACGACCGCAAGTTCATGACCGCGAGGCCGAGCAGCGCTATCGCAAACAGGGTCGTGACGACGGTCGTGAACGTCTTCTGTCCTGTCGTTTCGTACATGTTCAGAATGCTCCCGTCCACGACGTGTCGAAGGTGATGCGGAGGTTGTCGGCGTGGACCCGCTCCCAGACGGAGCCGTCCTTGGCGACGTTGCCGTAGTCGTCCAGGAGGAGCTGCTCGGCGTAGTTGAACATGCGCCAACCCTCTTCCGTCTCGGCCGGTGCTCTCCATGCGAGGGACCACGCCGGACGCTGGACCACGTGGTCGTCCTCGAGGACGGCGAGCACGGTGTTGCGACGCATCACGATCACGCCCCCGGTGTGTGAGGCTGCCTCCATGAAGTTCTCCACCTTCGTCGTGCGCACGCTGGGCATCGTCATCAGGCAGCGTGGGCACGGGCCGGGAGGGCGTTCGCCTTCCCCGTACCAGAGGATGGTTTTCTTGCAGACGGGACAGGGATCGCTCACGTGATCACCTCATCAGCGTCGAGGTCTTTCGCGGCCTTCTTGTAGGTGGGGACCTCGGCGAGCTGCGCTTCGAGCCGGTCGCACAGGTGCCAGTCTCGGTAGTCCCCGGCCGACCGGAGGGCGGAGCTTAGGTCCTTTCGTTTGTAGTAGATCGTCCTGGCCTTCTCGTCGGGCAGGCACAGGGACGGATCGTCGTCGCGGATCCAGACGAGGCCCGGTCCGTCGTGTAGGCGCCAGCCCTTCTCCACGAGATCCCTCGCGTGTGCGGGGGCCCACGCCTTCATGACCTCCTGGAGGCGGCGCTCGGGATCGAATGCTTCTGTCCTATACGGGGTCATCGGGACACTCCTCCTCGGCCGCCCATCGGGCCACGATGTCGTCGGTCTTCTCGCGGATGTCTCGATCCGACGCGCCCGGGCCGTTGGCTTCGTCGTATCGAGCGACGGCTCCGACGTGGTAGTCCATCCGAAACTCGGCGACCATCTTCAGCAGCATCGCCGCAATCTCCCGCTCCTCTAGGCTCGTCGCCAGGTGGTGCAGGTCCATCGTCCTCCGCGCGACGTCCGCTCGCTCCTCTCGGCGTCCTCTCTCGTAGTCGGTCACCAGTCGTACTTCCTGCGGGTTCGGGCCCGCGTCCAGTCGGCCATCTCGTCATCGTGGACCCAGGTCGGTTCTTTACGGAGCCGCCGGAACAGGCGTCGCCACCAGACGTTGACGAAATCCTGCAGGGTGTCCCGGAAGTAGAAGTCCTGCCACGCCCGCGCCTGAGCCTCCTGACGCTCGGGATCGTCCTTGAGCGGAGGGGGTAGTCGAACGGGTGGGAGCGGGTGGATGCCGCGCATCGTGTACCTCGCTATCCTCGGATTCGGAACAGGCCTCCGGGTTCGTCGAGGAAGATCTCATCATCACCCGACCGGCGGACCATGACGTCGTAGATCCGCGCGAGGTCGAGGACCTCTCTGGGGGAGAACTGCGCGCACCACTTGTCGTGTACCAGCATCGCCCTCGGGTGCGGTCGCCGGGAGGGGTGGTGCCAGTGCCGGATGACGTAGGTGGTCTTGTCCATCTCTCCTTCTACGGAAGCGAGGGCCCGGTGTGTTTCATGGCTGGAGTCAGTGATCCTGGTCAGCGTCCTGGGGTCTCCCCAGGCACCATTCACCAGGCCCTCGCGGGCACCGTACCGACGGGGCGCGCCCCCACGGGACGGAGGCTGCCCTCGTGAGAGTTTTCCGAAACGCGGGGCCGAGACGTGTTTTCGGAAAAATCGCCGCGCGGGTGCGTGCACGAGAAAATGAAATGGGGTTTTTCAGGGCTCCAGAAAATAGTCTATGAGGTCTACGATGGCTCCTGCGGGATCGCCTTCCTCGGCACGGTGTCGGATAGCCATCAGCCTCTTCCTGCGCTCCTCTTTTCGGCTCGCTTGCACTTTTTCCCTTTCTCGACGCTTGCTAAGATCTGGCGGCGGTTGGTGAGCCTTCCGCTTGGTGACCTCGGACTTCAGGATGCCTCGTTTCTCTGCGATGAAACCGAGGGCGCTCTTGGCTTTGCGCCACCAATCCTCGTCGGAGCGGCCCCTTGCCTCCAACTGTGATTGGATGAGGGCCGCAGAACCCTTGACCTCGGCATTGAGGGCCCAGAGTTCAGAGTCTCGCATGCCGACGACACGACGCGTGAACTCCTCGATGCCGCAGACTTGCCACCAAGGACGTCCTTGCTGGTCTCTGGGAATTTCAGGGACGTAACGACCGGTATAGGAGGAAGGGTGGGACATGTTCCTTATACACCCACCGGTGCTCCCGGTATCAGTCTTCCTCGTCCTCGAGGCCCTCGATCTTTTCGACGAGGTTGGAGGGGACCATCACGGTGTATTTGTCCGGGTCCTCCTCGTTGCCCTCCATCCGGTAGTAGGTCTCCCCTTCGTTCCTGAGTGCGGCCTGGGAGAGCGTGCATTCCCAGTAGAGGTGGTGGCACTCGCACTTGCAGTCGGTCTCGCTTCGGTACCCCACGGGCGCGGGGTTCATGGCGTTCTCGTCGTGGACGGGCTCGTCGTACCCGTGCTGCCTCGCCCAACACCAGTCCTCCCACGTGTCGAGGCAGTCCTCGCAGATGTGGTCCTTGGGGTCGTGGCCCTCGTGCTTGCGAGCCAGCTCGCGCTGCTCGTCCGAGAGGGTCACGACCTGGTCGGTGGGGGCGAACTTCATGGGATCGTCTATTCTACCGCCCCAGCGCCTGCCCCGGAAACGGCGGGCCTGATCGTCCTCGCGTCGAGTTGAGTTCACGTGGAGCTGTCCTCTTCCAGACGCCTCGCGATCCACCGCGCCTTTTCGAGCTCCTCCTCGCACAGCTCGGGAGGTCCACTCGGGAGGCAGCGCGCGCTGTCGACCGAGAGCCCGACGATGCGGCAGAGGTTCTCGAGGACCTCGGTGTCCGAGCGCTGTTCGGGCTCGTGGGCCACGTAGAAGGTCCCCTCCGGGAACGACCTCTCCAGGTCGTTCAGGAATTTCCGCGCGACGTCGACCTCGCCCCTGTCGAGGAGCCACTTGACCTGCTTGAGCGATTCGAGGACGACGAGCGGGGGTGCTTCAGACTCGGTCGAGGACTTGGGCGTTCCGGCCCCGTCGCGCAGGAGAAGCGGGTCGTCGCCCTCGTCGGTCCCCCCACGCGTCGGGCACTCGCCGCTCTCCTCCCCGTGCCTGTGTCCTAAGGCATAGTAGAGCTCCGCCTTCGTCCAGACGTGCTCGCAACCGTACATGGGACACTCGAGCCCGTAGGGGTCGACGTAGTGGGGAGAGTACCTCTGCCCGCATTCGGGGCACTTCAGCTGTCCCTCCTCGGCCCGCTCGGCTTGTTGCGCCCGTTCGGAGGAGACGCGCTGGTCTCTGTCCCTCCTCATCTCGTCGGCCACCTTTCTGATCGCGGTGGCTATCTCGTTCAGGCCCTTCCAGTCGCTCATCGCGGTCCTCGCTTCCTCCGTGGTCCGTCGTGATCGAATACGGCGATGCAGACGGCCGCCGTCCACAGGACCTCGCTGAACCAGGGCTCGCCACGATGCCAGGCCCACGTACCGAAGACGAGGAGTATCCACAGCAGCGGCATCACGGATCTTCCTGGGGCATGTCGCGTGTGAACATCTCGTACGTCCTAAGCGCCTCCCGGGGACTGCCCGTGCCCTCGCTGTACAGCACGTCGGAATTCCTGAGAGCGTTCTTGAGCACCTCCGCCATCTCCTGTGCTTGAGCACGCACGTGGTCGTGACGCCGCATCGTATCTAGTGCTTCGTTGAACCGCTTCGCGGCCACGTCAGCCAGGCCGTCGGCGTGCTTCATCCAGGCGCGCAGGGCCGCCTCGACGTCCTCGGTCGCGGCGGCTCCGTCCGGCGGCAGGGGATAGCGCTGGCTCATGGATCGTCGCCTCGGATCTCGGCCCTGACCTCGAGATACTCGGCGTATCGGTCGGGTGCCCTGCGAATGAGGCGGCGCACGTCCTTGCTGTTCCAGCCCATCTTGTGGGCATACCACGTCAGGAAGTGTTCGTTCTCCTGCCACGGCGGGCCGACGCCGGGACCGAGGGATCGTCGGCGCTGATCCTCGTTGGTCGTGAGGATCTCTTCGACCGTCTTGAAGGCACCCCACGTGTCTGACTGCGCCGCGAAGTGTCTCCGGGTCCAGGTGTCGTTCTGCCTGCGGTCCGTGAGTTCTCCGTCTCTCAGGTGCAGGGAGAGGTTCTGGTGGACCATGAGGTGGCGAAGCGCCTTCGCGAGCCTGTGGTACAGGACGGCATCGGTTCGCTCCTCCTGGCGCTGGGCGCCCTGTCGCTCGAGGACGAGCGCGCCTTCGGCTTGTCGGGCGCGAGCGTCGCTCTCGAAGTGTTCGCGTCGCATCACCTCGCAGGTTAGCTGGGCGACCTTGAAATCACATCCGAGTGCCTGGAGCTCGCTGCACCAGCACGGCTGGTGCGTCTCGTCGCTGTGCGTGTCGAAGCGCATGCGCATCCAGTCGCAGCCGGCGATGAAGCCCTGCTGAGCCACCAGACGCTCGTCATCTTGAGGCCACTGGCTCGCGTACTCCTGGGCCGCCTCCTTTTCGTCGGGGCTGGCCGGTCCGTGGTAGAGGATGCAGCCGCTCTCGCGAAGGGTCCTGCGCGTGAGTTCCTCAAGGCCGTCTCTGAACATGTCGATCAGGTCGTCGAGTGGGGCCGTCATTGGTGCTCCTCGCGCGGACCGCGCTTCGTGAAGCCGTGCTCAGGGATGCTTCATCGGGTATACCTCCACGAGAGGACCGGTGAAACTCATGAGCGACACGCACGCGAGACTGGCGGTCCGGTGGGGCGACGAGGAAATCGAGCTGGAACGTCACTATCCGATCCAGAAGGACCTGAGGGAAGACGCGATAGCGCTCGCGGCCATGTGCGTCCCCGACTACATGCAGAAGTTCCGTCCACCGAAGGACCTTGAACCGCAGCCGTGGATGCTGATGATCCTGCGAGCCATCGGCGAGCTGCGAAACGACGGCAGGCGCGATAGGGCGTTCGAGGACGACGCCATGCAGCAGATCATCAGGAACCTCGGGATCCTCGGTCTCGGGCAGCTGTTCGGTGCCGACATGACCGGACTCGTGTAGAACGAACGGAGGTCCTCCATGATCAGAGGGCCCGATGTACTGTTCCACCGGAACCTGGCCGCCCCTCGTGAAGGGCCATGCACTGGTTCTGGCAACGCAGGTTCTCGATGAACCGTGCGCGGGTCTCCTCGGCGGTGGTCATGGTAAGGGTTGTACCCCGGAAAGGATGAAGGGCCATCCTCCGGGGTGAGTCGGAGGGGCCCTTCATGGCTGTCCGTGACCCGGCGGGCTCAGGACATCGAGAAACCCTACCGCCGAGTTCCAGCTCGGTCAAGGCTCGTCGCCGAGGAGGCCGTCGTTCAGGGAGGCCATCTGGAGGGCGACGCGCAGCTGGCTGCCGCTCGGGAGTGCCGCCATCGCGTCGTCGACGGCGTGACGCACCGCGGCGACCCCGACCTGGAGGCTCTCCACCACGGCGTCGAAGTCGCCTTCCCTGTAGAACGCCTGGATGAGGGGGACGTCCTCGGGTTTGGGCTCCTCGACGGCCTCGAGCTCCGCCTGGATCTCGTTGTCCGTGAGGTTGGGGTAGAACGTCTCGAGTAGCTGGCGGACGCGCTCGACCCCGTACCTGTAGCTTCTCTCGGCCATCACCTACGTTCCGTTCATCGAAGCGCTAGCGGCCGTGTTCCTCTCCTTTCGACACGACGAACGCCCGACACGCGAGGTCCTCGCCGAGGACGACGAACTTGGTTTCGTCCACGAGGACGATCTTCGCGCCCCAGAGGTGGCCTTCCGGCATCCCCTCGAGCAGCTCGGGGAGGGCGGAGTACTCGAGCAGCCACTCCCAGATCTTCCTGCACGCGACGAGCCACCGCGGACGGGTCCCGTTGCTCTCGATCCACGCGAAGGCGTTGGCTAGCGTGGAGCCCGAGGGATCGCCCTCTTCGACCTGGTCCCTCCCGGTGAGCGGCCGATTCGCCGCCTCCAGCAACTCCTTCTCCGTGGGCTCCGAAACCTCGTTGGGTTCGCTCATGGAGAGACCCTACCGCGTCCTTCCTTGCCTCCGAGCCTGGGTCCCGCTAGGATCAGGCTAGCGGCGATCTGTAGGCGGATCGAACGCTGAGGCGGTGGCCCCGCCGGTTCCTCACGGTAGCCGGCGGGGCCCTATTTTCACGAACCCTCCTCGATGGGGTACAAGGGAGGAGTTTCACGATGGAGAAGCCGCCCCTCACCCAGGCCCCTCTTGGATGGCTCAGGGCCGTCACGAACGACTGCACGGACGAGCCCGACGAGCACGAGGTCGAGTTTCGGATCCGGTCCGCGGAGGACCGGGAGTGGTACAAGTTCATGTTCAACCTCGGAGAGATTCGCGCCGAGCTCGGCAGGCGCATGGCCAACTGACTGAAGGGAGACGTCGATGACGAAGCACACGCAGGTGGGGCCTCCGGCCATGGTCGGCAACTACAGGGTCCGCGTCGTGTCGGACTCGGAGAACCCAGACTTCCTGTCCAAGGCCACGTGGGAGAACCCGCTAGACCGCGCGGGCCCCGTGTCGATCCGCATGAGCGGCCCCCCGGACGTTCAGACGGTCATCGTGGGAAAGCGCGAGGTCCTGTTGGAGCACGAAGGGAAGACCCGGAGGATTCCGGTCGACGCGCTCGAGGCTGTACTCAAAGTGGCCGGGTGGAAGGCATGGTATCCGCGATGAAGGTCCTCGCGCATGCTCTCCGGTTCGTCCTCTTCGTGCTCGTCGCCTCCGGCGCGCTCTACTCGATCTGCCGGTTCGCCGAAGGGTTGACCCAGAGCGACCGGGAGCCCGGGCAGCAGGAGCCGTGTCGGGACACCTACTACGACGGCGACTACTATCGCGAGGTCACGTGCAAGCATTCAAAGCACCGGCTCGTCATCGAGGATTCCGTCGTGAGGTGCCTGTGCGAGAGAAACGACAGATGACCGACGACGGCCCGTGGCGCACGGTCCTGTCGACGCGACGTGCCGAGCTGCCGGGCGGCGTCGAGCTCGAGTACACCCTCGACGACGTCGACCAAGACCCGGACACTCCGAGGGGAGCGGCCCACGCGAAGGTGGTCATGGACGTCGGCCCGCATGAGATCGTGGTGACGCGCGACCTGGTGGCATTTAGGGACGCGTACTCGTGGGGGAAGAAGGTCGCGGTGATGGTGCGGCAGCTAGGGGCCGATCTGGAACGCCTGCGCTTCGACGAGGGAGAAGATTATGACGGAGACAGATGATCGTGAGAAGGTGTGGGAGAAAATCGTCGAGCAGACGGCTCCCGAGATCGGCGACGCCGTCATGGGCTGCCCCGGCTGCGAGAAACTGGTCCGCGCCCTGAGGCGCGAGCGGGCTCGCGTGTCGGAGCTCGAGAGCGTGGGTCACCTGAGGGCGCCGTCGTGGGGAGACCTCAGAAGGGTCCGTCCTCGGGCCTGGGTCGGCGTGGCGCTGTTCCTCGGGTTGCTCTTCTTCTACCCTCTGATCCCCGGGTACGAGCCTTTCAGCCTGTGGGACCTCGCGGCGACTCCCGTCGCGGTCCTGTCGATCTGGCTGATGCTGCACAGCGGAAAGGGGAAACGATGACGGAGAGTTCGATCTCCATCTTGGAGGCGAGGTTGGAACGCTGCGAAGTGAAGGCTCGCGAGATGCTGCACCGGCTTGAAGAGGCCCTGGTCCGCTGCGGCTACCTCCGCGACGGGACGTACAGCAACAGGCGGGCAGACGGTCCACAACAGCCGTACTCCTGTACGATCCTCTGGCGCGACGGGAAGATCGCGCTCGGTCGTGGACTCCAGAAGAAGTACACTGGCAAACTCGTGAGGGACTCAAGAGGGCGTCCAGTACCCGAGGCCCCGCTTCCCGTCGACGAGATGACGAGTCGCGACCTCATTCGCGTCGCCCACAACCTCGCGCCGTTCTTCGACTCGCTTGAGAACGGAGTGAGGCACCAGATCAGGGAGCTCGAGAGGGCGGCCGAGATCGTGCGGGCGTTCCTCGAGCGCATCGAGGCCGACCCGCAGCCGTCCGACGAGCCCGCGCGGACGACGGAGGATCTCGGTGCCTAGGGAGGGCATCGAGGTGGCACTCCTGGACCTGAAGGAGATTCGGCGTCGGGCGCAAGCGGCGCTGGACTGGGACGGCGGCTGTGCGCTTCCTCCCGACGTGCCCGCCGAGGTGATCCTCGCGCTCCTGGACGAGATCGAGCGACTGCGAGACGTCCTCCGAGACGTTCGTAACCCCTGAGGAACAGAAGAGCGAAGGAGAAGTTCATGGACATCGCACTTGTGACGCTCTGCGTCACCATCATCGTGTTCTTGCTAGGCTTCGCCGCCGTCAAGATGCGCCTCGTCCTTCGCGGAGGGGCTGCGTCGCAGCTGATCCTGGTCGCGCTGCCGCTCGGCCTGTGCGTGCCTCTCGCGTGGTGGGCATGGCGGCTCCTCGGGGGTTCCTCGTGAAGCGTGACCCCCTCCCCCAGGATCTCGCGGACCGGTGGGCCCTTCCGTCGACGGACAGACACTTCACCAAGATGCTGTTCTGCGGCGCGGGTCCGCTGACCGTCGCCATGGTCGAGCACCTCCACGCGCGACTCGACGAGGCCCTCAGGCGCCTCAATGGTCGGCAGCAACCTCCGCACTGGCAGGTCCAACCCACGCAGGAGATGCTCGACGCCGAGGAGGCGAGCGTCCGCGAGGCCGACCTGGTGTGCGAGCAGGTCGCTAGGGACGTGGCGATGGCCCTGACAGGAAAGGACATCACGTTCTGGTAGGCCGGTCGCGGGAAGACGGGCCGTCTTTTCCACCGGCTCTCGGACGTGTTTCACGGACCCCGCGTGCTGACTTGGTCAGTCGCCTCCCTGCCCACGGAAGATGGCCGGTCGTTCCGGGATCTCCCCGGACACCATGCGCCCGAGCACGATCATGCTACCCTCGCGGGAGTACAAGGATGGTGAGGGGGTTCTTCTCGGCCTACGGCTGCTGCTTCCGATGCGGACAGGTGGTTTCCTGTCGGGCGAGGACGACCGAAGCCGCGGCCGGAGCAAGACCATACCGCCACAAGTGGTGGTACTACCCGGGTGGATGGTGCGACGGGCATCTTTATCCGGCCCTCCACTTCACCGAGTCGCCCGACCGCAAGACGGTCGCCCATCTCCTTGAGCTCGAGCAAGAGTGGGCGGACGAGGTCGCGAGGCGACGACGCGACGCCTGATGCAGACGTTCCTGCCGTGCCCTGACTTCGCCGAGTCTGCCGGGATCCTCGATCATAGGCGCCTGGGGAAGCAGCGGCTCGAGGCGGCACAGATCCTCGCGACGCTGGGAAGCGGAGGCGCATGGAGGCACCATCCGGCTGTGCTCATGTGGGCGGCACACGAGCCTGCCCTGCGACATTACATGAATGCGATGATCTTCGAGTGGGTCGCCCGGGGCTTCCGCAATACGATGAAGATGGCCCGGACTGGCGGCCGCGCCAAGATGCCGCCCTGGCTCGGGGATCACGCCCTTCACGCCTCGCACAGGTCGAACCTGCTGCGGAAGGATCCCGAATTCTACGGCCAGTACGGCTGGACCGAGGGACCAGACCTGCCGTACGTGTGGCCCGTGCGTCGAGGGGCGTAAAACGAGGGAAAGACGGATCGGTACCCTTGGAATGGGGCGCTCTCGTCATCGGTACAGAAAAGGGAAATCATGCGTTTCGTCTGGGATACCCTCCTTTCGGCAGTGTGTCTGTTGGCCGCCCTGGCCCTCGTCACGTGGCTTTCGGGCCGTGACTACCTGACGTGGACCTGGTTCGGTGTCCTGTTGGGGATCCTGATGGTGTCCGACGCCTTCAAGATTCTCTGGCGCCGACGCAGAGGGAGGCGGTGAGAGCGTGATTCTGTTCGGACTACTCGCGATGCCCTTCGTGGTGGGAGCAGCCGCGTACCTCATCACGAAGACGACGATCACGTGGAAGGAGTACCTCCTGATGACCGTGATCTCGGCGGCCATGGCCCTCGGCGGCTATCAGCTCGCCAAGTGGGGCGCGATGCACGACTTCGAGAACTGGAACGGCCGCATCACGAAGAAGGACCACGGCACACAGGGATGCTGTCACTGCCGGGAGGTCTGCGACAGCCGGGACAAGGACGGCAACTGCACGTCGAGTCACACCGAGTGCGACCACATCATGGACTACTGGTGGAGCGCGGACGTCAGCACGGGCGACACGCTGACCGACGGCTGCAACGGGTGGGACATCACGCCCGAGTGGTGGGAGAAGGCGTACGTGGGCGAACCCGCGGCGGTCGAGCACGGCTATCAGAACTACCTCAGGGCGGATCCTGACAGCCTGATGACGCCCGCTGCCGAGCAGTACATGGACCAGGTGCCCGAGCGCCCGAAGGTGACCGGCTGGTACCACGTCAGGCGGGTGATCGCTCATCAGGGCTCTAGCGTGGGGATCCCGACGATCTGGCAGAAGGAGCTCGACGAGATGAACGCGGACCTGGGGAGGAAGCACCAGGTCGATGTGCTCCTGCTCCTGACCGCGCTGAAGGACCCGAAGTTCGCGGAGGCAGTCAAGGCCAAGTGGCTGTACGGGGCGAAGAACGGCGTCACCGTGGTCCTCGGCGTGCCGGACGGCCAGACGATCGAGTGGGCTCGGGTGGTCACGCTTTCCGACGTGGAAACCCTCAAGATCGAGATCAGGGACGAATTGCCCGGCAAGCGGCTTGATGATCCCGCGATTCTCCCGTTCATCCGTAAGGAAATCGAGATGCAGTTCACGCGCACGCCGATGGCCGAGTACGAGTACCTGGCGTCGGCCGTGAAGCCGTCGTTCTGGGCGACCGTCGGGCTGTATCTCGGAAACCTCGTCGTCATCGTCGGCCTCGCCTTCTGGATGCACAGGGCGGACGTGTTCGGGGACGAGGCCTGGAGCTCGAGGCTCGGTTTTCGTCACCGTCGCTGGTGACTCACACGGAGGAGACGACCATGAAGAAACCCGGAATCATCGCGCTTGCAGGGTTTGTCCTGCTCGTGCTGTTCGTCGCCATGGCGGCGATGGACTTCTACAACGACGCCGTCAAGCTCGAGAACTCGACCAAGGCCCAGTGGGGCCAGAACCAGAACAACTACGACAAGTTCTGGAAGTCGATTTCCGAGATGGCGCAGATCCCCGACAAGTACAAGGAGGACTTCAAGGACGTGCTCGTCGGGAACATGGAGGCCCGGTACGGCGAGGGCGGCTCGAAGGCGCAGTGGCAGTGGATCCAGGAGCACAGCGTCGACTTCGACGCCTCCATGTACAAGAAGCTCATGACGGCGATCGAGGCCGGACGCGAGAGTTTCGAGTCCAACCAGACGCTCCTGCTCGACAAGCAGCGGCGCTACCGCGATCACATCGAGTCGGTCGGCGGCGCGTTCTGGCGCAACTTCATGGACTTTCCGCGGGAGGTCATGGGAGAGATGGCGCCGCCGAGGGACCTCGACGGGGACGCCCTCCTGACGGTGCTCGACTACCCGATCGTCACGTCCAAGAAGACCAAGGCGGCGTTCGCCGAGGGCGAGGACGAGGCGCTCGACGTGTTCGGCAAGAAGCAGTCCGGCTGACGCAGCACGTCGGTAGGGTTTCCCTGCTCGGCGCATGGTGTCCGGGGAGATCCCGGAACGGCCAGGGTCTACGTGGGCGGAGGGCCCGGACTCGATGAACGTCCTCAGCGGTCCATGAAACACGTCGAGACGCCGGTGGAGGGATGGCCCGTTTCTCGCGACCGGCCTTCGTGAAAAGTCGGCGCGTAGAAGGAACACGGAGGTCTTCGCATGAGACGACGCAGGTTCCTGACCACCCTCGGACTCGGCACGGCGGCCACGGCCACCGGAGCCCTCAAGGCCAGTGCCGAAGAGGTGAAGCACGACATTCACTGGGCTCGAAGGATGACGGAGGAGGGCCATCGGGTGCGCCTCGTGTCCTGGCGCACGCCCATCGCGGACCGTCCCAAGCGGGACAATCCGCAGTGCCTGACGGTCCAGATGGGGGGGTTGCGAGGGGTCGAGTCGGTGGACGACCTCGCGCTCACGTCGGAGATGCTCGAAGGCCCGTGGGAGATCGTGACGCCCGAGGATCTGGTAGAGCCAGAATCCGCCGTCGTGGTCGGTCCGGTGCAGGGGGTACCGTCACGCTCACCGCCGGTTACGGGGGGCCTCGGAAGGGCGTCCGTTTCGACTGAGGTGTGCCCGTGAACGAGTCGAAGATCCAGACGTACTTCCACGTCGCCGCCCTCGTCGTCATCGTGGTGACGGCGATGGGCGCCGGTTCTCTGACCCTGTGGGAGGCCCTCGCGGTGGCCACCGCGCTCCTGCTTCTCCCGTGGTTCGTGGGGCGGCTCCTTCTCCTCTTCCGCAAGCCTTCCCCCGAGCCGCTCGACGGCGGCGACGTGGTGCTCAGGCCCGGAAGACCGGGCCCCGGCGGAAAGCCCGGGCAGATCCGCTTCGAGCACTACGCGGCCGAGGACTATCCCTTCCTGTGCTTCAGGAACGTAGACTACGGTCTCGACCTTCAGATGTTCATGGGGACGGGTCCCCCGGACCCCGAGTCCCTGGCAGCGCCCGGATCAGTATACGTGCTGCTCGGCACCGAGCCCGCGCTCTACGTGAAGCAGAAGTCTATCGGCGGCTGGGTGCCGATGCTCGGCGTTCGCTAGCCCTCCTTCGGCGCCAGAGCCTGAAGTTTGATGTCTTTTCCGGGACTGAAGTCTCGGATGTTCACGTACTCGGGTTCCAGGCCGAGCATGTAGATGATCTCGCGCGCCGTCCCCTCGGCGACGCCCCTCATGCCGTACGCGAGGGCATCCTCGTCGGCGCCCACGCGAGCCTGTTTTCGGAGCTCGATTCCCATCCGCATGGCGGTCAGGATGCGGTCCTGGAGCCACGCCTCGTGGTCGCAGCCGACCTTCCTGCGCGGGGGTTCAACGCTGTCGAAGTCCATCCGTTCAGCCTTCTTGTCGCACATGTTCGCCTCCTCATGCCCAGGAGAGGACCTTGAAAGCTCCCCCCGGGTGGTAGTCCGCGCACCAACCCTCGTCTCCGATCTCGAACCACACGCCTCCTTCATGGCCCGGATAATCGTCGGGGAGGGACCGGTGCTTCAGCTCGTGCCGCCGCAACCACGCAAGGAGGGTCTCGCGGCGCCGCATCGCGGTCAGAAACTCATCGAGGTGATCGAGGTTCACGGTCACGTCTTCCCTCCCCGGATGACCTCGAACCGGCGCTGGCTCGGGAGCTCCTTGGCCGTGTAGGTGACGGACGCCCCCCACGTCTCCACGGTGAGCTTGATGCCGCCCCTGCCGACGACCTCGTCCATCTCGCCCGAGATCTTACCGTACGCCACGCCCGCGTTCAGGCCCGTCTCGAGTCCGTGCTGGACTCCCAGGAGAACGCCCTGGTAGAACATGACGAGGGGGATGACGAGGGCCGTGACGACGAGCACTGCGAGCCATCCGACGGTGGTCATGGGGGATCATACCGGCACAAGGATTGTCTACCGGGGCCCTTGGGGTAGACAACCCTTGTGCACCCCCGTAAGGAGAACACGGAACGGGCCGACGTCCCGGAACCCCGCCGAACCGAGGCTCCGCGGGGCCTACGCGAGCTCCGAGCCGCCGGCCCTCACGACTCTACCGGCCGCGCGCTTCGTGAAAATCCGGGGTACAAGGAGTGCCGATGATCATGGTGGACGAACTCAAAGACTACCTGCCTGCGCCCGGCAGGATGTCCGGGCGCTGGTGTCACCTGACCACCGACGGCAATCTCGAGGACCTCCACGAGTTCGCTCAGGGCATCGGCCTGAAGCGCGAGTGGTTCCAGGACCATCCCCGCGTTCCGCATTACGACCTTCGCCCGAGCAAACGGGCCAGGGCGCTGGAGGCCGGCGCCGTGTTCGTGTCGGCGCGGGAGCAGGCGCTTCGTCGTCGGGCTCGGCGCGTCGAGGAGGGAGATGGTCATGACGCCTGACGAGGAGCGCCGACGGACTATCTTGTGCGACATGGTCCACGGCACGATGAAAGCCGCCTACCACAAGGCCGAGAAGGCCGGAATGCCGGACGACGTATGGCAGGCATGCCTGGAGGGCGCGATGCTGGCCATGCGAATCGAGGCCGACTACCAGGTCGACCGGAGGGATCGCCCGAGGCTGCGACTTGGCCAACTCGTCGACATGCCGGACGGCTCGTGGAGGGTGCGGCGGTTCTGCGACGAGCCGAACACGGGCCTCGTCGAGATGGAACCCGTCGAGCCCCTCCGCGGCGTGAACGTCGTGGCCCCCATCGAGTGGGTGCTGCCGTTCTGCCGCGCCCGTCCCGTCGGCGCCCTCGCGGACAGAATCGCGCGCGGCATCGATGACGTCGTCCGAGCGTCGCTCGGAGAGGCCCGGGACGCGGACCATCCTGGGAGTGGATGAATTGTAAGATTGCCGGAAGGAAGACGAAGTCGTGCCTAGCAGCGACCGTGACACTCTGGAGAAGGCGCGCCACCACCTCGCGTGCCTCGTTTGGTTCGAGAAGCCTCCTGAACGTTGGCACGAGCCCGTACAGAGCGTGATCGACCTGATCGATGCCCACCTGAAGAAGTCCGATGCCCCACCGTCGGCCCGCGAGAGGAAGGCGCTTTCCTGGCGCAGCGTCTTCTGGATCTTCTTCTACGGGTGGATCGCCGCCGGCTACACCTACCTCGCGAATGTCGAGGGGATGACGGGCGTCTTCGAGGCCGTCGGCTTCACGGCCGTCGTCGCGGTCGTCGTGGCCGTGCTGTACGCGCTGATCACCGTCGTCTGGAACGTGGTGGAAAAGGAGCAGCGATGAGAGGTCACTTCCGATACGTCGTGTCCGAGATCCGGTGTCTGTCTAGGAAGGACGCCGACGCCGACGTGCTGACGATCTGGAGCCGAGGAGAGTTCGCTGGACACCTTCGGTTACGGAAAGGAGATGGCGACGCGGTCCTGGAGTACCTGCTCGGGCTCGGCGTGGGCGACCACGAGGGAACATCCAGCGGGCTTCAGTCCGAGTGGGCGTGGTCGCCCGGAGATCTGAGGGACTAGGGCGTGATCAAGGCCATCTCCGAGACCCCGGACGGCTCCTTCATCCTCCTCGGCCTGTCCGAGGAGAACCTGCGCCGTCTTCGTGAGGGCAAGCCGCTCCTAGTTCAGATGTCGGAGCTCGGGCACGAGGGACGCGTCGTCATCGTCTACGGGGAGACGGAAGAGGCGATAGTCAGGATGCTCCGGGAGGAAGGACTCCTGGATTCCTCCACGAAGGTTCGCGGCGGTGCCGACGCGTGACGACTGGAAGGTCGTCCCCCTGAGTCCGGGACAGCTCCTCGACGTGAATCCCGATCACGTGCTCGAGAACGGCCTGTTCCGCCTGTGCGACACCTACAAGGGTGGCGGAGGCTACGACAGCTTTCCGAGGCTCGCGAGGTCCCGCTTCGGAGAGGGCGACTACGGGCTCCAGTTCGTCGTCCAGCTGCGCGGCTGCACCCTCGACTGCCCGTTCTGCTACGTGACGCGCGAGGGCGTCTGGGGCGACGCGGCTTCGCTCTCCTCGGGCGATCTCGTGGCCGCCTTCAACCAGACCCGGGCTCTCGTGTTCCACCTGATGGGAGGCGCCCCGGCCCTGTACCTTGACCGCTGGCCGGAACTCCTCGACAAGCTGTGGCACGCGGGCAAGCCGGGTTGGGTATTCACGAGCGACCTGATGCTTACGGAGTTCAAGTACGAGGCCGACCTCGTCCGGCAGATCGCACGGCCACGGTGCCTCTACGCCGTCGGCCTCAAGGGGATCACGTCGGGCACGTTCAAGACAAACACGCGCCGAGAGCTGCCGGGCACCCTACTCTGGGAGAACCTGGCTCGCCTCGAACGCGCCCTGCTCCCCTACTACGTGACGTTCACGAACGTGCCTCCGAAGGAGCGCGAGATGTTCTGGAGGTGCTTCGAGGGAGAGTTCGGCGCCACGACGGCCGTACGTCGCCGTAGCGAGGAGCTCGTCATCGACCTCGTGCAGTACGGGGCTCTGCCCCATGTCGACGCGTTCCCGTGGGGCGGCGCGTAGTCGCTTCGTGAAAATACGACGCCCGTCGTGGCCGATGGGCAGCCTCGACGGGCGAAGGGGGCTGTAGACGCGGGTTTTCCAACGTCTAGCCGGTTCCACCACCCTCCTGGGAGGAGGGATTCCCAGGGTAGCGACGTGGCTCGCGTCGTCAAGGGGTACAACGAAAGATGTTCCACCTCACCTACACGACTCCCTACGAGGGCCCGGTCGAGACCCTTCGGTTCAGGCGCGATCCGCGACGAGGGGGCCTCGGCGTCTACGAGGACGCCGAGGGCGTGCGCTGGGACGTTCACGCGATCTTCGGCAGGCGCATCTGCGCTCGTCGCGTGGACGAGCATCCTCGCTATTACTCGACCGGGATCGACGGAACCCAGAACGGCCATCACGAGTGGCTTCCCTACGACGTGGAGATCGTCCCGTGAAGGTTTTGAGCGACTCGAGCAACCCCGTGATCGTTCTGGACCATGAGGAGGTCGTCACGTTGGTGGCAGCTGGTCATCCGTACCGTCTTCAGGTCGACAAGGACAGGCTCCTGGTAAGTGCCTCGGCCCGTTCGCCTGACGACCGCGTGGCCGTCGTCTCTGCTCTGCACGACCAAATTGGGCTCGCCCTTGAACCCAAGGAGTAGAGATGCACGAGCTAGTCAAGACCGTCGAGAGTTGGAAGTGCTATCGCAGAGACCCTCGCGACGAGAGACCCTCCGGCGGCCAGAGGTGGGCGGTGAGGGGCAGCTCGCGCGTCGAGCACCTCGAGCGAAACTCTCCCGGAGTGCTGATCACCCTGACCGCGACGTGGCCCGCGGAGGACGCGGTTGCCGCCATCCCGCTAGAGGTCATAGAGTTCGTGGCACGGGATGAGGAGGAATCCTCGGAGTGACGTCACCTACCCTGAGGCAGCAGGCCGAGGAGCGTGCGGTCTTGTGCACCCGGATCGCGAGGGCCCTTTTGCCAGGCGCGGGGGCAGGCGCCCTCGAGACTAGGGCCCTCGAGCTGATGGACCTCGACGACGAGCGGCTGCGGAGACTCCTCGAGAACTTCGACCTCGTCGCGAACGGCAGCGAGCAGCCAGACACGAGGAGCGAGCCGGGACGACTACCGCTGGCCGAGGCGACGAGGCTCGCCGAGCTGATGGTGCTCGCGGGCCGCGACGGTGCACGACTCAGGATCGTCGAGGAGTTCGACCCGCTGCAGCGCAGGGAGGTCGAGAGCCTCTCCAAGAACCCGTGCAAGACCTGCGGGACGTACCGGCTCCAGGAGAAGTGGGTGGGCTCGGCCTACTGCTCGCTCGAGTGCTGTCTGAACGAGCTGGACCAGCCCGAGTACGCGGAGAGCATGCTGCGGCACTACGAGGCCCACAACGGCGTGCGGGTGTGTCGCAACTGCGGGAACGAGCAGGATGTGGGCGAGACGATGACCGGATTCCTGCGGGGTCCCCTCGAGCACACGGACGGCACGACGCGCTGGCCTCAGCACGAGTGTCCGAAGTGCGGAGAGACGACTCCGTGAGGTACTGTCACACCAGGCGGGACGCGGCGTTCAAGCTGAGCTGCGAGGTTCAGGTCCTCATGCGTCTGTCCGCCAAGCCGCCGGACCCAGAGGCCGAGAAGAAGGTCGTCCAGGAGATCTACGGCGCCCTTGAGGACTACGAGAGCGCGAGCTATCGCGAGGCCCGGAGGTACCGGCGTCCTAAGCCGATCTGAGGCGCTTTTCCGCCTATCCACGTCCGCCTAGCAGATGGATCCCCGCGCGTTCAGGGTCGCCGAGGCGTTCGTTCGAGAGCACCTGCGTCGAGCTCGGTACGCGCCCGAGTTCATGGAGTGGACGCAGGGCCGCACCTTCAGGAACCCCGACACGGGGAACGAGGTCCTCTTCGTCTCGCTGCCAGATCCCGAGCAGGCGAAGATCTACAGGCAGTGGGCGGCGCACAGGATCGGGCCTCCCGACGAGGAGCGTGCCCGGACGCGCAGCCCCGAGGAGGTGGACCGGCGCAACGCCGAGATCGGGTTGGACGGCGAGGTCGTCGAGTCCGAGATCCTCTCGCCCGGCGGCGAGCCCGGCGCCTACAACCAGAGCGAGATCGTGAAGCTCCGCCACGGCGGGGAGGAGCAGGTCTTCATTCGCAAGCCCGCCGAGGGCGAGGAGAAGAACATCCGGGTCGGCATTCCCGCGGGGGCCTACCACGCGCGCGAGGCCGGGACCTACGGCCTCGACCGTCTCGTCGGAGGCCGTCCCATCGTCCCCGTGACGGTCACTCGTGGGAACGACGACGGCAGCTATCAGGTCTGGGTCCAAGGGGCCCGACCCATGTACGACGATGCCCTAGACGACCTCGTCGGGAAGGTCAAGCCCGAGGAGCTGCACCGGAGTCCGGATTTCCACCGTCTCAACGCCCTCGACCTCGTGATGGGACACGAGGACCGCCACGCCGGGAACCTGCTCTACTGGTTCGAGGGCGACGAGGAGACGCCCGAGAATCTCCGGTTTGTCGCCATCGACAACGGCCTCACCGCCGCGGTGCCGAGCGAGACAGCCTCCCACCGCGTCTACTTCCATCCCTTCAAGTGGATGTGGATCGACGACGAGACCAAGACCGACAAGGAGCGTCAGGAGGCGGCCGACGACGCCATGCGTCGGGGGAACAGGGCCGTCGCAGACAGCCTCTCCCGCATCGGGCCCGAGCTGCACGAGCAGCTGAAGCAGGTGGACCTGGCGGACGCGGCGAAGACCCTGACCAGCTCGGGCGTCGCCGAGGAGGGGGCGATCAGGGCCCTGCTCGTGCGCCTCGCCGCCGTGCAGGAGAACCCGCGGATCTTCGAGGACTTCCTCGAGCGCAGCGGCGGCGACCTCGAAAAGGCGTGGCAGGAGTTCCAACACGCGTCCGGGCAGCGGGACGACCTGCTCAGGCGCGCGGGCGCCATGACGCGACGGAAGGAGATCGACGAGGCGGTCGAGGCCGCGCGCCCGGAGGGCGGCTGGACCGAGCCTCAGGGGATCGAGAACATGTTCCGAGATCTCGAGAAGGAGCTCGACGGGTTCGATTCCTGGGGGATCTTCGAGGTCGAAGGCGCCGAGGCCGAGACGAGGCGCGGGTCGACCGAGACCTTCACCACGATATGGTGGCTCACGAGGCCTGGACGCTGAGGAGCGAGCTCGAGCGGTAGGCCTTCTCGAGCGCGTTCATGAATCGGGGGCCGTCCTTCGGACGGAACACGCGGCCGCCCAGACGGACGCCACGTCGCACGTCCTGGCGGAACCGGAAGTCCCTGTACTGCTCCGAGACGTGGCCGCTCCGGTCTATCGTGAACCTGGCCAGTTCGACGTCCCTCCTGGTTCTGGGGTCGTGTCGCATAACGGTCAGGGTGCTCTTCTTCACGGTCCTCAACGACGGGCGGCCGAGAGGACGATCACCGACCCTAGTCGGCCTTCAGTGCCATCGACTTGATCGTGACGCGGACGCCGTCCGGCTTGATCGTCACCGCGCCTTTCACCGGGACGCGCGGCAACTTCTCGATGACCTCCTCCTTCAGCCGCTTCTCGAGGCCGGCCACGCCGGTCTCGTCGAGCAGCTTCTTCTGAGCGTCCTTGCCCAGGTCGAGCGCCTCCGTCATGACCTCGCGGAAGACGGCGAGCGCCCTGTCGCGGTCGTCGGGCTGGAAGCGCTTGAGCAGCAGCGCGCAGGTCGCCAGGAGGGGGACGCTGCACGTCGCGGCCTTGTCGGTGTCCGGGGCCACCCGCATCTCGTCGACCTCGACGGTCAGATCCATCCTGAGGTTCTCGTAGACGCCGGGCTTGGTCTCGTCGCGGGCCACCTTCGCGTCGACGCCCTTCTTGACGGCGTGGGTCAGGGCGAGCGCGAACTGAGGGTCGATGTTGGCTGTGCTCATGGGTGCCTCTTCGTTCCTTGGTCCCTCCGCGGGACTCGGGGTTGGGGTCTGTCCCTTATACGCCAGATACGTCTCCCAGACTCGTCGCCCGGCCAGGTCCCCGCGGGCGCGATCCCACGCGAGCGAAGGCCGAGAGGCGACTCGTCGCCTCTCGGCCGAGGAAGGGAGGAGGCTACGCGGCCTCGCTGGTGGGGTCGGGCATCCCGATGGTGCCCGCGATCTTCACGGCGCCCTTGCGATCCTGGCGCGTCGGCTCCTTCAGGGCGGCCATCTCGGCGTCCGCCTTCTTCTGGGCCTTCTTGGCCAGCTTGTCGTCGACCTTCTCGGCCATCTCGACGAGGGCCTTGAGGTCGAGTCCGGCCTCGCCCGCGGCGTCGCGGTAGGTGTTGACGAGCGTCATGAGGACGTGGATGATGGCCCACGGTCGGGCCTTCTGGGGCGTGCTCACGTCCTTCTGGTCCTCGAGGACCTTCACCTCGGCCTCGATGGCCAGGGTCAGGACGGCCTCCACCTCGTGGACGCCGACCTCGAGGTTCTCCCGGTTCCCCTTCGCGGCGTCGGCTGCCAGCTTGGCGAGGGCGGCGAGGGTGGCGGGAGGGAGGGAATTGAGGTTCGTGGTCTTCATGGCTTGCTCCTTGGCTCTCTGAGCTCCGGCTATCTGTGCCTTCATGGGGTGGACGCCCCTTCGGAAAAAGTTACATCGGCCGCGTGGTCTGGTTCAGATCAAGACCCCGCGCGATTCGCGCGCATTCCGGCTCCAGAAATGTAAGGATTTCGCCTCCTCCGTCCACCAGACGAACCATGTCATCCCGCAAGCACCAGACGCTCAGGATCGCGCCCTCGGCCGCCGAGCTGCTCGCGTGGCAGCGGCACGCCGACTGGCAGCTCGCGCAGGAGCAGGGCCGCAACCGAAACGGGCGCGCCTACCTCCGCGGAGGGCCGCAGGGGTCGACCAAGACCAGGCGGGCTCGTCTCAGGAAGGCGTGCCGCGGGAAGGTGCGAGGCTGGTGACGGGCGCCCGGACGCCTCTCGAGGCCCTCCAGGCGGCGTTCAGGGATGCGAAGCGACTGCTGCTGCTGCTGCTGCTGCTGCTGCTGCTGCTGCTGCTGCTGGAGCACTACCCGGAGGACGAGCCCTACATCATGACGCTCAACCCCAAGCTGAGCGTCAACGACGCGATAGACACGATGGCCGTGAGCCAGATCGAGGAGCAGCCGCCGTACCGCGGAGCCATCGTCGCGAACACGCAGGTCGTCACGCGCCTCACCGACGAGGATCTCGCGCGCCTCGTCGCCGGCTACTGCTGCTACCTCCTCTCGGCCGACCGCTGGAAGCAGTCGATGAAGGCGGGACGCGAGTGGGCCAACCGTCGCGGCGACTTCTGGGGCGACGACGTGCCCCGCTGAGGGCGCGCCGCTTCGTCAAAATCATCGTCCGTCCGCGTCGGTAGGGTGGTCGCGAGCGCCGGAGACAACCTCCGGTGCACGAACACTCGCCTCGGGATCCGTCCCGGGCTCACAGGAGACAGACAGTGCACACGACACACGACGACCCTCGTCCGTCGACCCACCTCAGGACCGTACAAGACTTCCTCGAGCAGCTCGGCCAGCTGAAGACGGAAGGACTCGGAGCACGGGAACGACTCGACTTCATCCGCAAGCAGGGGAGTTCCCTCCTTGAAGGGGACGAGCTCCAGCTGGAGGACGCCTTCGACGTGGAGAACCGCGTCCGCTCCCAGCACCTCGACAAGCTCCGCGGCATCGACCACGCGCTCGAGAGCCTCGCCGCACTCTGGGCCCAGGGCCCCTTCTCCGAGGAGGTCAGGGAGGCCGGGCAGGCGCTCCTCGGTCACGCCGAGGGGTTCGTCGTCGAGGCCAAGCGGAGGGAGGAGGCGTCCGCGACCGAGATGCTCGGACTCCTCTGGGAGCGGGCGCCCGCCGACCTTCGATGGCTGTATCCCTGGCTCAACGCATGGGACGGCCCCGTCAAGGCGCCGAGTCAGGAGGCCGTGCAGATGTACGGGGTCCCGGCTACCCACTACGAGGGGTTCGAGGCGCCGCCGGAGCCCCAGGTACCCGTCTCCTACGAAGAGGAGCGAGAACACGAGAGGCGCCTGCCGACGGAGCACCTCGAGGGGATCGAGCAGCTCGAAAAGCAGGCAGTCGAGAAGGCGGAGACGCCCGAACCTGTGAAGATCGAGGTGCCCGAGCCCGAGACGCGCGGTTTCCCCGTCACGAGGATCGACGAGGCCGTCTCGGTGGTCGAGGAGGGGCGCGTGGTGGCCAAGGTGGGGGAGAAGGCGACGACCGACGAGGCACCCGATCCCGACAAGCTGCGGGAGCGCGTCTGGACCCAGGCGCTGCGAGACGTGACGCTCGAGAGATGGCAGCTGCGCGTCCAGGCGCACGGACACATCGGCGGTGTCGGGATGGGCACGGCCCTGATCTGGCAGAACGAGGAGAAGTCCGCGCACGAGGCCAGGCTCGAGATGATCGACCTGCTCAAGTCCGCGAGCGGGATCGAGGCGGAGCCGAGCGAGGATGCGAAGTTCGAGGTGAGGCTGTACGTCGACAGCCCGAAGCTCGGGCGCCGGAGCCTGTCCAAGACCATGACGCGCAAGGAACTCGACGAGCTGCACCTGGACCCGGCTCCCTTCGTCGAGGAGGCATTCAAGGACAAGTAGCCGCCCTTGAGCTGTCTCGGCGCGAGACACGCACCCGCAAGGGCATGAGACGCCAGTTTTGGTGCCGAGATTGCGGAAGCCCGCTCCGAGGGGGCGTGGTGGTCTGCTGTGCTGGCTGCCACGGCCATGCTGCCGCGACGATCGAGGACGTCTGGATCAGAGACCTTGATCGGGAGTATGATGACGATGGCCCCGAAGGGGCCGCAACACCCGAGGCCGAGGCCAGACGGTGACGAAATCGAAGGACACAAAGCGGCAGCGTGCCGAGCTGCTGGGCATGTCGTACGGCACCGCGGAGAGGAAGCTCCGAAAGACGGTGATCCACGAGCTTGCCCGTCAGACCGGGAAGAACGTCTGCATCGACTGTGGTCGCGAGATAGAGTCTCCCGACGACCTCGCCCTCGTTCACGTGGAGGACTGGCAGGAAGACCCTGACCAGTTCTTCGAGCTCACCAACGTCGCCTTCAGCCACGCCTCGTGCAAAGCATCGAGGGTCGGCAGGAGGCAGGAGGAAGAGAACGAGATGAGGAGAGTAGAAGTAACCGTAGAAGACGCCGAGGGGCGAGCCCTCCCCGGCGTCAGCCACCAGGGCACCGTCTACGTGGCGGGAGAGAGGGACAAGCGGTATCAGATCAGGGTCCGCAACACCACCAACCGGCGGCTGCTCGTGGTCACCACCGTGGACGGCCGCAACGTGAACACGGGCAAGCCGGGGGACGTGAGCGACAGCGGCCACGTCCTCGACCCCTGGCAAGAGTGGACCTTCGAGGGTTGGCGCCAGAGCGACGACCGGGTCGCCGCCTTCCGGTTCGGGGCGAAGAAGGAGGCCTACTCGAGCCAGATGGGCAGCCCGGAGAACGTCGGCGTCATCGGCGTCGCCGTGTTCGAGGAGCAGGAGCCCGAGCGGCGCATCGTCACGATCAGGGAGCGCGAGTACGTCCCGTACCCGGTGCCGAGGCCCTATCCGTGGCCGCGGCCGTGGGTGGATCCGTGGAGGCCGTGGGTTCAGCCCTACTGGTCGATCAGCACGGACAGCGTGACCCACGGCGGCGGCGGCGGCACGTTCACGTCGTCCGGGATGGTCACGTCGTCCGGGATGGTCGGGTCGGCCGGAGGAGCGGGGTCCTCGGCTGGCGGTTCCGGCGCCTCGAGCGTGCTCTCCGTGAGTTGCTCGAGTCCGGAAGCGTCCCCGAGCGGGGTCGGTGGGACGGGCATGGAGCTCAGCAACGACCTCGACCTCGACGACCACGTCTCCCTTGAGTACGGCTCAGGTAAGGGCAAGCACAAGGGGCTCCAGACGCAGCAACTCGGGACCGAGTACGGGGAGTCGGTCGTGTCTCAGGTGAGGAACACGAGCTTCAAGCGGGCCAGCGACGATCCGGTCGAGGTCCACGAGATCCGGTACGACAGCATGAAGGCGCTGCGGGCCAGGGGGATCATGGGACGAAGGCCCTCTCAGAAGCGCCGCCGGAAGCCACAGGCGTTTCCCAAGAGCCCGGCGGTGCAGGGAGGCTACTGTCCCCCGCCGCCCCACAGGAGGGCGTACAAGACCTGAGGGAGGGTCCGAGAACGGTCGGCCCCGACGAGCGTCTCCGGGGAACTTGGTGCCCCGGAGACGCTCCTTTTTCGGGCGTATAAGAGAAGATGTCGGAGAACTGGTGGCATCGTCTCTACCTGGGGCCCGAATCGGCCTGGCTTGAGCGCCACTGCTGGCTTTCGACGGGCACGTACTGGTACGAGCTGAAGCCGCGGCGGCCGGGGAAGTTCGTCTGGCACAACAGGCTCGTGGAGGAGATCAACTATCCATCTTGGCCCCGACAGCATGCCATTGCTCGTCGGCTCGCGGACACCACGCTCGCGAGGCAATGCGACGTCGATCCCGAGACCGGCCTCTCCAAGTGCGCCACCGGACTCCTCCTGCTGGCGTCGCACATCGAGGGCCGGGACGTCCGGTGCAGAGTGATGCAGGGCTGCGGCGCCTACCTGGCGTTCCACGCGGACGACGTCACGGGCCCCAGAGCGGAAGACACGGTGGGGCGTGTGCTCGAGATACTTCGTCTATTGGATGCGCGTCTAGGACGTTCTTCCGGCACCATCGCTGCCCTTGAGCCTGAATCGAGAATCTACAGATGAGCGAAGAGAAGCGCGCGGAGTCCCAGAAGAAGCGGCGAGGCAGCTGGGCCGAGGTCAAGACGTGGCAGGATCCGGACAGCAAGGTCTCGCTGATCCTGTCCGAGCGAATCCGGGGGAAGCACGCGTACTCCCTCCAGATCGTGCACGAGGACGCGATGGGCATGAACAGGTACGTTCCCGTGCGTCCCGACGGGGCGCGACACGAGATCGAGCACATCGTGTTCTCCCTCGTCAGGGAGGCGCGCCAGTTCGTCGCGGAGCGCGAGAAGCAGCGTTCCTAGCTCTGCGGTAGCGGAGGGACGACCCCGTCCGAGCACGCCTTGCTCATGTAACTCAGGACGGCGACCTCGCCCTCGGTCATCGACAGTCCGTGCGCCTCCTTGAGTCCAATCCAGGCGGCGATGTAGGCGCACCGGAGCTCGGGAGAGGGAGGAAGCCACTCGTCGGGACCCTTGGCACCCTTGGACCTGTTCGTGGTCCGCGAGGTCGCCTTCAGGTTGTCCAGGTCGTTGGCGAACCCGCGCTTCCTGGCCTTGTCCCACTCCCAGCCGCCCGACTCGTGGGCGTCCCGGAGGGCGACGACGTGGTCGACGTCGACCGTCGACGGGTCCTCGACCACGCTGCCATCGTACGGATCCATCCACCGACCTGAGGCGACCCTGCACTGCTTCTCGTCGGTGAACGCGACCGGGACCTCCGAGTCGCGGACGAGCACCTCCTGCCTCGTGTCCTGGCAGTCGCCGTCGGCGTCGGCCCAGCGGCCCCAGTCGCTCCGGTCGTACTCGGGGACTGTCTCCTCCGGGCACGCGAGAGGGGGATCAGCGGCCACGGCGCAGGTCGCGAGGCCGAGGAGGGTTAGGGAGATCCAGCGGCTCATTTCCCCAATTCTACCCCGAAGCGCGTAAAACCAGGGAGATGGCAGACCTGGGGCACGAACCGAAGGAGCACAAGGGTCGGAAGGTTTACGGAAGAGCCACGTCGTTCACCGACGGCTTCGACGTTCTCGACGGTCTCGACGGTCCTCCCAATTTCCTGTTCAACGCCTGCCGCCACTGTGGCGTCCTGTACGTGCCTACCGACGGTGCCGTCTGTCCGACGAGGCTGTACGAGTTCCTGAAGGAGAGATTGCTATGAGTAGCTTGCCGCCGCCTCCGGGCGTCACGCTCATGACCGCAGGTGACGCCCGTCGAGAATTCCCGGACAAGGAGATCGGGCCCGCGTTGCCAGCCTGGGGAGGCTCTCCCGCGCTGCCGCCGGCGCCCGACGACTCGTGGTGCTGGGTGCTAGACGCAGGTGCGGAGGTCAGGTCGCGGTTCAAGACGCGAGAAGAGGCCCTGATGGACTCGTGGAGAACCTTGTGGTGGATCTGCGAGAGCTACGCCTACACGTCGCCCGAGCAGAAGCGTCAGATGAGGGACGCGAAGATCGCGTTCCTCATGGAGCAGGGTTGGGGGTTCCCGGACGACTACAAGCGGAGGCGGCGCGAGCACGATGCGATCGAGAGGTCTCGCCGTCAGTGGATCGAACAGGAGCGGGCTACGGAGTTCACGGGGAAATGAGAATCTTCCTGGTACGTCACGGGCAGTCGAGGGCCAACCTCGACTGGGAGGAGAACAGGCGCGTGGCCGACCACGCCATCGCGCTCTCGGAGGAGGGCAGGAAGCAGGCGCGGGCGGCCGGAGACTTCCTGGCCCGGTACTTCTTCGACCGGCTCACCGTGGGCCAGCCCTGGAGGACGCCGCCGATCCGGCTGTGGCACAGCCCCTACCTGCGGTGTCGGCAGACCGCGGCCGAGATCGAGGGCGCCTGCCGCCTCCCACTGGTCGACTCCGACTTCGACCACGACGACCGCACAACGTGGCAGATCGGCCCCGTCTACGGCGCGGCCGCGAACGAGCCCCGCGTCTACCCCGACCGGCGGGACGGCGACCCGTGGTTCCTCGACGCGCGCGAGCACCTGCTCTTGGCCGAGCAGCAGTTCGGGATCTTCGATGGCCTCTCCGACGACGAGCGCCGCGAGCGATACCCCGACATGCAGGCGTACTACGAGAAGTGCAAGAAGTTCGAGGGCAAGCTCTGGCCGAAGATGCCGCTTGGAGAATCTCGCTTCGAGGTCTGCCAGCGCGTCCACCAGGCGTTCGGCACGTTCCACCGCGACGCCCAGAAGCACGGGATCGAGAACGTCGTGATCGTCGGACACGGGACGACGAACCGCGCGTTCGTCATGATGTGGCTACACCTGCGGTACGAGTGGATGCACGAGGAACCCAACCCGAGAAACTGCTCCATACGGCTGCTCGAAGACGGTGAGGACAGGGGGTACATCTTCGAGGGTTTCGAGCACGCCGAGGGGTACAACCACGAGGCCAACCGAGAGACCGAGGAGTAGGACGTGCTGGAACCACCGAAGCCCACCGGGAAGCCTCCCACGACCGTCGCGCTCGTCGGCAAGGTGATGCCGTGGATGCGGGGACAACCCGTGCTGCTGGAGATGCCGGCGAGCATCTGGCGATACCTTCCCCTGTTCGACTCGCCCGAGGGCCTCTCCGTCTTCCTGACGAAGGCCGAGGTCGAGTGGGAGTCCATCAAACAGGTGGACGACGTGTCCGAGTTCCTGTCGAGCTTGGACGGCACCGACATCAAGGTCATCTGCGACCCGAGGTTCACGGACACCGGACGAGTCCGGTTCCATCAGATTCAGTAGGCCATGGCCAAGGCGAGGGGCATCCAGGAATGAAGTACAGCACGCACGAGATCTCCCGGCCCCCGGGCGAGATGAAGTGCGCCTGCGGGGGTTTTCTCTGTGAGGTGCGCACGATCGTGCTGCCCGAGTCCGAGCCCCCGCATCACCGAAAGAAGCGCATCAGGAAGAAGTGGCGCAAGAGGTGGGAGCGAGACGAGGCGGTCGTCAGGGGCGTCAGCGCGATGGCGGGTCTGATGCAGCGCCCCTTCTACCGATGCGAGAAGTGCGGGAAGTCGGAGAGCTTCTACTCGGCCGTGGGTCGGAACCTCATCGAGATCCAGCCGCTTCCCTCGGGAGCACCCCCCTTCATCTACGACTGGGAGGCCGAGGACTAGCGCATGAACGTGAAGCTGATCGTTCCGGCCGTGGTGCGGGAGAGGAGACCCGAACCCTCCGACAACTCGACCGAGTACCCGGATTCCGTACGCGCCGAGTACCAGGCGACGGGCCGCCAGATCGCTGACCTGGAGGAGCGCCTGCGTGAGCTCGAGGGCAGGCGAGTTCAATTGGTCACGGAGCTTGCCTTCAGGAGAACCGAGGTTTGACCACGACGAAGGAGGCCGACATGTTTCTCATCACCCGATGCAAGTCTTGCGGGGGTCCCCACGTGCCTCAAAACTGGGGCGACGACTGGTGCGAGGACTGCATGACGCTCCCGCGCGCCGGGTTCACCGACTGGGAGACGGACCACGTCACGGCCCGGGGTTACCAGGCACAGCCCTGCTTCGGAACGAGCTGGCCGGTCGTCCACGGGCGTCACGTTCCCGTCCTCTTCTTCCCGAGCATCGAGCAGCGAGACGAGGCGCTCGCCCTGCTGCGAGGTCACTTCAGGCAGTCATGACCGAGAGGAACTGGCTCCAGGAGATGTGGCGCTCCGGCTACTGCCGCGACGCCGTGCACATGGCGGCCGGAACGAACCTCGACGCCGAGGGCGCCGAGGAACGCCTCCTGTGGATGCAGGAGCACCTCCCGACCTGCCAGGAGTGCAAGTTCGCCAACCTCCTGAAGGCCATGGAGGCGTCGGTAGCCAAGGAGCTCGACTTCTCCGAGCAGTTCGAGAACGGAGGGGACGTCTCGAAGCAGCTTGGGTACCGCGAGGTCCTGGATCGGCACCTGAGGATCGGCATGCGACTCGGGTTGATTGACGCCTCGGTCGTGGGTTGGATGGCTCGAGTGGTTGAACGACAGCGGACCCCGTGGCCCGGCGCCACCCACTGATCTCGGCACCCGGAAGTGAAGATCGGACTTGACTTCGCGTCCAACCTGACGTATCTCTCCCTGAGAGGCTTCAGATGGCCAGGATCATGCAGCACGCGTCGAGCACTCGCACCCTCCCACTCGGTGGGCAGGGGCGGCTCCCCCTGCCTGCGTACCTAGGCCGTCGCCCGCGACTGCCCGGTGTCCCATCTCCCTAGCGGGAGCACATACGAGGACACCGGGCGAGGGCGGACAGAGGGTTCGCCCTCGGTCGTTTAAGCCCCAGACACCGACTTCGGGCGGTGGCGCAGTCTGGCTAGCGCGCCTGCTTTGGGTGCAGGATGTCGCCGGTTCGAATCCGGCTCGCCCGACGAACAGAAGGAGCACGTCAAGCGAACGAAGAACACACACGCCCCCGTAGCTCAGCGGAAGAGCATCGGTCTACGGAACCGAGCTGTCGGGAGTTCGAATCTCTCCGGGGGTGCCATGCACGTCCTCCGTAGCTCAATGGACAGAGCGTCCACCCCTGAGGGGTGGGAGGTTGCAGGTTCGACTCCCGCGGGAGGGCGTGCAGCAGCTGTTCCCGTAGCTCAGCGGAAGAGCGTCGGTCTCCGGAACCGAAGGACGTGGGTTCGAGTCCCCCCGGGAATGCCAACGGGATGTGGCGCAGTCTGGCTAGCGCGCGTCGTTCGGGTCGACGAGGCCGTGGGTTCAAATCCCACCATCCCGACTGAAAGAGAAACCATCATGGCGGACATCATCACGTGGACGACGCGGAGGCGGCTTTATCCGCATCGTGGAGTGGGCCCGCGAGGGCAGCCACGAGGCCGAGGTGGACGAGTTCCTCGCCCGGCAGAGGGCCGAGTGCGAGCGAGCTGAACGGAACAACCCCGTCCTGAGGGCGCGACGACGAAAGGAGAAACAACGAGAGAGGGCTGCACGACGCGCAGCCAAGAAAAAGCAACGGGATATGGCGCAGTCTGGCTAGCGCACTTGACTGGGGGTCAAGGGGCCGCAGGTTCAAATCCTGCTATCCCGACGATGAGCGAGAATCACGAAGAGACTACAAGCAACGGATTTAGGGTCCCGTGTATGTCGGTTCGAATCCGGCCCTCGCCACCACGCGGCGAGGTAGGCGAATTGGAACAGCCGCGTAGCAACACCCATCCCTTCAACTCTCTCGCTCACAACTGCCGCGGTGGCCAAGCTGGTAAAGGCGCCTGATTAAGGATCAGGAGATTTTGTCGGTTCGACTCCGACCCGCGGTACAGTGTGCTGATGGAGGACGAAAAACCCCATGAGCACAAAAGTCCCAACCTGCAAGGTGTGTGGAGAGACGGACCCAGCGAAACTGGTGAAAATCTCCAGAAATAGACGCCCTTACTACAGAGGATGGTGCGTTCCCTGTTACAGCGCATACCGGAAAGAGTGGAACAGACGAAATCCAGAACGAGCGAAGGCGACGTGGGCTCGAGCCCACGAGCGTCAGAAGAAGAAACGGAGGCAAGGACAGGACACCGCCCGGTTTATCTGGGTCGATTCACGAAGATCCGACAAGAAACGAGGATTCAAAAACGACCTGACCAAAGAGTTCATCGCGGAGCAGATCACCAAAGGTTGCTCGTACTGCGGGGAGAAAACGATCCGCATGACGCTCGACCGCATCGACAACGAACGAGGACACACGACGGACAACGTCGTGCCCGCGTGCATCCGGTGCAACCACATCCGTGGGAACATGCCCTACGAAGCATGGCTCTGTTTTAGGGCAGCGTTGCGGCGGGCGCGACGGGAGGGGTTATTCGGGAACTGGACTGGAAGAACTAGATAAGCCCAGGTGGCGGAATTGGTAGACGCGGTCGGTTCAGGACCGGCTGTCTTACGGCGTGCGAGTTCAAATCTCGCCCTGGGCACCAGGAGCAGAACATGAAGTCTTTTGAGAAGCAGCTGGCCGAGAGCCTGACCTTCAAGCCTTTCCGGGCCCGGAAGGAGAGGGACGAGTTCGGTCTCGAGACGTGGACGGACGAGACCCGGGACCAGATCCGGCCCGGGACCGTGATCCGTTTCAATGACGGCGTCGTGCAGATCGTCGGGCACTGCAACGAGATCTTCGGAGTCTGCGACGACTGCACGGAGTATGGCTACGACGACGTCGAGGCGGTTGCCCACGTCGAGCAGCTCCTCAAGAGCAAAAAGTCGAGACGGAAGGACTAAGGCTGCTCCTAGAGCCGCTCGTACCCGTACCGGTCGAACAGGGGGTCGAACCTGGCGTTCACGGCGTCGAGGGACTCTCGGTCGTAGTACTCGCGCCAGGGTCGTTTGTCCGGCGTCACGTTGCTGCGTGGGATCTCCACGGGCTCCAGTCCGACGTCCGCCAGCGCCGCGTTCAGGTCGTCGTCGAGGTGCTCGTATCGGAGAACCCGGCTCCCCTGCCTGACGAGGTAGTCGAGCTCGGCGAAGCGTTGGTCCTCCAGTTCGGTGATGAACGCCGTCAGCGTGGAGAATCCGTACCGGTCCAAGGCCCACCAGGTGGCGACGAGGTCGTAGGGGTTCCTCATGGTCGACATGACCGTCTCTCGCCTCGTGTAGAGGGAGGGCGGAAGCAGGAACGTCTTCGCGTCTCGCTCTGCCTTGAACAGGGTCTTGAATTCGTCTCCTCGACGCACCTTCACGAGCCGGAAATCGCCGGCCTCGATCTCGGGGAGCCCGACGTGCTTGTAGTCGAGGACCACGGCGCCCTCGATCTTCTCGAGAGCCTGGGTGGTCGCGTAACTCGCCGTGTGTGGGGTGCAGAGGTAGAGCAGCTTGCCGGGGAAAAGGACGGCCACGGCCCATCCTACCCCGCCTGTAACGCCGTCGGACTAGAAGGTGGGGGACCCTGTCCGGCCCTCCGACATCCCTCAGGAGACGCCATGACCAGGAAACGAATCGCGCCGCTCAGGTGGATCGTAGGCGAGAAGAACGACGAGTACGGGAGGATCGTTGAAATCCTCGAGTGCGGCCACGAGCAACCCCGGAAGGAAGACATCTACGGGCCCACGAACGCCCTCAGGCGGAGATGCCGGAGATGTCTTCAAGAACGTGAGGATTCGACGGAGTAGAAGGGACATGCGCGTCCTCATCTCCAGCGTGTGCTCGTTCTGGCTCTCTCGGCAGGCCGTCCTGCGGGCCCGGGAACTGGGCGCTGCATGGGCGGTACCCGAGGAGATCGCCCTGCTCGGGGAGGAGCAGCACCATGAATTCGGTCCCGACTGGCGCGACCTCGTGCGCTCGGAGGAGGGCAGGTACAGCCGTTTCCATGGAGACGAGGAGGAGTTCCTCCGCTGGGAGGACTGCCACTACAACCTCCCGAGCGAGGTGCCGCGCCACGATCCCGTCCTGCTTCAAGTCTTCGACGAGATGGGCGGGGAGGCGATGGAGGGCTCGATGCGCGAGCATCCCGATGACCCGCCCGAGTATGAGGACCGGATCGAGTGCGTCGAGGTCCCCGACGACGTGACCTACTCCATCGAGAGCTACCTCGGGGAATGGGTTGCGGAACGGCACCGAGTGTGGTCTACTGACGACGGCCCCGAGGGACACCTCCCGGGCTGGCAGTACTTCACGAAGGACAGCACCTACCAACCCCGGCGAAAGGAGAGCAGCGATGGATGACGACAACTATGCGTATTCCAGCATGACGCGCTCTTCCGCAGGGGACCCGAGTAGGTCGGGTACGGGGTTGTAAACTCCGCGGTAGCAGGTTCGACTCCTGTCCTGCGGTCGAAGGCGACCGCCGTCTCCCCAGCGCCCCGGCGCGGGCGAAAACCCGGCTCGGCCGAGGCCGTGTGGGACGGCGAGCGCCACCCTCGGTGGGTATGCAAGAGGCTAAAGCAATCGGACTGTAAATCCGCCGCGCACCGCGCTTCGGAGGTTCAAATCCTCCCCCACCGGCCACGCCCTTCGCGGGCTGACGGCTCGGAAAGACGAGTAGAAACGAGAAGGAACCATGACGAAGGAGCACATGAACGTAGGCACGATCGGCCACGTCGATCACGGAAAGACCACCCTCACGGCGGCGATCACGAAGCTCGCGGCCGCCCTGCATGGCGGGGAGGCCAAGGACTTCGATCAGATCGACAACGCGAAGGAGGAGCGCGAGCGTGGCGTCACGATCAACGCGTCTCACGTGGAGTACGAGTCCGCGCGGCGCCACTACGCCCACATCGACTGCCCCGGGCACGCCGACTACATCAAGAACATGATCGTCGGCGCGTCCCAGATGGAGGGTGCGATCCTGCTGGTGGACGCCTCCCAGGGGCCGCAGAAGCAGACGGTGGAGCACGTCCTCCTGGCGAACCAGGTCGGCGTCTCGAGCGTCGTGGTCTTCGTGAACAAGGTGGACGTGGCCGATCCCGACCTCCTCGAGCTCGTCGAGGTCGAGGTCGCGGAGCAGCTGGAGCGCTTCGGTTACGCACCCGTCTTCGTGCGGGGATCAGCCCTCAAGGCCCTTCAGGCCCTGGAGACTGGGGACGCGGAGTCCGAGGACGTCGCCTGCATCCGCGAGCTCCTCGACGCCATGGACGCCCACTTCAAAGCTCCCGACCGGGACATGGACTCTCCGTTCCTGCTCCCGATCGAGCACGTCTACACGATCCCAGGCCGGGGCACCGTCGTGACCGGCCGCGTCGAGCGCGGCCGCGTCAGGGTCGGCGACAGGGTCGAGATCGCCGGTCGCCGGGATGATGGCCGGGAGGTCGTGGTCACCGGCACGCAGGCGTTCCACCGGGACATCCCGGAGGCCCACGCGGGCCTGAACGTCGGCCTGCTCCTGCGGGGCGTCGCTCGAGACGAGGTCGAGCGCGGCCAGGTGATCGTGGCGCCGGGCTCTATCCGGTCGCACACCTCGGGGAGCGCCGAGATCTTCGTGCTCACGAAGGAGGAGGGCGGACGTCACACGCCGTTCGGCAGCGGCTACACCCCGCAGCTGTTCTTCGGGGCCTCGGACGTGTCCGCGACCCTGAGGACCGACGAGGACGCGGCCGTCGAGCCCGGCGACAGGGCGACCGTCGCGTTCACCCTCGACAAGCCGACCGCCTTCGAGCCCGGGATGCGCTTCGCCATCCGCGAGGGCGGGAAGACGGTGGGTGCCGGCGTCGTGCTCGACGCGGGCTAGGGGGATCACCGGGCCCCGGGGAAGCCTGAGACCCCGGGGCCCTCTCTCGTGGCCGGACGCGGGGACCGTTTGAGGGCAGGCGCTTTTCGCGTAGAATGGACGGCTGCCCTCATGTCACGGGATCCACGAAAGACGTTCTGGTTCCGGGTGGCCCGGAACGTCGACAACCCCCCGATCCCGGGCCAGTGCCACTACGTGTACCCCGACGGCCGCTCCCGTTGCGGGCAGGCGCTCTCCGAGAAGCACGGCGACGGTAAGTGGTGCTGGGCCCACAGGGGCGTGCGTCCCGACGGCAGGCGGTGCACGGGCCCGAGAGGTACGCCCGAAAAGCAGACCATGGATGCCAAAGCAGAAATCAAGCTTCAGTATCGCGTTCGCAAGATCCAGAACGAGCGCGTGCTCAGGCACCTCACCGACGCGGCCCACGCCGTCTCGCCGTGTCCCGACGACAGCAGCGTGCGCCCCGACTACGTCGAACTCGCATCGGGCTTCCGGGCGGAGCGCAAGCGGTGGCCTCTCTGGTGGGAGATGGCGAAGGCGATCCAGGAGGACGGAACACGCGGAGACCGAGGGGGCTGACATGGACGCGAACAAGCTCAAGGTGCTCCAGGAAATTGGGTACACGATCGTGCCCTCCTGTGCGACGTGTCAGCACTCCGACCTCTCGAGGGACGGGTGGGGCTACTGCAACGCCCACGAGTACGAGCACCTCAAGCACAGCGAGGAGACGAGTCGGCTGAGCGTGCATCAGCTCGGGCACTGCGACTCGTGGATTCGTGATGCGTACAAGGTCGCCGCCCTTGGTCTGCATGCGTTCAAGAGTTTTTGCACGGGCACGACAGAAGAACCATGACTCGAACATTCCGGTTTCGGACAACTCGAAGCGTGCAGCAAGGGCCCCCAATTGAGGGGCAGTGCCATTACATGTACGAGAGCGGCGTCCGGTGTTCCCAAGCGGCCTCGAAGAAGCACGGTGACGGCGAATGGTGCTGGTCTCATCGGATTCTGAACGCGGATGGTACTCGGGGCGCTGGCCCACGACGCAAAAGGAAGGGCATGAAGCCGAAGAACAACAACTCTCGGTCGATCGAGAAAGCGAAGGATCAGTACGATCCCGACCACTGGGCCTACGACATGCGCCGCTGCCCGATGGCGGGATGTCTCGGCGTAGTGGACGACGAGTTGCATCCCCCGAGGTGCTGTGCCTGCGAGACGAAACTGCCGGACGGCCCCGGAGTGATGGCCCTCCCTGCTCCGTCAGGGCGGAAGTTCCAGAACGAGTGGCGCCGCAGTCCTCCTGACCGCCGTCCTCCGAACGTCATGTCGCTCGAGCGGTGTCCGTTCTGCGGTGCTAGGGAGGTCGAGACCGACATGGGCCCGCACCGGTTCGTGATCATGCACGACGGCCGGAAGTGGTCCGACAGGCTCCGCTATCCGGCTTTCCATTGCCTCTCCTGCGACCAGGGCTGGACCGATCACCGGGCCGAGAGCGTCCGGGACGACGCGGCCAGGAGGGGTCGGGCCAAGATGACGCAGGACGAGGTGTTCCCGTGAACGAGCGTTCCGACAAGCCGCCCAGGGGTTACATGCCCTTCCTCGTGGAGTACCAGTGCGAGTGCAGGTGGGCCTGCGCGACGCCGCACTGCGACTCCGCCGAGGACCTCGTGTACGAGGTCGAGGACGACGAGACCTTCGAACGGATCGACATCCTGGAGTGGAGGGGGGAAATTCACGATCAGCGAGAAAGGATCCTGCGCCTGTTCGAGACCCGCGAGGGGGCGGTCGAGGCGTGCTGGAACCACGCGCGCAGGTGGTGGGACGGCGAGCCCCCGGCCGTTCCCGGGATTCCCGACTACGACGTGCTTCCGGACGGATACGCGATCTTCGTGGAGGTCGAGCAGCGCCGCGTGTGGCTGCGATACCCGGACGGCAACACCTGGGGGGGAGTTCAGCGGGATCAGCCTGTCCTCGGGCCTCCGCTCCTACGAGGCCGACGCCCGAGCCCACGCCGAGAAAGTCCTCGGTAGTGGTTGATCGTGCGCGGCATCACCGTGAACCTGCCGCCGGGGTGGAGGAGCAGCGATCCCGGGCTCCCCGAGATGCTGCCCGTAGCGCCCGACGAGCGCGAGGGCTACGAGGGCGTGGCGTGGCGGGCCACGAAGGGGTCCTGGCAGCTCGAGGTCCGGTGGCGAGGGGACCATGGTCTGTTCGTCTGCCGGGCGGTCAAGGATGGGGCCGAGGAGAATCCGATGGAGCACCGGACCTTCCCATATCCGCACGAGGTGGTCGAGTGGTTGGGAATCTGGTTCGCCCAGCTCGTCAAGGCCCGCTAGGCGTAGCCGTCCTTCGCCCAGCCTGAGCCGACTAGCTCGAAGTTGCAGGGCGCGAGCGTGCGCTCGAGGGTCCCCTCGGCGTCGCACTCGGGGCAGCGCGGCGGGGGAGGATCGTCCATCTTCTGGAGCTCCTCGACCTCGCGCTTGCAGGCCCGGCAGCGGTAGGTGTAGACTGGCATCGCGATGGCACTCTACCTGCCGCACGACACTCGATTGCGCCGCTCCTTACGCTAGGAGACGGAGACGCTCTCGTGCGTGCGTAGCCCAAATGGTAGAGGCGCTGGCTTCAAATCCCAGGAGTTGGAGGTTCGAGTCCTCCCGCGCGCACCACGGCCCCGTGGCGGAAATGGTCTACGCGGCGGACTTAAACTCCGCGCCTCCGGGCGTCTCGGTTCGAATCCGAGCGGGGCCACCTAGTCGGCGGAGAACCAGTTGCCCTGGCTGTCCTGGAGCACCCTGCGGCCGCACACGCCGCACCGGCTGCTGAACGAGCATCCGTCGAAGTCGAGCCGAGCTCCGCGACCGTCGTGCCAGCCGAGCACGTCGTGGGCGAACCACCGCAGGAACCGCATCACTCGTCGTCTCCGTGAAAGAGGATCCTGTCCTCGGTGGTCTCGACCTTCCAGTCGGCGGCCATCTTGGGGGTCTTCGTCTCGATGCGCTGGACCGAGACCTTTAGGCCGTCGCCGTCTCCTTCGGTGACGACGGGCTTCGTCCTCTCGTGAACCGCGTAGCCGAAGTCGGGAACCATGAAGTCCCCCTCCTGGTACGAGTAGAACAGGCCGTCCTGCATGCGGAACCTCCGCACCCTCTCGGGCATGAAGAGTCCGGCTAGGGTCCGCGTCGCGGGTCGCTTCTCCTTGTAGTCCACGACGGCGACGTTGGTCGGAAAGTTCTGCACGTACCGCGGGCCCTCCGGCTGGACGCGGAACAGGTCGGGGAGCCAGCCCGAGATCTCCGTCTGACTGCCTGAGCCGCAGCGTTCGAGGCTGAACATGGCGCGCCACCAGGTAGCATCGACGAGGCGAGCGACGCACTCGTCGAGAGTCCGCTGCACGCGCTCCATCCAGGGGGCCGCGGCGCCGAACAGCGGCACGAGCTTGCGCCACTGTGCGGCGACGAGATGCCAGTCGTCGCGCGTGCCCTGGACCGAGATCGCCGGGAACCCGCACGCGTACATGCCGTACTCGTAGTAGGGCGAGCACAGGTCGCAGAACGAGGCGTACATGGCGTGTCGCGACCGCTCGGAGGTGGTCGAGAACTGCGGCAGGAACAGGCTCGCTTCCGTCGGGACGGCCCCCCGGAGGGCCTGCACGAGCCGGTTCAGGGGCATCACGATCTCCTCCGCGGCCTCGACCCAGATCTCCTGTTTCTCGTGGCTCCTCGTGAACAGGTGCCGGTACGGTTCGGGGCTCTCCTTGACGACGCCGACGAGCTCGGAGAGGACCGTGAACCACAGGACGTCGGGCGTGATCACGATGCCCAGGTGGTCGGCCCAGCACTTCTCGAGGTACTCGAGGTAGTTCCGATGGTAGATCGAGCCGTCCTTGGGCATCCCGACGTGACGCAGGAACAGGCTCTGCGTCGTGGCACCAGTGCGCCAGTCCTTCTCGCGGTCGTGTAGCCGGTCGAGGAATGCGTCGCAGGGGTCGAGGTCTTCGGCCTGGCTCGTCTCGTTGTTGAACGAGCGTGGGACGCGCGGAGTCCCCACCTTCACGTCGGACAGCTTGAACTCGGTCGTCATGGTCTCCTCCTCTATACCCCCTCGGAGGCCCAAGGGCAGCCCACGAGGGCGAAGGAGGGGTCGACGGCCCTCCCGCCCCGACGCACCTCCAGGTGCAGGTGAGGGCCCGTGGTGCGTCCTGAGCGGCCCATGTGGCCTATCTGATCCGCAGCCTCGACGCGCTGCCCGACGTGGACGGCAACGTCCTTCAGGTGAGCGAACATGACTCGGAGTCGCGCGGTGCGCATCACGACGTAGAGCCCGGCCCTCCGGGTTCGACGGATTTTCACGATGCGCCCAGGCCAGGGCGCGAGAACCTCCGTGCCGCGGGCATTGGCGATGTCGACGCCGCCGTGCATGCGCCACCGACCCGTCACGGGATGCTGGCGTCGTCCGAATTCGGAGGAGACCCATCCGTCAGTCGGACAGACCGGCCAGACCTTGAGGAGGATCAGGAGCAGAACCACCACGCCCTAGGGGGCAAGTATCGGAAGATCTTGGAGAGTGCGGGTGATGTCGAGCCAGTGGGTCTCGGCGTCGAATCCTGCCTTGTCGTCGAGGAGGAGGTTGAAGTAGATCTTCCGGTCGTAGCAGCCGTAGCCCTCGCTTGCGACTTCGGGGTTCTCGTTGACGTAGTCGAACTTGATCCCGTCGGCGCCGAACTTCTGAAGGTACGCCTCGACCTCCTTCGGCCACGAGCACGTGTACATGATGAGGACGACGTCGGGACGTTCCGACAACATGCGCATCGCCTCCAACGCGTGCGGATAGTAGTCGACCGGAAGCTCGTCGTCCCGGTAGTTCGGACGGATCAACGTCTCGTGGAGGTCCACGGCCCAGTACGTGCGGTCCCACTTGCGGGCCACGGCGATCTTGAACTGCTTACGAATGGCTTGGGCGATCACGCGGAACTCCTCTCATCTCCTGCACGGACTTCGGGAAGATTTTACACGCGCATGTCGCGCAGGCGCCTGGCCCGGTTACCGACGCGTGCGGTGAAGCCCGTAGGAGGTGGCCCAACCCGAGCCGGCTGCGAACGCGGTGAAGAGGAGCCAGTCGCGGACGTCCTCGAAACCGAGGCAGAGGCCCGCGAAGGCCCACAGCAGGACGAAGGGAACGGACATGAGAACGCGAAACTCCATCCCTACTCTCCCTGGGCCGTCCTCGCTAGCTTGCGAACTCTCTGAAGGAACTCGTCTCCAAACCACACCACCTCCAGGGTGTTGCCGTGGCCCCGATCGACGATCCAGATGCAGATCTGTTCCCACTCGTCGGCGTCTTCGGGATCGGTGTAGACGGTGACGACGATTTTGCCGTGAGTTTCCAGGTCTCGTTTCCAGGCCCACAGCAAGTCGTTCGTGGGGAGATTGTCAGGCCCGACTACCTCGGTGTAGAAGTCACCCATGCCGAGTTCGACTCGCTCCAAGCCGAGCTTGCGGATCAACCCCGCGAGTGCTTCGCATCCCGCGTCGCGGATGTGTTCCCACCGACCCGTCCAGCGTTCGGCGTACAGGATCTCGTGGTTCCTGGGGCGCCTCACGGCGTGGCACGTCTCCTGAGCTGGGAGAGTCGCTCGTAGGTCGCTCTGGAGATGACCCATGACGGCACCTGACCGTCTTCGTGGTCGTAAGCCATGACGATGACGCGCCTGGTCACAGCGGCTTCGTGATGTCGACCACGAGTTCGTCGTTCTCGATCTCGCAGGCGAACACGTCACCGTGGTTGAACTGCCCGGAGCCTGCCTTCGGGAACAGCACGCGGCCTCGGGTCTGGGACACGTCGTAGTCCACGGCGCCGGTCACCTGCTCGAGTGCCAGGACGGCCTTGTCGTAGTCGGGCTCGGGTCCCTCGAAGCGTACCCAGACCTTGTCACCCGCGCGGAACGGACGGCCGAGTGCGTGGAGCAGGCCCTCGAGCGCGGCTCGAGGGACGCAGAGGCGGTGGTCGGCGTGGACCGTCGCCTTCATGTCGGCCGGGGACGGCGGCTTCGCCGGGACCTGGGCGTTCGGCTGGATGGGGTGCTCCTGGGGCATCTGGGTCAGGCCCGCACCCGGCTTCGGGATGTCGAGTTCGAACGGGAAGTCCTCGGCCTCGTCCTGCTCCGCCGCGTAGGTGAAGACGGGCTGGCCCGCGGGCGTGCGCCCTAGCCCGACGCAGGTGCGCGTGACCTGGACCGCGGGCGTCCCGTTGTAGACGATCTGCCCGTTGTAGAAGAGGTCCTGGCACTTCTCGCCGATCCACTCCTGCTTGAACACGAACTCGGGCCGGTAGACCCGGAGGATGGTGGTGACGTGCCCGGACGTGAACGGCTGTCCGAGCTGCGTAGTGGCCTCGATGAAGTCCTCGACGGCCTGTTGCCAGTCGGCCGATCTCTCGACGGCCGCCTTGAGCACCTGTTCGTTCTGCATGGTTCGTTTTCTCCTCGTTGCCTTGGTCGCCTGACTCGGGCGGTGGGTTCTGCTCGTTGTAAGTCCAGGCTGCTTTACCTTGGATATGGGTTATACTTCACGATAGACGCGTCCTGACTTGGATGAGGTCTTGGAGCGGCGTTTACCGAAGGATCGCCCCGGTTCTTTTGTCGGCCGTCGCTTCGGTAAACTTGTCGTGATTGCGGAGTTCGCGGGCAAGAAGTATGCGTTTGCTCCGCAGTGTCTGTGTCGGTGTGACTGCGGGAAAGAGCACTGGGTCGTTCGGGGCAACCTCGTGCGTACAAAGAGCTGTGGGTGTGGACGCCGTCCCAATCTCGTGGGACGTAGGTTTGGAAACCTCGTTGTCGGGCGCCCCATGCCGCGCAGAACAAAGTCGGGACGCAAGCAGACGGCCTACGCTTGTCGCTGTGACTGCGGAAAGGAGACGACCGTGTATCCCGGCGCGTTGCGGTCTGGAGAGACGGTCAGCTGTGGTTGCGTGCGAGAGATGCGATGGGCAGCTTCTCGGATTCCTACCGGGCGGCGGTTCGGTCGCCTTGAAGTGCTGGAACGTGTGCGCCGGGACGGACATCCCGGGTGGTTCTATCGATGTCGCTGTGACTGTGGAAAACAGACTATCGTCGACGGCGTCGCGCTGAAGAGAGGCGCCACGCGGAGCTGCGGGTGTCTTCGAGACGAGGTCGCTAGCCTTCCTGACGGAGAGGCCATGCGTAACGCGATCTTTTCGGGATACCGCAAGAACGCCCGAAAGAGGAACCTGCGGTTTGAGTTGGGCTTGGAGGAGGCTGGGTCTTTGTTTCAGGGGACCTGTCACTACTGTGGCAGCCCTCCTCAGATGCGTAGCCATGCAACGGTGCGTGGAGGATACGCGGCGAACGGGATTGATCGTCCTGATAACTCCTCGGGTTACATTCCGGGAAACATGGTTTCGTGCTGCACGATCTGTAACTTGGCAAAGGGCACGAAATCCGTGGAAGGTTTCCTGCGATGGGTTCGTCGTGTCGCGTATTTCGCGGCGACGTCGCCCATTCTCGTGCACGGAAAGCGCGAGACAGCGAAAGACCGACGCAGATTGTCGAAATACAAGGAAGGCGCTCGTGGGCGACGACTTGCCTTTGAGCTGACAGACGACCTTGCGATCGTGCTCCTGCATTCGCCCTGCACGTACTGTGGTCGGATGCCTGGTAACGGAATCGATAGGATCGATAACTCGAGAGGTTACGAGCCCGACAACGTTGTGCCATGCTGCGCGGTCTGCAATCGGGCGAAGATCTCGCTTTCCGTAGAGTGCTTCTTCGCTTGGGCTCGGCGTCTCGTAGCGCATCAGACGGAGATCTCCAACAGATAGCGCAACCTGTGGCTCGGCCCCTTCGTGGTTCCGAAGACCACGTGCTCGTCGTTGACGAGGGAGGCACAGTGACGGTTCGTCGCGTAAATGCTGTCGAACCCCCTCGGGCAGCCATAGAGGCTCCACGCCTTCTTAGCCATGTAGGGTTTGCCGAGCACGACGTCTCCCATGAACATGAAGGCTCCCCGCCCTCGTATGGCTCCCGCGCCGGAAGAGTACAGTCCCGAACCTATCGAGCAGTAGTTCGCGGCCTTGCGAAAGTCCGACGCCCAGTAGATTCCGTGCCCGAACGCCGCCCCCGTGATGTGGACGCCCTTCAAAGACTTGGGGAGACGCAGGTCGGTCTGCAGGATCGGAGCCACGTTCACCGAGCGCGTTCCGTGGAACAGGAGAGCCATGTTCGCTCGCTCGTAGAGATCTGCGATGTCCGAGACGTCGTGTCGCTCGTCCGGCTGCATGTCGGCCTGCTCGTGATTCCCTTTGCGGACCGACGCGACGTGCTTGGCCCCCGCGACGAAGAGGTCGTCCACTCGAGAACGCCGAATGACGAACGCATTGAGGACGCGCACGTCTCCGATGTTTCTGTGTCGGTCCTTGGACATCCTCGTGAAGGTCTCGACCACCCACTTCCCGCGCCCGCTCTTCATGTCGAGCCACTCGATCTCCGCCTTCAGCGCGGCGTTCGGATCGATCTGCTGCTCCTCCTGGACCTCGACCTCCCAGTCCTCGTTCTTCAGCGCGGCCTCGAACGCGTCGAGGTCCTGCTGCACGAGGAGGATGTTGGTCGAGTTCAGGATGACGGCGGACGGGTCTCCGCCACGAGGGATGGGTCTCGGCACGATGGTCGCGACGTAGGTCGAGAGCTCCTGGAGCTTCTTGTCCCTGAGCTGGCGGTCGTGGTCGTCACCGATCCGTTTGATCATCGCGAGGGCCTGCGGGATGAGGTCGTCGCGGACCTCGGTGATCGCCTCCATGGTGGGGGTGACGCCCGACGCCCTGGAGGCCGCGCGGGCGTAGTCGGCGGTGCCTCCGACGAGCGACTTCGCGAGCGCGATGACCTGCGGCTGCGCGTCGATCTTCTTCTTGGAGGTCTTCTTCTTGGTGGCTTTCTTCTTGGCCTTCTTCTTCTCGACGCCGCTGTCGTCCTTGATCAGGCATGCGTCGGGGAGCCCGCGCTCGCGGGTCGCGAGGCGCTGGACGACGTATCCGTCCTTGCCGGACTTGCCGACCCAGATCTCCTTGCCGCCGACCTTCTTCTGCTGGAGCCGCTTGATGTTCTTGCTGCGGCACTGCTTCTCGAAGAACGTGCGGGCGTCATCCTCTCCGCTGCACGTGACGAACTGGAAGTCTTGCCCTCGGAAGGAGCCGTCCCAGGTCTTGCCTCCGCCGCTGACTCGTCCCCACTCGAGGTAGACGTACCAGGCTCCGTCCTGGCGCACGACCCCGGCGTGGTAGTACTTGTTGTTGTTCGCGTCCCCGAACTGGTTGACGCAGACCATGTCCGCGATCCCCACCTCGGATCCGAAGTCGTCCTGGTCGACCGCGGGGCGACCCTGGTACTTGAAGTCGTCCGCCGAGCAGCCCGACGGCATCTCTTTCCTGCCGAGTTTGACAGCCATGTTTTCCTCCGGGTCCTCTGTCCGGGTCTGTGACTTGGAGCTGACCGCTCACGGGTTATACTCCCTCGGGGCTCGGACCGAGGAGCCGTCGGCGTAGAACGAGAGAGGGTCCCCTCCTCCTCAGGAGGGGGTCGTTCGGACGCGCTGTTCGCGCGCAGGAGGATCACCATGGCGGATCGCTGCCCAGAATGCTCGAACGTATTGCCCGACCACGCGAGCTGGTGTTCACGTTTCCCTGACGGCGTGCCGCATCCCGACGGTTTCGGAGGGTCCGACGAGGAGTCGCATTACATGTCACAGAAGCGCATCACGACCAAGGAAGAATTCGAGGCCGAGTACGGCGACTTCGATCCGTCTCGCGAGCCCACGTTACTTCGCGAGCGTCTGGACGGTTCTCTTGCCCGCGTGATGTCGGAACGTCGAGGTCCGTCCAAGCTGGACGAGATGATCGAGGCCGAGCGGGCCGTAGTGGGTCCCACCCCGGAGCAGGAGGCCGCGATGAAACGCGATGTGGAGCAACAGCTCGGGCCGAAACAGGTCCTCGTGGTGCGCACCGACCTCCAGATGCGCAAGGGCAAAATGGTCTCGCAGGGGGCTCACGCGAGCGGCAAGGTCTTCTTCGACACCATCCCCCGCGAGGCGCTTGAGGTCGGGTTCCCCGAAGGCTTCGAGCGCGTCAGGGTGACTCTCGAGCTGGACAGGTCGATGTTCATGTGGCTCGCCGGCATCTTCACGAAAATCTGTTGCCGCGTCGACTCCGAGGACGAGCTCCTCGAGATCTACGAGAAGGCCACGACGGCCGGGCTCCCGTGCGTCCTCATCGAGGACAGGGGCCTCACCGAGTTCGGCGGCGTCCCGACCAAGACGTGCTGCGCCATCGGGCCGGCACCGCCCGAGGAGGTCGACCCCATCACCGGACACCTCAAATTGCTGTAGGAACGAAACCATGTCCGACAAGCCAGCCGTCGTCGCCCAACAGGTGGTCCCCCTGGCCAGGGCCTTTCGTACTCCGGCGCCGTGCGAGCGTCCCCGATCGAGACCCGTGGCCGAGGGCCGGGTGGAACTCCAACCCTTCGGGAACCGAACCGAGAAGGTTGCCTGGGTCGTCTGGGCTCGGGTGTTCGAGCCCGACGCCGCGCACCTCAAGGACCCCACCGTGTGGACGCGTCTCGCGGAGATCAAGGTCGAGTTCTCCGGGCGCGGTTTCAAGAGGCGCCTCGCCGAGGCGAAGGAGAAGGCGGTGACCATCCTGCTCGCCCACGAGGGCGTGCCTCCCGAACAGTGGTAGTCGAATCTGGCTTGACGACGCCTCGCGAGGCGTGTAGAGTACCTCTCGTCGTGGCACTCCTGCTCAATACAAACCCGCGCGGGCCCGCTCTCGTCGAACGAGAGCGCGAGGCTGAAGTTCGCCTGCGCGGGGATGACAACTGAGCAGTCCGAGGGCCCGAAGACCTCGACACCCCGCGCAGGAAGCCGAGAAGGCTCATCTGCCGGAGTGGTCCAGTTGGTCAGGACATGGGACTTTCAATCCCAAGATCGCGGGTTCGAACCCCGTCTCCGGTGCCACGCCCCGTTGGTCTAGCGGCCTAGGACGCCTGGTTCTCAGCCAGGAGATTCGTGGGTTCGAATCCCACACGGGGTACCATACATTCCGGGGTAGCTCAGTTGGTAGAGCGTTCGATTGTTAGTCGAGGGGTCGGGGGTTCGAGACCCTCCCCCGGAGCCGCTTTCAAGGAGATTCCCATGGTCATCCGATCCAGCAAACGAGGCACGAGAAACCCGAACGCCAAGCTCGATCTCGAGAAGGTCCGGTACATCTTGGGCTCTGGTGAAAGCAACGCTGTGCTCGCTCGCAGACTGAGTGTCTCCCCTGCTGCCGTGTCCAACGTGCGGACCGGCAGGACTTGGTCCTGGATCGACGCCGACTGGGACGACGACGGCCTCGAGTACGAGAACGCCGCCTGACGGCTTTCGTTCCACGCGTCCTCCTCGACAGAGAGGGCATGGACCTCGGAACCTTCATCGAGCGCCACCTCGACTGCCTGGAGGGCCTGCGCGACGCGCCTCCGTCGCTCGAGGCCCTCCCCGAGCCCGAGAGGGGCGCGGCCCTGACGTGGCTCGGTTCGCTCAAGGCTGCCCGCGGGATCAACCCGTATGCGGAACGACCGCCCACGGCCGAGCTCCTGGACCGTGTTTTCACGAAGAACGTGCCCGAGGGGTAGAATGGGTGGTCCCGGAAACGAGAGCGGGGAGCGCGATGACCGAAGTTGAGGTTCGCAGGGCAGAGAACGAGAGGCTGGGCTCCTTGGTCGAAGGACTGACCTCCGCTGAGAGGGAGGCGCTCCTGCAGTGTCGGGGCGGCTGGACGGAGCACCCGAAGCGGCTGCTCATGGCCGCGATCACCCTGACGACGAAGGGGTTTCTCGAGCCCCACCCTCGGCACGGTCGGCGTCTCACCGTCCTGGGTCACAGGGCCGTCGACTTGCTCCTTGGAGGGGACATGAACGAAGACAGGACTGTATCGGAACGCGAGCACCTTCAGGAGATCGTGGGTTCCCCAGACTGGGACGGCTCGTGTCCGAAGTGCGGGAGCCCGAGCGTGTGGTACCACGAGGGCCCGCGACGGGCCGTGTTCGGGGTGAGGGAGGGAGAGGTCTTCGCCAACGTCCACGCCGAGATCCATCCGTACCTCCAGTGTTGCGAGTGTAACATCCAGTGGCCCGTTCCGAAGGGGCTCACGGTTCGCGTGGCGGGAGTGGAAGAGTGGGCACCGACTGCCGAGCCGCCCACACTCCGAGTGGGTCGGTTGGCGTTACAGTGGCGGGAGTGGGAGGCAGAGCAGAAGGCCCGCGCCGAACGACTGGCGGGGATGTTGCGGGGTGTGCTGGAGACGCCGAGATACCTGTTGCTCGCTCGCGCCCTGGCAATCAACGTCGACGACGCACGAGCACTGTGCGACGAGTACGGCGTCCACCCGGAGCGGATTTCCGCCGACGAGCTTGGCATACCAGATGCCGCTATCACCACCTTTGAGCCCGAGGGAGGGCAGCGTGGCTGACAGGTGCCCACGTGCGGGATTCGCCAAGCTGGCGCACGATCACTGGCTCGTGAACGTCTTCACGGAGGACGGCGCGACGGGGGGCGAAGGCAGGACGAAGCGGGAGGCCCTGGCGTCCCTCGGACTCGATCCGACGGAAGTCGATTACCTGATGCGGCCGGAGAACCACAGCATGGAGAACTTCGAGGCTCACTGAGGGGAAGTGGGATGAGTAAGGAACGACTGCGCGAATGCCGAGAGGCCCTGCAAAGGTTGGACACCCGTCCTCCGCTCGATCGGCTCGCCGTGAGCAACAACCTGGCCACGATCGTGGCGGTTCTACTCGACGTAGTGGACGATTTGTTGGACGACGAGCATGGCCAAGAGCACGTTTGCACAGCAGAGGATCCGTGCCTGGACTACGAAAACTGTCCACGGTGCAAAGACTTCCCGTCGGGGAGCGGAGGCTAGGGATGACCGAAGTCGACGATCTCAAGGCGGAGAACGAGCGGCTCAAGCGCGAGTTCGAGCAACTGCAGGTTCGCCGCGAGTACGAGAGGGAGGGGCACGCGCTCTTGGTGGTCGACCACGAGCGTCTCAAGGCCCGTGCAGGCGAGTTCGCGGACTTCATCAACAAGGTCACGGTGACGCTCCCGCGCGACCACGCACTCGCGAACGAGGCGCGCGACCTACTTCGTGACGGGCTCTATGGAGGGAAGATCGGCTTGCCGAAGGGTTGGGAGTGGTGGAAAGGGATCCCCCCCGAGGCGGAGGACGAGGACAGGCGCGTGCTCTGTGCCGCGAGCAGGGAGGGCTACACCGTCGAGGTCTGGAACGACGGCGAAGACTACCTGTGTGCGGACGGCGCGTCCTTCAGGGCGGTGGAGGCGGTGATCGCTCGTCGCAGAACCGGGGCGGACGATGCCCGGCAGGCGCTTCGGCCGGATCGGAATGCCTCAGAGGAGCAGGAGGTGCCGACAGAGGTTTCCTTTGAGGAGGCTCTGGACCATCTCCTGCTCGAGTGCCAGGCCGTCGAGGAGCTCGAGTGGGACTCCGAGGGGCTCACCCAGTACTGCGGCGAGCCGTTCGGGAAGAGCGAGTTCATCGAGGGATCGATGACCAAGATCTCCTTCGAGGTGGTCGAGGATCACTGCCGGAGGCTCCAGGCCCGGATGGGCGACGGGGGCGAGCGGCTGGCCATCAACTGGCGGCTGGTCGCGGAGGGGCGCCCGACCGAGACCAAGGAGAACATGGCTCAAGCGACGAGAGGTGGGGGGCCCGGTAAGCTCAGCGCCGAACGAGACCCTCTCCTTGAGGCGCTGCAGGAAGCGCGGGCTAAGGTGGAGGACGGCAGGACCGTGCTCGGCATCGCTGACGCGGCCTGGCGCAAGGACAATCCGCCGAAGCCCGACCCTCCTGGGGGCCTCGGACTCACGCAGCAACGCCGCATGGCGTGGAAGGGCGGCTTCGTCTACGGCTGGATCGCGTGTCTCGCCGAGCTCGGCGTCGAGATCAAGGAGGACGACTAGGGATGACCTGCTACGAAGATGCAGTCGCCACGCACAAGCACGCCGCCAGGGAGGCGTGCCTGAACCTCACGGAGGCGCAGCTTGAGGGCGTGTGGGCCATCTGGGAACACCACAGCCGGAAGGCGAGCCGCGAGGAGCACGACTTCGCCGTGAGGAAGTACCTGACGCACGACTGCGGCGTCTCCGTGGAGGATGCCAAGAAGGTCGTCGCGGCCCTTCGCCAGTACGACCTGTGTCTTTTCTGAAGCAAAGTAAACCAGTCGACGGAGGAGAGAGTTCATGACACGAAGCAAGTTTCGCGAGAGACTCCAGAGTCTCATCAACGAGGAGAGCATGGAGGGCGGCTCCGACACGCCGGACTTCGTCCTGGCGACGTACCTCGACGGCGTGCTGAGCGCCTTCGAGGATGCGGTGCGCGGGCGCGAGAAGTGGTACGGCCGCGAGCCCGAGGAGACCGCGCCTCCCGAGGACGACGTGCGGCCGAAGTTCCTTCCATGCCAGTGTGGCCACTACATCGACCGGATCGCCAAGAGGCCCGACAAGGACGGGGAGACCTGGTGGTGGTGCGGAGCCTGCGGACGCATGGCCACGGTGCGGGAGGAGGACGACTTCATCTCGACGTGGTGGGAACCCAACCACGCGCTCGAGGGCGTCTCTCGCGAGGACGAGATCGAAGAGGAGAGGCAGCTGCTCAGGAAAGATGACCTGGAGGTGGCCGTGAAGCGTCTGATGGAGACGGACTGCACGGACGACGCCTACGACCACCATGCTCGCCGCGTGTGGGGCCTGCTCGACTCGGGGGCGCGCGACACCCTCATAGGACTCGTGAGGAACGGTCCCGTCTGGGACGGCGACCTCCCCTGCAAGACGGGGAGGGACACGCTGATCCGGCTGGGGCTCGCCGCCAAGGCCGTGAAAGAGGGCAAGCAGGGATACCAGGTGGCGACCTACAAGGGCTGGGACGTCTGCAAGCACTGGGACGGCAACGAGGAGAATTCGGGATGACCGACTGGCAGAAACTAAACCAGAACCTGGACCGCGCCGAGAGGCGCCCTTCCATCGAGCACAGAATCCTCGACGCCATGGACTGCGCCGGGAAACGCGGACGGCGTGTGGCCCGCGTCGCCATGCACCCCAACGCCTGCCGGGCATGGAAGGCCACCGAGATTCCTGGTGGGGACGACGAGTCCCTAGAGTGGGCTGGAATCCTGTTCACGAAGGACCACCGACTTCGGGGCGGCGAGCTTCGTGTCCGCACGGTCTGAGGTAGCTGATGTCCGAACTCGACGATGCTCGCTCCCGGCTCCTGGGTCTGCTACGCCATCTCACGACCGTGGGGTACTGGCTCCCTCGCCGTCGCCGGTACTACGACCCCGACGACTGGCGGAACATGTTCAACCCGCTCCGCATGCGTCGGGACTACGACCCCTCCGGGCGCCGGACGGTCCTCGTCAACGTACTTCCGCCGTCGCCGATCCTGGTGGAACGCATCCCCGAAGACGACCAAGCCCTGCCGTTCTACGACCGTGAACCCGGCGAGGACTGAGTCCCGTGCACGACGTGAGCGTTCGAATCCGGTTCCATCCAGCCGGTGAGATCGAAAGGCTCGAGGACGGCTCTCTGCGGTTCCCCGAGGGGGGTTCCGTCGAGCTCGACGGAATCGAGCGTCGGGTGCGCGCCGGAGACGAGATCGCGGTCCGCCTCGAGGAGGACGGCGCCCTCACGCTCCTGATCAACGGACGCCCGGCGGACGAGATCCCGCTGGACTCCTGACTCGGTAGGGTGCGTTCATGCACCGCACCGGCTGTCGCTTTCCCACCCTTGGATTCCTGACTGGAGGTACCGGTCAGTCAGACCTCGGCATCCCGCCCCAGGAGTACGAGACGTTCGCCTACGACAGTGCGCTCCTCGAGGCCGGGATCGAGAACTTCAACGTCGTCCCGTACACGAGCGTGCTGCCCGCGGCGCTGTACGGCAACATCTACGACGTGAACGAGGTTCGCTCCTCCTTCCACCACGGCGCCGTCTTGGAGGTCATCATGGCGGGCGTGGGGGCCACGCAGGACTTCGCGGCCATCGCCACGGGGCTCGGGCTCGTCTGGGCCCAGACTCAGAACGGCAAGTTCGTCGGAGGGTTCGCCGCCGAGTACGTCGAGAGGTTCACCTCCCAGATCGACGACTCCATCGCGCGATCAACCTCACAGATGTGGCTCCGCAGGTCGCTCGAGCACGAGCTGCGGATCAGGAACCTGCGTCCCTACACGGGTCCCGACGACGACAGGCCGCACATGGAGTTCTTCCACAACTACGTGAACCTCCAGCAGCGGTTCGGCTACTGCCTCACCGCGCTGGGGTTCCTCGAGTTCAAGTGGCTCGACCCCGTTCCGGGGCCGACCTGACGCTTACCAGACTCCGACCCGGACCTCGCCGGGATCTCCCTGAATCACGACGACGTTCTCGGGGTCGCAGGAGACGTTCTCGGGCAGGATGTTGAGCCCCTTCTGGAAGCCCATCTCGAGCACGCTCTTGAGATCAGCGAGTTTCTCGGTGCCGCCTAGGGCCTCGACGTCGTCGCGGTAGTGATCGAACCAGGGGTACTTGCTGTTCGTGTACGTCTCGGCAGTGATCGGCGTGGCCGGAGCCTCCTGGCCCGTGATGGCGCGCCACGCGAGCGAGTTCGCGAGGTGCACGAAGCAGCGTGCCCGCGCCGAGGTCTTCCACGCGTCGAGCCCGTGCGTGTCCTTGAAGATCTGCTGCTTCATCTTTCCGCCGGGCGCGAGGCCCATGTCGGCAGTGACGGCGTTGCAGCCGCGCATCATGTGTCTGCTGCGCCTGCTGGACAGCCGGATGCCGGCCATGCCTCGCCTCCCGCGTCCGGAGAAGTCGCGCTCGATCTTCGGGAACTTCTCGTCGAAGACCTTCGGGTCCATCGGAAAGACCTCGATCTGGAGTCCGCCGTGTTCGGCCTTCTCCGTGATCTGCTCCTCGGCCGTGAACCCCCACCCGAGAGGCGCGGCGATGAACTGTCGGATCTCGCCCTCCTTCACGACGTAGCCGTCGAGCCATGGCTGTGGCGGGACTACGAGGTAGTCCTTCTCGGTCAGGCCCTCCTTCCACTCCTTGCCGGTGACGGCCGACACCTTGCCGGTGGCGACCTTGACCGCGAAGGGGTACCGGGTGTTGCGGTCGGAGATGTGGGGGGAGCGAAAGCTGATCCAGAGGGCTTCGCTCTGGTACATGGGCAGCATCACGCCCCCGTGTTCGACCCAGTTCGCCGGCACGCGTTCACGGAACTCATCGATGAGTTTCATGGGGAAGTTCCCGAGTCCCGGAGGGAGCGGGTAGGTCTTGTCGTCGTCCGGGATCCGCAGGGTTCGCTGGAACGTGACCGATAGCGTCGCCTGCTCGTGGATCTCGGGGAAGCTGAAGTGCAGGGTGTCTCGTTCGAGTTTCAACATGGTTCTGTCCTCCTGTTCACATCGGGTTTGGGTTTCACCAGTCGCCGTCTCGGACTTCCTGGGCGACACGGTCGAAGGTCTCGGTCGGCTTGCCGCCGAGCGCCTCGATGACCTTCGCGAATGCCTCCGGCTGCTCGATGATCAGGTCGAGCAGCTCCGACCGGACCTTGCCCGCGAGGGCGAGGAGCCTGTCTGGATCCTCACCTAGTTCATGAGCGAGTTTCACGATGTTCTCCTCACTCGGCAAAGCGTCCCCTTTGCCGGTCTCGATCCGGCTGAGAAACGTCGGGGAGATCCCGACCCGCTGAGCGACTCTCCGCAGCCCGAATTCTGGGTCCTGCGCCGCCTTGGCCTCGCGAAGAGCGCGAACGCGCTGTCCGAACGCCGACATGGTGTTGACTGTTTACCACCCACGCAACAGAAGGTCAAGCACTTGAATCCCGGCGCGTTTCTCGCTCTATCGACCCCCAGCTTGAAGGAGGTCACGTATGCGCACATTGCTCATCTCCGCAGCGGCACTGCTGCTCATCTCCGGCTGCCCCGAGGCCGAGGAGGCCAAGGAGGTCAAGAAGGAGGAGGACAAGGCGGCCGAGGCGAAGGAGCCTGAGGCCAAGAAGGCCGAGGAAAAGAAGGCCGAGGAGAAGAAGGCCCCTGAGGCGAAGGCCGAGGAGAAGAAGGCCCCCGAGACGAAGAAGTAGTCGTCAGCTCGCGGAGGCCAGGAGCCAACGTCGCGCGACCCGTCGTGTCATCTCGTGCCCGAGGTCGAGCTCGAGGCTCAGCAGCGTGCGCTCCTCGCCGCCCTCGGCCATGTGCTCCTTGGCCCCCGTCGTCCCGGGCTGTGACGGACGGGTCGGCCTGCCGGCGCTCATCCACTGGCGGAACCGCCTGCGGACGAGCTCGGCGAACCGGGGGTCGCTCTTGATCAGGTAGTCGGCCCTGACGGTCGGATGCTGGTCGCGGCTCTCAGCGTTCGTGTTGGGGACCTGCTTCGCGCCGCCGTCGAACATGACGTCCATGAACTTGTCCCACGTGCGCTCGGCCTTCGCCTCTTCGATGTAGTGCGGGTGGAACTGGAAGCCCTCCTCCTCGGCGGCCCGCTGGAAGTCGCGGAGGTGCGACTCGCGGTCCTCGTAGAAGTGGATCTTCCTCGCGTGAGGGGTCTCGTCCATGATCCGCTTCATCTCGCGGATCTTGTAGGGCCTCGTCTGCTCCTTCTTCTGCTTGAGGACGAGCTCGTCGGGCTCGCCCACCTGGGAGAGCAGCTCGAGGATCTTGTCGCGGAAGGGTTCGGACCGGCCCGTGATGACGACCACCTTGGCGCGCGGGTTCTTCTTCGCCTTGCGGTATTCGTCGATGACGCGCTGGACGTACCAGTTCTGGTTTGGGTCAGACGGGACCAGAGGGTCGGCGAGCGATTGCGGATCGTGCCAGAAGCTCCCGTGCTGGCTCTTCGGGACGTCGGGAGGAGGCCCTGGACTGTGGAAGATCGTGTGATCGAAGTCGAAGAAGTGCACCTCGGTCTTCGGCCCGGTCTCCTGGCGCTCGCGCTTCTTCCTGGTGGGCGCGCGTCTGGCAGATCGCAGGAACATGCCTCACCGGACGCCGCACGATAGGTGAATTACCGCTCCCGCCAGACGCGCGGACCCCCGAGCAGGGTTCGCCGGGGGTCCGTCACGTCGAGTTGAGCCCGAGCTAGGCTGCCTTGCGCGTCCGCGAGGGCACCTTCCTGGTGGCCGGCTTCTTCCTGGCCGTGGCCTTCTTCTTCGGCGTGGTCTTGCGCGCCTTGGTCCGGTTGATCTTCTTCCTGGCCGTCGGCTTCTTGGCGGTCTTCTTCCTGGCCGTCGGCTTCTTGGCGGTCTTCTTCTTGGCGCGCGAGCTCGACGCCTTCTTCTTCGCGCGGGGCTTTGGGGTCTTCTTGGCCGTCGGCTTCTTCCCCGTCGGCTTCTTCGTCTTCGATCCGGTTGGCATGTGTTTCTCCGTCTTCGCAAAGAGGATGATGCGGCGGCGCCGCATCGTGAAAATACTACCCGCGACGAGCCGGATCGTCTCGGCCGGTATGGTGGAAATTCGGCGGCTCGGTGACCGAGCTATCCGAGTACACGAGGCGAGGGGTCGTACAGCGCGGCCCCGCCACAGACGACAGGAGACAGGACACATGACCGACACGAAACAGACCTCGAGGCTGCCGGGCGACGAGGAGACGGCCACGGAGTCGTCGATCCAGCCCGATCCGAAGGAGGAGGGGCCGCGGCCCGTCGTCCAGATCAAGGGGAACGACGAGCTCTACCGCCTGCACCGGGAAGGGAGGCTCGGCCAGGGGGCCCGTCGTCCCGATCCGACCGACCCGACCCGAGGATTCGACGTGAGGCCCAGGGAGTACACCGTCGAGCGCGACGACAACCTTCCCCTGCGGTTCACGGGTCGCCTGGTCGGCTGGAACGAGGTCGACCCCTCGGTCCCTCGAGGGACGAGGGTGACGATCTTCGTCACCCGCTCCACCCGGATCGTGACCGCGGTGCACCAGTGGCAGCGAGGCGAGAAGAGCGAACGCAGCCGCCACGACGCCGGAGTGCACGACAGACCCGACGAGGCCCTGGCGTGGCTCATCCGAGACGGCGGCAATCAGCTCGGCCGCAGCTCGCGAGAGGCGTGGGAGATGGCCTGCCAGGTCTGGCCCGCCTTCAAGGGTCACGACGTCGAGGTCATCGACTAGCCCGGTGACCGTCCGATGGTGCGCCGTCGGTGAGACGCGCCGGCCGGCGCCCGGAGGGTTCTCGGGATCCGACGACGCCCGAGTAGGAGAAGCGGGACAGCCCTCCTGGCCATGTCCTCCGGTCGGGGTTCGACTCCCCGGCGGCGCGCCGTGAAGATTCCGGCTTGACTTCGCGTCGAAACTCGCGTATCCCGTTGGAACGAGGTACCAATCATGACTCTCCAGATCATCAACCGTCGAGCGTACTGTCCCGCTGCAGCACCACTCGCTGCCGCCGCGGCCGGTTCATGCTCCGGATCGTGGTCTGGGGCGGGTACCGAGCCCAGTAGCGGCGCTCTGTCCAGGCAGAGACGCCCCGTCTAGCACACGGGGCACTAGCTCAACGGACAGAGCAGCGGCCTTCTAAGCCGCCGGTTGCAGGTTCAAGTCCTGCGTGCCCTGCCACTACTGGGCGGACCCGAAGGGCCTCCGTCCAGGGAGAAATCTGGAGCGGTGGCCGAGAGGCCGAAGGCGTCGTCCTGCTAAGGCGAAGTGCTCGAGAGGGCACCGTGGGTTCGAATCCCACCCGCTCCGCAACGCCACACGGGGTCGCAGCAGCTCCTCGCGGGGACGCCCCGAAGGAGTTTGGTAGGCGGGACGACCGCCGGGTTCGAATCCCACTGCGCCCCTCTTTGGAAGGTAGGCGAATGTTGGTTCGTCGCGCTCGCCTGGAAAGCGAGTGGGCCACACGGTCCCGAGAGTTCGATTCTCTCACCTTCCGCCGGACATGGAAGGCCAAGCAGATCGGCGACTGCATCCGGCTTGAACCCGGACGAGGCGTGACAGCCCTTGGGAGTTCGACTCTCCCGCCTTCCGCTGAGGACCGAAAAGGACCAACGCACCTGTTATTGACAAGCTCTAGCTACCTTTCTAACCTTTTCTCATGAGGAAAAACCGAGCGCGAGCACGGATTGTGCTCAGCCAGATACCAAAACGAACCCTTCAAAAAATCGTCCGGGAGCACGCCACTTTCGTCGGGGTGCTTCGACAACTGGACCTCAGTCCACGGAGCCGAACGACCGTTCAACTTCAAGACGTCCTCGATGAACGAGGGATCGATTACTCACACATCGAAAACCGTTCCCAGTTACGGTGGGAAAAAATCGCAGAGGTCATCGCATGTTCTCACTCTCACACGGAGGTCCTGACCAAACTCGGACTCAAAAACGCGGGCGGTAACCGAAAACACCTGATGAAGGAGATCGAGAAACGAGGGATCGACACATCTCATTTTCGTCGCAAAGCGTGGAACGAGGGCCGCCCCAGCCACAATCGTGTCCCCGCACGAGAGATTTTGGTCCTACTGCCCGAGTCCGCGTACCGCACCCGACGAAGTCAACTACGCAGGGCCTTGCTGGAGATCGGGGTGGAGGAGGTCTGTCGGGAATGCGGTCAAGGGCCTGAATGGAACGGAAAGCCCCTGCGCTTGGACATCGATCACATCGACGGCAACTGGAGAAACAACAGGAGGAAAAATCTCAGGTTTCTGTGTCCGAACTGCCACACTCAAACACCCACATACGGAAATCGTGGAGGGTCAAGCCGATAGCTGGCGACGGCACCGGTTTCGAAAACCGGCGAGGTGTAACAGCCCTTCTGGGTTCGACCCCCAGGCCCTCCGCCACGCGGATGTAGCTCAGCTGGCTAGACTGCAACCTTGAAAACCGGCATGGGGCGACTCATCGGGGGTTTGAATCCCTCCTCCTCCGCTACCACGGAAAGATGACCGACGATGCGAACAACAGATGGCGACTACCTTCTGCCCAACATGACCCGAGAACAGGCTCTCCAGATTCGTGCCTGGCGCGAACGAGGAAGCTGGCGACAAGTCGCCACCCGGATCCATAACTCCATGTACCAAGGCGTCCCTGCCGAACACCAGAGCGCCGGTGAAGACATCTGCCGCCAAGCGGCCAACCTGCTCGGAGAAGACCCGGACCAAAGCCCCTGGAACTGAAAACACGCGGATGTAGCTCAGCTGGTCAGAGCGCGACGTTGCCAACGTCGATGTCGGGAGTTCGACTCTCCTCATCCGCTCCGACGAACCCCAACAAGGAGAACGACACCATCGATCATGACATCTTTCGCCCGGGCCTCTTGGAGGGCCTTTTTGGACCCGGACGCGCGCGGCGCCGGGGGCGACGAAAAGACCGCGAAGCCGTGGACCCGGAGCCTTCGCCGGCGCTCCGGTTCTCCTACCCGGTCGGGCAGCGCCGGGGCGCGGAAGCTGCCCAACCCTGCGCGTGAAGTGTTGTGGCTGCACACTTCCCTCCCTAGGAAGAAGCGAGGGTTCGATCCCCTCTACGCGCTCCGCGAAAGGAAACCCATGACACCGAGATACCATAAGCTCAGGGGCCACCTGGCGGCCACGCATCACTGGTCGTGGTTCCCCGTCAGCAAGAACCGGCTCGCCCGTCGGGCGCGCCGGGCTCTCAAGCGGGCGACCCGCAGGGAGGTCAAGCGACACGGGCTAACCCTGATCGAGGAGGGGTTGAACGACAGGGGATGAGAGGACCAGGTGGGCCCAGTGCCACCTCGAGCGCCGCACGGAGATCGGGACCGAGGAGACGACGTCCTGGTTCCCGGTCCGACACGCGAGGGTCGGGAACTCGGTCGAGCTCAAAAGAGGCGACGGAGAGTGGACGACGGGCTGGATCGTGAGGCGGGCCCGGCCCGAGGTCGACGAACCCCCCGACTGGAGGAAGGCGATCAGACAGCACAGACACCGAACGGGAGACGACAGACCCAAGCAACGAAAGGAAGAGTGAATTGGGAGCGGCAAACGAAAAGGAAGGGGCGGCAGGAACCTCGAGAACCTTCGCGTCTCGGGACACACCGAGGACGACCGTCCGGTCGTGTCGGGATGGTTCCCCCTCGTCAACTCCGAGGGCATCCCCCTCGACGTCCTGCTCGGTCAGTTCCAGCGCCGCGGCCTCGTGCCCGACTGGATCGACTTCGTCGAGAGCTGCCTCAGGTGCGACTGGAACGTTGGCTCCCTGAGGACCAAGATCGAGACCGCCGTGGGCGACGTTTACGGACCCGAACACAGAGGGGAGGTGATGAGGAGATTCGACGACTACATGCGCATGCGGGAGTAGCTCAGCTGGCAGAGCGTCAGCCTTCCAAGCTGAATGTCGCGAGTTCGATTCTCGTCTCCCGCTCAATGGGGCCTTAGCTCAGATGGGAGAGCGCTGGTTTTGCACGCCGGAGGGCGTCGGTTCGAATCCGACAGGCTCCACCAGGAAGGACGACATGGCCAAGCCAATCGAAATAGACGGCATCCTCTACCGAAAACGCCGGGGGAGGCTCGTGAAGATCCCCGACGAGTGGGTGGGCCGCACGGTCGGTTCCCGGACGATCCGCAGGAGGCACTCCAAGACCAGAGCCAAGGCCATCTACGGCAAGGTGAACCGAGCCAAGGACAAGGCCGCGATGCGACGAGGCGAGGAGCCGCATCCGAAGAGCCGCAAGACGATAGGCTGCTGGCACCCGTTCTCGGGGCGCACCGACAGATACCGGAACAAGTACCGGACCCAACGATCGAGGAACACGAAACGACGAGACGACCACCAAGGAGACGCAGGAGACGTGGGGCAGTAGCTCAGCTGGGAGAGCGCCACGTTCGCAACGTGGAAGTCGTGGGTTCGAATCCCACCTGCTCCACCGCACCATGACACACGGGGCCATAGCTCAACTGGGAGAGCACCACGCTGGCAGCGTGGGGGTTCGGAGTTCAAATCTCCGTGGCTCCACATCGCTCATCAACGTCGAAAGGAACCAGAGGAAACATGTAACAAACGAGGAGGTCGTCATCATGCGCACCGTACACGCAGACATGAGCATGCGGAACCGAACCCGCGATTGGAAGATCCCGCTCGGGGGCAACACCGCCTCCCTGAGGGCCATCGCCAAGCCGGGGACGGTGGTTCGCGTGACTGACGACGACATGGAAGTCGAGGCCCTGGTCGAGGTCAGCAACGGGATGCTCGTTGCTTCGCCGCGGTGGAAGACCCTGGCGTACGTCCACTGACTCGGGTCCGACAAGCAAGGAGGGCATGCCTATGACACGTACAGAACGATGGCGAGGCTGTCGATGACAGCCTCCAAGGGCGTTAGCTCAGCTGGTAGAGCAGCGGTCTCCAAAACCGCAGGTCGGGGGTTCGAGACCCTCACGCCCTGCTGAGTCCAAGTCGAGAAGAGTACTCGTGGTCTCGCCTCCCGCAAGAGATGCAAAAGACCAGGCTGGATAGTCAAGTGGCAAGACGCTCGGCCGCAACCCGAGAGATCGTCGGTTCGATTCCGACTCCAGCCTCAGTTGATCGAACCCAGAAAGAGGGTTATGATGGGGTTCGATGGGACACCCTCAACAGGTCAAACAACGGGCGCGGCGATTGCGTCGGAAAGGATTCTCGCTCAACGAAATTAGTGCCAAGCTCCATATCGCAAAATCAACGGCATCTCTGTGGCTACGGGGAGTTGAGATTTCACGGCAGGGGCAACAAAGGCTTCACGCACGGGAGGAGAGAGGGCACGAGTACGGGTTACGTCGTGCCAAATCTCGGGTGCAGCGAAAATACCGAGCCGTGCGGCAGGAAGCCTATGAGGCAGGTAAAGCGTCACGTCTCACGAAACTCGACGCTTTGTGCGTGGGCCTCTATTGGGGAGAGGGTAACAAGTACGATCGACGGTGGGCTTTCTCGAACTCTGATCGGAAGACCGTGGAGTTGATGGTCAACTGGGCTGTGCGTGCTGGTCAGAGACCGGATCAGTTTAAGGCTGTTGTACAAGTTCATCCAGAAGACGAAATCACAGATGGACGGGTGCGCCGGTTTTGGGCTAGGGCCGGGATTCCAAGACAGAATATCTCGGTCACTCGAATTCGTTCAAAGGGATCCAAGCGGGTTGTCAGGAACAGAACGCCTTACGGGACCTGTTCTCTACGGCCTATTAAAAACGGCGCAAGGCTCTTTAGCTACTACGAGGGCCAGAGAGACCAGACGCTCTGAGTCTCAAAAAGTCACGCCTTCGTGCTGGCGATGCTCCTGGAGAACTTTCCTAGCGACCCTTGAGGGTGCCACCTGCAACAGGTTCGGGCCAGCTTCCGTCCCACTCGTACTCGTCGAGCGAGTCGTAGGTCTCGGGTTCAGGACGCCCGGAGTTTGGCGCCTCGATCTCGTCGACCATGGCGTCCACGACCTCGGGATCGATGCCGAGCTCGTCGAGTTCCCAACCCTCGGGCACGATCTCGAGCTTGTCGATGTCGACGTTCAGGACGACCTCGTCCTCCGTCACGTTGCCGTTCGCGTCCCTCTCCTTCAGGAAAAAGGCGACCTGGGCGGTGCCGTCCTGGCTGATGTCATCGACGCACCCGACGCCGAGTTCTGGCTCTTCTGGCACGGTGACGGCCATCCCGATCTCGAGCAGGGGCTCCGCCTCGTCGGGCCACGGACCCGTGAGCCACTCGTCGGCGTCCCCGCTGAGTGTCCCCAGCGCCGTCCCGTTGGTCTTCTTGGGCTTCAGGGGCGACAGCTTCGGAGGCGGATGATGCCGGTCCTGCACCCGGAGCAGCTCGCTCCAGACGCGGTGCAGCGCGATCATGAAGCCGTCCGGCTGCGGATGCCTCGCCACCTCGTTCTTGAAATTCACGTAGTCGATCCCGAGCGCCGACCAGGCCACGAACTGCGCCCAGTCCTGGCGCGTGATGGTGACCCGCCAGTGGTAGTCGGCCGGATACGGGGTCTCCACGATGGACGGCTTCTCCCGGTCCGAGAACGAGCTCACGATCTCCACGAGCCGCCTGGCGTGTGCCTTGGCACGGCAGCGGACCATGATCTTGCTCGAGTCGTCGCGGTGCTCGACCGCGCTGAAGAAGCCGTTAGGTGTAAAAATCCACATTCTCTCGTCTGTACCTCTCTTGAGTGGCCATCGCCGCCTGTTCCCTGCACGGAACTGCCGAAGATCTTACATTAAATCCCGAACGATCCGCGCGCGAGGCGCGCGGATAGGAGGAGAACGATGACCCAGGCTATCAAAACTACCTACGACACGCTGACTACCGACCTCCGTCGGGCTCCCGAAGGAGGTCGCACGGCCGCGCACTACCTTGAGCGGTGGCGGCGCAGGCACGGCCTCCTGGCCCAGCCCGGCGGAGGCCGAGTCGAGAAGTTCAGGCGAATCATCGCGCATCAGGACGTCTCCATCGCGGACATCGTCTCGGATCGTCTGCCGCGGGTCGTCGAGACCGAGTACCACTGGTACCGCTGGAACGTGGGCAAGGTGCTCTGCGTCTACTGCAACCGCGAACTCGACCGCGAGAGCCGGACGCGAGACCACGTCGTGCCCCGGGCGTGCGGTGGTGGGCAACTCGGGCGCGAGAACCTCCAGCCCGCCTGCCCCGAGTGCAACGCGAGCAAGGGTGACAGGACCCTGCTTGAGTTCCTCGCCACGAGGCGCGCCGTCGGGGAGTAGAAGGAGGGACATGTTTGCAGCGAACCTCCGATGGAGTCCCGTCCGGCTCGAGAGCCGGCGGATCAGCAAGAACCGCCACGAGATCTTCCGTGACGACAGGAGCTGCGGGTTCGTGGAGCGTTACCAGGGGACGTGGCGCAGTCGTGTCCCGGAGTCTTGGACCCCGCAAGGCGACTGCCGGGACCATCCGAGCTGGATCGCGGCCGTCCTTCGCCTCGCGCGCTACTCGATGATCTGGACGAGCAGTGACGGCCCACAGGACCACGGACTCGTGCGCATGCTGCGAGTCAACTGCGGCACCGCCTGGTACACGGTGATCGCGAAGGGTGATCGACGCTACGTCTACGAGGACGCCAGCGTCTCCGAGCAGCCGCGGGGTCGGGATCAGGCGGTGATCTGGAAAGTGTTCAGGACCGCCGAGGCCCATCTCCGTGACCACCCTCTCCGCGAGGCGAGCTGACGGATCGACAGACTACCAGTCGGGTCCGTCGCGTCGGGGATGGCGCCCGCGAGACCTGTCGTCGCGGGGTCCTCCGCCTCCTCGACCTCCGCGGCCTCCGCCCAACCCCTTGTCCTGTGCCTCGTCGACGCGGACGTTGCGTCCGTCGACGGGGGCACCGTCCATCTCCTTGATCGCCGCTTGAACCGACGAGGGATCGGTGAAGGTCACGAAGCCGAAGCCGCGCGAGCGCCCAGTGTCCCGGTCGGTGATCACCTTGGCCTCGGTGATGTCCCCGAATCGGATGAATGCGTTGCGGAGGCCGTCGTCGTCCGTGTCCCAGCTCAAGCCGCCGACGAAGATCTTGTTGGTCATCTCTGCTCTCTGTCTCCTCAGGGGCGTCGGCCCCTCGGTTCCTTCCTTATACGCCCGGAGACCCATCGTGAAAATCCGAAGGGGTCCTGAGACGCCAGGCGCCCCTCAGATGCCGGATTTCGCGACGAGAGGGGGCCTCGCCTCGCGATCCTCCGAGCGTAAAACCCACACCATGGCCGATTCCTCAGATGCCCCGAAGCAGATGTCCCTCTCTGACGTTCCCGTGGTGTTCCTCGACGTGGAGACCACCGGACTGGACGCGACGGTCCACGAGATAATCGAGATCGGGATCGTCGACGTCCCTGGAGCTGTCTTGCTCGACCAGAAGTACACCCCGCAGGACCTCTCGGTCGCCACCGAGGAGGCTCTCACGATCAATGGCTACAAGGATCATCCCGAATTGTGGGACGGCGCCCCGACGCTCGACGCGGCCGAGGCGACGAGGATCCTCGACGTTCTCGACGGCAAGCTCGTCGTCGCCCAGAAGCCCTACTTCGATCTCGGGTTCGTGCGGGAGGCCTTGAGGCGCGCTGGTGTCGATGCGTCGAGTCTGCGACGTCACGCCATCGATACGACGACTCTGATCTGGGAGCACCTCACGCCCTGCGGAATAGAGAAACTCAGTCTTGAACCCGCGTGCGAGTTCCTCAGCATCCCGCTCGACCGCGGGGAGAGACACTCGGCCCTGAGGGACGCCCAGGCGGTGCGCGTGGTCTACCTCATGCTCCTGCGGGCGACCGAGGAGCAGCGCTTCGGATGGCGCGACCAGTTCCGGCAGCGCCAGCTATCTAGGGAATAGGTCGGACCGGCTGCGCCTAGGATTCCCCGGTCGGGTCCAGGAAATCCATCAGGGCCATGCCTTCCGTCGCGGGGAGATCAGGCGCATCAGGCTTCGGGGGTTCGGGTGTCTCAGGCGGCCCACTTGTCGGGGTTTCAGGCGCTTCCGGGTCGTCGTCTAGCGCTGTCTCGTGAAGCTCCGCGGCGAGCTTCTCAAGGCCGTCCCAGTCCCACAGCGGCGCCTTAGCGTCCTGTACTCGGGGCGCCACGTCGGTCAGGACCTCCTCGGGGAACTGATCCAGGCCCACGTGGGCGCCGACCATCGCCCCCGCCATGGCCGCCGTCGTGTCCGTGTCTCCCCCCGCCGCGACGGCCAGCGTGACCGCCTTCCAGACGTCGGTCGGGTACGCCATGACGCAGTAGAGGCTCCAGAGAACGGAGGACCGCGCCCACGGGCTCACGCCGCTCCACCTCGGGTCGTCACCCTCCTTCACGAACTTCAGCGCATCCGCGGCCTCCTCATCGCAGCCTGGCACGCGGCCGCGCTTCTTGCGACCTTCGAACACCATCTGCGCCAGGTCCTGGATGTCTCGGCCGAGCTCCTCGAACTCGGGAACCTTCTCGGCGCGTCCGACGAACCTCGCGAGCCACGACCACCATCCGAGCTCATGTGGCGCGCTGGTGTCTCGACTCGCATTGACGCACATGGCGACGGCCGTCGCGACGGCGAGCGCGCCCGCGAGCGCCATCGGGGCCCGGTGCGTGATGATCGACTGCTCGAGCGAGACCGTTGCCAGCGCCTCGAAGTCGTTCCAGTGGAACAGGCCCACGGGCGCCGCCCGCATGGCCGCGCCGTTCCCGGCGCGAGGAGGAGGCGTCCCGGCCTGGTCCCAGAGCGCGCCGTCGAGCAGCCGTATCGCGGCCTCCTGGGTGGCCCTCCCGTATCCCACGACCTGGTCGTTGGCGAACAGGCGCGCGATCCTGTCCGCGAAGTCCTGGGGCACCCACCCTCCCTCGTCGATCAGCGAGAGGGCCAGCTCGCGGGTGAGCTGCGTGTCGTCCGTGTACTGGCCGAAGGGAACTCCGTGGTGATGGCTCCCGACCTTCGAGAAGTCGAACTTGGCGACGAAGTGCCGGGCGTAGTCCCTAGCCTCGTCCGCGGGTCGCGTCTCCGCCCAGGCGCCGACCACGTCCCCGAGCGCGCAGCCCAGGATGCAGCCCTTGAACCGCTCGACGCGCGGGGGCTCGGGCGCGGTCGTCTCGATGAGTTCGCCCACCTTGGTGTCGATTTCACGAACCGTCATCGTCTCATCCTACTCCTCCACGACCTCGTACCTGTACGGCCTCGAGCTGCCGGGGACGAGCCGGATCCGGTCACCGAGTCCCTGGAGGCGTCTCTCTACCCAGCTCCTCGTCGCCTTCTTCGGGTCTAGGGCGTCCGGGTTCGGCGTGTAGCGTTCGGCGATCTCGCGGACGGTGCAGCCGGGATGAGCCTTGACGTAGAGGAGGACTATCTCGCGGTCCATCTCGGAGCGCCTGATCACGAGACCTCCTCCGGGAACCTGTAGAGTTTCGGGGGGCGTCCGGCACCGCGCAGCTCCTTCTCGGCGCCGACGGCGACGAATCGGCCGTCCTCCACCATCCGGCGGAAGCGCTTCGAGAAGTTCGAGGCGTCGTACGTCTCGCCCTTGACGATCTCGTGGACGCGCCGGAACTCCTTCTGCGTGAACTCGGCTGGCAGGAGACCCCGCGCGATTCTCGGGTCGTAGTCGATTTTGCCCCGGATGCGCTCAAGGGCCATGGCTAGGATCTTCTCGTGGTCGAAGGCCAGCACGACGGGGTTGTCCTCATCGTAAGCGTGGCTTCCGATGATGGGGAACCAGCCGGCGGCGACGGTGTCGTCCCCGCCCCGGGGACGCACGCGAGGGGCGACGTCGGGGGCTACGAGGGCGTAGTGGGCGATGGAGATCACCCGGCCTCGAGGGTCGCGGTCGGGCTCCGCGAAGGTGTAGAGCTGCTCCATGAAGACGCCGTCGCGCTCCGCCCTGAGTCCGGTCTCCTCCTCGAGTTCCCGCTCGGCGGCGGCGCGGCCGCTTTCACCCTGGTCGCCCTCGGGCACGTAGCCCACCCCGACCTCGATGAAGCCGCCGGGGAGGGCGTGGCAGCCCTCGAAAGGTTCGTCTCCGCGTTCGATGAGCAGGACGTTCAGCTCGCCGCGCTTGGAAAGGGTGAAGATCACCATGTCCACCGTCACGGCGGGGAGGGGGTACTTGTAGGCGTGGCTCAACTCGACCCCTCCTCGTCACGTCTGCGTGCCCTCTCTTGGAAGTCATCGATGGCGCGGGTGCGCTCGTCGCCCAGACCGAGCACGCGAGCCTCCTCTGCGGTCACGTCGAGGATGAGGAGCTTCTCGCGCAGGTGCGGGGAGTCGGGGTTGGAGAAACCGAGGCGCTGCTCCGCCGCCGCCTTCTCCTCATCGTGAGGGAGTCCGAGGGTCTTCCTCCACGGGTCGGGGAGGCGCTCCATCGCGGCGGCGCGCACCTCCTCGTCGGAGTCTCCGTAGACGTTGATCTTGGTGACGGTGGTCTTGCTGGTACCGGGGTCGTCGTCGACCGTCGCCCGGTCGGCGCACAAAACGTCGCCGTCGTCCATGACGATGACGTCGTACTCCCAGACTCGCCCCTGTCGGGCGCCTCCGTCGTTGGTGATGACGCGTTCGGCGGTCTTGCGGCTCCAGTACCATCCTTGGTGCATGTGCCCTATCCGCTCGAAGGCGGGCACGATTGCGCGATAGACCGTCCTGATCTCGTAGCTCATGATGCCTCCCTGTAGAGCCGGTGCATCTCGATGTACCTGGCCACGCCGGGCGGGACGTGACGCACCCACGCGGGGTCGCCGTGCTGGATCATCTCCCGGATGACGGACGCGCGGGTCCCGGCCTCGGGCACCTCGTAGAACCCGAACTCGCGCCTGATGTCCTCCACGCCCTCCCACCGGTCGAGTTCCCCGAGGATGTCGGGACCGATGACGAACCGAAACTCGAGCGGTTGGGTCCCTGGGTCGCGTCTCTGGAGTTCGCGCAGCAGCTCGATCGTGAGAATCGGGCCCGGCTGTTTTCGGAGCATGTGGAGCTCCATCATCGACACGGCCGCGGGCATCTCCGTCTCGGGCCGCGGCTCTAGTGCGAGCGTGGCCATGTTCACGCGGTGCTCGTAGGGGGACACCCTAGCCTTGAAGGCGTGCGCGATGGAGGGAACGACGAGGATGGCGTCGAAGTCACCGTGGTCGGCCGCGTGTCGGACCACGTTGAGGTGGCCGTTGTGGAACGGGTTGAACGATCCCCCGTAGACGGCGACGCGTTTCATTTCATCCTCATCCTGTAGAGTTTGGTGCCCCGGTGGAACAGCACGGTGCCCCCGTCCTTGAGGAGCCGCATGTCGCCCCCGAGCACGGGGTCGCTTATGGTCTTCACGGACTTGCTGCCCCTCCGGGCGGAGAAGAGTTCGAGCTGCTCGTCCTCGTTCAGGCAGACGCAGACGCCGGAGTCGAGCGTCACGAAGTTGAGGTCGGTCGGGCTCACGTCCTCGATCCGGCGCACGTCGTACTTCGCGTACCCCTCGTCGAAGCGGAACACGAGGCGGTGGTAGGCGCCGTCCTCGGCCGCGAGGACCATGAGGACTCCCCCGTCGTGCTTCGCCTGGAGCACCTTGTGCCCCTTGAGCTCAGGCACCATGAGCTGGTGGCACGTGCCTGCCTTCGGAAAGATGCTGACATGGGGTTCTCCGAGGAGGCTCTGAATCGCGACTCCCTCGTAGAGGCGGCAGGCGTGTTCGAGCACGTTCGCCGCGAGCCGGGTCGACGCGAACACGCGGTTCCCGGCCTCGGTGACCGTGACCTCGAGGATCTTGTCGCGGCTGCGCACGTAGACCGTGTCGTTCGCCGCCCTGGTCTCGCCTTCGGGCAGCATGGTGTCGAGCGTCTTGCCGGTCACGAGGTCCAGGAGACCCGTACTCAGGCCGGGACCGCCGAGGGCCGCGACCGGGTGCCCGTGTCTCGGCGTGAAGCCGACCACGAGGGACCCGGCCCAGCTCCCGGCGCCTCGTCGGTCGAGGAACACGTCGGTCCCGCAGTGGACCACGGTGTGCCCCGCGCCGAGGAACGCGGAGCGGATCTGCTCCTCGAACTCCGCGATCTCCGTGATCTCGAAGTTGTCGGTGCCCGCGATCTTGCGGACGACGGGCCGCAGCGTGATGACCTGGACGGCCTCGTCGGGGGGCGCGTGCCGTCCGTGACGCACGAACACGTCCTCGTACCAGTCTCGGTACCCGTCGGGGATGACGTCCAGGGCGTAGGCCGTGTGCGGAACCTTGACCTCCGAGTCGAACAGGGAGATCCCGGCCTTCATGCGCTCCTCGAGCCCCTTCACCGTCGGGTGCTTGCCCTTGTAGGGGTGGATGCCCACGAAGATCTGGAAGCTCACCACCGCGAAGGAGAACCAGTCGGTCTCCTCGCTGAAGTCGAGTCCCCTCATCCTCGGGTCGCGCACGGAAGGCATGATGGCGGACGCCGGATAGCGCGGCGTCTGGTAGCTGTCCACGTCGATGGCGTACGGGGTCCTGAAGTCCCTGCTCACGAGGTAATTCATCTCGTTGAGGTCCACCACGAGCACGCTCGCCCGGTGGACCGCCTGGACGCTCTTCTGGAGGGCCTGGACGAGCGCGAGCGCCTTCGTGGGGTCGAACCCTTCCCGCTCTCGGAAGGCGCGGGGAAAGAGCTGGCAGAGCGTCCAGGCGTCCTTCACGAAGCGGAACGTGTGTCCGATGTGGAGGCCTTTCTTGCCCCTGTAGAGCGGCTCGAGCGGCCTGAGGACGTGGGGGTCCGTGATGCTCGCGAGGTCCTGGATCTTGCCGACCGGAACGGCCCTGGCCGGGTCATGGTAGATCTTGTAGCCGGTCTTGCCGCGCGCGAAGACCTTGCCCTCGCCGCCCTCCGCGACGAAGTGGCTCTTGTTGAGGGTGACCTCGCCGGAGCCCTTGACGTAGACCTTCACAGGACCTTCTCCGGGCCGTCCATCCAAACAGCGGCGGCCGAGAAGTCATCTGCGTGCTGCCACCGTTCGCGTTCGCAGAACCTGGTGAGGAATTTCTGACATCGGCGCTGCATGAAGCGCCCCTTGGTGCCCTTGACGTCGAGCACCTGCTCGACTACACGCTCGACGGGGACCTTCTCCAGCGTCCGGCTCGTGTCGGTCTCCACCATGTGCTGGAAGGACAGGACGCCGTCGGACATCAGGACCACGAGGTCGTGGTCCTTCGCGTTGAAGAACCAGTCTTCGGGGTGCCCGGTGAAGTGCTGCGAGAACGCGTGAGATCCGTCGCGTCCCATGAGGCCGGGAGCGTAGGTCCGAACGAAACTCCTGTCTCCGTACGCCGCTCGATACCCTTCAAGTCGTTGCGGGTCGGCCTCGTAGTTCAGGTACAGGGGTGCGCCCTTTGGGTGGTCGACCACGTGGAAGACGAAGGCGCCGTCTCGGCGTCGTGCCGCGACCACGCCGTCGCCGCGCACCCTCACGCGGACGCCGAGGACGCCCTCCTCGGACTCGCCGCGGTCGGTCTCTAGCCACGCCATGAGCAGCGTGGAGTCCAGACACCTGGGATCGAGGTTCACTTCGTAGACTGCCTGCCCGGCGGTCTCGAGGATCTCGATCTCCTTGAACCCGCGCCCGGTCTGCGTGAAATTCATGTGAAATGCGGCCGACGCCGCCAGCAGCCGGGCTCCGATGTCGGTGTCGGGAGACGACGAGCACCCGTCGCACAGGATGGCGTACGGGATGCCGTTCTCCTGGCGTCCGGCCGTGGCGTAGTCCTCGCACACCGCGTGCGTCTTTCCGATGGCGAAGGACGCGTCTGAGTTCGTGTCCATCGGCCTCAGAAAGCCAGCGATTGACTTGGCCCTCCCGTGCCGAGCGCCTGGCTCTGCGCGGAGATCGACCGGCTCACGAAGTCGGCCAGCTTGGCCAGCGTGTTCGCGTCGGCGTCTCCGAGCTCGACGTACTGGGTGAACCCGGCCGTCTGCGCCAGGTCCTTCAGCAGGCCGCTGAGCTGCGGCTCCTGCACGTTGACCCCCACGAGGATGCTGATGATGGACTCTAGCGCCTCGCTCTGGACGGCGCGTTCCAGCGCCTTGTGCAGCTCGCTCGCGGTCATGGTCGAGGCGTTGTCTGCCCCGTCCGTGATCACGACCACGATGGCGTTGACGTCGAAGTCCTGCGCGACCAGGGCCTTGCCGTAGATGGCGACCGAGTCGGCGGCGTTGCAGCCGGCGTCGTACAGCGCGGTCGTGCCGCCGGTCTGCACCGAGCCCGTGTAGGAACCCACGTCGCACTCGGAGAGCGGACGGAACCCGTGGATCTCGTGCAGCTGGCGGTTGAACAGGGTCAGGCGCAGCATCAGGTTGTCCGCTCGCGGGGAGTGACGGCACGCCTGGACGGTCGCCTTGACGCAGTCCTCCATCTCCTTGCGGAAGTGGGTGACGCTGCTGCTCCCGTCGCACGTGATGACGACGAGCGTGTACTCGGTGGCCCCCAGCTCGTCGATGCGCTTCGCGCTGAAGCCGTAGTTCGAGCCCTGGATGGCGTGGTCGTCCATGTTGTCTGCGATGATCGGCATGTCGTGCCTCCGTCAGTCCGCGAGGAACTTGTCCGTGGTCGAGACCTGCATCCCCTTCACCTGCATGGTGGAGAGGAACGTGGCGACCTTGTCGCTGAACAGGGTCGTGCCGGGCGGGTCGGGGATGACCGACGCGGCGTCCTGGAGGAGCACCATCTTGCCGACGTAGACGGGATCGCTGAACGCGGCGACGATGTCCTCGATGGTCGAGAGCAGGCAGTGCGACAGGGCCTCGCCCGCGAGCAGGATCACGTCGGCGTCCTCCAGCGTCTGGATGAAGCTCGTGTTGACCTGGGTCGTGGGGTCCTCCGGGTCGGGAACCTCGGCCTTGACGCCCGAGAAGTGCTCCGTCCACGGGTTGCTTCCCTTGGTGATGTAGTCCGCCTGGGCGAACCGCTCGCGCTCCCACTCGTGGATCGCGGCCGAGAGCACGGGGACGACGGTGTGGCCCTCGTCTCCGATGAGGCAGTGGTACGGCCAGATCACGTGGGGATAGCGACCACCGGACTCCAGGGTCTCCAGGTAGGCCAAGGACCTCTTGAACATGCCCGGCTGCGTGGTGGTCCACTTGCCATCCTTGAGGTCCTGGGCGGTGATGATGGTGAAGCAGTCCGGGTTCTTGCCCGAGGAGTCCTTCCACCAGATGGGGTGGCTGATGTCCACGACGCGGTGGCTGTCCAGAGTGACGTGGATGTCCGTCAACTTGTTCTTGAGGCGCCTCACGAGCCCGGCGAGGCGCTCCATGTCGCCCTCGGCTCCGGGCACGTACAGGCTGCCCCTCGGATCGCAGAAATCGCGCTGTGGGTCAATTACGACGACGTGTATCGAGGTCATGGTCCTCACTTTTTTTTGGTTGTGGAAACGGAACGTGTTTCCAGGTTTTGCGTTTGACGACGAACGCGATGGTGCCCCTTGAGACCTTGAAGCGAGAGGCGAGGACACCGATGCTTTCACCGTTATAATGCGCTAGGAGGATCTCCTGCACTTTGCTTTCGTCGAGTTTCGCGAGGTGGTTTGAGGTGCCTCGCCTTTTGGTCGGGTGTCCCTTCAGGAAGGGGGTCCGAGCCTTTTTCTCTCTGGAGATCGCCACATCAAGCGGCCATTTTTCAAGTCGATACTCCAGCGCCTGCGGGGTGATGTTCAGTTCCTCGGCCCACTCCACGAGAGGTTTGGTTACGCCGTTGGCGGTGAGCAACCGTGTACGAGACGTGTTGCGCGCCTGTTCCTTCGGCGTTGCCCAACGGACGTTGCCGGGTTCGTAGTCTCCCTCGTTGTCGATCCGGTCCAGGGAGTGTTGAGCCGACGGACGGGGCCCCATGTCTGTGTAGAACGCCTCGAAACTCTCGTTCCATCGTTTGCACACGCGCACGCGGCCGGCGTAGTTATGGAATTCTTGATGCCGAGGGTTGGAACACCGACCCTTCATGTTCGTCCAGATGCGGTACTCCGGTCGGTAGCTGGGAGCGACTACCAAATCTTGGACCGGTTCCTCGCTCTCAACTTTTTCCAGTTCGGCGAGTTTGTAGACCTGAGCCCAAGCACCGTGCTTGTGCGAAAAGAACCCCACCGGGCAGAGCCAGACCCCGCGTTTTTGGAACGGGTCACTCAGGGCCACCCCCGAGGAGACCGCTCTGGCGCGGGATTTACGGCCGGTCTGTTGGGTGAGCCGCACAGTAGTTCCTCTCTTGATCATGGGGTATTCTCTCCTCAGAAAGAATACTACCCATCTCGGGTGTCATCTCCTGTCCTTTTCTGGAAAGACGGGGATCTGCTGCGTGCCCTTCGTGCCGGGCACAGTTCCCCGGCAGGGGATTTCCTTGGTCCGTTCGGTATGTTCGGTGAGTCCGCAGGTCTCGCACGTCCGGGACCAGCGGGGATGAATCTCGTCCGGGACGAAGATGTCCTCGCAGTCCCGTCCCGGATGCCACCACGCGGACTTCGTCCTGTAGCCGGGTGTCTTCCGCGGGACGTACTGGACTTCGCCCCACTTGTGGGGGCACCTCGTCTGCTGCGCCTTGAGACCCCGGATCTGGGCCTCGAGCGCATCGATCTGGGCTTGGAGGGTCATCCCGGTCAGACCTCCGGCAGCTCGTCGGTGAGGATGCCAGCGTCGAGGAGTTCCTTGCGTGTCCCGAGAGCCGGGATGTTGGGGTTGAACTTGTGGCGCGTGCTCCGTTCCCACCTGCGAGCGGACTCCAGGAAGGCTCGTACGTCCCTCTCGCTGTGGTCGGGATCGAAGAAGGATTTCGCTTCCTTGACGAGGGCGTCCATGTTGAACTCCCAGTCGCCGCTGATGCTGTCGTGCCCCTTGTCCTTGGCGAACAGCCACCCTCCGTTGATGCCGCAGAGGGAGTCGAACCAGGCCGAGAACCCGTGGTCAAGGAACCGGCTCAGGCGTTCGATGGTGCCAACCTTCGTGTACTCGCCGGTCTCGAGGTCGATGCGGCTGTAGGACCACTCGACGCCGGACAGCGCGGTGAGCTCGGCCTCGTCGTTGTGCTCGTCGCCGACTCCCCAGAGGTCGGGGGTCGGGAGGGCCTTGATGATCTCGTGCGGGACGCCCAGGGCCAGGGCGAGCTGGTAGACCTCGCCCTTGCTGAGCATCGCGAGCGGGTTCGTGTCGACCTCGCCGTCGCCACCCTTCTGATAGAACCGCAGCCATCGATCTTCGCACTCGTTGCCAGTGCCGTGTCGGATGGCGCCCCCCGTCAGGCGGCCCATGAAGCGGCCCAGCGGAGCGCGAAGGGTCGAGCGCAGCGACCCCATGATGGTCGGCTGCGCCTTGCAGCGCGCTTCGATCTCGCTCATGTCGTAACCGGCGTCCGCGAGGGACTGGAGGGCCGCCTGGACGACGGCGCCGTATCCGTGGCGGCCCTCGACCTCGCAGAGCCTCACGCCAGCAACCTCGGCCACCGCGCGGGCGTGTCGTCGCGACTCGTCGCTACTGTCGATGCTCGAGTAGACGGCGGTGACGTTCCCGGCGCCGAGAGCCCGCACCAGCAGGAGGAGCATCACGGCCGAGTCGACGCCGCCCGAGACGTCGATCTCGGCGCGGGGGATGCCGACCTGCTCGTGGTGGGCCCGAATGGCGGCCACTCGGTTGGTGATCAGGGCGTGTCGGTTGATTACTGGCATCGTTTCCTCACCGGAGCCTCGCGCAGGCCGCCTCGTGCTCGGCCTCGCACCTGGAGACGAGGGCCGAAGTGCCCTCGCTCTGGACGTGTGGGATGGGGTGGTCTCCCCAGATGCAGCGGCCGTCCACCAGTCGGGGTTCGGCTCGCACGATGCGAAGCTGCTCGGTCACTTCGGGATTGCCGTTGAGCACGATGTAGTTCTCGGGAGGTGTCTCGCCAGCCTGTCCGACGATGCCGACGGGGCCGTCCCCTCGGAGCCGTCGCCAGATCACCGGCTGCCCCGGAATGCTGCGCTTGCCCTCCCCCTCGTCGTCGCTGATCTTCATGGTCGGTCGCTCGCCGGTCTGGCACAGCTTGAAGACGGCCGCGACTCGCGACCGGGTGAGCGGGGTGGGCAGCGTCTTCGCCGTGAGCTGGCCGCCGATCATGTAGCTCAGTCGGTTCGCCTCCCACCCGACCAGCTCGCGGAGCATCTCGAACTCGCGGATCATCCGGCCGTCGACGTCGCCCGCGACGTTGATCGTGACGTTGTCGAGCCCGCGTCGCTTGAACTCGCTGGCGGCCGCGTGGAAGAACACCTTGCGGTCTCCCGAGTCGAGTCGGAAGAGGAACTGGCGGTCGGGGTTCGCGGCAGCGATCTCCATCGTGGCCGGGAGGCCGGACCGGAGGGTGTCCGTCGTGTCCGACAGGCACGAGACCAGGCCGCACACCCGGTCCATGTAGTTCCGGTAGGCGGTGCGGTCGTCGCCGCAGCGCTGCGAGTGTTCGTGCCCGGCGGTCCCGGTCGGGATGAGGCCGAGTTCCCGGGCGCCGAACACGTTGCTCGTCCGCGTGATGCCCACCTCCCTGCACGCCTCCAGCACCATGCGGTGGTGGTCCAGGCAGAGGGCCGCCCGCAGCCCACCCTCGATGAGCCGAAGCCCCACGTCCCCACCGCGAAGGGAGTCGACGATGTCCGTCGCCCACTTCTGCACGTTCCTGGGGTAATCGTCATCGCGAACAACCTGGCGCTTGGTCTTGAGCAGGTCTAAGACCCTCTCCACGATCTCCCGGTGCTCGTCGCAGATGACGCTGATCGGCGCCTCCTCCTCAGGGGTCCCCTCGGTCAGCTTGAGCTGGGTGGCCAGTTGGATGGCGTAGTTGAGCCACGTGAGGCGAGCCTCGGTCAGGCTCACGAGGAAAGACGGGCACGTCGAGGTGAGGATCGGCTCGCGGTTTCCGAACCATGTTCCCCGCGGGACGGCGCGGACCTCGAGCGAGCCGGAGAGCGCCTGTCGCATCGCCTCGGTGAGTCGGTAGTTGTTGGCGGCGAGGTACTCGTACTCGTCGTCGGTCGGGGGCGTCGGCACCAGCGCGCGAACCTCGGCCTCGAGGTCGAACGGGTTGAAGTGCCATCCCCCGCGACGGAACGAGAAGTAGAACGTCTCGCGGCGCAGGGGGAAGCCTGCCTGCCCCATCGAGAACTTGTAGCCGTCGGTTGCAAGGATGCTCGTCATCGGGTCACTTCTTCTACTCTCTGCACGACCTTTTCGGGCATCCTACACCGATTTTAGGGCGCCTGTACCTTATTTTTGGGCACCTATGGCGTGAGGTTGCTCACTGCGCTCCAGAGGCCCTCTCAGAGCCTCTCAGCGCCCTTCTGCCGTCTCCTCAATCCAGCTGCGCGGGGACCTCTCCGGCCCCTGGCGCGCGGTCCACGGCGATTCCGTGGCGCCTGAGCACCAATTTGGCCTGGTGCCACGCGGACAGAAGGAGAGGATCGGGACGGAGAGGGATCGTCTCCGCGAGATCCTTCAGGGCATCGAGGGCGCGTTGTAGGTCAGAAGAACTGGATGGGTGGGACGTAGTTCGCGAGTTCATCGTGCTCGGTCTCCTGGGGTTCTTCCTTCCCGTGCCGAGCTCCGATGGCTTCGTCAAATTTTCGGCGATCTTCGTCGGTCACGGGACCGAGCCTCTCGCCCACGAGATCCTCCACGTAGCCGGACACGCTGATCCCGAGCGCCTCGCAGTAGTCCTTGAGGCGCTGGTACGTGATCCCCTTGATGCTGATGCTCCGTCGCGTCCCCGTCTTAGCCATCTCGTCTCCGTTTTACCATGGACCCGGACTTCGCTTCCAGGTCGCAGCGAGGGCACTCGGGAACCTCGTCCTCCTCGGGCAGCTCGGGCTCGTCGTAGGGGTCGCCCCCGTACGTCTCCCACTGGTGGCCGCAGAGCGAGCACGCCCACTCGTGAACGACGCTGCTCTGGACGCGCCTGACGCCCATCGTGCCGCGGCTACTCCTCGCGCTTGGACGGCTTGTTTCGCCTGAAACTCACCCGCGGAGTAGGTTCGTCGCGCTGGACGGCCTCGAGGAGGATCTTCTTGCGCAGGGCGTCGTCGACCGCGGCCACGCGCTCCTCGTACTCCTTTCGGGGCCGGTGCGTGACGACCTCCTCGAAGAAGAACGGGAAGTCGCGGCCGAGGGCCTGCTTGAGCTCGTCGACGTTCCTCCCCTTCGGGATGTGCAGGGTGGCCTCGGGGATGTTGACGCTGGCCTCGCCCCTGTCGTCTCCCTCCACGATGCAGGTGCCGACCTGGCCGCCGAGCCTCGCGACGGCCTCGATCCTGACGGCCTTCTTGATCTCGTTCAGGACCTCCCTGACGCGGTCTCCCAGCTCCCACAGGATGCTGCCGACCTCGACCTTGCGGTCGAGGGGCGCGGCGTTCATGGCCGCGTTCAGGTTCTCGAGTCCGTCGAGGAGAACCTGGTGCGCGACCCTCGTGTCGAAGGCTTGAGTCTGGTCTTGTCCCTTACCTTTGGCTTTGGTCATGGCTTCGTCTCCTTTCACCCACGCGCCCTTACGGCTTCGCGAGTTGGTCTGCCGGGGTTGCTTCCGACAGGTCTATGCAGTCGTTGTGGAACATCCCCTCGTCCTGCACCCACTTGCATGCCTCGTCCTTCTCTACCTTCCCGCCACACTGGGCGCAGATGGCCTGGCGCTGCGCGAAGGCGTCCTCGATCACCTGGTCCGGGGTCGGCGTGAACTTTCCCTTTGTGCCGTGGGTTGACCGCGGTGCAGCGGGCGCGGTGTGCCCCGGTGCGGGGGGATCCGGCTCGTCGCCGAAGCCCTGCACCAGCTCGTCGACCGAGGCGTCCCTCTTTGCTTTCCGGACCTTCTCCGCGGCGATCCTCGCGGCGAGTGCTCGTTCCTCCGCCTCGAGGTCTGCGGCGATCTCGGCCTTTCGGCTGGTGACTCCGGCCACGCACTCCGCGGCGAGCGGACACCTCGCGCAGACGCTGCGATCCCCGGCCGAGTACGCGCCGAAGCACGACGTCTGTCGGATGGCCAACCCGCGGATGTAGGGGTCCTGGCTATAGGGATGCCCGTCGCCGCCGAACGGAAATTCGAGGAGATTCCCCTTCGGCTCTTCAGCTTCTCCGGTGTCGTCGAAGGCGCGCACGAACTCCTCCACGTCGACGTCGGTCGCCTCCCCCGGGGCGGCGTCGCCGACGACGGCGCGGGCCTCCTTGGCGCCCTCGGGGGTGAGGCCCCACTGGCCCTTCTTCTCGTACCTCGTCAACCCGCGGTCCCGCATCTGCCGCATGGCGATGCCTATCTTGCGGTGCGTGTTCGGACTTCCGTGACTCGAGGCGCCCAGCGCGTCCTCCGCGAGGCCCATGCGCTCGCAGACGGGAGCGTACGTCTCCTTCATGGCGACCGCAACGCCCTCGTCGAACGCCGTGAGGTCGCCGAGCACCGCGAGGAGGTGTGGGGCGAAGGACGTGGGGGTGACCCTCTCCGCCATCACAGCTTCAGCTCCTCGAGGCGCACGTGGCTCGTGTCGCCTCGTGGCAGCGCGCCGCCCGTCAGGTACGGATCCACGGAGGTCAGGGCGGCGTTGCGCGACTGGTCGTCGGGAAGTCCGTCGGCGTAGGCCATAAATCCCTGCTTGATCAGGTCGACCGGCGTCGTGTCGGTCAGCCGGAGGATGTCCTCGCAGGCGCCGACCCAGGCGCACACGTCCCGGTGGCTGAACTCGCCGTAGAGGTTCCGGTCGGCCACCTGCTGACGCAGCACGGTCGTCGCGCTCCCGATCTTGTCGAGGAGGTCGCCGCACCGCTCCACGAACAGGGGGAACTTGGCGCGGACGATGGGCTCCTCGTCCTCCCAGTCCATGGAGGAGAACCTCACCTTGCGCTCGATCCGGTTGAGCATCGAGGTGTCGACCACGTTCGCGCCTCGGTACTTGCCGGTCTCGTCTCCTCCGCCCATCGTGTTGGCGGTGACGATGACGCGCGTCCCGGAGAGCACCGGGTGCGTCTCGCCCGTGGGCCCCTTCACGCGGCTCAGGATGGAGTCCATGACGAGCCGGAAGTTCTCGGCCTGCACGGTCGTGGCTCGGTCGAAGTCGCTGAGCACGATGGTCATCGGGATCCTGCGACCCGAGAGGGGACTCGTGTAGCCGTGGACGAGAGCGTTGAACAGGTCTCCGAACTCCCAGGAGGTTCCGTCCTTGTCGAAGGATCGCTGGTAGAACCAGGGCAGGATGTCCACGTCGGGGTTGATCTGGAAGATCTCGGACGGCGAACGCGTGAGGGCGCAGATGGCCGAGACCAGGGCGTCTTTTCCCGAGCCCGAGGGCCCCCAGATCCAGTGGGATCGTCCGGCGCGGAAGTACAGGACGGCCCGCTTCACGGCCTCCCCGAGCGCGCCGTGCGTCGGCAGCCTGTAGTGGGACGGGAGCGGGAGGCAGGCGTCCTCAGGCACGTCGTGGTTGACGCTGAGGGGGTGTCCCGCCAGCTCGGTCACGAGCTTGTCGGGAGGCGGGGGGAGAGCCCGCTCGACGCCCTGGAGAGACTTCGCGTACGCCTCGGTGACGGCGCCCGACTCCAGCTCGGCGTCGGGGAAACGCGCGAGGTAGTCCTCGACCGTCATTCCGTGCTGCTCCGCGAGGTGAGATGGCAGATAGTGAACCTCGACCCCGTCGAGCTCGCACCTGACCTTCTTCGCCGCTTCGCTCATGTGCTTCGCCTCCGGCTTTGCCCCTGAGGGGCCTCTTGCCTTGGGATGTATGTCTGCACGGGGCCTGGGGAAATGTTACATTGCGCGGCTCGCGCCTCGGTCCTCCACATTCCTTATACTCCTCTCCGTGGGGAAGGGAGAGGGGGCCTTTCGTGTAAAACCGTCGGAGGCTTCGTACAGGCTGCCGTGATCAAGGATCTCAAGAGGCTGCCCGGGACGTTTCCCGGCGTGCGCTACTGCAGGGCGATGCAGGCCTCCGTGGACGCGATCCTCGTGCCCAGAGGTATCGAGCGACGCGTCCTGTCTCGCGGCACGGAGTTCGAGAATCGCGACGCCTGGACGTTGAGGGCCTTCGCGAAGTTCCTGTGCGAGGCGCTGCTCGGGCACCCGGAACGCGTGCCCACGCGGGACGAGCTCAAGGGCCTCGTGCGCAAGGCCAACGGAATTCGGTGTCGCGATCCTCATATAAAGGTGGCCAAGATGCCCGAGTGGGTGAACGAGCGCGTCGCCCTCGCCATCATCGGAGGAGGTTACCACGAGGCCTGGCACACCCTCTACTCGCGACGCGATCCGGTGCGGCTCTCCGAGGTCCAGCCCGTCGTGGAGGCGGCGAGGCCCGTCGTGGACGGGGGCGGCCGCTTCGACGCGAAGCTGTGCGGGCTCCTGTTCCAGCTCTACGCGTTCATCGAGGACGTGCGAATCGAGCGTCGCGGCAACGAGCAATTTCCCGGGGCGATCCAGCCGCTGCGCGATCTCCAGGACTTCATCCTCGACCTTGAGGCCAGGAGTCACCGCGAGGGCGCGAAACTTCAGAACGTCACGGTGAGCGACAGCGCGAGGTCGATCCTCATCCGCTGCCTGCGCGACCTCGGACTCGGGTACAACACGCAGCGTTCCCGCGAGGCCCTCGAGCACTACAGGACGACCTCTCCCGAGACGGTTGCCATGCTTGCTCCGGGCGGCGTGCTCGCGCCCCTGCTCCAGGAGCTCAAGGGCCTCGGCAAAAGGGACGAAATCGCATCCCTGGTCCTGGCGATGAAGTTCGTGTCGGTCCTGTGGGAGGCGACTCAGAGCGATCCGGCCGCCGCCCCCGCCGATCCCGCGTGCCCGAACTGCGGAGCGCCCCCGAGCCAGCTCGTGATCCGCTCGATCAGGACGCCGGAGGGCGTGCGGATCCGCGGACGAGCCGAGCTCGAGTGCAGGACGTGCGGCTACACGACGGAGATCGAGCCTCCGGATCACAGCTTGAACTTCGATCAGCGGTCCGAGCCCGCCGACGACGCCGAGATGCCCGAAATCGAAGATCGCGAGGAGGCGCCAGGTGCGGGCGGTGGCGACGGTGGTGACGGGGCCGAGGACGGCGACGGAGGGGCGGGCGACGAGTCCGAGCGCGGGGAGCAGAGAGAGGACGATGAGACTCCAGCTGCGGGAGACGAAGAAGGGACCAGCGATGGGACCGGAACCGCGGGCGCCGAGAAGGGCGACGAGGAAGACGAACCGACCACGGGTTCGGACGGTGAGGACCTCGCGGAGGGAGAGGAGGGGACCGATGGGATGCCCACGGGCGCCCGCGACGTCGGGGGTCGCGAGAGCGTCGACGCGGACGAGGACTGGGAGTGCACGGTCGAGGAGCTCCTCGAGAACTCGGCGGGCGGGCTCAACCTCGATCTGGGACAGGACCCTGAGAGCTCCCTGAACGCCTCGGAAGACATCCTCGACGGGGACGAGTCGGAGGGCGCCCTGAGCAGCGGGGAGGCGCTCGAGGAGGCCATCGCGCGGCAGGAGAAGAAGGACCATCATGACCTCAAGGCCGGGGAGATGGTCTGGAACCCCCACGATCCGATGCTCGACGAGGCGCGCCTGGTACGATCTAAGAACCAGGAGACCGACCTGCGGACGGCGAACGAGATGCTCAACGCCGTCAACTCCGAGGTCGCCTACATGCGGGCTCGTCTCAGGATCATATTTCGGGCCCAGGAGATGGTCAGCGTGGTGCACGGCGTCCCCCGCGGGCGGCGGCTCAGCGACCGGATGCTCGTGGAGTCCCGCGCCGAGCTGATGGGCGGGAAGGCGCCCACGAGGGCCTACCAGACCGCGACGGACGTGATCGACACGTCGCTCGCGACGGTGCTAGTCCTCGACCAGTCGAGCTCCATGGCCGCGCTCCGACGAGTGGTGGCCCAGTGCATGCTGATGGTGGCCGACGCCCTCGAGGGGGTCGGGGCGGCCACGATGGCGTGCGGCTTCCGCAACGGCGCCCATGGTGACTACAGCCGCGAGTTCGCCGGCTCGGGATGGGAGGCGACCTACCACCGCATCCGCGGCGTCCGGTACGACGTGTTCAAGACTTGGGAGGAGCGACTCGCGACCGTGAAGTGGCGGTTTGGTCACACGCAGGCGTCCGGGTCGACCCCGATGGCTGACGGCGTCCAGTACGGCCTCTCGGCCCTCAACGAGCGACTCGAGGCCCACCGCGTGCTGGGCATCATCACGGACGGCTGCCCGGACGACCCTCACGAGCTCGTGATCCGTCGGCAGGTGCGCCTCGCGAAGGCGGCCGGCATCCACGTGCTCGGCATCGGGATCACGGACGACGCGCGCTACGTCGAGGACCTGTTTCCCGACCACGTCTGGGCCAAGACGGTCCACGAGCTTCCGCAGCCTCTCATGGTCAAGCTGAACGACCTGTGTGACTTCGCCGGACGGTTTCGCGGTCGACGGGCGCAGCTCGACGGGTCGGTCGTCCAGCGGGTGACGTGAACGCCGTTGAGCCGACTGTTCCCTAAGAAGCGCGTGGCCAGGAAGCCGCCCCCGGACGACGAGGTCAACCTGCGCGGGCGCCTCGTCGGGCTCAGGTCGAGGCTCCGTCGCAACGCCAGGGCGACGAGCGAGACGGAGGCGGGCTACCGGAGGGCCCTGACGACGCTCACGAGGGATGCCGGGCCCCTCTTCCGCGACCTGGAACGGCGGCTCGCCGAGGTCCGCGGGCGCCCGAACAAACGGTCCGAGGGCGCGGACATCCTGGAGACGCTGAGCGGCCTCTAGGACCGTCCAGGGACTCCATCGTGAAAAGCCTCGAGTGCTCGGCGTTACTGCGTCTATGGCCTCTCCGTACGTGAGAGCCGCGTCATGCGCAGAAAACGAGCGGGGCAGCACTACTTCACCATCCGGGGGCGGGGTTTCCACGACAAGCAGTGGCGCGAGATCATCCGAGTCGCGGAGGAGATCGTGGACCGCGCCAAGAAGGCCGGGGTGAAGCTGAAGCTCGAGAAGGAGCCGCGATCCCTCGTCGTGACCCCCGAGGGGGGCGACCCTCCGCTCGTCCTCTGGCGTGACGGAGAGCCCGACGTGCCGACGGAGATCACGACCCGGGGAAAGTTCGACGCCGTCGTCCAGAGCATCCTGACCGCTGCCAAGAAGGTGGCGCCCGACAGGCTCGTCATGACCTCCCCGGACGGCAGGGACTATCGACGGCTGCTTGCGAAGACGCCCCAGGCGCAGCCGGGCCAGAGTGCCTGGTCGCGGATGAAGCGCCTCCAGCAGGTCCCGAAGACCCGCGAGGAGGCGTTCCTCAAGGCGATGTCGAGACACAGGTGGCGACATCCCGAGACGGGAAACCAGGTCGAGTTCGTGAGCCTGCCGAAGAGCGAGCAGACGAAGCTCCGTCGTCGGTGGGAGCAGGAGTACGGTGACAGGTACGAGAAGGCGCTGGAGGAGGCGCGACGCGAGACCGAGGAGGCGCGGCGGGAGATCGAGGAGGCCGGGAGCGCGGTGGAGCACCTCGAGCGGGTACAGGAGCGCGCCGAGAAGGCCGAGGACATCAAATCCGAGAAGAGAGCGACCAAAATGGACGAGAAAACCATCCGCAAGGCGGCGATCCGAGTCGCGGCGAAGACCGAGGACCCGGAGCTGAAGCGCAAGATCCTGACCATCCTCAAGGGGGCCGCGGACGACGACGAGAAGAAAGGGCGCCACGAGGAGGGCAAGTCGATCGACGTCGGCACGTGGCTCAAGGAGCAGGGCTACGAGGAGGCGGCGAAGAAGTGGGAGGAGCACGAGGGCGAGATTGGCAAGAGGTCCGCGGCATCCTTGCTGTTTCCCGAGGTCCGCGAGCTCGCGTGGAAACACGTGATCGCCTTCTCGCGCAGCCACCCCGAGTCCAGGACCGCCAGCTCCTCGACGGCGCGTCGAGTGGTGGCGGCGGACCACCTGGCGAAGAAGTGGATCTCCGAGGCGATCAGGCGTCCCGGTCGCGTCCGCGAGTACCTCGGGATTCCCGAGGGCCAGGAGATCCCGATGAGCAAGCTGGACGCCGCGATCGAGAAGGTCCGTGGTACCGGCAACAAGTCCCTCATGTCGGCGCTCCAGCTCGCCAAGCGCCTCAAGGGCATGAAGCGCAAGAAGAAGGCGGAGGAGGAGGAGGAGGAGGACTATCTCACCGAGGAGAGCTTCAGGACGGCGGCCGAGGAGTTCTTCGGCAGCGAGCACATGGCGAAGAAGTGGATCCAGGAGGCGATCAAGCGCCCCGGTCGCGTGCGCGAGTACCTGGGCGTTCCCGAGGGCAAGGAGATCCCGATGGGGAAGCTGAACGCCGCCATCGAGAAGGTGAAGGGCACCGGCAACAAGTCGCTGCTTTCCGCGCTGGTCCTCGCCAAGCGCCTCAAGCAGGGCATCGGCAAGAAGGCCGAGGTCGCCTAGGAGATCTCGTGCCCACGGAAACGAACGACGGAGAGGCTCGGGGGCCGGAGGAACCCCAGTCCGAAGAGAGGCCGCGGGAGAGGTCCGACCAGTCCAAGGGCGAGAACGACGGTGGGGAATCCAAGGACCAGGGTGAAAAGTCCAAGGACGAGGGTGAGGAAGAGACCGAGACCGGTTCTAAGCCGGAGGACACGGAAGAGAAAGGCTCCGAAGCACCGGAAGAGCCCGAGGAGGAACCCATGAAACAGCTCGAACGCATGACTGCCGAGCTGCGGGAGATCATGGACTCGGCCTCCGGACGCGAGGCGGCGCTGAACCTCGTGAGGGAGGCCGCAGCTTTGTTCGGTGCCGACACGAAGAACCCCGGCGGTCATCAGTGGAAAGGACCACTTCCGAAGGGTTGGACGGACGAGTCGCGCAGGAAGTTCTGGGACAGTCTCACCGGGAGGGCCCCGAAGCACAAGGTCACGCAGTGCATCAAGAGAATGAAGGGCAAGGTCGGAGATCCAGGCGCCTTCTGTGCCGCGTTGGCCGACCGTGAAACTCCCGGCTGGCGCGCGGAGGCGGCGAAGGAGCGCAAGAAGAGCGCGGCGCTCGGCCTCGTCCACGAGGCGGCCATCCTGATGGGCAGGCCCCTGCGCACGCGTCGGGACTACGGTGAGCGTTCGCCCTCTCCCACGAAGGAGAGCCCGCACTCCGAGCTCCCGACAGAGGACGAGACGAGGAAGTCCTGACGCGCTTTTCCGGTAAAGTGCCCCATGGTCCCCTGGACGAAGGGAACGCATCCCGACTACTCCGCGTTCGTGATCGAGGTCCACGTTCGGAAGGACGCCGAGACCGGCGCGCTTCGCAGTCTCCACCGTCTTCAGGACGAGCAGGACGTCGAGGTCACGGCGACCTTGACGCCGTCGGGCGGCATGGCCGAGGGATCGTGGGCCCTCCTCACGGAGGCTATTCGCGCCGAGGCCCTGCTTCAGCTCCTCCTGAAACTCTCCAACGACGCGGAATTCAAGGAGAAAATGGAGTCGGCGGAAGAGGTGCCGGAGGATTTCATCGAAAACTTGTCGAAAAGTGCGCTACAACAAGTTCAGCGCGGGCTCAACGAGCTCGCGTCCCCTCTCGCTCACGAAGCGATCAGCGCGGTGCATGATGGACTGCGAAACCAAACCGAGTAAAAGCCAGGAGGAGAAGACTTCCGTGCTCGGCGTCATCCGGGAGAGGCTGAGACCCCTGTTCCTGACGAAGTTCAGGCACTCGCGGTCATCCGCTAGGGAGCAGGTCGTCGCGCAGGGGATGACCGAGACCGAGGCGAAACTGTTCATGGCCGGATTCTCGCGAGGCTGGCTCAAGGGCGCCCTGGACGCCTCGATCATCAGCTCTCGGGATCTTCGTCCGGCGCGGAAATCGGAATGTCCTCCGCCAGAGGTTCACTAGGGCCTTCCGGCACCTGGCGCTGGAGTCGTTTGCCGGGACGGATCCTCGCCTGGATCCGCTCGGCAGCGTGCGTCCAGAGCCCTGAGGGACAGCGGACTCGCTTGCGCCGGCGTCGGACGATCCTGAAGACGCCGAAGGGCGTCCTGACCTGGCCGCCCTCCTCGCACTCCATCACCGCGTCCGGAAACACGTGTAGGACCCTCTTCACCGCCGCGCCGTCTACCCCTTCGTCGTAGATCTCCCACTCGACGCCCCTCCCCCGCACCTCGAACACGTGGTCGATCTCGATCTCCCCCGCGTGCGTGAGGGCGACCACCCGGTAAGTGCCGGGCGCCGAGGCTCCGAGGAGCCTCAGATAGAAGCCTGACCTCACGTTCCCGGCGAGGTCACAACCCGTGCGGAAGACGGAACCGCCCTGCTCGAACTCGCCCTGAGTCCCCGACTGCACGAGGGTCCGAGACAGCTCGGAGACCCGAGAGACGAGCGTTTCGTACAGCATTGACCACTTGAGAACGCGCGACCCATAGAGGCATTACCGGCCCGATAGTCCCTCTATGTCCTTCCTTCCGTAGAACACGCGGTCTCGCCATGCAAGTTACCGACGTCACGGGCGCCCTCCTTCGGCTGTGTCGAGAGGATCAGGAGTTTCAGCGGAGGCTGGCCGCGGAGCTCGGAAGGACGAAGCTCGCGGCCGTCGACCGGGAGTACATGGTCTGGCAGTCGCTCCAGAAGATCATGGATCTGACACCCAAGGTGCTCGACATGGCCCGGGCGGACCTCGACGGGTTGGAGGACTGGCAGGAATACAAGCTCAACCTCGCCGCCGAGTACCTCGACGCCGTGCACGACTCGCTGAAGTACAGGCCCGAGGAGATCGAGGTCGAGGGCACGCGCATCGTGACCAACGACACGGCTCCCGCAGGGGGATGACGTGAGCGAACGCTTGGCAGAGGCGTTCAAGGAGTTCGCGCTCGGGCGCAGGTTTCGGCATCCTCGGACCGGCAACCAGGTGCTCTTCGCCTCCCTCCCCCCGGAGGAGCAGCGGCGCCTTTTCCAGCAGTGGATGAGAGGCCGCGAGCAGCTCGAGGGGATCCGCCGGTCGCCGCGGGCTCTGCAGAAGATGAAGGAGCAGCAGGAGCAGATGCGCCTGGCTCGGGCCGACGTGGAGCCCGTCCGGCAGCGGAGCCAGTACTCGTGCATGAGCGCGAGCATGGCGATGTGCCTGCGCGCTCTCGGCGTCGACTGCCTCGAGGACGAGGTGAACCGGGTCATGGGATCGCGTCCGATGAAGGGCGCCTCCTGGGAGAACGCCCTCGCGTGTGGTCAACACTACGGCATGCGCTGCACGCTCGTCTGTCCGGCTACCACGCCGCAGCTCAGGGAGTGGACGGACCGGGGCGTCCCCGTGATGATCGCGTGGAATCCCGAGAACAGGCCGTGGTCCCACGCCTCGGTGGTGTTCGACGTGGACGAGGACCTGAACGTCCACGTGGCCGACCCGAACATCCCGGACCCCGACGAGACCGTGCGCGTGGTTCCGAAGTCGGAGTTCTACCGCAAGTGGTACGAGAAGTGGCCAGACTACCTGGTGAGGAGACCGGCCATGGCGGTGGAGCGCGAGGTCACGACCGACGGGCGTCAGGTCGTGGCCTTCGACGGCCGCAGGGTCGCGGCGCGCCACGGAACGCAGGCTAGGGAGGCCCTGGAGGACTACGTCCAGGCCGTGACGAACCTCGAGACGAGCACGGACCTCGTTATGCTCGCGACGAACAGGCTGCGGTTCCTCGGCCTTGAACCGCACGAGGACGAATACCCCTTCGCGGAGCCCATAGATCACGTGGCGTCCGACATCTTCCGGTGGCGCGGCGAGGTGGACGCCAAGTACGCCCCGGACGGCACCGTAAAGATCGCCCGCCGCGTGGCCCACAGATACCTGGAGAGGAAGTGACATGCCGGCTCAGTACGCACACCTCGATGGCCGCCGCTACGTGAACCAGGACTTCGTCGACGAGGTCCGTCAGGCGTACCCCGCCACGACGAAGAAGATCCCGCTAGGCTTCATCACCTACGTCGGGTGGACCGGGAAGGACGAGGTGCTCTTCACCCAGCAGGAGCCCCTGCCGGACGTCGAGATGGAGGGCCCCGTGTTCCAGGTGAATTTCCAGCCCGACAATCCGCGCGCCTTCACGGACGGCATCCTCGCCAAGGTCAAGCACACGACGAAGTCGGCCAGCTCCGGGGCCCGCGTCCGCGCGCGGTCTCGGGAGGCGACGCTCGACCGGTGGGGTCCGACCCTCGGCCTCTCGAAGGAGGCCCGGGCCGCGGGAGGCCTGTACGGCTACACCCGCGCCGTGCAGGCCTCCTGCGAGGCCGCGGTTCGCAGGCTCAACCGTGCCGCCGCGAAACTCGCCAGCGGGGCCGCGGCTCGCGACCGTCGAGTCGTGGACTTCCTCCAGACCCACGCCGGCAGAGGCCAGAGCCTCCCCGCCCGAGTCCTGCTCGCCGCCTACAAGAACGCGCTTCCGAGGCTCGCCGCCGACGAGGGAGGCGTCGACAAGGAGGCCGCTCCATCTCGTCGCGGGATGTACGGCTACCCCGTGAAGACCGCCAAGCGCGGCCTGAGCCTCTGCGCGGCTCTCCGGGAGACCGCCGGCATCATCGGCGCCGAGATGCACGCGCGTCGGGCGGCACTTCACGGGTCGATCACCGGCTTCTTCGGGCAACACGGCGACATCGGCAAGTGCGCCGCGAGCAGCCTCATCCTGTCCTCGTACCCCGACGCGAGCGTTCGGCTGCGGCGCGCCTCGGAGGAGGCGCCCACGAGCGTCGGCGACTGGCTCGACTACGACCTCTCGCGCTAGGGAGCCAGGAACTCGTCCAGCTCGCCCTCGTCGCGGGCACGCAGCATCACGTCGCGGACGCGGTTCAGCGCGGCCGTGATCTTGTTGCGGTCGTGCTCGTAGGAGAGCCCATGCTCCTCCGCGATCTCGCGCAGGGTCATCTCGCGCACGAACTTGTCGTGGACGAGCTGGCGGTGCCACTCGGGATCCTGCTCCTCATCGATCTCGTCGAGCAGGATCTCCGAGACGCGCTCCAGGACGTGCTCGAAGGCGTCGGAGTTCAGGACTTCGTTCTCGAGGTCGATGCCGTCGGCGATGCTCTCGATCATGTCCGTGGCGGCGTCGTCATCCTCGCTGTGCTCGGTGCAGCGGTTCGCGCCCAGGTGCTCGTGCTGGTTGATCGTCCGCGGGACGTGCTCCGTGGTCCAGCGCGACGCGTCGTAGTCGCCGAGCTCGCGCTTCGTGAGGGCCCCGTGAAAGACGCGGCAGACGGGTTCGCGTCCCTCGTTTCGGATGTCCGTGTAGGCTCCCCTCCGTGCCCAGGCACAGACCCGCGACGGGGCGAGGTTCTGACCCAGTCCGACGTGCTTGCGGAGGCCGTCCCGGTGGATTACTCGGGTAATCCAGTTCATCGCATGGTCATCGATCTTGTCGAACATCTCCGAGCGACGCATGGTCCGGCGCAGGTGCAGGGTGATGCGTCCGTAGAGTTCATCGAAGTTCTCGGCCAGGTACTCCGCGCTGACGTTCGCGCAGGGGGTAAAGGCGAGCTGCCCCGCGACGATCTTCAGGCCCTTGGCTCTCCTGACGCCCTGTTCCGTCAGCGCCCACTCCCCGCGGGCGCCGCTCGTGGGTTTGGCGCACATCGCCACGCGAGAGCGACAGTACTCGCGACGCTGGTTTCTCCACGCGAAGTGGACGCGCCGGTAGAGCCCGTCGCGGACCTCGGAGGAGGTATCCTTCAAACGTCCCATGAACTTCGTCAGGTCGACGCCTAGCATCTGCAGGGCCTCGTCGAGGATCTTCTGTTGCGGCACCGGGACGTACGCCCTGAACTTCGAGTGCTTCCCCAGAAGGTACACGACTGGATCGAAGAGCTGTCTCGCCGTGATCTTGGTTTTGTAGATCGCGTAGAGGTCGTCGTACACGTCGCAGAGCTCTGATGCCCTCTCCACCCCGGCCTCGGTGAGGCCCCACTGCCCCGGGCCCGCGCCCGGTGGCCTCACGCACAGGCCCTCTCCGTTCGGACCGCCGCTCGTCCTCTGTTCCATCCACGCGGACTGGACGCGCCGACGCATGAACGCGCGAACGCCCGGAGGCCACTCGGAGAGCCGGGTCACGTCGACGCCCGCGAGGCGCAGCGCGTCCTCGAAGATCTCGTCTTGGGCCACGGCGACTCCGACCTGGAAGCCCGCGCGGCGACCGAGGAGGTACACGACCGGATCGAACAGCTGCCTCGCCGTGATCTTGCTGTGGCACAGGTCGTAGGCCCCGTCGTGCGTCCTCCGCAGCGCCCGAGCCTGCTCGACGCCCGCCTCGGTGAGGGTCCAACCCTCGCCTTTTTCTTTCCCGACGACCCCACACAGGGGCCCTTGAGGGCCCGGGTTCCGACACATCTCGCGCCATGCCTCTCGAGCCAGCGATCGCCCCTGTTCGGCGGAGCCGCGCCTGCGTCTTTGACAGGCCGCGAGGGCGTCGGGCCCCACCAGACGCAGGGCGTCGTTCACGACGCGCTCGGGCGAGACAGGAACGTTGGCACGGTAGCCGGAGAGCCTGCCGACGAGATAGAGAACGACGTCGTGGAAGAGGGAGGCGGTGGGTCGGGGACCCGAGGCGGCTTTTCGCATGTGTTCCTCGCTTGGGTGCTCGGCACCTCAGCTAAGCGTTTCAGGCGACGTGCTCAGGGTCCGGGACGAGCCTTGAACGACCGGTCAAGTGGACGAGAGCACGGAGAGAAAAGTAGGAGGTTGCGTGCGGCGTGTCAAGAATTTCCCGAACGGGGCGCCCGTCTGCGATTTTCTCCGTGAAGTCGGGCGCTTCAGATCCCATAGCTAAACTATTGCTGTCTCGATGCCCTCTGGGGATCTCCTGTGGAAAACCGAGGGCGAGATCTCGCCTTCGCATTCCATTTTCCCTTCTATCGACCGGCCAAGGTGAGGCCCTGAACGCGCCCCGAGAGCCACCCACATGCCGCAGCCGAGCCACGAAGCCCTGACGCACGAGGTGGCGCTTCGCTACCTCCGTGCCGCTGTCCGTCGCAAGGTCGGCGCCTTCACGATGGACATGCTCGCTCGGCTATCCGTCCTCGAGGGCGCGGCGGGCAAGGCCCCCGGCACGTGGCTCCGGCTGAAGGAGCGGGGCTTCGGACACGCTCTCGACCACTTCGGCCCGAAGCTCGCGGCTTCCTGGACGGCGGCGACCGACCAGGGCGTCTACGACAGGGCGCTCGCCGTGGCGTCCCGGACTCTGCGCAACGTGTCGGGCATGGACGCCGACGAGCTCGTGCAGGAGATGACCACGCACTCGGGCACGTCCGCCGGACCCGACCGCAAGCGGCTGTTCCACTCCGTCGGCAAGGCCCTGCGTCGGTACGAGAACGACCTCGGCCAGGGCGCCATCACCCCCGACCACTCCCGGGTCAAGGGGACCATCGACAGGTGGGTGACCAACGCCGCCAGGGACGTCATCGGATCATGGCGGGAGCGCCACATCAGGACCTTCGGCCCGAGCACGCCCGGAGGCTACGATCCGACCCGGACCGTGGGGCGCGGAGGCCTGGACGCCGAGAAGCGCCAAAACCTCCTCCTGCTGGCTCTCCAGAGCCCCGGAGGCCCCGGAACGAAACTCAGGTTGGTCATCGACCACCTGATCCGCAGGAACTTCCCCAAGTCCGAGGTCCCCATCGTGCGGATGTTCCTGAACAAGATCGCGGAGCCCAAGTACAGGTCTGCCGACCAGATGAGGCAAATGGTCCAGAGGTTCGACCCCAACGCCTGGTTCACCCAGGCCTACAGCCGGGTCCGTCGGGAGATGATGGACGAGTTGGGCGTGAGTGCGCAGAGGCTCACCAACGTGCTCGGCGGCAACGCCCGGAACGTGTTCCACTTCATGGCGACGAAGGTCGGAACGCATCCGACGGTCAGGCGTCTCATCAACAACCTCGCCGAAGAGATCGAGCTCCTCGAGCCGGCCGCGTCGCGCATCGCGGTCGAGCGCGAGGAGGACGACGACAGCCGCGAGGCCGAGGTCAGTTCGGACCCGACCCTGGCGAGCGTCCGCGCCGTGCTCGAGCAATGGTTCGAGAAGGACGAGTACGACGGGTGGGACCGTCAGGTCGGACCCCACCCCCAGCACGGGCGCGGTCCCGTCCCCCTCCGGGTGGCCCGCGCGTGGATGGTGTCGTAGGCCATGGCGAGTCCTCTCGACCTCCGTCGCCTGGCGACCCGCATCGAGGAGCTGCAGCGCGTGCGCACCCACGGCTGGCATCCGGCGGACGAGATGCGCTTCAAGAGCCGGCTTCCCGCCGGACGCGACAGGCTCAGGCTCCCCGATCCGGTCGAGCTGCGAGCCCGAGCCGATGAGATCGCCCGCGGGGACCGCTCGCGGATGGCGGAGATCGCGAGGAGCTGGCGTGCGTGGATGCAGACGGCGCTCGACATGGAGGGCCTCGTCCACGACAACGATCCCCGCAACCCCGGGCGCCTGGTCCGCGATCTCCAGCGCGGGAAGTTTCCTCGTCGGTTCGCGCGGCTCCTGGTCAGCCAGGCCCTCTCGAGGACGGCTCGGTTCGTGAGCCGAGAGTTCCTCCACTGGGTCGACCGGCAAAGGTTCCGGCATCCGCAGACGGGCAACCGCGTGAAGTACAAGTCGCTGCCCGCCCGGGAGCAGAGGCGCATCCACGAGCAGTGGTCTCGACGGCAGTCCCCGGGAGCCGCCTCCTTCCCGGCCGAAAACGTACAGGAGCCCAAGCCGGGGAAACGACGAGAGGAACCCTGGAAGTGGGGGGACATCGACGAGACGGCTCACGTGGACCGCGGCTCGATCACGTACAAGCAGTCCGAGGTCTCCGGGAGGGTTAGGGTCGAGGGGAAGAGCCGGGTGCGGGGACGCGTGGCCGACGAGGCCGTAGTGCGCAACGCGGTCATCGGCGACGGAGCCTCCGTGTCGGGCAGCGCGACCGTCGAGGACGCCGTCGTGAACGGGCCAGCTCGCGTTGAGGGAAGGGCTCGCGTGGGGCCTGGCGGCCGCGTTCAGGGAAGGGCCACGGTTGGAGGCGACACGGAGGTCAGGCGCGCGACCCTTCGGGGCGGCAAGTGGAACGGCCAGAAACTCACCAAGGCCGGAGAGTGGCACGACTCCTACGACCAGGAGACCATCGACGCACTCGAGCGAGAGTTCGAGGAGCCCGGCAGCCAGGGGGCGGCGGCCGCGGGAGACCTGCCGATCCGGCTCATGAGTCACTACCTGGTCTCGGGAGGGAGCACGAAGGGACTGCTCGGGGGCGACGCCAGTCGCGAGAGAATGGCGAGGCGGCTGCGGAAGCACGCGATCCGCAACCGGGGCGAGCTCGGGTCCGGGGCGGCACGCGTCGCCGACCGTTTCGCGGAGATCTCCGACGAGGGGTGGGACGTGGTGATGAGACACGCCAGGCGCGGTGCCGAAGCGAAGAAGAGGAGGGCGTTCATGCTTTACCAGATCGTGAAACTCGCGCTTGAAGAGCCGGAGCATCGCCCGGTGGTGATGCCCCTGGTTCGGATGGCCCGGGAGAGACGCGTCGCGGCGAATGTTTCCGAGCTGCGGACCGCGGTGATCCGTGCGGCGTACGACGCGGCGAGCGCCGCGACGCGTGCCGCCCTAGTCCGTGCCGTGAAGGCGGCAGACCATCTCCTGGCGAGCGAGGCCGCAGATCTCGAGGGGGCCATCACGCTGACCCGCGAGGAGCGCGCCGGACTCGTCAGAATTGCCTTCACGACGCCGGACGCCGGACGCCGCAGGCAGATCCTCGGCATTCTGAAGGAGGCCAGGTACAGCAAGGGGTTCCTCAAGTGGGTGCAGAACAAGGAGTTCAAGCATCCCGAGACGGGGAACATGGTCCAGTTCATCTCGCTGCCTTCCCAGGCCCAGAAGGAGGTCCACAAGCAGTGGAAGGCGGGCAAGAAGGAGTGGGCGCAGCAGCACAAGCCCGAGGGGCTCTCCAAGAAGACCGAGCTCACGCCCGAGAAGTTCGACGCGCTCAAGGAGGGCGACCTCCTCTGGATTTCCTGGCAGCCGTTCGTGTTCCACAAGGTCACGGGCAAGAGCAAGACCTCGACCGGAAAGGCGACGGTCAGGCTCTCCCGCGTGGACAAGGAGGACCCCTCTAAGGTGGTGGAGGACGAGGACTTCTGGCTCCACCGCTCGTCGGCTGGCAGCAAGACCCACGATATCCACGTGGTACCCCCCGACCTCGCGAAGCCGAAGGCGGAGGAGCCGAAGGAGGAGGCGGAGGAGCCGAAGGCACCTCCAGCGGGGCCCGAGATTCCCACGCCGGAAACCGAGGCGCCGGAGGAACCACAGAAGCCCGAGCCGCAGGCCGAGAAGCCGGAACCTGAGGAGCCGAAGGAACCCGACATCGACAGCCCGTCCTCGATCAAGCCGGGGATGTTCCTACAGAACGCCTGGGGCACCGTCGGCAAGGTGACGAGCATGCTGCCCGACGGCGGCTTCCGCTTCCGTACGTGGGACTCTAAGGCGGGCAAATACAGCGGTACCAAGAAGATAACGCAGCAGGCAGCGCAGGAGTGGTTCGACAAGGGCAACAAGTTCACGTCCGTCGAGGATCCCGCGCCCGCGAAGCCAAAGAAGAAAAAGAAGAAGAAGGAGGAGGAGGAGAAGCCCGCGTTCAAACCCACCGGTAAGCACAAGGACCGCGAGGAGCTCCGCGGCAAGGCGCAGAAGGAGTCGACGCCCGAGACCAAGATCGAGGCACCCAAGTGGCTACACGACCAGATCATAGCGGTGGGGGCGCCTCCCACCATGGCGCCCGAGATGAAGAAGGAGACGGTGGAGAAGTTCGAGAACATCACCGTCGGTGCCGGGCACAAAATGCTCGGCAACATCGAGCAGGCCCTGGCCAGCCCCGGTGGTGAATACCTGGAGGCCCTAGAGACTCTCGGGTACAGCCCCGCGGGCCTCAAGACGCTGCAGAGGAAGCTGCGGAAGGCCCTGAGACCCTACGCGGGACGCAGGTACAACCAGGCCGTGCTCGGGGTCGCCAACGAGTGGGACCTCGAGGGCGAGGACGCCGACGAGCTGTACGACTTCAAGGCCGACAAGCCCGCGTGGGGCAAGAAGCTCACCGACGCCCAGCTCATGCAGAAGTTCCTCTCCAAGGCCAGCCCCGAGACTAGGGAACGGATGCAGGGCATGTCGGTGGCCGACTTCATGATCATGTACAAGTCGATCATGGCCGAGGACGAGGAGGAAGAGGAGGCGACATAGATGGCGCTTGAACTCGACTCCTCGGGGCGCCGTCTCGTGCGGATGGCCTACCGCGTCACCGATCCCGAGCTGCGACGTCGGATCCTGGAGGATCTCCGCGCTGCTCGACAGCCCTCCCTCTCGCCGCTGGCTCGGAAACTCGTACGCGTGGCGTTCGCCACGACGGACGAGACGCTGCGGCGCGGCATCCTCGATTCCATCCGCACGGCCGCATACGCGCCCGAGTTCCTCGAGTGGGCCAGAGCTCGCAAGCATCGCAAGTCGACCACCGGGAACCGGGTCAAGTGGGACTCGCTGACCTCGCAGGAGAAGGCTCAGGTCCACGCCCAGTGGCAGCAGCAGGCGCAGGGGCAGCCCGCCGAGGGAAAACCTGCGCAGCCCCAGGCGCCCTTCACCGGGGTGTCGGGGGAAGTCTACGAGAAGCTGAGCGAGTTCTACCCCCGCAGGCCGAAGGACATGGACGAGCTTCGCGAGATGCACGAGAAGGGCGAGGCGTGGCACCTTCCGGCCGTCGCCATGACGGCGGGCGGAGGCATGAAGTTCTGGGAGGCGCGGGGGGAGGACGGCAAGATCTCGATTCGGTGGGGACCTGTCGGAGGCTGGCAGCAGAGCAAGCCGGGCAAGAGCCTTGAGGACGCCATGAAGCGTTTCCAGGCCAAGGCGCACAAGGGCTACATGGTCGCCGGGCCGGGCCTCGCCATGTCCTTCTCCGGCGGCCCTGTCGGCATGAGCGGAGACACGCTCTGGAAACGTCTCGAGAAGGACTACGGGGACGATCCCGCGAAGATGCGGAAAGTGGTCGAGGCGGCCGTGTCGCACCTGGAGAACCTTGACTCCACGGATCCGGGCCAGTGGCCCGACCTCGCGAGCACGGCCAAGGAGCTCCGCGAGAGGTTGAAGGAACAGGCCAAGGAGCCGGAGAAGCCGGAGAAGCCGAAGAAACCCGAGAAGAAGAAGGTGCAGCCGAAGCAGACCGATCCCCTCACGAAGACGCAGAGGGAGGAGGTGGACGAGCTCGTCATGACGATGAGCGGCGAGGTCACCGCGGTCGGCGACCTCGTCAAATACGTCGACAAGATCGACGCGATCCTGCCAGAGGGCCTCACGACCGCGCAGCGCCGCGGGATCTTCGAGGGCGTCGCGAAGGATCTGGCCGACCACCTCGACACGGCGGCGTTCACCGTCGACGATCCTGGCGATTCCCAGCTCTATCACGACACGGCCTACACCATTCGCCAGCACGCGAAGGAGTGGGCCAAGCAACAGTCCGAGAAGAAGCCGGTGAAGAAGGAGCCCGAGAAGGAGCCCGAGAAGCCGAAGGAGAAACTCGAGATCGGAACCGAAGTGACGAGCACCGATCAGATGGTCCCGGGCATGTTCATCTCGAACAGCGCGGGCATTGTCGGCAAGATTACTAGCATCCTCCCTGACGGCGGGGTTCGCTTTCGCACTTTCGACACGGGCGCCGGCGAGTACCGGAAGGGTACCAAGACGATGTCGAAGGAAGATGCGGAGGCGTGGTTCGCGAAGGGCAACTCCTTCACGGTCACCGAGGATCCGGCGCCGAAGAAACCCAAGAAGCCCGAGAAGAAGGAGCCCGGGGCTCCGAAACCGACCGGCAAGTACAAGGACCGCAAGGAGCTCCGCGGCAAGGGCAAGAAGAAACCGACCGACAAGGTCGAGGCCAAGACGGCGCTGGGCGGGAAGTTGATCCCGCCGGGGCTCAAAGGACCGCAGCGGGACGCGGCCGAGAAACAGCTCGAGGGCCTCACCTACGAGGGGCTCTCCAAGATCCGTGGTCACCTGGCAGCGGCGCTTGCCAGCCCCGACAGTCCCTACGCCAAGGGCCTCGCGAAGGCGGGCTACGACACGAGCGAGAAGGCCCTCAAGGGCCTCCAGGCACTTATCGACGAGCGGCTTGAGGACGTCAAGGGACGTAGGTACCACTCGGACGTGCTGGGAGTCGCCAACAAGCACGACATGGAGGGAGAGGACGCCGACGCGCTTCACGAATTCAAGGCGAGCAAGCCGAAGCGCGGCAAGAAGCTCACCGACCAGGAGCTCATGCAGAGGTTCCTGTCCAAAGCCAGTCCCGAGACGCGGGAGCGCATGCAGGACATGCCCGTGGCCGACTTCATGGTAGCCTACAAGGCCATCATGGCCGACGAGGAAGAAGAGGAGGCCGCATGACTCCCCGCGACCGAAAGCTGATCCGACTGGCCTTCCACGCTCGGGATCCCGACCTGCGGCGTCGGGCCGTCGGGCACCTGCGCAGCGCGAGGGAGAAGCTTCCGAGGCAGCCGTGGTCGGTGATGCAGGAGGCCCGGGAGGAGGGGTTGATCGCTGGCGAGGACGAGGATGACCTTGAACTCGAGGCCGTCACCCTGTTCGACTCCCCCGAGGAGGTTGTGGAGGAGGTCTTGAAGACGGCCGCGTACGCCAAAGAATTCCTTCAGGGGGCGGACGGCACGAAGACCGAGAAGAAGTCGAAAAAGACTTCGTTGAACTCGGAGGATCGCGCGCTCATCAAGATGGCCCGCGCGACCGGGTGCCCGGAGTTGCGCCGCAGGCTCGTGAGGCTCGTCATCCCGTCCGACGGCTGAGCCCGAACCGCTCCGCGGGTGTACAACCACCGGGACCTCACATCCCAGGTAGGTTTAGCGTGCCCGAAACCCTCGAACAGAGGTACGACCGAGTTTCTAGGGAACAGAAACGTACCCTGGTCGTCCGCGCCGACGACTTCCGGTGCGACGAAAGGGGCGTCTACGACCACGGGGGCGACATGGGCGTGATCGCGTGGCGCATGGCGGAGCGCGTGTTCAGGGAGCTGCTGCCGGCCGTGGACGAGGTCAGGGCTCTGGTTGGGGCGCCCGGAGCCGGAAAGACGACCTGGTTAGAGCTTTGCGGCGTTCGTGGCGTCCTGTACCTCGACACCACGCTGTCTCGCAGGCTGTCGCGTCGCCAGGTGTGCATGGCCGCGCTGGCGGCGGACAGGGTGATCGACTGCGTGTTCATCGACACCGAGCTCGAGGTGTGCCTCGCGCGCAACCGGAAGAGATCTCCCTCGCGGCGGGTGCCCGACGACCGGGTGCGAGACGCACACCACAGACTCGTCCTGTGTCCGCCTGACGTGGACGAGGGCTGGCGCAGGGTCTTGCATGTCTCCGGGGGCCCGGACCTCACCTGGGTGCTCCTGTGAACGCAGGTGACTAAGCGCTTGACACGGGCTCGCACGATCTCTAGTGTGCGTCGGCCGTCTCCCCTCCGCCTCGTGCGGAGGCGAACCCCCGCGGGTGGAACGAGCTAACGCAAGTAGCGCGTTCTGGGGGTCGAGCGGAACGCTCGGGCGCGTCTAACGCCAAGCATTCAGGTTCCCCGACGCAATCCTCGACGGGAACTCTTGGTATCGGCGCCCACGGGTGGGGAAGCTGGGGAAACCCAGGAGGGACGACGAAGCCTCCGAGACGGCCCCTCAGGCCACCTACGCAAGAGGTCACGAACCGGCGAGGGAAAAGGTTGCACTGGACGGGCTGACCCTCCGAAAGCTGGGTCCTCAGGATGACTCGCCACGACCAAGCCTCCGACCGACGACCTCCTTCGTGCCCAGGGCGCGAAGGAGACCCATCGATCAGGGCGCGGTCCGCGGGGCACTCCCACCTCGCCTCTCGCCCTCGAGAGCGGGACTCCGTCGACGTCCTCTGGATGGGACCCGACGGTCGTCCTGCCTCAGGTTCAATTAGGGTTTGTAGAGAGGTGTCGTCTGTCCGAAGTCATCATCTGACGAACACGAGTCCTGAAAATCCATCCTCACGTTTCACGAATCTTCACCATCATCCCCATTCACCTTCTCACGGTAGTCACGACGGGGAAGCGAGCTGGACCACGACCACGGGGAGGAAACTCGAGACCTAGGAGGAGCGGAAGAGGCTAAAAACCCTGACGGGGGAGGCTAGTCGGGTAGCCCGTCTATGCCCCTCTTTAATGGAAGATGTCCGACAAGCGCAGGGCGCGGCAGGGGAGCGTCGGGGGGAACCTGACCCCGAAGCAGGCCAAGACCGTGCTGGCAGCTCCCGTCTACGCCATCCTGTCGGGACGTGCGGTTCCCATCTTTCCGGGAACCAACCTGGCGAGCTCGTCGGGGTTGGTGGGCATATTCAGGAAACCCGGCAACCACTGGCGCGCCATCTCGGGCCGCGTGGCCGCCGGGTATCCGGTCTGGGTCAACGGGAGGCAGTGGAACCGCGCCGTGGTTCCGGTGCTGACCGACCCTCGCTGGTCGACCGCGAACCCCGTGTTCGCCCAGACGGCCTCGACCAACCTCAATCACGTGATCGACTTGATCGGGGAGGCCCTCGCCCAGAGCTTCCACGAGGCCGGATACGGACCGCTGCCCTGATGGCCTCGGTATCGTGGCCCGACATGGGCGAGAACAAGCCTCCTTCCCAGCTCGCTCCCGGCGCCGTTGAGCGCCCTGAGAACGAGGTCGTGTGGGTCTCCTGCCGCGCCAAGAACTCCTGCAACGGGCGGCGCGCCAGGGTTCTTTTGAAGAAGAACGACGGGATTCACGGAACGTGGATTCAGTACGTCTGCCTGACGTGCAACACCCCGTTTTCCATCCGCGTCTAGGTGTATAAGGAAGGTGGAGACCTACCGCTCTTCCCTCCTTTTCCACGGTCCGACCGCCCGCGCTCAAGCGCTCGCGATGGTGCCGAGTCTGGGGCGTCTCCTGCATGAGCCGTTCGGCGACGACGGGCTCAAGATCGCCGAGAGCAGGGAGGTCGTCGAGCTAATGAACCATGCGCCCGTCGGCGACCGCCCGGGGGTGGTCGTGATCGGACCCGTCTGTCGCGCGCCGCCCTTCTCGACGGACGTGCTGCTCAAGAGCATCGAGGAGTTCGACCAGCGGACCGTGCGGCCCGTGCTGTGGGCGTTCGACGAGGCCGAGGTGAGCGCGACCCTCCGTTCGCGCTGTCTGGCCCGTTGGTGTCCCGGAACCCGCGAGGTCGTGCCCGACGCGGCAGAGGCCGCGAGACGGGCCGTGGACGCGGTGCTCCTCGGGGACGCCGCGGCCGTCATCGAGGCGCTTCACGAGACCGATGGGCGCCTCGTGCTCGAGGCGGCCGCGGGCGTGTTGCTCGGGCGCGGATTGGACGACGTCGCGGGACTCCTCTGGGAATCCGTGAGGCTGCCCCTGCGCTATCGCGATCCGACACCGACCGAGGCCCTGGCCGCGTTCCTGGGGGCGATCCCGTGAGTCAGTGGCGCAATCCACCCCCCGTCGTCGTGCTGTCGGGCTCCGAGAACTTCTTGCGCAGGCGCGAGCTCCGGGAGGCGGTCTCCGTGTCCGAGGCGTGCGGTCGTACCGTCGAGTACGCCCACGGCCGAGACCGGGACGAGATCTCTCGCGTCCTGTCGAGCACGGGGGTCTTTTTCGACCAGAAGGTCCTGCTGGTCGTGGAAGAACCCGAGAAGGTCGACGCCGAGCTAGTCCTCCGGCACCATGAGGCGGGCGACTCGTCCGCGGCCGTCGTCCTTCACCAGGAGGGCGCGATCAAGGCGAAGTCGGGCCTCGGGCGCGTGGCGAAGGAGCTCCCCGAGCGTCTCGTCGCGCGCTTCGAGAAGCCGAAACCGTGGGAGGAGACGGACAGGGCGATCTCCTTCTGCGTGAAGGAGGCCACGCGCCTAAACGTCAATCTCTCGGAGCAGCTCGCGACGGCCGTCGTGCGGGCAGTGGGAACCGAGCTGGGGGTGCTCGCGTTCGAGATCGAGAAGATCGCGCTGTTCCTGCGATCGGTGGGCGAGAGGACGGTCACCCTCGCCCACGTGGGGGGCACCGTGGGCGCCCTCGGGGGGTTGGGCCCGAGGCCGGTGGTCGAGGCGCTCGGGCGCAGGGATCTCGCGGCGACGGGGCGCGCGCTCACCAGCGTGCGGAGGGCGCACGGCGGTCACGAGGGCGGCGCCGTGCTCCGCGTCTGCGCATTCGTCGGGCCCGCCGCGACGCAGTGGATGCACGTCGCGTCCCTCCTTCGCGCGGGCCTCTCCGCCGACGCCGTCGCCGAGAGGGTCGGTGTGCACCCCTTTGCGCTCCGCAAGAACCTCCTTCCCGCCGCAAAGCGGTGGGGCCAGGTACGATTAACCTCCCTACTAAGGTCGCTGGCTCGTGTGCAGCGATCTGTAAGGAGCGGTCACGTCAATCCGTGGGTCGAGCTCGAGTGCGCGTTGCTTCGCTCGCTATGCGAGGGGTCGTCGGGGTAAGGTGCGGATGGCGCTCGTTATTGACCACGGCGACGTTAGGCACCTTATACACGTGCCTTCTATGCGCGCGGTGGTGCGGAGGCGCCTTGGCCTTCGTGTAGAACCGGCAGACCCACTATCGAGAATGGTCGAGGTCAAGGATGTTGCAGCAGGCTGAAAGCACTGTCGTCATGAAGGACTCTCCCGACGTTTCCAAGAAGACCGGCGAAGACGGAAGCGGAAACGGGAAGCACGCCACGACGGTGCATGGGACGTACTCTCACGAGGAGGTGAGCGCCGCGACCCTGGAGTTCTTCGACGGAGACGAGTTGGCGGCAGACACGTGGGTCTCGAAGTACGCGCTGCGAGACGGCGACGGGCGGTACGTCGAGAAGACCCCCCCCGACATGCACTGCAGGCTCGCGCGAGAGTTCGCCAGGATCGAGAAAAGCTACGAGAACCCGATGTCCGAGGAGGAGATCTTCGGCCTGCTGAGCGACTGGACAGTCGTGGCCCAGGGTTCTCCGATGAGCGGCGTCGGCAACCCGTTCCAGCTCCAGAGCGTCTCCAACTGTTTCGGAATATCGCCGCCGTTCGACTCCTATGGTGGGATCCTGCTCACGGACCAGCAGCAGGCGCAGATCATGAAACGTCGCGGGGGCGTCGGAACCGACATCTCGACGTTGCGTCCCAAGGGGATGCCCACGGCCAACGCGGCCCACACGACGGACGGCCTCGGGATCTTCATGGAGAGGTTCAGCCACACCTGTGGCGAGGTCGGCCAGGGCGGACGACGCGGGGCCCTCATGCTCACCTGCGACGTGCACCATCCCGAGATTCGACGGTTCATCGGCATCAAGGATGAGCGCTCCTCCTGCCGCGTCTGCGGCCACGAGGAGCGCACGCGCGTCACGAAGGCGAACGTGAGCGTGCGCCTGAGCGACGAGTTCCTCGAGGCAGTCGAGAAGGGGGAGAAGTACCAGATGCGCTGGCCGTGCGACCCGGATCAGAAGCCGGTCCTGGAGGAGTGGACCGACGCGCAAGAGATCTGGGACGACATCAACCAGCACGCGCGAGACAGCGCCGAGCCCGGGCTCCTGTTCTGGGATCGCATCCTCCGCGAGAGCCCGGCGGACTGCTACGCGGACGTGGGCTTCAGGACGATCACCACGAACCCGTGCTCGGAGATTCCCCTGAGCGGCGCGGACGCGTGCCGGCTGCTGCTCGTGAACCTCGCGAAGTTCGTGAAGGACCCCTTCACCGACAAGGCGACGTTCGAGTGGGCGCGCCTGCACGAGGTCACCAAGAAGGCTCAGCGCCTCATGGACGACCTCGTGGACATTGAGCTCGAGCAGGTCGACAAGATCATCGCGAAGATCGAGGCCGACCCGGAACCCCCCGAGGTCAAGACCGTCGAGCTCGGGCTCTGGCGGAAGATCCGGGCCTCCGGACACAACGGCCGCCGCACGGGCCTCGGCGTCACGGCGGTCGGGGACACCATCGCGATGCTCGGTCACAAATACGGCAGCGATGAGTCGATAGATCTCGTCGAGAAGATCTACAGGGCGCTGGCCGTGGCCTCCTACGAGTCCTCGATCGAGATGGCCGGAGAGCGCGGGTGCTTCCCCGTCTACAACTACAAGAAGGAGGAGGGACATCCCTTCATCGAGCGCGTCCTCGAGGCGGGGGGCGAGGAGCTGCGCACCAAGTATGAGCGGCACGGACGCAGGAACATCGCGAACCTGACGACGGCGCCCACAGGAAGCGTCAGCCTGCTGACCCAGACCTCGAGCGGCATCGAGCCGATCTACAGGGCCATCTACACGCGTCGCAAGAAGATCAACTCCGGGGATCCTGACGCCCGGATCGACTACGTGGACGCGTCGGGCGAGGCGTGGTCCGAGTACACGGTGCGTCACCACGGACTCGTCAGGTGGGAGCAGGTCACCGGCAAGGGGGACGAGGACTTCGAGGAGAGTCCCTACCACGGGGCCGAGGCCCACGACCTGGACTGGAACCAGCGCGTCAGGTTTCAGGCGGCGGCGACCCGGTGGCTCGACCACGCCGTGAGTTCTACGATCAACCTACCGGAGGACGTGTCCGTCGACACGGTCAAGCAGATCCACTGGATGGCGTGGAAGTCGGGATGCAAGGGCATCACGACCTACCGCGAAAACTCGCGGGACGGCGTGCTCGTCGAGAAGCGCGAGTTCCTCCAGCACAGCGCGCCTAAGCGTCCCGAGCGGCTGCCCTGCGACATTCACCGCAGCCGCGTCAAGCGGGAGGACGGCGAGTACGAGGACTGGATCATCTTCGTCGGACTGTTCGAGGGCAAGCCGTACGAGGTCTTCGGCGGCACGACCGAGAACATCGAGCTCCCGAAGAAGGTCACCGAGGGTCACATCGTGAAGCGGGCGCTGAGGTCGGGCGGCAAGTACGATCTTCACTATGGAGAGGCCGACGACCCGCTCAAGATCAAGGATATCGTCCGGCAGTTCGACAACGCCGATAGGGGCTGGGCGACCCGCATGATCTCACTGGCCCTCCGACACGGGTCTCCGCCGCAGTACATGGTCGAGCAACTCCAGCACGATAAGGACAGCGACCTCTACGACTTCGCGAAGGCCGTCGCCCGCGTCCTCAAGAAGTACATCCAGGACGGGACGAAGTCGGGGAAGAAGATCTGTCCGAAGTGCGAGGCACACGACAGCCTCCGGTATCAAGAGGGGTGCCTGCTCTGCATCTCGTGCGGCTACAGCAAGTGCATGTAGCGGCCGCTAGACGTAGCAGCTGAAGCTCACGTCGACGCTGAAGTCGACCTTCGGGTCCCGTCTCGGTCGCTCCTCCTCGCGCCTCGTCGCGGGCGCGTCGTCCTCGGGGGGAGGCGCCGGCGGGGGCGCGCGGGGCTCGTCTTGGGTCGGAATGGGCCGGGTCGGTCTCACGCCCTCTGCACGAGGCGTCGGAGTAATTTACAGGAAACGCCGGTTTTCACGTTCTACGGGATCCTGAGGGGGTAAATTCCGTAGATGACGACCCCGCTCAAGGGACTCAAGGTCGTGGACGCGCTGGGCGCGTTCTACCGCGACGGCGACCGCCTCATGGTGGCCGACGAGCTCGAGGGTACGCGCGACGTGGACAAGATTTTGAGCGCGTTCGAGGGTCACGAGGTGAGGCTCCTGGCGCACCATCGACCGCCTGACGTCCCGCTGCGAGACAGGTGGGGAGCGGGCTGCTGCCTGCTCGAGAACACGGGCCGCTGCCACTACGGGCACCACGATGATCCCGGGCTCCTGTTCGCCTTCGACTCCGTCGGCGTCCTGCGACGGGAGAAGGACGACTGGATCGTGGAGAGGTCTGACGGCGAGCGACTGCGGGTTTACGTGAACTTCTTGGTGGGGCACAGGTCGCAGGTCGTTGTCACGTCTATTCCCGACCTAGAGAGCATCGACGAAAAGATCAAGTCGTTCGATCCGTCGAACCTGGACCCTACCAACCTCGAGGACCTCACCGGGCGCCTTCACGAGATCCGCGAGTTCCTTCAGCAGGTCGAATCCCTCAAGCGAGATCTTTGATGTCCAACTACTACGCCGGGCGCGTCCAGACGGTCGTCTTCGAGAACGACGCCCAGAGCTTCTACGTCGTCAAGATGGTCCTCGACGGTCGAAAGGGGAAGAACGCCTCGGTGACGGTCCGCGGGAACGTCCCCGGACTCGAGGTGAGGGAGGGCAGCTGGTTCGGCTTCGAGGCGAAGTGGCAGAACCATCAGACCTACGGACGCCAGCTCGTCATCTCGCGCGCTCCGGTCGTCAAGAGTTGGGACGCCCAGACGACCGTGAAGATGCTGCAGGGCCACGGCGTGGGGAGCAGGGTGTGCGAGGCGCTGCTCGCCCACTTCGGAGAGGGGCTGCCCGACGCGCTCTCGGACAGCGAACGTCTCCAGGAGGTCCCCTCGGTCTCGGAGTTCACGGCGCACTACCTGGTGAGCAGGTGGCAGGCCGTGCGTTCCATGTTCCAGTCGCTCAAGTTCCTCTCGGACCTGAACCTGCCCAAGCGAAAGATCGAGCGGATCTACACCCGTTTCGGGGACGAGGCCGAGCAGGTCCTGAGCGAGAACCCGTGGGCGCTGGTCGAGATCGACGGGATCACGTTCGACCAGGCCGACGAGGTCGCGATGCGCCTCGGACTCGACCTGAAGTGTGCCGGACGCATCAGGGGCGCGGTCCTCCACACCTGCAAGGTGCGCCGCGGCATGGGGCACCTGTACCTGAACTCCGGCGAGATCGTGCAGGGCGTGCACCAGTACGCGCCCGACACGGAGCGACAGCGCATCGCGGAGACCCTCAAGGGGCTCCACGACGAGTCCCTGCTCGTGCTCGACAACCAGACCCGGCCACAGACCACGGCCATCTACGAGCCCTGGTTCCACGAGGTCGAGAGGGAGAGCGCCCGTCTCCTAGCGGAGAGGATGGAGCACGCGAGCTTCGAGGACGACGACGACTTCGCGGAGTACCTCGAGAAGCTCTCCTCCGTGGGCCCCGAGACGAAGAAAGTCGCGGAGGCAGGGAGTCGCGGGCTCGGGGACGTCGCGCAGGCGGCCATCACCGAGTGGTCGAGCCACGGCGAGATCCGACTCTCCGAGGCCCAGCTCGAGGGCGCCGTCAACGCCCTAGTCGAGCCGGTGTCGATAGTGACGGGACTTCCCGGGACTGGGAAGTGCGTGGTACCCACCACTTTAGTGAGCGGCCCCTGGGGCGCGCGGCCCATCGGAGACTTCCTACCGACGGGTCTTGCACCTGACCAAGACCAGACGCTTTCCCTCGACATTGATACGAGCAGGGGAATCGAAAAAACGGCGTACATCTACAATGGAGGCGTAGCTCCCACTGTCCGCATCACGACGCAATCGGGGTATACCTTGGAGGGCACTCCAGAACATCCCATCCGCATCGTTCAGGAAGGGGACTTCGTCTGGAAAAAGATGGGCGACCTGGGCGTCGGTGATGTCCCTGTCATAGTTCGGGGCAGTTTCCACTCCTCAGGGTCCGGCGGCGCGGAGCTGCCCCCGCTGACCGAAGGCGACTATCGGGAATTTCGATACCGCAGCCCTAGACGGATGTCGGAGGCTCTTGCGCGGGTCTTGGGTTACCTGATCTCAGAGGGCACCGTCACGAGTGCCTCCCACTGGGCCGTGACCAACCACGATCCTCGCGTCCGCAACGACGTCAGGCGGTGGTGCCAAGATCTGTTCGGCTACGAGGTCCGAGATCATTATGACAAGCGAGTCGGTGGCCTCGTGGGTGTCCGTCTCAACAGCGTACAGCTTATCAGGTGGTTTCGGGCGTTGGGCGTGGGTGCCGCCACCTCCTTCACTAAAACCGTCCCGCATGTCATTTTGGCGGGATCGGAAGGCGAGCGCCGAGGTTTCCTTTCCGCTCTATTTGAAGGAGACGGCACCGTGCACGCTGAGCGGTTTTCGGTTGAATATGGAACCCGGTCCGAGAAACTTGCACGCGGTATCCAGTATCTACTTCTGACGCTCGGCATCGTCTGTTCTTTTCGTGAAGAACAGAGAGAGGGCGCCTCGTGGTACCGGCTCTCCATGTACGGGCAGGACTACGACAGGTTCCGAGAACGTGTGGGGTGCGAGTTCAAGGTCCTCCCTGAGAGAACCACGAAGACCAACACGAACCGGCACCTGATTTACAACGCCGAGTCGCTCATCGAGGCACTCATGGCACAGACGCGTCCCAGGAAAGGAACTGATTACGATCGGTTTTACCGATATGGGAAGGGGAAAAACGGTAATGAACGGCATCCGTCCCGCGAACATCTGGAGCAGCTGCTGGGTTACGCGAAGAGGTCAACGCCAGTCACCGAGAGACTCCGGGCTTTGATGCGAGAGGATTTTTTCTACGACCCCATCACGACTATTGAAAGCGGCGTTTCCCAAGTTGTCGATTTCGGTGCGCCAGAAAGTCACGAGTTTCTCTCAAACGGGTTCATCAGCCACAATACGACCCTGCTGAGGATCGTCGTCAAGGTGCTCCAGGACGCGGGGGTGCCCTTCCTGCTCGTGGCCCCGACGGGCATCGCCGCCAAGCGCATCACGGCGGTCACGGGCGCCGAGGCGTCGACCATCCACCGGGCGTTCGGAGCCCGTGGCGCCAGGAGCGAGGACGGTCGAGAGAGCACCTACGCCGGGATCGTGGGTGACGCGGTGTCCACCGTGGACGCCGACGGCAGCGACGAGTACTGGAGCTTCTCGACGATGCGCCCGCACCCGGCGCGCGTGGTGGTCGTGGACGAGAGCAGCATGATGGACCAGCACCTCCTCTTTCGGCTCCTGAGTTGCACCGTCTCGAGCTGCCGGCTGGTGTTCGTGGGCGACGCCGCCCAGCTGCCCTCGGTCGGGCCCGGAAACGTGCTGCGCGACTTGGTGGACAGCGAGCGTTTTCCGGTCGTGAATTTGCGGGAGATCTTCCGTCAGGACGAGGCCAGCGACATCGTGATCGCGGCTCACGCCATCAACGGAGGCACCGTCCCGAGTTTCAAGGATGGCTCGAGGGACTTCACCTTCGTGGAGGTCCGAGACGAGGCGCAGGTGCTCGAGATGGTCGTGGGCACGGTCGAGAAGCTCTACGCTCGCAGAACCAACTTTCAGGTGCTCAGCCCGCGTCACAAGGGGACCCTGGGCGTCACGAACCTGAACCTGCGCATCCGCGAACTCCTGAACCCCAAAACTCCCGGCCTCCGGGAGATGCGCCTCGGCTCGGAGACGGTTCGCGAGGGAGACCGCGTGATGGTCTCCAAGAACAACTACCGCTACGAGATCTTCAACGGGGACGTAGGCAAGGTCACCCGGCTGGACGAGAGGTCGAAGTCGGTCTCCGTGAAGATCCACGGTCCTCCGGTCATGCAGGTGGAGATGCCGTTCAGGGACGCCCCTGAGCACCTTCGGCTGGCCTACTGCGTGACCATCCACAAGAGCCAGGGCCAGGAGTACGACGTCATCCTTATGCCGTGGGTGGGCGGCTTCCACCACCAGCTCCAGCGCAACCTGATCTACACGGCGATCACGCGAGCGCGGAAGAAGGTGATTCTCGTCGGACATCCCGAGGCTTTGGAAAAAGCCGTTCGTAACAGCAAGATCGATACGCGAAATACTCTCTTTCCCGACCGTCTGAGGGCGTTTCTCGGCCGATTCAGCAGGACCCCGTGAGGGGTAAACCCGATGAGGATTTCCACGACGGAGCCCCTGTCGAAATGTCAGAAGCGCACAGCCAGAACCCTCCCTCCAAGGACGAGGCGCGCCGGTGGCTACGCCGAGTTCGGCGGGGCATCCGCGTCACGAAGATAACGTGCACGCGCTGCGTGAAGGGCCGGAACGGAGACAGCTTCGTCGGCTTCTCGGCGGCGTGGCAGTCCGTGCAGGACGACATGGGTGGGTCGGGCGACGTCCACGTGGAGGAGGACGATGCCGAGGAGCAGGCGGCCCAGGGGCTCAACCTGAAGGACGCCAAGCTGGCGCGGCACATGCTCGCGATGGAGGTGGACCTCGCCGCGCTTGAGTCCGCGGTCGCGAACGGCACCATCAGCGCGAGCTACTTCGCGGACGCCACGAAGGGCGTCCGAAACAACTACAACGAACTCATCATGCGAGAGATGGGACTTCTGACCGATGACGGCGACCAAGGCAAGTAGCGAGCAGAAGAGGCCCGCGCCCGTCGTCGATCTCGAGCGGATCGGGCGGACGTACGCCGAGCTCAAGGACATGGAGGTCAAGCTCGACCCTAATCCCATCGAGTACGGCCCCAAGCGGTTCAACAACCGCATCGCCCGCGTCAGGGCCCTCCTGAACCGCGTCGATCAGATCTTCCTCCAGATCTCGGAGGATCTCCACTACTTCCAGCGAGACATCAACGCCCGGCGCACCCTCTACGAGCTCGAGAAGCGCGAGCTGCTCGTGAACGATCCGAGGTGTCGGGTGGGGCGCTCGCAGCAGGAGCGCGAGGCCCTGGCCGACGTGCAGCTCAGGGACCAGATCGAGAAGATTCAGAACCTCGAGGCGCAGGCCCACGACCTGGAGACGCTCATGATCTCGGTCAAGTCCAAGCGGACGGACCTCAAGAACGTTCAGGGTCGGATGAAGGACCAGATGAAGCTCATCGAGCACGACATCGGGATGGGCGCGCGCTGGGGCGGCGATGGCGGCCCTTCGCTCCTCAGCGACGGGGTGAAGGAGATCGACGAGATGCTTGCCAGCGTGGACGAGCGCATGAGCTGGACGGACGAGGGCGACGAGGTGGCCCCCACCTCGGGGAAGGACGCGACCGCGGACGAGCCCGACGAGGACGACGAGGAAGTCGAGGCGAGCGACGACCAGGATCCGGCCCCGCAGGCGTCCGAGGAGCCCGTGCTCGAGTTCGGGGCGCCCGACGGAGAGGCCGTTCCCGACATCGCCGAGCTGCTGCCCTCGACCGAGGAGCAGACGCCCCTTCCCGACGACGGCGTCGAGCGGGACGCCGACGACTTCCTGACGAATTTCGATCCAGAGACGGAGGACGGCGAGGAAAGCGCGGAGGGAGGAGAAGCCCCAACCTCGGACGGGATCGATGACCTGATCGCGAGCTTCGCCGACGACTAGGCGGTCGCGGTCTCGGGGCCAAACGAATCGGCAAAGTCTGACGGACACGCCACCTGAGGAAAGAACAAGGACGAGAGGAAGCAATGACCGACTCACAGGAGACCTTCGGCTTCGGCCAGAACGACGCGGGCGTAGGAGGTCGCGTCCAGAAGTTCAAGGGCGAGAAGGGGCGGACCTACAGGATAGGGTTCGCTTGGTGGCCCGGCATGGAGGGAGGCCGAGATTTCACGCACAAGGACCTCTGTCCGAAGGAGGACCAGAACGAGGACGAGCTCACGCCGTTGTTCATCCGGGCGCCCCGGAACTTCATCAACAGCGTTGGCTACGTCATCAACAAGGGGCCCGAGTTCACTAAGCTCGCCGGGCAAGCTCCGAAGATGATGATCGCGACGATCATCGTCTCGTGGCCACTGGGCAAGCAGGGAACCCCGACGAAGGAGTCGCTGTTCGGTCAGAAGCCGGACGTGATGCCCTGGATCTTCTCCGGCGACAAGTACGAGAAGCTGAAGAAGATGCACACGTCGGGGTACCCGATGCACGACTGGGACGTGCAGCTCGACTGCGAGGACTCGCAGTTCCAGAAGTTCGGGTTCCTGCCCGCGAAACAGTGCGTCCTCAAGGAGATGCTGAAGGCCCAGAACCCCGCGGGACAGGAGATCGCCCAGCACGTGCTCGCCCAGGTCCGCGCCCTCGCGCCCACCCTGGGCAACGAGATCGGACAGGATCTCACCATCGACCAGCTCCGCGAGCGTATGGGCCAGGACGTGGCCAGCCCGGTGGCGAACATCGTGGCCGGGGACCAGGAGGTGGACAGCATGCTCGGCTCGCTGCTCGACGAGTAGGGAGCGAGACGTCCCCGATGCTGGTGCTGGGACTTGATCCGTCGTTGACAAATTTCGGATGGGCCCTTCACGACACCGATGCCGAGGGAGCGCCGAGATGCGTCGAGAGAGGGCGCTTCAGGACGGGTCCCCGTGACTTCCGCGACGAGATCGACAGGTACGTGCATCTCCGCGAGGCGCTCCGCGACAAGGTCGTGGAGCTTGAGCCCGATCACATGGGTATCGAGCATCCCGTCTTCAACGAAGACTATTCCGAGGGGATGTACGGCCTGTTCCTGTTCAGCCTGGAGGCCATCAAGGACTGCGGCCAGGACCTCGTCCTGTTCGCGCCTCCCCAGGTCAAGAAGTTCGCGAAACTCATTCTCGAGCGCCCCCGCGGCTGGTCCATGGCGAAGTCGGACATGGTGGACGCCGCGCGGGAGGACTCGGGGGGAGGCCCCTGGAACCACAACGAGGCGGACGCCTACCTGGTCGCCGCCTTCGCGGGCCGGTTCTGGAAATTCTACGAGGGGAGCCTCGTCGAGGACGACCTCACACCCTACGAGAAGAAGACGTTCACGCACATGCGTACCATCACCAAGGGCAAGCGCGCCGGCCAGCTCGAGATCAAGGGGATCCTGCATCGCGAGTCGGAGAGGTTCTTTCTCTGGTCGATGAAGTAGAGGGCAGCGATGGTGAAGAAGAAGGAAACCAAGAAGACCTCCAAGAAGACCGCCAAGAAGAAGACCAAGAAGAAGGCCAAGGCGAAGTCTGCGCTCCTCCAGGCGAAGGGTCTGCTGAACCACGCCCTCAAGAGCAACGACTGGCAGGCGAACCTAGACCCCAAGACCGCCAACAAGCCGCTGGATATCCTCTCGACGAGCTCGATCATCATCGATCACCTCATCGGCGGCAAGTTGAACGAACGGGGAATCGCCCCCTGTCCGGGCCTCCCTCGAGGTCGCATCGTGAACGTCTACGGGCGCGAGGGCAGCGGCAAGACCACGCTAGCCCTTGGGACATCAGCCCAGACGATCCACGACGGGGGGGTCGTCTGCTACATCGACTGGGAGCACGAGATCGTGCCCGGCTATGCCCTGGCGCTCGGCGTGCCCATCGGTGACGAGGAGAGGTTCATGCTCTGCCAGCCTGACACTCTCGACGAGGGCATAGCCATCCTCTGGACGATGGTGAACTCCGGCGTGGACCTGGTCGTGCTCGACTCCGTCGGGGCTGGCGTTCCCAGGGCGTACTTCGAGAAGTCCATCAAGGAGACCGCCGAGCAGGGACGCGTCGGGATGAACGCCGCTGTGTGGTCGGCTTTCCTGCCGAAGCTGAAGGCCCGCACGAGCAAGACGGGTTCGGCCGTGCTCGGGGTCTCCCAGATCCGAGACGCTATCAACACTGGCGGGGGTTACGGCGACACCTTCACGGTCCAGGGTGGGAAGGCGTGGAAGTTCTACAGCGCGATCCGCCTGCGTCTTCAGCCGATAGGCGTCGAGAAGGCGTCCGACTACTCCGCCTTGACGAACAAGGCGCAGGATCGGGTGATCGGGGCGAAGATCCGGGCGAAACTCGACAAGTGCAAGGTCAGTCCGCAGCAGGGGAACGAGGAGATTTTCTACATCCGGTGGGGCGAGGGCATCGACGATCTACGCTCTCTCATCGAGATCGGCTGCGCCCACAGGCTCGTTCAGAAGAAGGGCTCGTGGCTCTACTGGGTCGACCCGGACGGCGAGCAGCACGGCAAGCAGGGAATGGAGAACTTCCGCAGGATGTTCGTGGACAACGAGCGTCTGGCCGTGGCCCTGGAGAAGCAGGTCAAGCCGTTCATGGGCGCCACAGGTAGCTCGAAGGACGAGGATGAGGACGAGGACGAAAACGAGCTGTTCGCCGCCGACGCGTTCCAGGACGACGGCGAACTCAGGGAGATCCTCTCGAGCATTCAGACGGACGACCCGGAGATTCCTCCCGACGAACCCGCGTGAGGCGGTAGAGTAGGTCGTGCCCCTGAAGATCCGCGTGAGGAACTTCCAGAGCGTCGAGGACGCGGAGATCGTGGTGGACGGCCTGACGGTCGTCACGGGCACGAACAACGCGGGCAAGTCGGCGTTCTTCCGCGCCGTCCGCGGCGCCCTGACGAACGCGCGAGGTTCGGACTTCGTGCGGCACGGGACGAGCTCCTGCACCGTCGACGTCGAGGATCTCGAGTCCGGCCGCAAGCTCACGTGGGAGAAGGGGGCCAAGGTGAACCGCTACACGGTAGACGGCGAGGTCTTCGACCGCGTGGGACACGGGGTTCCGCCGGAGGCGCGCGTCTTCGGAGTGGAGTCCGTCGGCGCCGGCAACTCCGAGCTGTGGCCTCAGATCGCGCCCCAGATCACGGGCGTGAGCTTCCTGCTCCACGAGCCCGGCTCCGTGATCGCCGAGGCCGTGGCCGACGTGGAGCGCGTCAACCAGCTCGGCCGCGCTCTCAAGGCGTGCGAGTCTGACCGGCGCGCGGCCAAGGGCGACCTCAAGACCCGACGAGCCGACGCCGCGATTCTGAGCCGCCGCCGCGAGGGGTTCGCAGGCCTGGACGAGTTGCTGCAGCGGCTGACGGAGCTGGAGGCGCGCCGGGTGGCGGCAGATCGCGTGGCGAAGGCCCACGGCAACCTATCGAAGATGGGTCGCAGGTACCACGATGCCGCGGAGGCCGTCGAGAAACTCGCCGGACTGGAGGACCTGGAGGCCCCCGTCCCTCCGGAGGAGCGGGTCGTCGCCGTGCAGGGTGTCGCGACCGAACTCGCCGCCACGCGTTCTCTGCGGTGTCGTCATGACCTCGCGGCGACCGTCGTCCGAAATCTCGAGGGTTCGGACCAGGTGGGAGACCTCTTGCCCTCGGACGAGCGCGTCGCGTATGTCGAGAAGTTTAGGCACGCTCTCGGAATGTCCGTGGGCCTGGCCCTCCGGCACGACGAGGCCGTCGAGGAGCGAGACCGGACGCTCGAGGTAGAGGCGGCGCTCGAGGGGATCCTCCTCGACGACCAGGTCCTCGACCGCGTGGAGAAGCTCCGACGGGCCGTCGTCAACGCGCGTGGTCTCGTGAGGCGGCGCGCGGAGCTGGGTAAGGAGGTGGCGCAGCTCGAGCGTGAGCTAGCTCGACACGAGGAGGCCCTTGAGCAGACGATGCTGACGGCGGCCCAGCTGCTTGGGACGTACGAGGAGTGCCCCACCTGCGGCGGCGCGCTAGACCACGTCCACTGAGAACTACGACCCGGTGCCCGTGTCGGTTTCTCCGGTTTCGGTACCGGAGCCGTCGGTGGGGGTCTCGGTCCCTTCCGTGTCGGAGCCGTCGGTGGGGGTCTCGGTCCCTCCCGTGTCGGAGCCGTCGGTGGGGGTCTCGGTCCCTTCCGTGTCGGAGCCGTCGGTGGGGGTCTCGGTCCCTTCCGTGCTGGAGGCATCGGCGGAGGTCCCGCTGTCGGTACCCGAACCGGTCCCGTCGGTGTCGTCATCGTCCGACCCACAGCATGGAACCACGCTAAGGATCACGGCAAGTACAGCGTGCTCGATCTTCATGGCGTAGAAGGCAATCCAATAGGGGAATCAGCGGGTTCTTTGCACCATCTCCGAGTTTCACGTAGAAACAGAGGAGGCCAGATGACCACCCTGTTCGACGTGGACCTGTACACCGTCTTCCTCGGGTTGACCGGCTCGCACGCCTACGGGACGGCGCGGCCGGGCTCCGACGTGGACGTTCGGGGAGCCTGTCTCGTCCCCGGTCGGGTCCGGGAGAGCTTCTACCAGACGTTCGAGCAGTTCCTCTCCGAGAACCAGAAGGGGCCCTGGGGCGATAACGCGCGTCGTGCGGTCGAGGTCGTCCTCCGGCACCCGACGGCGGGCCCGGCGTACACGGACGGTGGCGAGGTCCTGGACCTCTGCGTGTACTCGATCCACAAGTACGTGGCGCTCGCCGCCAACGCCAACCCAAACGTGCTCGAGCTCCTGTTCTTGGACGACCGAGACGTGCTCTTCACGACGCCGGCGTGGGACCGGCTCCGGGAACACAGAGACCTGTTCCTGTCGAAGAAGTGTCGTCACACGTACACGGGCTACGCGATGTCGCAGCTCAAGCGCATCAAGGGGCATCGAGCGTGGCTTCTGAACCCGCCGAAGGCCGAGCCCACGCGGGCGGAGTTCGGACTGCCCGAGGAGTCCGTGCTCCCGGCCGACGTACGCAACCAGATCGACGAGGCGGTGTCGAAGATCATCCGTGACTGGGGAGTCGAGGACGGTCTCGACGAGCATATCAAGGGTGCTCCACAGGACGTGCTGCGCGAGCGCATGGCCGATTTCCAGGCGACCGTCCTGAACTGCACGGAGGACATGCTGGACGAGAGGACCTACGAGCTGGCCGGGGCGAGTCTCGGACTCACGAAGGACGTGCTCTACGCGATCAAGCAGGAGCGGCGGTACCGGGTGGCGCGGAAGCACTGGGAGCAGTTCAAGCGGTGGGAACGTGACCGCAACCCGGCCCGCGCCGAGCTCGAGGCGAAGCACGGCTACGACTGCTATTCGGCGGACACGCAGTTTCTGACCGACAGCGGGTGGAAGTACTTCGACGAGGTGGGTCAGGAGGACATGCTTGCGACCATGTACGTCGGCAGAGACATGCAGCACAGGCGGCTTGGTGCCCTGGAGTATCAAGAGCCTCTTGAGAGGTTCGACGGGACCTTCACAGGCAACCTGTATGCGTTCAAGGGTTACCACACCGACGTGCTCGTGACCCCCAACCACAGAATGCTTCATCGTCAGGTCTCGCGAAGGAAGGATGAGACCTACGGCATCACCATGACAGAAGCCGCGCGGCTGCCGGATGCCTTCGATTTCTTCCGAACGATCCGCCCACGCAAGAAGAGGTACTCCACACAGGACCTTTTCGCCAACCTTCCAATCAAACCGGAGGCGTTCCTCCGTCTGATGGGCTGGTATCTCTCGGACGGGACCGCGTCAAAGCCGAAGGGTTCGGCGCGCGTGAAGGATGTCCGCGTCAGCCAGAAAAAGGGAGGCCGTCTTCATCGGGGCCTTTCCCGGTTTCATGGTCAGTACGGAAAGAGCGCGAACGCCACTCTGCATTCCTACGACAGAGAGAGTGGAACGGGAGAGCGGATTACGGAGATGGTCCTGGTGGTCCGAAACAAGATTATCCGGGAGAGGCTCGTGTCGGAGTGCGGCAGGAAGAAGGACAAGCGCATCCCCCGGTGGGTGTTTGGCCTTTCGAAACGCATGATGGAGATCCTTTTCGATGCGATGTGCGGAGGTGACGGCACCGTCCGTCCCACTTCCAAGAGAAGTTGGATCTACTACTCGTCCCTGGAGGGACTCGCGGACGACGTCAACGAGCTGGCCGTACACTGCGGCTGGGAGACGTCGCGTTGGGGGCCGTATCCGAGCCCGACCGACTGGAATCCTGATGCCGTCATGTACCAGGTCCACGTCGATAAGAAGGCGAAGCGGTTTCAGCGGTTCGTCCGGCACGGGGCCGTTGAGACGGTGCCCGTGAAGAACCATCGAATCGTGTGTTTTACGGTTCCTAACGGAACCTTGATCACCAGGCGCAACGGGCGTGTCGGCATCCATGGGAACAGCAAGCACGGGGCTCATCTCATCCGTCTCTTGAGGACGGGACTGGAGATTCTGCGAGACGGGGAGTTGCTCGTGCGGCGTCCTGATGCCGAGGAACTTGCAAAGATCAGGGACGGTTACTACACGTACGACGACCTGATGGCCGAGGCCGAATCGCTCCAGGAGGCGATGAAGGAGGCTGCCAAGGACTCCGCGCTGCCGGAGGCTCCCGACAGGGAGCGCATCGACGAGGTTCTTTTCTCGATCCTTGAGACCGCCTAAACGGCAGCCGGTTTCGCGCAAATCTGGTGGGTACAAGTGAGGAGATGCTTCGTCTCCTCTGGCGCACCGACGTCCACTACTCCGACCAGACGCCTTCCTCCCGGACAGACGACTGGACGGAGACGGTCGCTCACAAACTCGCCGAGGTCGGCCGAATCGCGCGCGACCACGAGTGCAGGGCCGTGATCGACGGCGGCGACTTCTTTAACGAGAAGACTCCCGTCCGCACGAGCCACCGTCTCGTGGGGCGCATCGCCCGCATCCACGCGCACTACCCGTGCCCCGTGTTCTGCAACGTGGGCAACCACGACGTGCGCCTTGCCAGACTCGAGAACCTCGCTGAGAGCCCGCTCGGGAGCCTCTTCGACGCGGGCGTGTTCTACCCTCTGCACGACAGCAACGAGATGCTCGTGGACCACGAGGGGGTGAAGGTCCGGGCCGTCGGCATCCCGTACCACGGGCCGCGCTACGATCTCGACAGGTTCCGCGCGATCAGTCGTCGCGACGAGGACTGGCTCCTGTGTGCGGCCCACCTGCTCGCGTCTCCGCATGGCGGAGAGATGTTCAAGAAGGAGGACATCGTCCGCTACTCCGACCTGCCCGAGCTCGCGCCCGACGTGGACATTTTCCTGCTGAGCCACTGGCATAAGGACCAGGGCATCGAGGAGGTCGCGGACGGCAAGTGGGTGGTGAACGTGGGGAGTTTGACGCGAGGAGCCCTGACGCAGGACAACGTGGACCGAGAGCCGGGCGTGGTGGTCATCGGCCTCTGGCCGCGATCTCGGGGGATCCCGCCCCAGCTGGAGTTCGTGAAAATCTCGGTCCGGCCCGCGAGCGAGGTCTTCGACATGGAGAAGCGCACTCGAGAGGAGGCACGGCTCATGACGGTGGATGCCTTCGTCGAGTCGGTGAGGCGCGAGCTCCAGTCGTCGTCCGACCGTCCTTTCAGCGAGATCGTCGCCGAGATGGACCTTCCCGACAGGGTGAGGGAACGGGCGATGGCGTACATCGAGGAGGCCGCGAGGCCGCGATGAGCGAGCTAGGACCGCGGGAGGCCTCGGTAGAGTGCCCCCCGATGCCTCCCCCGCGCACCTTGTTCTGGACGCACCTCGACTCGTACGAGAAGTGCCCTCAGAAGTGCCTCTGGTCGGCGGGTTGGGGCGGCATCGACCTGGGCGCCGGTCCGGGCAAGGCGAAGCCCAAGCCGAACGACAAGTCCCGACACCACGCCGTCATGGGCATTGTGATCCAGGCCGTGCTGGAGGACCTCTACAATCAGTATCTCTGGAAGCATCGGCAGGGCCTCCAGACGCGGCTCACGCAGCTCACGCGCGAGAAGCTGTCGGCCACGTGCGCCAGGTCGTACATCGACTGGCACCAGGCCCCCTCCTACGAGGAGATGGAGCAGATCTGCGTCGCGGGCGTGCTCGGCTACCTGAAGACGATGAAGGGTCATCGCCTCCTGGGCCAGTACGCGCGCAGCGAGGTGGAGCTATTCGGTCACGCCGCGAGCTGGCTCCCGCTCGGAGGACGCGCGGACTTCGTGATCCGTCGCGACGACACGGGCATCACCCTGCTCGACGGCAAGAACAGCGAGACGAAGATGAAGTACGTCGATCCGGACCAGCTGCGCTGGTACGCGCTGTGCTTCGTCCTGAGCTACCACCAACTCCCGCAGCGGCTCGGCTTCGTCTGGTACCGCTACCCGTTCGATGAGCAAACCGGGGAGTCGGGAGTCGACTGGGTAGAGTTCACGAAGCGCGACCTGGCCGAGCTCGTCGAGCGCGCCAAGAAGGTGCGCCGTGGACAGGAGGCCGAGAAGTTCGACGCGTCCCCGGCCTACAAGGTCTGCCGGTTCTGCGACTACGAGTCCGTGTGCCCGCAGCGCCAGGAGGCCAAGGCGAAGAACGTGGCGAAGCGCAAACGTGAAAATCCCGAATTGTACGTCTCGGGGGACGACCCTCTGGGCATCGTGGAGTTCGGGTTCGGAGGCGATTCAGCGGTCCTCCGCAAGGGGTAACAGGGACAGGAGCATGTCCCGGCACCAATCCAGGGGCCCTCGGGAGGAGCGGCGTGACCAACCTCGACCAGGAACTTGAGAACGTCGTCAGGAAGCGAAAGCAGCTCCAGGGGGAGCTCGAGCGCCTGCGCGGTCGCAAGGAGCAGGCCGAGGCTAATCTCGAGGCCGTCGAGAAGGAGATTCGGTCCAAAGGAATCGAACCCTCCGAGATCGACGAGAAGCTCCGCCAGCTCGAGGAGAAGTACCAGACCCTCGTCGAGGAACTCAAGAAAGACACCGAAGCAGCCGAGCGGGCCCTCGCCCCGTTCGTCGGAGGAAGCGAAAACAATGAAGATCGAAGTAGCCAAGCCTGATCTCGAGGCGGCGCTCCAGGTCGCATCCATCGGGACCGCGTCGACCGGAAGCGACCTCACGACCCACTTCGTATTCTGGCACAGGCCAGACGGCATCGTCGAGGTTCTGTCCAGTAACAACCGTCTCGGCGTCTCGATGCCCATCGCGGGCTGCAAGGCGGTCCTCCCGGACGGCGACGACACGGGCTCGTTCACCATCGAGTCGTGGCGCCTCAACAAGTGGATCGCGGCGGTCGAGGACGCCGTGCTCGCGCTGGAGCTGGAGGACGGCGTCGTCAAGGCGACGTGCCCGAAGGGTTCGGTCAAGTTCCAGTCCCTCGATCCCTCGGAGTTCCCTCACTGGGAGGAGGCTCTCGCGGAGAGCCCGGCCGGGACCGCCATCGCGGCGCGGCGGCTCCACGCGGCCCTGTCCCACGTCAAGCTGTTCATCTCGGACAAGGACACCACCACCCCGAAGCTGGCGGTGACCGAGATCCTGAACGAGTCCCTCCAGGCGACCGACAAGGGCGCGCTCGGGGTCGTGACTATCGATGAGCTGGCCAAGAGCAACCTCCGCATCCACGGCAAGGACCTGGGCCAGGTGCTCTCCTTCCTGGCCGCGTGCGGCGACGACGAGGTGCAGGTTCGGGAGCACGAGAGGTGCCTCTTCCTCGTGCGTCAGGACGAGGGCGTCATGTCGGTCGGGCGGCCGCACCACGCCTTCCCGGACATCAAACTCGACAAGAAACCGGACGATCCGCATCACTGGACGATCAAGACGGCGGAACTTCGCATGGCAATCAACGCCCTCGCAGCCTCGGCCGCGAGGGAGGACACGCGGCTCAGCTTCGGGATCGACAGGAACATGGTCGGCCTGACGATGACCAGCGCGTCGGGAGACCGCGTCACCCTGCACTTGGAGGCGCAGGACCAGAGTTCGGGCGAGGACGCCGAGGTCCCGCTCCCGGAGAGCGGTTTCGACATCGCCTACCCCTACCTCCTCAAGCTGCTCGGCCAGTACCAGGCCGAGACCATCAAGTTCGGCCTCAATCCCCAGGTAGACCAGGCGACCGGAAAACCCCGTGGCGGCTGGGTGCGCTTCCGTGAGGATCGGGGTGGCGACGACTACCTCACGCTGCTCGTCTGGCTGCTCTAGGAGGGGCCCTCGGGCCATCCCGAACCGTGACGGATCTCGCTGCCCTTCCCGACCTCACGGCCGCGCGTGCGATGGCCAACAAGGCCCTCGGGCTCCGGGACGCGCTCGACCAGCAGATCGAGGAGAACGACCGACGCATCACCGACCTGGAGAGGGAGGAGGAGCTGCTCGAGCTCGTCGGCAACCTGCTCCGACGCCTCATCGACGCCGAGGTCACGGATGGCGTCCGGGCCGTCGAGAAGCTTCAGACGGAGGGACTCCAGGAGATCTTCCACGACCAAGAGATGTCCGTGCGCGCCGAGGTAGAGGAGTCGAGGGGCAGGATCTCCGTCACTCTCCTGACGCAGCGCAGGCAGAAGGACGGTTCTTTCGTAGAGGGCGTCGTAGATCAGTCGTTCGGCGGCAGCGTGCTCACGATGCAGAGCATTCTCATGCGGATCACGGTCATCTTCCGTCGGGGACTGCGGCCGCTCCTCCTCCTGGACGAGACGCTGGGGGCCGTGGCGAACAAGTACGTCGACCGGGCGGCGCGGTTCCTGTCCACGCTCTGCCGACGCCTAGAACTCGACATTCTCCTGATAACCCACGACGAGGCCCTAGTGGGCGCGGGCCATCGAGCCTACTACGTGACCTACGCCAAGGACCGCGCGAGGTTCCGGGAGATCTCCTCCGAGGAGATGCAGGGAATCAGACGATGAAGACGGAGGGTCAGATCAAGCAGAAGGCCAAGCAGGTGATCTTCCGTCACCGCAAGGAGTACGTCCGTCAGGGACTCGCCCGGCGGCCGCCGAACTGCCTCTACAACGAGGAGGTCACGCTTCCCGTCCACATGGCGAACCGAGCGACCATCCACGTCTGCGGATACTATCCCGGTGCCGACCGCAACAACGTCGTCTGCGACTCGACCATGGGAGGCGACCGGCAGGCGGCCGAGTGCCCCTACTTCCGCGTCCGCCGGAGTCCGGAGGCCCTCAAGGACGAGTTTCACGACAGGATAGGTCGAGGGATCGGCTACCTTGCGAAGGCGTACCCGGACGTGGCCGCGCTCATGTGGGTGATGGGTCCCGGCAAGGAGACGAGTCGGGAGGAGGCCGAGTCCGAACCCGAGCCCGAGAACCAGGGCAACATCCTCGCGTTCTTCGGCGAGGAGGAACCCGAGGACCTACCTGAGCGTCCTCTCGTGGAGGAGGGATCCGATGACGAGTCTCCTTGAGGTGATGGACTTCGGAGCCACTATCAAGGAGACCCGGCGTGGGCGGGTAGCTCCCGCGATGATGGAGTTCGAGGTGAACCCGGAGCTCGCGCCATACCTCGTCTCGAGCACGCGCTCGGTCCTGTGGGTTCCCCACGCCTCGCAGGCGCAGACGATCCGGGCAGCTGTCCGCAAGCGCAAGGGACTCGAGGCGGAGCTCGTCGCCGCCATCGTCAGCATGGGAGAGCAGGCGGAGTGGGGGAACGCCCATCCGCTGACCTCCGAAGGACTCGACGCGTGCATCGAGCACCTGAAGTACTACGGCCTCGAGCAGCTCGAGATGCTCATCGCGCCCGAGACCGACGTGTCGGGACTGCTCGTTCCCGACATCCCGCTCGTCAGGGCGTCCTGGATGCCCGAGGAGGCGGTCGTGGTCGTCCCCGCCGACCGGGGGTTCGTGGGCACCCTCGGAGTCATCGGGCAGTACAAGGCGGTCGCGGTGGTCCACAATGCGAGCCGAGGAGTCGCGGTCGCGTGGAGGTGAGCGAGTGGATCGGTCGTGCGCTAGACGACTCGACCCTGCTGGACGAGCACCGCGACTACCTCATGGGACGCGGCGCGACGCCCGACCTGATCGAGAAGTGGGGTATCCGCACCTTCGAGTGCCCCTTCTCGCGCTGTCCCGACCCAGTTCTGGCCAAGCGATACGGTCCGCACCTGGAGACTTTCAGGGAGCGCATCGTCTACCCGCTCCGGTCGCTGCGCGGACGCCTGCTGGGCTTCGACAGCCGTCATGTGGACCAGAAGGACGACTTGCGGCTGCTCCTCGCCGAGAGCCGCTGGAACTGCGTCTGGATCGGGGCCCCCCAGGGAATGGACCTGATCTGGGCGGGCTCGGATCTCGTCGTCGTCGAGGGCCGCTACGACGTGTTCGCCATGCTCCAGATCGTCGGCGACAAGGCGGTCTGGGGTTCGGGACCGGCTCACCTGTCGTGGAAACACGTCGAGTCCGTGCGCCGCTGGGTGCGCGGGACCGTGCACGTAGTCTACGACCAGGACGAAGCGGGACGCAGGGGCACCGAGAAGGGGTTAGGAGAGATGCGGCGGCACGAGGTAAGGTGCATCGAGGTTCCTTACGGCGCGTCCGGGGACGACCCCGGCGCAATCTGGGATCGCGGAGGGAGAGAGGCACTCCGCGAGGCATTCCCGTCCCTCTGAAGGAGACATCGTCATGGAGATCTACAAGGCCGGTGCCGAAGTGATGGACCGGGTCAAGAAGCTCGTCGCGGACTATCATCCTCACCTCGCGCTCATCCTGGACGACATCGGGGTGGTGTTCCGCGAGAAGGCGATCGAGAAGGGCGGGAAGGTGCTCCTCGGCGCCACGAAGAAGGCACCGCCCCTGCTCCCCGTGCTGACCGACAAGAAGTTCAACTACAAGTTCATCATCGAGATCGGGGAGGACGTGTGGAAGGAGCTGACCCCCGCGCAGCAGACGGCCCTGCTCGACCACCACCTGTGCGCGATGAGGGTCGAGGAAGACGCCGAGAGTGGCACGATGAAGTGCTCGATCCGGCCGCCCGACTTCGTCGGCTACCGCGAGGAGGTCGAGCGCCACGGGATGTGGCGCCCCATGGATGACGACACCCTGTCGGTCATCGAGGAGATGTTCGGCAAGAAAGCCGAGGAGGTCCAGCAGGCCAGCGCGGCCTCGGAGACGGCGGACGAGGACGTAGAGGACATCGTCGAGGCGCTGAATGCCTGAGGCTAGGGTCGCTTCCGAGGCCGAGATCGACAGGATCCTCGGGGACTTTTTCGAGCGGGACCCGTACGCAGAGCGGCACTATGGGCTGCACCCGGATGGCTCGGTATCGACGCTGAGCCGTGGCACCACCCTGCATTGTCCTCTCTGTCACGAGAAACCGACGGGGCGCATGCCTATCGTGAAAATCGAGGGGACCGACGGCACGATGCTGTTCGATGGGTGCGTGCGCTGCCTTGACCGGCATGTGCAGGAACCTCTGGCTAGAGCCTTCGTTCAGATAGCGCTGGCCACGCCCAAGCACACGGGATTTCAAGCCTAGCCTGGGTGTAGAAAGAGGGCGGTGAGTCTCGCGACGAAATACCGGCCCCTGCACTACGCCGACGTGCTCGGTCAGGAGGCGACCATCGCCGTCTGTCGGCAATACGTCAAGGAAGGTAAGGGATTCCAGCAGAGTTACGTGTTTGCCGGGGCGCACGGGGGCGGCAAGACCACCATCGCGCGCATCCTCGGTCGCGCCCTCCTGTGCGAGAATCCCCGGGACGGCGAACCCTGCGACGAGTGCTCTCAGTGTGCCGCAATGCTCGCGGACAAGTCGGAAAACCTGATCGAGGTCGACGCGGCGACGAACAGCGGCAAGGAGGACATGAAGCGCATCACCGAGGAGGCGCAGTTCGGGAGCTTCTCGGGACGCCGGAAGATCTACATACTCGACGAGGCGCACGAGCTCAGTCGGCAGGCGATGGACGCCCTCCTCAAGCCGCTCGAGGACAATCGACGAGGGACGAGCGAGAAGCAGATCGTCTGCCTCTTCTGCACGACGGAGCCCGAAAAGATGCGCCCGGCGATCCTGAGCCGCTGCGCCCCCCTGTTCCGCATCCGGGCCAACACGCCCCAGGAGATCGCCGCGCGCCTGAGGCACATCTGCGAGAAGGAGGGGATCGACCACGACCCCGAGGTGCTGCCGCTGATCGCGGAGGTGACCGAGTGTCACGTCCGGGATGCCATCCAGGCCGTCGAGGGCGTCTCCATGCTCGGTCGAATCGACCGGGACAACGTGGCCCGCTACCTGCACCTGGACGCCAACGCCCTGTACCTCGACGTGCTCGAGAACCTGGGATCGGATCTCCCGGCCCTGCTCGCGACCATCGAGAAACTCGACGAGAAGGTCTCCCCGGCCGTCCGCTACGAGCGCATGGCCGACGTGTGCATGCTGGCCTACCGGCTCGTCAACCTCGGAGAGGCGTCGATCCCCTCCTACTGGGATCGACAGCGACTCGAGGCCGTCGGGAAGTTGCACCGGGAGTTTTTGATCGAGTTCGCCCAGCGGTTCGCCCAGCGCCCCGTTCGCTCGACCTCGGCCATGTTCGCCTGCGACGTCTCGGCGCTGCACCAGCGACGTGCGGGCATCGTCGTTCGAACCGAGCGGTCCGAGGTCGTCGTGCCCTCGCACGCCTCGGTTCGGGCCTCTCCTACGCCGACGGATCCTCCGGCGCCGACCGAGGCGACCGCGGCCCCTATCGAACCATCACCGAAGCCCGGGTCCCCCACGTCGCCTGGGACCGAGAACCTCTCCGCGAGCGTTGGTAGTATGAGCGCTGATCCCTACCTCACCGAGACGGGGATCGGCATCAACCCGCTTGCGCAGAACACCCGTCGCGCCCACGAGGCGCGGCGGCCAAACCCCGAAGAGACCATGCCGGCGATGCCGGCAGACGAGTTCGTGAAAACGCTGAAGCGCCGGGTCATTGAGCTGTTGGAGGAGCAGTCATCCAGTGGCAGACCGGCGCGACGAAACGACCTGGGTAGCCCTTGAGCTCACGCACCACGGTGAGAAGCTAGTCGACGACGGAGTCCTCGCGGACGAGCTGCGCGCCGAACTCGACGTCGGGCCCGAGTGGCCGGTCTTCATTCCGGCTCGGGCCTTCGAGAAGAAGGGGCGACGAATCACCGTCCATCTCCTTGAGGGGTACGCGTTCGTCGCCACCGGACTGGACGAGGTCTGTTACTTTCGGCTCGAGCAGACCAAGCTCGTCAGCCAGGTCCTGGCCTCGCGCGGGCCGCGCGGCCTGCGGGTCTTGTCGGTGATCTCGGACGACAAAGTGGCCGAACTTCGGAGGCAGCTGAACGAGGAAGTGGCCTCCGACATCGTCCCCGGCATGGAGGTGCTCGTGACGGACGGGACATACTGCAAATTGACGGGTACAGTCATGGACACGGAGGGCGATCACGCGGTCGTCCGCTTTGAGCTGCGTTCCCTGAGGATCCTGTCGAAGATCCCCAAGGTGTTCTTGGACACCGCGTGACACGATGACATCGAGCTGGGCGGATTGCAGGACGGTCGACCCCTCCGAGCTGGAGAGCCGGGTCAGCACCGAGGACAACATCGAGTTCCTCGAGCAGATCCTCTCCGAGGAGCCGAGCGAGGAGTCGCAGCGCAACCTCGAGCGCGTGCGGGAGATCATGGAGGAGCTGCCGCCCCGCGAGGCCGACTTCGTCGACCTCTACTTCTTCTCCCACAAGACGCAGACCGACATCGCGGAGATCTTCAAGGTCTCGCAGCCCACCGTCTGCTACCGGCTCCAGCGCGCGACGGCCCGGATCCGGTTCGTGCTCGGGCTCCCCGACGTTTCCGAGGAGGAGATGCTCACCGCCCTGCGCGGTTTCCTCTCCGACAACGAGGACGTTCAGATCATGCGGCTGATGTACGAGACCACGTGTCAGTCGGCCGTCGCCAAGCGCCTCGGCGTGACCCAAGGAAAGGTCCGGCATCGTTTCATGCGTTCCACGAAGCGGATGCTCGATCATCCTGGCATGCACAAGCTCGCGAAGATCTTCGCGAGCATCGCGGAAAACCTGAACATCCTGCACGAGGTGGACAGGCCCTCCTGGGACGAGAAGATCAGCTACGTCCTGGATTAGGGCCGGTTTTCCTCCTATCCGAGGTCCCCGGTTAGGAGGCCAGCCATGTCCCGTTTCGGCAAAATCAGCACGGTCGTCATGCTCGCGCTGCCCCTCGTCGTGGGAGGTTGCAGACCCAACAGGAAGACGGCGACTCCCGAGGACTACTATCCCCTCATCCAGGTCGCCTTCGAGGCCGGCGCGGTGGGTGCCATGATCGCGCGCAACGAGGCCATCGAGAAGAAGAATTTCGCGGCCTGCGTCGCCGCCGACGTGCTCGCGGACGCGTTCGACAGCGCCGGAGACGCCCTCCAGGCGCGCATCTCCGACAAGATCGAGATCCCGGCCTTCGAGATGGACCTGACCGACTGTCTCGCCCTGCGTCCCGCGACCGATGAGGGGGACGAGAGCGCCCGCCTTGCGGGTCCCGTCGTCCTGATGACCATGGGCCCGGCCGAGGAGGAGAAGCCGACCGAGGAAGCGGCCCCGGCCGAGGAGGAGAAGCCGACCGAGGAAGCGGCCCCGGCCGAGGAGGAGAAGCCGACCGAAGAGGCCGCGGCGGAGACTCCGGCCGAGGAGGTGGACGCCACGCTCGACAAGGGCAACCCGGACGCCGCCGTGCTCGTCGAGGCGATAGCAGGTATCACCCTGACCGCGGCCCTGTACTACGCGAACAAGCTCAAGACAGCGAACTGCAAGAAGGGGGTCGCGGCGCTCGCGGCCATCCACTACGTCAACGGCATGATCAAGCCGATCGCGGACGAGATCGCGGAACCCGACGGAAAGGTGTCGGTCCCGGCGGTCACCATCGACTTCTCGGAGTGCAAGTGAGGAGCTGACGCGACGGCCACGCGAGGAGGCACATGACCGATAGACCCTCAGCACGTCGAATCGTGATGTCCAAATCGGTGGCCCGGCAGTGGCTCATCAAGCAGGCCCGCCCCGAGTACCGCATCAAGGTGTTCAACCCCAACGCCCGAGACTACCCGTCCGTCCTGCGCGCTTTCCGGGACGAGAGGCTGAGGATGGCCGGGGTGTCGCCCCTCCCCGACCTCGGCGTGAGGGAGGACTTCGGCGGCTTCTACGTCTGGTCGTCCGACCGAGAGGCCCTCGCCACCCTCCAGGGGTGGTTCGAGAAGCGCGGCCTGGAGACCTCCTGGATCTGGTGAGATGGCCGCCGTTCGCACTCGCCTCCAGAGCTGCTTCGTCTACAACGTGCGGATCGATGATCCGTGCAACCCGTCGTGGCAGTTCACCATCATCGTCAACCAGGACGGCACGTACGGAGTCGAGAACATCCGCTCACCGAACGGGAGCATCTGCGACCCCAACACCCAGCTCCCGGCGGAGGTCCTCGACGAGATCAACGCCGCCAAGGGAGACGTGGAGAACATCTTGGCACAGACGAGCGCAGTCAACGGAACCCTGACCTTCACGGCCCAGACCAGTCAGTCGATAGTGTTCGCCACGCCGTTCGCGAACACGCAGTACAGGGTCTACGTGTCGCTGCCGGACTTCGTCGACTGGAAGATCACCAACAAGACCCTCACCGGCTTCGACCTGGAGATCAATACCACCTACACCGGGACGGTCGGCTACGACGTGTTCGTCTAGGAGGAAGCATGTCTCGTGCCGACGAGAAGGACATGGTGAGCCACGACCCGCCCGAGGTGCGGCTCTGGTGGGACTAGAAGCCTGAGAGGAACCTGATATGGCCGTTCAACCCCCATTCAGAAGCGACGTCTACGAGGTCGAGAACGCCGATGCGCCGGTCGGTCCACGACTGATCGAGGCCGACGAGAACGACGGCTCGCTCCGTTTCACCGATCCGAGGATCCCCGGGGGCATCGACCTATTCGAGCTCGCCGGACTCCAGCAGGCGAACAATACCATTGTCGTCTCGCCCACGGGGGCGGCGGCGAGCAAGGACGCGAACGGCGACTCCATCACCACGGTCCAGGCCGGACTCGATGCCGTACCCACCTCGGCCGACGTGAACGACCCTTGGACGGTTCTCCTGGCCCCCGGCATCTACGCCGAGGACGTGCTCTTCATCCGCGACGGGACGGTTCTGCGAGGACTCGGCAACGTCACGCTCCGATCCGCGGGCGCGTTCAGCACCGTCCGCATCGGCGCGGGACCGGCCAGCGTTCCCCGTCGGATCAGACTCCAGGACCTCAGGATTGAGAACTCCGTGGCGTCCGAGGCGTGCGTGGATATCGGCAGCGCGACGTTCGCCACGGGGACTTTCACGGTGGCCTCGGTTCCGAACGTGGGCGACCAGGTGACCGTGGACGTGACGACGCTGACGGCCATCGCCAACGGCGGTGTCCCGGCCCCCGGCGAGTTCGAGCTCGGAACGGACGCGGCCTCGACCGCCACGAACTTGGCCGACGCCATCAACGACCCCGTCAACGGGCTGAACGCCATCGTGGTGGCGACCGTGGTCGGGACCGTCGTCACCGTCCGGGCCCTGAATCCGGGCGTCGCGGGCAACCTCGTCGCCATCGCCTCGAGCGTCCCCCTGGTCCTCGTGCCCTCCGGCGCCACCCTCGCGGGCGGCGCGGACGCCAGTGCCGGCTCGACGGTCGGAAACGACCTTATCGAGATCGTCGACTGCGACCTCGTGGCTACCGGCGTCAACGGCTTCCAGATCCGGGCCGTCTCGATCAACAACGTCTCCGTGAGGGGCGGCGACTGGAGTGGCGGCGTCACCACGAGCTCGGTGTGGGTCTCCGAGTGCGCCTCCTTCAGCCTGGTAGACCAGCAGGCCCTGTTCGGCGTCACCACGAACTACAACTCGGCCGCACCTAACATCCCGAGCATCGCGACCTCGGCCTACAGCCTCCAGCGGGTTCGCAGCGGCTACGCCTTCGCCTCGAACCTGGCCGGAGCGGGCAGCGTCACCATGCAGGACGTGACGTTCCTCGGGGCCGTCGGCTACACTGGAGACGCGGCCCTGCGTACGTTCGAGGCCACCCGGTGCCGATTCGGTCCCCTGACGCTCGGGGGGACCGGGACCGTCACCCTGAGCAACTCCACCCGCGGAGGTCTGGTCGCGGCCGGGACCGGCACCCTAGCCGAGACCTCCGCGCAGGGGAGCGCGGCATTCGTCGCCGTCCCGGTGGTCACGGTGCCCTTCGTGGAACCCCAGCCCGACACCGCTTACACGGTGGCGCTCGAGTGGGACGGGCCGCCGGCCGCGATCACCGACGTTCCCTCGGTTCCGGCGTCGTCGAAGCTGACGAGCGGCTTCGACATCGCCTTCGGAGCGGCTCAGACCATGACCGTACACTACGTGATCAGGCGGGACGTCTAGGAGGAGAGCCATGGCAGACGACGACTTCTGGACCGAGTTGACGCAGGGGCCTCAGACCCGAACGGCCTCGTCGCTCGACGCCCACCTCCAGGGGCGTGACGCGGGGGACTCGGGACTCCGGGTGCTCACCGACAAGGGACGCGCCGAGGCGGCCCTCCCGACGCCCGCGGAGGCAGGGACGAGGGTCCAGTTCGTCACCAATATCGGCAGCGTCCTCACCTACCCGAATCCTCCGCTCCCGGAGGCCGAGGGCACCGTCGTCATGGTGCGGACCGCGGAGGGAGACCAGACCGGCCTGGACGAGATGGTCTTCGTGAAGTTCGACGACGGCAAGTTCCTCGCCGTCCACGCGGAGCACCTCAGGAGGGCATCGAGCGGCTCCAAGGTCGCGACGAGCTTCGCTCGCCGCGTGGGCTGCCTGGGTGATCTGAGCGGATTCCTGCGATGGGGTCAGGAGGAGGACAACGAGCTCGTGCACAGGGCCACGAGGGACCTCTGGTCCTACCAGCAGACCGAGGACGGAGACTTCGTGATCGCTCGTCTGTTCGACGACACCGGAGAGCCGCTTCGGGTGTGATGCCATCGTCTCGCGGTCTTTGCGCCACGCCTCGAACGAGCCGTGGATTGGTGGTTTTCCCTTTATAGGCCCCCGTTGGCAGGAACTTTCGTCGTGCCCACTCCCGACCCGAAGAGAGTCGCCGCGGCCTACCGCCAGGACCTCGTGAAGACCGCCGGCGAGGTCATTTTCAAGAAGGACCGAAGCGGCGACGTGGGCTCGTGGGCCTACACGGACGTCGCGCCGAGTCGTCGCGAGATCCCGGCCGACTTCAACTACTCCCCGAAGAACCGCAAGTCGCTCGCGAAGATCCTGCGAGGGACGCTCGCGGGCCTCGGGCACGTGCTCGCCGCCTACACGCAGTTCGCGAAGCTGAAGTCCGCTCGCCTGAGCCCCGACGGGAGCCTCGGCGGCCGCGGCTACATCCAGAACATCGCGGACATGCGCAAGCAGTACATGAACTGCGTCGAGGCCCTGTCGGCCCTGAGCGACACGGTCTACGACGAGCTCCACGCCCCGCACTGGGCCGTCGTCTCTCGCCAGGAGGACGACGGGGAGAAGGCGGAGGTCTCCGCCATCATCGACGACGCCGAGACCATCCGTCGGGACCCGCAGGAGTGGGCCGAGGAGGTGGAGGCCGACGAGGCGATGCAGGGGAAGCGGAGGGGTCCTCGACCGCAGGTGCCGAAGATACGGGTGCCCGAGATGGAGCCTCACGAGATGCAGGAACGGGGAAGGGGACAGCCACCCGACCTGTTCGATGCCCAGAACCTGGTCCCGGCCACCATGGGCAAGGTGGCCTCTCTCGAGGAGAGCGTGCGACGAGTCGCCTACGGCTGGATCGCGGGAGAGTACAGGGATCGCATCCCGGGCGGACTGGCCGACGAGAAGCGGCCGTCCGACTTCGATCCCGTCCAGCTCGAGAAGGGAATCAAGGTCGAGCGCGAACATGCCGGGAAGGACACGGCCCTAGCCCGGGAGATCGCGATGGATCATCTCACCGAGGACCCCGACTATTACCGGAAGCTCGAGAAGATAGAGGAGGGAGCTCACTGATGGGTTCCAAGAAGGCCAATTCCACCCTCCCGAGCGAGCTCAACGAGGACTGGGGCTCGAACTACATGATGGACGGCTTCTGGCACGACATGGAGTACGAGCACGGACTCCGCGAGAACCCGGCGCGTGACCCGGTGCCGCAACCTTCGACCTCGGGTTTCGCCCAGCTGCCGGGAGCGCTGATCGTGGGCGACGAGGAGACGGAGCCTCCTCAGGAGGTCGAGCAGGAGGCGCTCATCGACCTCGAGGCCCTGGGCATCGTCGCCTCGGTCGATCCCGACGTCGACCGCAGCGACGTGGGCGTCGTCGACTTCTCGTGGATCGGAGAGGCGCGTCAGGACCTCGACCGCCTGCCGAATCAGCCGGTCGACAACGGCATCCCAGAACTGCAGGAGGCGTGGGGGGACCGCACGGACGGCATCCATCGGATCGACCTGTACGACCGGGACGAGACTCACTACGAGGACGCGGACCAGCGGAAGGAGGACGACGACCGCCTCAATCGCGAGAAGCTCGCGGGCCTCGTCGGCGCCGCCATGAGGCGCTCGGCGGCCGGAGATCCGCTGCAATCCATCAAGGCGGACCTCGCGGCCCACGTCGACTCCGAGGACGTGCCGAAGATCGTCCGAGCGGTTCGCGCCGTCGAGGCAGAGCACGGGCTTGTCGGCAACGTTTACGTCCGGGCCTCGGCGTACCCCGGTCTCCACAAGGGACGGCACCGGGAGGCGATGCAGCGAGCCGCCAAGGGGGCTCGGTACCTCGTGGCGCACGAGGGCTGCGACTGCACCGACTGTGCCTGTGCCCTGGGCCTGCGCGTCGTGGATCATGCGAATGAGATCGACTGGAACGACGCCTACGAGCACTACGCGCCTCAGCTCGAGGCGACGGGACGTCTTGATAGGATGGCGACCATCATGGACAAGCGCGAGTCGCTCCGCAGGGCCTTCTTGGCCCACGAGGTCGCGCCTCGCCTCGCCGTCGAGAGCACCAAGGTGCGGCCCACGATGCCGGCCGACCGCGTGTCCTCCGAGGAGGCTCGCGCCGCCCTGGCGGCGCTGAAGACTGGCGAGCGCGAGACGTTGACGAACGAGGCGAGGGAGCACGCGGTCGTGATCCGGAACCTCGGGGTCAGGCTCGGAGCACTCGTCAAGGCCAGCCTCATCACGCAGGAGGAGGCGGACAGGCTGTTCAAGTCGGAGGCTCCCGCAGAGATGCGTCTCCGCATGGCCCACCTGCTCGCCGCGCGGACGAAGCGGGCGAGTTACTCGGGAGCGAGCCTCCAGGACGCTCGAGTCAGGATCTCCGCCGAGCAGTTCGCCCGGGCGGCGGCGGACGCGTCGCGACACGAGCACATGGCCCGGACGGCGTCTGCCGCCGAGGGGGCCGAGCGCCTGCGCCTTCTCGAGGGGTTCAGGCGCGTCGAGGCCCGCTACGAGCAGGCGCGGAGGAAGTTCGCCCAGGTGCTCGAGGCCGTCGAGAAGGGAGACGTCAAGGGCGCGGCCCTGCGGAAGATGGTCGACGGCCTTTTCGACGGGCTAGAGCGCAGGATGGTCGCATTCGAGCTCGACCCCGTGCTCGCGAGGAACGGCTACTACGAGCAGTCCGAGGCTCCTCGGGACTACCAGGACGCGGCGGTCCGCGAGGCGGTGCCGGCGAGACACGAGCCCGTAGTCTCCGCTGGGGAGGTCTCGGGGGCGGTGCGCTGGACGCGGCGGCAGATGAGCGAGGGCGCGGCGGGGCGCGAGCTCGACCGCCTCCTTCGGGCAAGGTTCGAGCCGCGCGTGATGAAGGCCGCGAGCGAGAAGATTGCCGCCGCCAGACGCGAGCACGAGGGGTTGTCGGGTCACCTCTACGCCGATGCGGGCGCGTACGCGACGAGGAAGACGGCCAAGGGCTGCGAGGAGGGTGGACTGCGCCATCGGGCCAACGGGCTGAAGTACGTCCTGGCGATGCCCCGCTGCGAGGGGTGCGTCTTCAAGAACGCCGACGGCGTCTGCCAGAAGTACAACAAGGTCCTGGCCGACGAGTTCTCCGGCGACGACGTCGAGCAGCTTCGGCGCCGCACGATCGCGTCGCACGAGATGACCGACCAGGAGCAGACGGCGGCGATGTTCGCGGTCGGGACTCAGGCGGCCGACGAGGCCACCCGGTTCGGCCTCCACAACGCCATGCTCGACGACGTGGAGACCGAGGAACCCGAGCACGGGCTCCTCGACGGGATCTTCTTCGGAGGCTTCGAGATATGAGCACGGAGCGATGGACCTTCATGGGTGGCCGCAACGCGGCCGATGACCGCGCCCAGGCGGTGGAGATCCTGCGGTGGCTCCTCGCGTGCCTGCGCGGCCAGTACTGGTCGTACCAGCAGTCTCACTGGCAAGCTCAGGGAGCGCCCGCGTACGGCGACCACCTCCTGTTCCAGCGGCTCTACGAGAGCGTCCAGGACCACGTCGACACGCTCGCGGAGAAGATGGTCGGCCTGTACGGGAACGAGGCGGTGAACACCCTGAGCCTCGCGCCGAAGTTCGACTCCTGGGTCGCCCGGTGGGCGGAGGTCCAGTGCCTCCACAAGCGCGGGCTGCTCTCCGAGGACGACTTCCAGAAGGCGTGTCGGCAGACCTACGACAAGCTCGGAGACCTGGGCGAGCTGTCGCTGGGCATGGACGACTACCTGATGGCGACGGCTAGCGACCACGAGACGAACCAGTTCCTGCTGCGCCAGGTCCTCCGGCAGAAGCAGGCGTCGGCCGACTGGGCCGAGCTCAGGAGGAGCTTGAAGGAGTAGTCGCATGCCAACCGCCGCCAAAGTCGGGTACGAGATCCTCGTCGCGAACTTCTCGCGACCCTTCCCGAGCTCGATCACGGGGGCGGACCCCGTTCACGACGCCCCGACGAAGACGCGCACGGGTTTCGAGTTCACCCACGTGCAGACCCTCGGGTTCGCCTTGGACCACACGCAGGCAGGCGCCGCGCGGTCGGTCGTGGTCAGCAGCCTGCAGCAGGGGTTCGAGCCCTTTCCGCCGACCGCGCTGCCGCAGGCGAGCCTCGACGTCGTGGACAACACGTTCGCCGGACTCTCCGCGATCCTGTACCTCGGTCCCTATGAGTTAGTCTCCAACCGCGACTACGTGGTCGGGGCCGGCGTCAACGCGACGGCGGCGGCGATAGGCGCGGCCATCGACAACCTTCCCGGCTACAGTACCGTGGTCGCGCTCGCGAACGTGGCCGTGAGCGGTCCGCGAGGCCAGGTCGGGCTGCGTTTCGACGCGACCTACAGGGGAGGCAACGACAACTTCACGTTCAACTATCCGGCAGGCTCCCCGGACGGGGTCCTCGGCTACGGACCCTCCCCGGGCGACGGGCCGATCAAGCCGCCGCACATCCTGCCGCCGGGCCTGCCGAACGGCGTGGCCCCCTAGCCCGCGGAGGCTGAATGGAAGCAGAGAGGCAGAGCACCCGCGACGAGATCCTCGCCCTCATTCCCGACGACGCCAAGCGCGTGAAGGTGAAGACGGAGAAGGGCGGCGAGCGCTGGCGCGACATCGAGGGAGGCAACCTGAGCGGCATCCTCGAGGGCGACGAGATCGTCGTTCTGAACGGGAAGCCCGTGGTCATGAAGACAAAGCCGGGTCGCAAGGCCAAACCCCCGGCCCCGAAGGCACCTCCTCCCGTGACCCAGACGGTCGCGCAGCTCCAGGTCGCGAAGCAGCACTTCTTCGACATGGACCCCCTGCTCCGGCAGCTCTCGAAGGGAGTCGACTCGGAGGACGTGCTGCACCTCGTCATGCACGGGTTCGCGCAGGAGGCGGCGTCGCTTGAGTTCGAGCGGCAGGAGGCCGAGCGCACCGGCAAGGAGACGAGCCAACTCTCCATCCGCCGAATCAACGCCCTCAAGGCCCTGGCCGAGACGTGGATCAAGCGGAAGGAGCAGCTCTCCGGGAAGACCATCGACATGGACAGTCCCGCGTTCCGCGAGCTGTTCAGCTTCATGCTCGACAACTTCCGCGAGGCCATGCACAAGGGCGGCGTTCCACGGGACCAGGCCGAGACCGTGTTCGTGAGTTTGTCGGAGCGGATGAGCGACGAGTCCTGGGAGCAGGAGGCGCGCAACCGGATGAAGGGAGGATGAGGCGTTGGCGAAGGGCACGGCCAACCTGGCTCGGATGGCCCTCAACGCCGGGCGACGGTCGGAGAACGCGGGGCAGCGCGACGTCGTAGACATCATCACGTTCGTCGAGGCCGAGTGGGGCCTCGACATGCGCCTGTACCCCGTCCAGCGCGTCATCCTGAAGGCCCACTACGGGATCCCGCTCGACGACAACCTGGCGAACAGCTTCGTCATCACGGACTGGAGGCGGGAGAATCCCCGGAGGTTCACGGAGGCCGAGTACCTCCGGTACCTCAACGACGAGGGCCGCTGCAACATCCGAGAGGTCGTGCCGGGACAGGAACGCCGACAGATGATCCTGAGCGTCGGACGCCGGAGTGGCAAGACCTTGATCAGCTCTTGCGTCGCGGCCTACGAGACCTACAAGCTGATCAACAAGGGCAACCCGCAGCACTACTACGGCCTGAGCCCGTCGAGCAACATCCAGCTCATCTCGGTCGCGACCGGCAAGGACCAGGCGGGCCTCCTCTACCAGGAGGTGTCGGGCCACTATGCGAAGTGCTCGTTCTTCAGGCGCTACACGGCGAACCACACGATGTCGTACGCGCGGTTCCAGACCCCCCACGACATCGAAGAGTTCGGCCCGTACTCCGAGAACCCCCAGGCGCGGGCGAGCATCAAGGCCACTTTCCATGCTTGCAACGCCAAGGGCCTGCGCGGCGCGGGGAACGTGGTCGTCATCCTCGACGAGGTGGCCCACTTCGTCGAGCAGGGCGGGAGCTCGGCCGAGGACGTCTGGAAGGCTATCGCACCCTCGATAGGTACGTTCACCCCGAAGGACGAGTACGGCGAGCCGATCGATGGTCCCGGCACCCCCTCGGAGGGTCGCACGATCCTCATCTCCTCCCCGCTCGGCACGCAGGGCCTGTTCTACAACAAGTTCCGACAGGGGATGTCGGGCGGCGAGTCGTCCGAGCACATGCTGTGCGTTCAGGCCCCGACCTGGGAGGTCAACCCGACGGTCTCGGCGTCCGTGTTCAAGGACGCCTACGCCGAGGATCCCCGGATCTTCTTCACCGAGTGGGGGGGCGAGTTCAGGAGCGCCACCCTGGGCTGGCTGGAGGACCCGAAAGACCTCTTCGACTGCGTGGATCCGCATCTGCGTCCCCGGTCTCGGGGACAGGCGAGGCGCCCGTACTTCGTGGGATTCGACCTCGGCCTGGCGGGGAACGGGAGCGCCCTGGCCATCGTCCACATCGACGAGCTCAACCGGATCGTCCTCGACTTCGTCGGCCAGATGAAGGCCGGAGAGGGAGAGCACGCCGACAAGGAGCGCCTCGACTTCGAGGAGGTCGCGGCCTGGATCTTCTCCCTGTCGCGGCGCTTTCACTTCTACAAGGGCCTCTTCGACCAGTGGGGCGCGATCCCTCTCGAGCAGGCGCTCGCGAAGAAGGGCCTCAAGCAGTTCGAGGGCAAGCTGTTCTCGCCGCAGGAGAGGTCCCAGATCTGGCAGAACTTCAAGTCGATCCTCTGGGACCGCGTGAACGGAAAGCCGCGCCTCGTCCTGTACGACATCACTCCGGAGGAGAAGGCGAGGTACGAGGCTCGAGACGAGAAGCCGCCCGAGCACCTCCTCTACCTCACGCAGCTGACCGAGCTGCAGGCGACCTACAGGAGCAAGTACGTCATCCACGTGGAGGCGCCCCAGGTCGAGGGCAAGCACGACGACATGCCCGACGCCCTGTCGCGAGCCGTGTGGCTCGCGAGCCAGCATCTCGGCAAGATGAAGCACATCGCGCGGTCGAAGAACGGCATCAACCCAAGCTGGCCGCAACCCTCGTCGAAGGTCCGGCGTGCGAACCATCGCAAGAGGCTCCTCGGAGGCTCGGACCCGAAGAGGCAGGTCCCGCGGAGGCGCTACAGGTAGACGATGTCGAAGGGGATCATGCCGGGAGACCCGTCCAGGGCCGATCACAGGCTCGTGGGTTACGTCCTCAAGACCTTCTTCAAGGACAGGAAGGTCCTGCACGTGCCCGAAGAGTTCGACCGCGTGGGGCGCGTGTTCGAGCGGGCCGGGGGTTCCTGGGAGCACCTGTTCAAGGGCTCGATCAGGGACATCAACCTCCTCAAGCGGATCGTGAAGATCGCGATCAAAGAGGGTTTCATGTCGAAGGCTCCGCGCTTTCGGTAGGATGACGAGCGACGTGACCGATACGCCCGACAGCACGCCCGAGACCGAGCCCAAGCCCCGGACGGAGGACGCCGAGGTCGAGCGCGAGACCATCCGGGAGGCCGTCGTCGCCCAGCAGGAGCTCGAGCGCGAGCAGCGGATCGCGGTCGAGCGAGCGGAGGCTCGGAGGGCACGGGATCGCCGCGCCGAGCAGCGTCGGGAGGAGCGCGTCGCGCAGGCCAGGGAGGCCCAGGCGCGGCGCGTAAGGGCCCTCGAGGAGGCCAACGACAGGGTCGCGGCGAACGTCGCGGAAGCCTCACGGGCTCTCAGAGGCGCCCTGAGAGCGGCCTCGGAGGTGCCCCTAGGGCGCCAGTCGGTCGAGGGACGCGAGCAGCGGCGCCTCGTGCGGAGCATCGAGGACGCCATGGGTGCCCTGCGCCGCATCCGGCGCGGGACTTTTCACGAAGGAGAGCTCGAGCTCGACCTGGATCTTCACATCGACTGAACCACCCACAGGAGCACAGAACACAGGACCCCAGGAGTAGCGAGCGATGGCAGCGGAAGGCAGCAAGAACGCAATCGCGGGATCGGCGTCCCCGTCCTCACAGAGGAAGAACGAGGACGAGCGCGTCGTGGCGGACGTCCCGAACACCCGGCCCGAGCTGCACATCGGCAAACCCACCCGCGTCGTCGTCGGATCTATGAGATCGAGGGGCGGCCCTACCAGCTTCCGCGCGAGGGTGGCGAGCTGCGGGCCGGGCACCGGCAGCTACGGCGGCGTCAGTGCCGGAGGCGGCGGCACCGGCTACGGAGGGTACGGAGGCTTCGGAGGGAACTTCGGAGCCGGAGCCGTCATGCAGGCGAGCTCCGGAAACTTCTACTCCCCCGAGCTGAGCACCGACTTCCTTGAGCTTCCCCAGTCGCTCAACGAGCAGTGGAACTACTACAGGTTCTTCTACGACAACGAACCGTTCGTCGGGCAGGCGCTCGACCTGCACACCGAGCTGCCGCTGTCCAAGGTCCGGCTCGGGCGCCCGAAGGCCAACGACAGGCGGATGGCCGAGGCGTCTCTGCGGTTCTGCGAGAAGTGGGTGAAGCGCATCGGGCTGCTCCAGCGTCTGCTCGAGATCGTCCACGACTACTTCAAGATCGGAGAGGTCTACATCTTCTGCGAGGACGCCAACCCGGAGATCCCACAGGACGTCCGGAAGAAGGTCGTGAGGCGCGTCGAGGCGGACGGCACGCTGACGGAGACGTGGGTCGACCGCGAGGACGCGAACGAGCGCACCGTCAGGTGGATGAAGCAGCACTACAAGGGGTGGACCAGCATCAGGACCGTCCCGCCCGAGCAGATCCACCTCCAGACGTTCCCGTTCACCGACGAGGTGTTGATCGATCTGATCCCCGACTCGAAGAGCAGGCACCTGCTCGACATGGCCGACCAGGGCGACAAGTACGCCGCGCGCGTCGTCAAGTCCATGGATCCGGTCGTGGTGGAGGCCCTTCGCAGGGGAGAAAACGTCCCGCTCAGCACCGACCCGGACGGCGGCTCCTTCGTCCACTACATGGCGAACAAGAAGTCGCAGTACGAGCCGAGGGGCCACAGCATCCTCCAGCGGTGCCTTCTTCCCGGCACGCTCATAACCGTCCAGCGCAACGGGATCGTGCGGCAGGTCCCCGTGGAGGACGTCGACACGACTACGGATCTCCTGTTGACCCACAAGGGTCGGTTCCGTCGGGCCACGGCAGGTTCTCGCCCGGTGCGCGAGAGGGTCGCGGTCCTGCGCATCGAAGGCGTCGAAGACCCCTTGGCCCTCACCACTGACCACGAGGTGCTCCTCGTGCGGGAAGACGGCACCGAGGCGTGGGTGCCCGCGGGCGAAGTGCGCGAGGGCGACATCGTGCGCGAGAGTCACGTTGTCCCGGAGAACGAGCCCGTCCCTGAGATCGACCTCGCGACGTGGTGGAGTAATCGGAGGCTCAACGTTGCGCGACGTTTCCGTGAAAACGCGAAGGAAGTCGAAATCCGCAACCGTGAGGTTCGCGTCATCGACGTCGAGGATGGTCCCGATGGGCTCACCGTCACCTTCGAGCACGACAACGACGACGCGGGTCAGATCGAGGCGACTGAGGGGATGCGTCGGTTCGTGGCATGGCTCAAGAACCTGGACGCGCCCACGGAGGCCACCTATGACGAGATCGCGGCCGTCACCGGAGTCGACAAGTCGAAACTCAGGAACTACGCGCACCTCCTCCGAAGGGAAGCGGATCTGCGCACCGAGAGTCGGAGCCTTGGACGGGGTCGAGGTCGTCGCACGACCTGGTGGCCCCTCTCTGGCGACGCGGTCGTCCCGCGAGAGACCCGCTGCGTCACGATGACGTCCCCCGTCGCCCGGATCGAGGTGGACGAGGGATTCTGTTACCTGCTCGGCACGTGGGTCGGAAACGGCAACATCTGGACCTCGGACGAGTTGGTCCTCAATTCTCATTCCGTCGCTTGGACCGCGGGCACCGGCGACCTGGAGCAGGAAATCAAGGCAGAGGAGATGAGGCTCGCCAGTGCCTCCTTCGGCGACCAGTGCTCGGACGGCCACCTGTTTGGAGAGGAGTCCGGCTCCGACGCGTTCAGGATTGAGGATCCGCTCCTGGCGCGGTGGTTTATGGATGAGTTCGGGCACTCGGCCCAGAGCAAGCGGATCCCGAGGTGGCTCTTCGACCTCGACGAGGCTCGCGTGTTGGCGTTCCTGCGGGGACTGCTCGACACGGACGGGAATCTCCAGGAGAGGACGACACAGACGACCATCAGGTTTGAGATGGATAACCGCGTCCTCCTCGACCAGGTGCATCTCCTCTGCAACAGGCTCGGGATAAAGACCCAGGTCAGGAACTATGTGAAACCCGCGCGGTCGTGGACGCGGCGCTGGAAGACCAAGAGGGGTTGGAAAGAGAAGAGTTACCATTACGATGCCAAGGCGTACGCGACTCTCACGGCGACGCGCCACGCTGACGTGCGTCGTTGGGCCGAGGGGTCCGTCAAGGGATCGAAGGTCGAGTGGCAGGACAAGACGCACCCGAACGCCCTGCGTACACAGTTCGTGAACGGATGGCTCACGCGGAGGGTCGAAGGCACCGGTTTGGTGCCATACGAAGGACTCGTGTTCTCGTTCGATGTCGAGGGAGACGAGTCTCACGTAACACATCAAATGGTGACCCATAACTGCTTGAGAACATTAGTATTTTTTGATAAGTTGAGACAGGCCCAGACCAGCATCGCCTCCCGGCACATGACGCCGATCCGGCTCGTCTACGCCGAGGACATGGACGAGGAGAACACCGAGGCCCTCCGCGACCAGATCGACCTCGCCCTCCAGGACCCGGACTACACCATCGTCACCAACTTCCAGGTGACGTGGGAGGAGATGAACTCGAACGGGCGCCTCCTCGAACTCTCGAGCGAGTACGACCTCATCGCGCGGCAGCTCTACGCGGGGCTCGGCGTCACCGAGACCCTCCTGAACGGAGAGTCGAGCTACAGCGGCGACCGCATCAACCTCGAGGTCATCAACACGCGCTACATGCTGCTCCGCGAGAACGTCCAGCGCCTCGTCGAGGAGTACTTCTTCAAGCCCATGTGTCGTCGGATGGGCTTCGTCGAGGAGGACGAGGACGGCCAGCTCGAAGTGATCTACCCGCGCCTGAGCTTCACGCGGCTCGCCCTGCGCGACAACCAGGACACCTTCGACGCGCTGTTCAACCTCTACCAGAAGGGGAGCCTCGACATAGAGACGATCCTCGACCTGCTCAACATCGACCCGGTGGTCGTCCGTGAGAGGCTCGAGGCCGACTTCGGGACCTTCAACGACTCGCAGTTCAACGAGGTCCTGCGCTCCGCCTACGGGCGCGTCGGCGACCAGCTCGTCGAGGGGTCCGACATCGTTCAGAAGATCGCCGACGTCCTGGGCGTGGACTACAAGAAGCCCGAGGAACCCGGACGGTTCTAGGACGGTTTTCGCCCTATCGTGCGGCCTCTAGCGGAGGCCCCGTGCCCTCGCTCATCCCCGACAATTTCACGAAGGAGACGCCTCCCGAGCCGGTGCGTCAGCTCGCGGAGGCGTGGCTTCGCGCGAGGCTTCGGGGTGCCGAGCCCGACTTCCTCGACGTGGCGGACGGGGCGGTGATCGGCGTCTACCGGCTGCCCTGCGGCCTCGTCAGGCGGGCGAGCCACAGCTTCTCGCGGTGCATGGCGAAGGGCTGCCAGAAGCCGCCCGAGGTGGAGTGCCTCTGGGCCGAGGGTCGCGGCCGTGCCTGGCACTGTCAGAAGCACCACGACGCCTGGGTGAAGGAGGACGGTCCGGACGGGCGCGACATCATCAAGCAGCAGAAGATTCCCGACGGCGTCGTGGGCGAGAAGTACGGCGAGTATCCGGCGAAGAAGACGGCCGGGGACGGCGACGAGTTCAAGAAGGGCGACAGGATCGTCTACGGCCCGCTCGTGCCGCCCGGCCCCAGGTACCTGCCGGGGATCGTCGTGAAACCGCAGGCCCCCTCGAGCCTCGACAACCCCGTGACGATCAGGGTGAAGGGAGAGGGCACGTTCGAGACCGACCCCGACAGCGTGACTCCGCTGTCCCGGTGGAAGCGAAACCCGGATCTCGGCAAGACGGCCAAGGCGACAGGCAAGAAGACCGGCGTCGGCGAGCACGTCGGGCTGTTCATCCCGCTTCCGAAGGATCTAGCCAAGAAGTTCCCGTCGCTCGGCGAGGACGACCCGTCCCCGTCCCACGTGACCTTCCTCTACATCGGCGACTGCAAGGGCAAGCGCGACCAGAAGGTCCTGGTCGACACGCTCCGGGACGCCTGTCGGCGCTGGTGGCCCGGCGCCAAGGCCACGCTCGGGGGCCTCGAGTACTTCACCCACGAAGACAAGGATCGTCGCGTCCCCCACGTCTCCGTGGACTTCGACAAGGACCTGTCGGGTTTCAAGCACCGCATCAGGCAGGAGCTCGAGGAGAACGGCGTCGAAGTCGAGGACAGCTGGCCCGACTTCAAACCCCACGTGACGCTCGGATACCTACCGGGTACGGACTCCGAGTGGAAGGGCAAGGTTCCGAAGGGTTCCTGGAGTTTCGACGAGATGGAGGTCTGGGGTCTCCCGAAGGTCCACAAGCTCAAGCTCGGTCCCTCCATCTACAAGATCTCCGACACGTGGCTCCGCGGGAGGTTGCACCGCTACGTTGCCGCGCGCTACCTCGTTCGCAAGATCGCCGGATGGTGGGCCATCAGGCCGGGCAGTCCGGGAATCAACTGCCCGCCCGTGGACAAGGGCGGCCTCATGAATGCCATCCCCGGCACGGACCCGCCGGACGCCCGCTACAACGGGGACGGCCCGGCCGACATCATGGACGCCGCGCTCGCGGACGTCGACATGGAGTACCTGATGGAGTGGGGGCGCCCCGCGACCAAGCAGGAGCTCCAGGCGGTGTTCGACTTCTGCACTGGGGCCCTCCGCGAGGACGGTTCGAGGGACTACGGCAAGCACGAGCACGTGAATCAGTGGTTCGTCGAGTTCGCGGAATGGCTTGGCAAGAGGCCGAATGAGATCCGGTTCTTTCAGGGCGACAGCGACATCGTGGACGCCCTCCGGCAGAACTGGGACGGTACGGGCGAGTCCCTGGACGCCTACAAGAAGGAGATCCTGGACCTCGTCGACAAGACCAAGAAGTTCGAGGGCGGTCTCGAGGCCAAGGACCTGGCAGAGCGTCTGAAGGCCAGAACCCAGGTGATCCACGACGAGACCTTCCGGGGCGAGGACTGCCTGGAGGGGGGAGAAGATCCCGAGATCGTCATAAAGCGGGTAGCATCGAGGTACATGGCCTCGATCCCGCACGGCAAGAACGTCGCCCTGATGAAGTGGCTCTCGGACGTGACCAGGCGCCTGGGCGTCGCCCGGGACACCTACGTCGTCGGGGGTGCGGTCAGGAACTTCCTCATCGGTCGGCCCATCAAGGATCTCGACGTGGTGATCGACTCGGTTCGGGCCGGACGCGACTCCGCGTGGCTGGCGGCTCAGATCTCCCGGCACGTGCCCGCTCCGACGAACGTCACGACGAACCAGTACGGCGTCGCCATCCTGACGATCAAGGGGAGCTGGGTCCTCGACGGCGAGGACATGCGAGGCGAGGTGATCGAGATCGCCAACGCCCGCAAGGAGAGCTACGCGGAGGGACTCGGGAAGGGGCACAAACCCCATACGGTTGCCCCGGCCACCATCGAGGAGGACGTCAGGCGTCGAGACTTTACGATGAACGCGCTTCTCTGGCGTCTGATGGACCTGGCGCACGGGCCCGAGAAGGCCGAGGTGATCGACCTCACCGGCTGCGGCCGGCGCGACCTTGAGCAGGGGGTCCTGCGGTGCCCGCAGCCGCCCGACAAGGTGTTCTCTGACGATCCGACGAGGATGCTGCGTCTTGTTCGACTCGCCTCCAAGTACAATCTGAAAATCCCACCTGATGTGGCTGCCTCAGTACGCCGGAATGCAAGCAAACTGAAGAGAATGCCTTGGGAGGCGGTCGCGACGATCCTCATGCAGACACTGGAGGGCAGGTAATCGTGGCCGGAAGACCTTGGACGGAAGGAGAGGAGAGGCTTCTTCGCCACTTATGGAAGTCCGACCTCACGCGGGAGGAGGTCGCGGCACGGTTGCTAGGACGAACGCCGGTCGCCATACAGGTGAGGGCAAAGCGTCTTGGTCTTCGCCATACGGATGAGCAGTTCCGCCGGATCCTTTCGAAGAAAAGCAAGGGGGAGAACAATGGGATGTTCGGACGTGAGGGGCCGCGCAGAGGTGTAGTGCTCACTGTTACCCAGCGAGATCTTCTCAGAAAGAAGGCGCTCAACTCCTACAAGAATGGGCGACCCAAGATGGTCGGTGCTCGAAACCCGATGTTTGGTAAGCCGGGCACGATGCGCGGCAAGAAGTTGCCACCGTCGGCCAAGGCCACCCTCTCCGAGAAAGCCAAAGTCCGTTGGTGTCAGGCATCGGACGAGGAAAAGGCCAAGAAAGTCGCTCAGCTTCGTGAGGGTCGCGAGCGTCTCGGACGTGACAGCCCCTCATCGATCGAGGTGGCGATGAGGGAATGGTTGTCAGACTTGCAAACTGACTTTGAAGCACAGGTCGTGATTGGGTTCTACACCGTCGATTTCCTTGTATCGGAGAACAAGGTCATCGAGTGTCACGGCGACTATTGGCACGCGCACCCTGAGAAGTACGCGAGCGGCGACCTTGATGAGACGCAACGGCATAATGTTCACCGAGACCGCCGCAAGGCCACTTTTCTCCGAAATCGGGGTTATGGGCTGCTTGTGATGTGGGAGAGTGACATCAAGGAGCGTCCTTCGTGGTGCGTCTCGCAAGTGGAGGATTTTCTTCATGGGTGATCCCAGGAAGGCTCTTCAGCAGATGAAGCAGCTCGGGCTGCTCGAGGTGGTCTCCGAGATGATCAGGTCGAGCAAGCCCTTCTCCGCCTACATGGCGAACCAGCTGCGGACGAACAGGAGGGTCCCCCTCCTCCTCGACCTCATGGACATGGGGGTCCCCGCGACCACGCCCCTCTCGTTCCTCGACCGCGCGGGACAGCAGCGCGTCCGCGAGGTCACGATGCCGATGACAGAGCGCGAGGCCGCGGACTTCGTGAACCTCCTGATCAAGCCGCCCGTGGACAACAGGCGGATCATCGAGGAGCTCGGGCTCCCAGGTCCCGAGCGGCGCCTCATCCTGCCGATGGCGCGCGACCTGATCCTCAAGAACCCCCCTCTCGCGGCCGACGGGCGCAGGCTGACCGAGGAGGTCCTCCGAGCATGGCCGCGCTAGCACAGCTGGCCCTCCGCGTCGCCGCGAGGCACCTCGCAGCCGACGCCTACTTCGAGGTCGGCGAGGAGGTGCTGTACGGCAAGTTCAAGAACCGTCGCGGTCGGGTCGTCAGGATCTTCGACGACGAGCGCGGCGTCCCCTCCGTGGAGATTGAGCCGATCCCGAAGGGCCGCAGGCAGAACAGGATGGTGGGCCTCTACGGGATCTGGAAGCTGCCCGAGGCGCGGAAGACCGCAGCGATGGACCGCGAGGCCTGCATCATCGCGGGCCGCAAGTTCGGGGACGGCCTGTGCCTCATGAAGACCCGCGACCGGGCCTACGATCCGAAGCTCCAGGTGCTCCACGTCGAGCGGGACGGCACCGAGATGGCCGTGGTGTTCGACAAGACCACGGGCTACCTGGAGGGCGTCAACGAGCACGGCATCGGCATCGTCAACACGACGCTCATGGTCGTCCGGGACGAGCAGGAGGGCGTCAAGAAGACCAAGGGCGACAAGCAGAAGGGGCCCAAGAGGTCCAAGGACGGTCCCAAGATCTTCAAGGCGCTCGAGGCCGAGACCCTCGACGACGCCATCCGCTCCCTCGTCTCCTTCCGCGGCGGCATCAAGGGTCACACGTTCGTGGCGGACGGCGAGCGCATGGTCTGCATCGAGCGCAGCGGCAGGCATCCGGCCAAGATCCACCGCCTCGACCCGACGCGCGTGAACACGCGCACCAACCACGGAGTCGCCTACCCCGACGCCGGCTACACCCACGGGGACGACTACGTGTCGTCCATCGTGCGGCGCTGGGAGGCCCAGAAGCGCCTCCAGAACGTGAACAATCCCGAGGTCGTGGCCCCGGCCCTGGTCCAGGCGATCCACGAGGCCGACAGCCCGTTCAACCCGGTCCGCTGCACCGACAAGATGCGGACCACGAGCCAGCTCACCATCGACACGACGAACCCGACGCTCTACCTGTACGTCATCCCCGGGCACGCCGACCTCTCCCCCCCGCGCAACGTCCTCCCCGACGGCCGACGCCCCAAGATCCCCGTGCGGACCTTCCGCTACCGGCAGAGGATGGAGGACCGCACGGAGCAGCCGGGCCGGAAGACCGCGCGGGAGGTGCTCGCGCGCTACAAGTCGAAGAAGAAGGTCAGGTCCGAGGACGGCGACGAGACGACCGTCTACGAGTACTCCGAGCGCCAGGTCCAGCACCGCAACCGCGAGAAGGCCGAGCGCATCGAGAGGCTCCGTGGATCGATAGGCAAACTCCGCGCGCAGCTCGAGAAGGACATCAGATCCGACGACCCCAAGAAGCGCGACGTCGCGGCCGCCGTGGGCCTCATGGATCACACGTACGAGCGTCCCGGCAACGACGAGTCGGCGTCCGACGGCCACTATGGCGTGACCAACTGGAAGGTGCGGCACGTCAGGTTCGGCGACGGCCAGGCCAAGATCAGCTACGTCGGCAAGTCGGGCGTCAGGCAGCAGAAGTCCGTCACGGACCGAGACCTCGTGAAGGCGCTCAGGGCCGCCTGCGCCGACAAGGGCGCCGAAGCGACCTGCCTGGACGTGAGCGCCGACGAGGTCAACGAGTACCTCAGGCCCTTCGGCGTCACGGCGAAGGACCTGCGAGGGCTGCACGCCAACGGGGAGATGAAGGACCGGCTCAGGCGCGTGCGCCGGGAGGGCGGCCCGCTGCCCGAGGACCCGGAGAAGCGCGAGGAGAAGCTCAGGAAGGAGTTCGACAGGGCCCTGGACGAGGCCGCGGAGACGGTGGGCCACGAGCCTTCGACCCTCAAGAGCCAGTACCTCGTGCCCGGCCTGGAGGAAGACTACAAGAGGGACGGCACCGTGAGCGAGAGCCACGCCAAGAAGGCGGCCGAGGCCGTGACCGACACGGCGTCCTTCTACGTGATCGCGCCCGAGGCGCTCAGGGGCATGCTCGACGACACCGACTGGCTCGAGCTCGCTCACGACCTATGGCCTGGAGAAGGGCGCCCGGGCGGCGACGCCGAGGTGCTCGTGCCCGAGATGGAACGCCAGGTCCGCGAGAGCGGTGGCGCCGTGCTCGACACCGGATGGGACGGCGGCTTCGACGTCGGCGTGAGGGGCAAGTACGACGAGCTGGGCCGGATCGAGCCCTTCGACCTGCCCGTTCGCGAGAAGGGCGCGGTGCCTCCCTACGGGTTGCGCAAGAGCGCGTCGCTGCTGCGCGTCGCCGCCGAGGAGGGGACCTCGGCCGAGCGCAGGATCCTCGCCAACGCCCTGGTGGCCCCCGTGCTCGTGGCCCGGACGCGCGAGTGGTGGCTCCGCGAGGCGCCCCACCTGTACCGGATTGCTCGCGATCACGAGAAGCCTCGACCTCGCATCGAGGGCCTCGAGTTTCCGTCCAATCTTTTCACGATCCTATGGTACGAAGACGCGGACGGGAACGACCTGGGAGACGGGGACCTTGAAGGAGAGCCGGGCGCGCCAGAAGGAGCACAGTACCAGCACAGCCAGTTCCCGCACGTCCTGCACCACAACGTCCTGCGCCTCAACGACGACGGAACCTCCACGGACCTCGGCGGCGGCGAGGCGTCCTACCCGGAAGACCTCGTGAACGCGATGGTTCGCAGCGGGGACTGGGACGTGGGCGACGCGATCATGGTCGCCGCCCAGTCGTGCGAGCGGTGCCTGAACGTCCTGTGCCACCATTACGACCTGGACGACGGCTACCCGTTCGGGTCCGAGGAGTACTGGAGCGCTGGCACCCGTTGTCCGATGTGCGAGAACGTGCATGCTCCCGCTCGCACGGCCGCGACGCCGAACTACGAGGCGTACGTCGAGCGCAAGAGGCGGGAGGGAGAACCCCCGCTCGACCGCGAGCGGTGGGAGCGCAGGGTCCTGGGCGTGCGCGACGAAGAGGGTCCGCGCGACTGGGACGCGCACCGCAGAGACGTGATGCGGCGTCACGAGCTGGACAAGCTGCACGCGCCCTACGATCCCGAGAACAAGCACCTGCGCATCGACCTGATCAGCGTCCGAAGGGACGCGCGCGGAGAGGGTCACGCCCGACGGGCGATGGAGGAGATCCTCGGATGGGCGGACCGGGCCGGAGCGACCGTCACGCTGACGCCGACCTCCGAGTTCGGCGCGTCCAAGAAGCGCCTGACGCGGTGGTACGAGGGCATGGGGTTCGTCCCGAACAAGGGCAGGAACAAGGATTTTCGGTTTCAGGACGCGATGATCCGCGCCCCCCAAGTCAAGACCGCCACGAAGTCCGACGCCGAGCTCGACGAAGAGGCGGTCGAGGAGATGCTCCGCGAGGAGCCCAAGAAGAAGCCGCCTCGCTACGATCTGCGGGACAACCGACCCTTGGAGGACGACGACGAGGAGGACCTCGAGGGCCTCGGCGGCGGGGACCGGGGCGACCGGGACCTGAGCCTCAAGTGGAACAAGGTCGGCAGGCGCGTGGCGTTTCGCTGGCTGGCGACTCCCGGAAGGCTCTCGGCGGTCAGGACCGCCATGCGTCATCGGGCGAAGGTCACGCCCGACTCCGAGTTCCAGAAGGAGATCGCGGACAAGAAGTTCAGGCACCCGGAGACGGGCAACGAGGTCGCGTTCGGCTCCCTGCCGACCGAGGAACAGCACCGGATTTTCGAGGAGTGGAAGAAGAAGCACGCGCCGAAGGGGGAACCGGCCGAGGGCAAAGAGAAACCCAAGGAGGAGCCCGAGGGTCGGTCGCCCGAGGAGATCGACCAGGACATCTCCGAGGCCCGCGAGGCGGCCAAGAAGTTGAAGGGCGAGATCCGCGACCTGAAGGAGAAGATTGGCGACGCGAAGAAGGCCATCGAGGACTGGACCGAGCTCACGAAGGGAGAGGTCGGCGAGGAGATGAGGAAGAAGGGCGACGCCGTCATCAAGGAGATGAAGCGCATCGTCCTGGATGCCGAGGACGACATCGAGTACAAGACCCAGGACCTCAAGGACGCGCGCAGACGCGTCCAGGAGCTGAAGGAGGAGCGCGAGGACCCGACCGGAGCTAAGGCGAAGAAGGAGCAGGAGGAGAGGGAGCAGAAGGAGAAGCGGACGCGGCAGGCCGTCAAGGACACGGTCGCGGCGATGGAGAAGATGCTCGGCAGGGGGTCGAGGCTGCCGCAGGGGACGAGGCAGGAGATCGAGAGTGCGCTGGGCGACTTCGACTACCCCCAGCTCGAGGCGTTCGCGCTGGCGTTTCAGGGCGAGCTCAAGGACCTCAGCGGACAGGACCCGACGTCGCCCGACGTGATCTCCATGGCGAACCGGCAGGCGAAGATCGGCTTCGACGTGGAGGGTGTCACGGATCCCGAGGAGCTGGCGAGGCGTGCCGCGGAGGTCGGCTACGTGACGAACGTGGTCGCCAACCCGATGGTCGTGGGAGGCAGGCCCGTCGGGCAGACGGAGATGGACGACGCGGCACGGTCGGCGCGGGCGAGGGAGGCGTTCGCCCAGTTCGAGAATCTCCACCCGAAGCTGCAGCGCATGGCGGCGGAGCGCATCCGCGAGGAGCTAAGGGGCCTCGACGAGGACACCGACCGCGCCGTGGAGCTCGAGTCGATCCTCAGCGCCGTCGACCTGGCGCACGTGGGCCAGACCGGAGAGGCCCTCCCCGGACGCCCGCAGCCGAGCGCCGGCAACGCCGCGCTGATCAAGCGCATGATCGCGGACGGCAACGCCGACAGGATGTTCCAGACGAAGAAGGACTTCTTCTCGGAGGGATCGCGGGAGGCGATGGCGCAGGCGCTCGAGGAGATGGACGACGCCGACGTGGCCAATTTCATCACGGGCGACGACCCGAGCCACCCGTTCTACGAGCTCTCCCAGAGCATGAGGACCGAGGGCGCGGGCGAGTTCAACCAGATGATCAAGGACTTCCTGATCAAGGACTTCCTGAACGACACGTGGGGCGACCGGGCCGCGCGCGACGTGATGGAGGCCGCGGGCGTCGAGGACTGGGACAGCCCGGAGGCGCGGGCCGAGCTGCTCGAGGAGTCCAAGCGAGCCGGCGAGACGCCCCTGGGTCAGGTGCTGGAGGCGAAGGAGCGTGTCGAGGCGGCGCGGGCCGCGGGCGAGGAACCCAGCCAGGACGACCTGGACCTCGTGAGTTCGTACTTCGAGCCCGAGGCCGGCGAGGGGGTCGTCGGCAATGCCAGGGCCCTCCTCGGCCTCCTGAGGGACAAGTTCAAGAAGCACGTGATCTCGCCCGCCGTGGCCGTGCTCAACCACTTCGTGAAGACGCGGGATCCGAAGGTACTCAGCCAGGAGACGTTGCCGCACCCGGACGAGAGATCCCCTGAGCCGAGACCCAAGGAGGAGCGCGAGAAGGCGCGGGTCGAGATGCCCACCGAGGCAGAGGCGCCCGAGAGCAAGCCTGGTAAGCCCGAGGTCGTGGCTCCCGAGTGGGCCGCGGAAGGACGCAAACCGGCCGAGGACCTGACCCCTGAGAAGGCGATGCGCAGGCGCATCGTCCTGAAGAGCGAGCGCCAGAAGCTAGAGGCCCAGCGAGAGAAGGCGCCGCCCGAGGAGCGCGGCAAGTACGACGTCAAGATCAGGAAGCTGGACAAGGAACTCGAGAGAGCCAGCGTTCCGAAGAGACCGGAGAAGAAGGCCCCTGAGCCGGAGAAGAAGGCCCCTGAGCCGGAGAAGGTGAAGGAGCCTGAGGTGGTGCGGAAGCGTCGCAAGCAGCTCGAGAAGGTGAAGTCCGTGCGCGACGAGGCCAGGGCGGCGCTGAAGGAGATGGAGCCCGCGGCCCGGAAACAGCTCGAACAGAAGCTCGAGAAGATGGACGCCGCCATCAGGCAGGTCGAGGAGCAGCACGCCGAGGACGAGAAGCACGGCCCCGGGGACGTCTGGAAGACCAAGGGAGGAAACTGGCGCGCCAAGAACGAGGAGGGTCTCTCCAGGAGTTTCAAGAAGAGGGACGAGGCCGAGACGTACGCGAGAGGGGAGCCCGAAAAGGAGTGGAGCGCCGAGTTCAAGGCAGTCTCGCCCGAGGAGGCCTGGCGCGGGCCGACGCGCTTCGCGGGGAACGTGACCGACGCGTGGCTCGCCCGCATCCGAAGCATCCATCCCGACGATCCCGACCGCCCCGTCATCGTGCTCGACGCGGCCTGACCGTAGTTTCAGGGAACGAAAACCACCCTGAAAACCCGGAGGGCCGGTTTCTTCTCGACGCTGGGTAGGCAAACCACCCTCGGAGCCCGCACTAGGGAGGTTTTTCCTACCTGCGAGTCAGGGTTTCAAGGTTCGTCGGGGGTTTGGTGCGCGCTACCGCTCCTCGGGAACTTCAAGGAGCGGAGGAGGGGATCTGTGAGTGACCTTGCGCCCCCTGAAACCCGGTTTGTGTCGATTTTCCTCTTATATGGGTCGCCAGATAGGACAAGGGGCCCCCCTCTGGCGAGGGCGTCGCATGGCCCTGCTGCAGTCCTCAGGAGAACTTCGATGCCGAAAAAGCTCAGCAAGCAAGGTGCCATGCAGGTCACGACCGACCTGGATCGAATCGCGTCCCTCTTCGAGCAGGAGCACGAGACGCTCGGGATCTCCGACAAGATCGCCGGCGACTTCGCGCTTCGCTGCGACATCCTCTCGACCGCGGTGGAGAAGACCGCGGGCATCGAGCGCACCCCTGAGGGGAAGCTCAAGGACCCCGAGCTCCTCAAGCTCGCGCAGATGGACCCGACCCAGAACTACACGGAGACCAAGGTCAAGCCGAACGAGTTCGATCCCTCCGAGATCGCCAAGGAGACCCCGGCCGCGCTCCTGCGGAACACCGACGAGCCGTACATGGACGTCTTCCGTCAGGACGAGTACGACCAGCTCCGCGAGGTCCAGCAGACGGGCATGTTCTCGAACGCCAAGACGGCCGCCGTCCTCGTGAAGAAGATGGCCGCCCTGCTGGCTCAGAACAACGTGCCCCTTCCCGTCGCACGTCAGCAGGCCGAGTAACCCCTTCCTGGTCGGTTCTCTGCCCATGCAGACGCCCAGCAACATCGACCGTCTCGCCGGTCTCGAGGCGGAGCTAGTCAAGGCGCAGAAGGAGGCGGAGACGGTCGCGGGCTCGGTCGGGAAGGAGAACCCGGCCGGGGTCTCCCAGCTCAAGGCGGCCGCCAAGGAGCTGGGAGAGAAGCGTCGTCACGTCGTCGCCGCGCGAGAGGCCCTGCTGGAATTCGACGGCTACCTCCGAGCTAGGCAGGAGCTCGGGCGCCAGGAGTCCGACGATCCCGAGAAGCAGGGGCGTGCCGACCGGTTCGTCGGGGCCATCGGACAGCGGATGGCGGCGCGGATCGAGGAGGTCGTCGGGCGCCTCAGCGACGAGGTCATGGGCGACGTGTCTCACGTCTCCTCGGTCGTCCAGACGATCCGCTCCGTCCAGGACTCGGCCGCGCGCACGAAGGCGGCCGAGGAGTGTGCCGCCCAGGTCGAGAAGATCCTGGCGGCGGCCAGGAAGGCGGTCGACAAGGCCGTCGAGGGGCGCCTCCCCGAGCCCGAGATCGAGGAGGGGCTCGTCGACGACGTCGACGACGTGGAGGAGGCCGAGGAGATCGAAGTCGCCCCCGCGGACGATCACGGGTACGACCTCACCGCCTCCAAGATGTCCGACTTCATCAAGGAGAAGATCGAGGAGCGGGAGAAGGAGAAGGGGGACGAGGAGGGCAAGGAGAAGGGCGAGAAGCCGAAGAAGGGCGAGGTCCCTCCGCAGTTCCTCGAACACATGAAGAAGAAGAAGGCCGACGGCCACGGCTACGACCTCACGGCCGAGTCGCGCGTTCCGGGCAACGAGTCCAAGGGACCGAAGGAGCTGGAAGAGGAGGACGAGGGTTGGGTCCCGGGTCACCGCACGCAGAAGAAGGCGTATGCCCTCACCGACGACGAGCCTCACGGCTACAGGCTGGACGCGTAGGAGCACCGATGCACAGACGTCAGGCGGATGAGGGCAACTGGCAGGCACGGGGGCAGGAGTTCGCCGTCGGCCAGTCCGTCAGGATGGTCAACGGGGGCTCGACCGACGAGGGCCGCGTGGTGGCCGTCTGGCCGGGCATCGGCATGGTGGACGTGCAGTTCCCGCACACGAGCTACAGGATGCCCGTCGAGAGCCTGCAGATCGTGAGTCCGGGCGACGACTCGTTCGTCACGCCCCTCCACGAGATGGTCCCGGGAGGGGCCGGAACCGTGGCCGAGGTGCCCGAGGGTGCCCTGGCGGAGGACCTTATCACGGCCGAGGAACCGCGCGTAGAGCTCGTCCACGAGGTCGGTCCCCTCGAGGAGCTCCGCAGGCAGGCGAGCATGGCGTCGAGGGTCGCCCGGGCCTTCGTCAAGAAGTCCCTCTACTGGCACGCCCGCGACCGCAAGTACCGGGTGAGCCGCGAGGAGCACGACAACGGGCAGTACCGCTGCCCGATCCGTGGCTGCGACGGCCACCTTCGGCGCGCGACCTACAAGATGCGCGACGGCGCGAAGATCAAGCTCCACGCCTGTCCCGCGTGCCTGTTCATGATCCGGGCGTCGGACCTCCTGGTCGACCACTGCGAGCCCGAGGAGGAGGTCTGCTGACGTGGCGTTCCTGAAGACCGCGCGCGCGGGCATCATCCACCGGGACTGGTCCCCCGAGAACTGGGGCAACTGGGTCGGACGACACCGCGACACCATCGCCAACGGCCCCTACCGGACGGCGTCGAGCTCCCCGAACCTCATCGCCCAGGCCTCGGAGATCCTCAAGGAGGACTTCGACCCGAGGAACTACCTGCTGACCCACGCGACGATAGTCGCCTCCGTAGACACGGAGGACGTGCCGAACGTGAAGCTCGGCACCGTCACCGAGCTCGGGAGGAAGATCGACCGGCGCTGGCCGAACTACCACATCACGCCCGAGACCGAGCGCTGGACCAACAACAACGGCGACTCCTGGGACCGTCCCGTGCTCCTCAAGAGCTACCGGACCTTCGTCGGATCGCACAACTGGGTCGAGCACGTCCAGGTCGAGGAGCAGTCGAAGGGCCGCATCATCGACGCCGTCGCGCGCGACATCGGCCCCTCCATCTACGTCGACATCCTGACGGCCACCAACCGGAGGCATGCCAGCCTGATCCGCGACATCGAGAGCGGACGCCTGAACACGCTGTCCATGGGCTGCTTCCTTGCCGGCACCCAGGTCACGATGGCCGACGGGACTCGCGTCGCCATCGAGGACGTGGTGCCCGGCGACATGGTCCTCACCCACAGGGGACGTGCTCGTGAGGTGGTCAACAAGCAGATCCGAACTTACCGGGGGCCCTTGCGCCGTATCAAGGCCGTCGGCGTGTCCTCCACCATCCGAGCGACGGCGAATCACGGGTTCCACGTCCTGCGTGCCGCGAAAACCTGCGCCTGTGGCTGTGGCGAGGCTCTGCCGACGACGAGCACCCTGACGCGCCGCATGACCCGGCGGTTCAAGCACGGACACGACAAGCGCATCTACAACCCGAACAACACCTACTCTCTGGAAGAGGCGCGCCGTCGCGAGGAACGGGTTCGATCTCTCAAGGAGTTCACCTTCGAGAAGATTCGTGCGGACGAGCTCGAGATCGGGGACTTCCTCGCCTTCCCGCGCCCCGCCGAGGGCGTCTCCGAGGGTTGGACTTCCGGCAAGGCGCGCCTCGTCGGCTACTTCTTGGCCGAGGGCTCGTATCTGAAGCACCGGGGTAGGCCCGTCGAGGTGCAGTTCAGTTTCTCCATGTCGGAGAGGGACACGTACGTCCGGGAGGTGGTCGATCTTCTTCGGCAGGAGTTCCCGTCGGCCAACGATCCCTGGGTGCAGGAGCGACCGACGAGGGGTGGCTGTGTCGTTCACATGACGGGCCCTGAGGCGGTCGAGTGGTTCTACCGGCATTGCGGCGAGTACAGCCACGGCAAGCGCATGAGCGCCGAGACCATGTCGCTGCCTGTCGAGCTACATAGGCATCTCGTGGGTGCGTGGATCAACGGCGACGGGACGTTCGGCGAGGCGAACAAGACCCTCTCCGGCACGAGCGTGTCTTACGACCTCGCCTGTCAGATGCACTACCTCCTCGCTCGGTGCGGAGTCTTCGCGCGCATGGGGTGCGACCAGGAAGGTCGCAGCATCGAGGTCTCGGAGGCCATCGGTGCCGGATGGTTGCCCGACCCGGAGACCAGAAAGCGACCCGCGCTCACGTTGGTCATGGGACTCACGGGGCAGCAGCCCCTCGCGGGATTCTCCGACAAGGTCGGCAGGAACTCGCAGGCCGAGCAACAGCTTCGAGTGCTCGACGACTACGTGATCTTCCCGATCACCTCGATCGAATCCGAGTGGTACGAAGGGCCCGTTCACAACATGGAGGTGGAGGAGGACCACACCTACGTTGTGGAGGGCGTGACGGTTTACAACTGCTCGGTCACCGAGACGCAGTGCACCAAGTGCGGAAACGTCGCGGCCGACGAGACGGAGATGTGCCCGTGCGTCAAGTACGAGAAGCACAACGTCTTCTTCGACTCTCGCGGGGTCCGTCGCAAGGTCGCCGAACTCTGCGGCCACCACTCGCTCGACCCGACCGGCGGCGTGAACTTCATCGAGGCGTCCTGGGTCGCCGTCCCGGCCTTCGCCGGGGCCGTCACCCGCAACATCCTCCAGCCCGAGACCATCAGCGTCCAGACGACCGAGAAGATGCGGAGCGTCCTCGCGTCGCCGCCGCCCGAGTGGGTCGAGGGCGCCATTCCGAAGGCCGCGTCCTTCGAGAGTCCCAGCGTGTCGCCGCGCACCGACGTGACCACCCTGGAGGGGCGCGTCGCCCAGATGCCGGCCGCTCCCGAACCCGCGCCGGGCGGCATGCCCGGGATGCCGGGCGGCATGCCCGGGATGCCGGGGATGCCCGGCGCCGAGGAGAAGGACCCGCTCGAGGAGCTCGAGGACGAGGTCGAGAAGTTCGTCGTTGACAAGGTGAAGAAGAAGCTGCGCAAGAAGCTGCGCGAGGAGGTCGCCGAGAAGGCGGTCTCCGAGCCCGAGCTCGGCGCCTCCACCAACGAGAACGTCAACCACCAGGCGTCGGACCGCAGGATCGCCGCGCTCGTCAGCGGCACCTCGGCCCTGCTGAGGATCGCCCGCTCGGACGTCGAGCTGCTCGACGGCGTGGCCAGGCTCAGCGACGACCTGGGAGTCGAAGTTTCGAGGGACCTCTACCGCGCGGCCCTCCGCGTCGGGTCTACGGAAGGCCACCCGTCCCTCGATAGGTACCTCTCGCGTGCTGCGGAGGTACTCGGCCGCAAACCGACAACGGGAGAAGCCAAGACCCTGGTGCGTCTTGGGCGGATCCTTTCACTGCGAAAGAAGACCCGGTTCTAGCCAACCGAGACCACCGAGGAGAGGTAATCACATGCAGCGTCAACGACGTACCTGGACGAAGAAGGCCGAGCAGGACAAGACGGCTTCCCCGCCGCCTCAGATGCCGGCCGTGGACCGTACCGAGGGGCCCGACCACCCCGCGTACCACGCGGACCCCGACGCCGACCAGTACAAGTCGGGCGACACCAGCTCGTGGGCCGAGGACCCCCACAAGCCGATGAGCCCGGAGTCCCCGCCCCCGGCAATGCCGGGCAACCTGACCACCGACGAGCTCGACCACCCGGGCACCTCGGACTTCCAGAAGACGCCCGAGAGCCCCGAGAAGGCCGAGGCGGCCGGAGGCGGCGGCAAGCAGGCGTCCAAGGAGCCGACGCTCCGCCAGCTCGCCGAGCAGCGCGCGACGCTCTGCGTCCGCATCGCCAGCGCCCTCATGCCGCAGGCCGACGTCAAGACCGTCGAGAACAAGGCCCTCGAGCTGATGGACCTCGACGACGCGCAGCTGCGGGCCACCGCCAGCACCCTCAAGATCGTCGCTGGCGAGGAGGAGGAGGAGGAGGTCGAAAAGGAGATGGAGACCGAGGCCGGCAAGAAGGCCAACGTCGAGGTCGTCGCCCGCGTCGAGAGGCTCGAGGGCGCCGTCGGCAAGCTCGTCAAGGCGATGAGCCACTTCTTCGGCCAGGAGGGCGACGAGTCCGACACGGACGGGATGTCCGACAGGGAGCTCCTCGCGTACCTGACGGCCGAGGACACGGACGGCGACGGCATCGACCAGAGCAAGAACGACTACCCGCAGGGGTACGACGTCGAGAAGATGGGCCAGGAGGAGGACGAGGAGGAGATGCTCAAGGCGATGCTCGAGGAGATGGACGAGGAGATGGCCGTCACCGCGGCCACCAAGGAGGAGGAGGTCACCGAGCCGCTCGCCAAGGGCGAGAGCATTCAGTCGGGCGAGGGCGGCAACGTCAACCCCGACGAGAAGGCCGAGACCCCTCAGGTCGAGCAGAGCGACGGCTCCGAGAAGACCGCCCAGGACGACGAGGCGAAGGAGAAGCCGAAGGAGTTCATCGAGGGCGAGGAGTCCGAGGGCACCAAGGAGTCCGACGAGGGCGAGAAGGAGGGCGCCTGCAAGAAGAAGGCGGAGGACGAGGAGACCCCCAAGGCGGCCGAGAACGACATCGACATCACCGCGGGCGTCGATCCGATGGGCCTGATGGAGGAGACGAGGGAGGCGTCGGCCGACGACGAGCTGATGCAGCTGTACGCCGACCTCGACCTGCCGAAGACCGTGGGCGAGGAGCCCGAGGAGGAGGCCCCCGTCGAGGAGGTCGTCGAGGAGACCGTCGAGGAGGAGAAGGAGGCTGGCAAGAAGAAGGCGGCCGACGAGCCCGAGCTCAAGCCGCAGGCCAAGGTCGCCAGCTCCGGCGCCAAGACCATCGGCAACGTCGCCCTCAGCAAGGAGGCTCGCGACGAGATCAGCGAGCTCGAGAAGATGTGGGAGCACGCTCCTAGCGTCAACAAGGTCTTCGGACTCCCCGAGTAGGGGAGCCCGACTCCAGGGAAACGCCCCATAGTTCGACTATAGGGGCGTTTGCCCTCGGTAAAACGTGAATAGATGGGCCCGTATGTGTACCGGAAGGGTTCGTGATCGGTAGCGTGAAAAGTGACCCCACGGTGGGGTCGGCCGGCGCGAACACCACCCCAACCCTGTAAACAAGGAGCAGAAGCACAGATGCCAATGCTTGGACAGGCGAGCGGTGGATGGACCGAGTCAAGCGCCGCGCTGAGACTTCTCCACGTGCAGATCAGGAACGCCACGGGAGTCCTCACCGCGGACGGCTTCACTCAGGCCAACCCGCCCATCGTCACCACCGCGGGCACGATCTCGACGCAGGTCAACACCGGAGTCTCCGGCGTCCTCTCGGGATCCGTCGCCTTCACACGGCCCGACCAGGGCTCGAACTTCATCGGCGGCCCCGTCGAGCCGGGCGCCCCCGATGAGATCCTCATCCAGCCCCTCGGCGTGTTCGTGAACACGGCCGTCGGCAACGCGTACGAGAACCAGCCGGGGCCCGCCTCGGGGAAGAACACGTACGTGTCGGCTTCGGGCACGTTCGGCAACCAGCTGTTCGAGACCGAGGCGCTGGCCGCGGCGGGCGCGCTCGCCGTGGGCGCGGACCTCATCTACACCGCCGGACAGCAGCTCGTCGCCTCCCGCAACGGGTACCTCATCATGAGGGTCACCACCCAGACGGGCGTGGCGATCTCACTGGACCTCGCGACCATCACCTCAGAGGTGGCAAACGGTGCCGCGGCGTCCACCACGCTGGCCATCCTCAAGATGCCGCCCGACTCGGAGCAGTTCGAGTTGGTCTACGACCAAAGGATCTAGGAAAGGAGATAGAAGATGCCTACTGGTGTTGACAACGCAGTAAAGCAGCGGCTGATCTCCGAGTACATCCGGACTCCGGCAGGTCGTGCCAAGCTCGCAGCCTCCCTCACCCAGCCCCTCCGCACGCGGCGGGACTACACGTCGGTCGGTCGGAAGACCTTCCTCGTCGAGCAGCTGCCCGACGGGGCCCTCCCGATCTACGACAAGGACCCGGACGTCACCGCGTTCGTGGTGGGTGAAGAGGGCGAGAACATCATCGCGGTCACCAAGCCGCGCCGGGTCATCTTCCCGTTGTTCGAGATCGCGAGCAACCCGGAGATCCCGCTCACCCAGATCAAGGAGCGCCGCTTCGACCTCATCGAGCGTGCCCAGGACCTCGCGCGTGCGCAGATCCAGGCCGCTGAGGACGAGCGCGTGTTCGCCGTTCTCGATGCCATCGCGACCAACGGTTTCGACAGCATCGCCGGCGGGACGAACCCGGACATCCCGGTCGTCGCTCCCATCTCTGGTGCGGTACTCGCCGACGCCTTCGCACTCATCGAGCGCCACGACCTCAGGGTCGCTCGCGTGTACATGAATGCGCGGGACTACGCGGACATCCGCAAGTTCGGCAGGGACATCCTCGACATCGAGTCGCAGGCCACCCTGCTGAAGACTGGTCTCCAGGCCACCCTCTGGGGTGCCCAGGTGATCACCTCGCGCATCGTGCCGGCAGGCACGGTGTACGTGTGCTGCGAGCCCGAGATGTTCGGGCGCATCCCCGTGCGCACCGAGCTGACTGTGCTCTCCGCCGACGATCCGAAGGCTCGAACCATTGGCTTCAGTGTGTTCGAAAACCTCGGCATAGGCGCGTATAACCCGCGTGGGTTGACTCGCCTCGTCGTCACGCGCTAGTCCAACTAGCCGCTAGAGACCCCGAAGGGCCGCGAGGTTCTTCGGGGTTTCTGTTTGGTCGGATGCCACGCTACACGGACAGACCAAAAAGCTCCACTAACGGATTCTGAAACACCGGAAGGCACGGTCTTGACGGCGAAGGTGTTGTTCGTCATGGTACCGAAACATGACGGACGCGGCGGACCCTCGAAGATCTGGACGAACACGTAGGCGTGAGCAGAGACCGACACGCCCGGACATGGAGAGCCCGTTCTGGACGCGTGCCGTTGGGTTAGGGTTGCCTGAGGAGGAGCGAGACGGGTACGTCGCTCTGTTCGAGAGTCAGCAGGGCAAGAAGAAGCGTCACGGGTTGGTGACGGGGCTCGGACTCTCGCTGGAGGCGTGGCAGACGCTCGCTCACGAGTTCACGGACTTGGAGATGGGACGGGCTCTAGGGCTCCTCTCGGCTGCGGTGACCGTCTTTCGCAAGCGCCGGGGCATCAACACCCTGACGGCCCGACAGCGTCGTGAGAAGGCGCAGGGAGGGCGACGACGGTCGCTCGATGACCTCACCAAGGCCCAACTTGAGAGTCTGATCGCCGAGATGCCTCTGAAGGCGGTGGCCGCCCTCTACGGGGTGGCGCCTCCCGCGATACGGGCTCGATGTCGTCGGTGGGACATTTACGTGCCCTCCAAGTCGGAGCGCGCCGTTTCCGACAAGACTCTGACCGAGGAACAGAAGCAGGCCGTCTGGGGGATGATGCTAGGCGACGGGCACCTGACCGAGACGGGCTACTTTAGGCTGGCGCACGGCTACGAGCAGTACGAGTACCTGATGCACTGCCGAAAACTCCTCGCCTGCATCGCCCGGTCCGTGACCTACGACGAGTCGGTGAAGGACAACGGCACGCTGTATCACGAGTTCTCCTTTCGGACGGACAACCATCCGTGGCTCAGGATGCAGCGCCCGCTCTGGTATCCGAACGGTTCGAGGACGAAACGGCCGCTCCCCGAGGTGATCGACCGCCTCAGCCCGTTCGGTCTGGCCCTTTGGTTCATGGACGACGGTCATCGGGGGGACGTGGCTTCGTTCGCCGTAGGCGACGTGCCGTTTGATTTGGCCGAGGAGGTCGCCAGACGGACCGCGGCTCGCTTCGGGATCGAGACGTACATCAAGCCGCACAGTCGTCACACGACCTGCAAGAGTTTGGCGATCCGCGGCGCGAGCCTCGACAGGTTTTTCTCTCTCATAAGGGACTACGTTCCGAACAACCTGTTGCACAAGCTGCCCGCTTCTTACTGGAAGGAGGGCACGCGCGCTGAGGGTCGTGTGGACGAGACGGACGGGCGCCTGTTCCCGAGAAGCGTTGCCGCACGCAGCAGAGACTACGAGACCTTAGACGACCAGGAACGGGAGATTCTCGTGGACGAGGTGGTGGAGTACTGGCGCCGAGAGGGGTTTCCCTTTCACGAGCCTCGCGTGCGAGACCTGAGGACGCTGGTGAACGTGACGGGGCGCCAGGCATTGAAGGGAGACCTGCTGCGGGCGTGGCAGGTGGGGCAGTCGTCCTGTCTGGCTTTCCAGCCCCATTACTGGGAAACGCCGGTTCACGGGCGAGAGGGCGAGACGCCGCTTGAGAGGTTCGGACGCGACGACGATCTGCGGAGGGAGATTCTGCGACTCCTCACGAAGGGGCGCGTTCCGAATGGTGCTCGTCTGAGGTCGGCCCTAGCGGGATCTCACAACTCGGTGTCGAACTTTCGTCCGAGCTCCGCGAAGGTTCTGGTGGAACGGTTCTGTCCCACGGGAGGCACAGTGTGGGACCCTTGCGCTGGCTGGGGCGGCCGTCTTCTGGGAGCTACGATGGCCTCCTGCATGCCGCGGTACGTCGCGTGCGAACCGCAGCCCTTGACGTTGCAGGGGTTGCGCGCGCTCGTTGACTGGCTGGGGCGGTTCGTGCCGGGTGCCGAAGAACGAGTCGAGCTCCACGCGGCCCCCGCGGAAGACTTCGAGCCGCCTTCTGGTCTTGACCTTGTCTTCACGAGTCCTCCGTATTTCAAGAAGGAGGTCTACGGGCACGAGGACACGCAGTCGTGGGTCCGTTATCCGAGCTACAGGGAGTGGATCGAGGGTTTCCTGGCTCCGGTCATGGTCAGGGCTCGCGATAGGCTCAGGCCCGGCGGCTGGCTCGTGCTCAACGTCGCGGACGTCACCATCGAAGGAAATCGCTATCCTCTCGTAGCGGACGCGAGGCGCGTGGCCGAGGAACTCGGACTCGGGGAGCCTGAGATCCTTCGCTACGAGCTCCCGTCGCTGCTCGGGGACGACCGCGAGGAGCCCGTCCTCTGTTGGTCGAAGTCAAGGGAGGCCACGCACCATCTCGGAGGTCCAGGGTTGCAGCTCGTCATGTGCGAGAAGTGTGGTCGGGTCACGGACCATCGGGTGCTTCGCGCTGGGATCTGCCCCTCCTGTGATGCGAAGGTCGTACGCTGTCAGTACCCGGGTTGTGGAAAGGACCTCCCCGGCGCCATCGCGACCCGCAGGTACTGTGATGACTGCGCCAGGAGGATCGACGCCGAACGGGCTCGGGATCGTCGGCGCGTCCTCCGGGAAAGGGTCCCCGTCAGAGTAATCAGGAAGTTTACCTGTACATGCGGGGTCGAATTCGAAGTACCAACGGACGGAGGGCGCCCCCGTGCATGCCCTTCCTGCACGAGCGCCCGCAAGGCCGAGGAGGCCGAAGCCGAGATCCGACGTCGCACCAAGACCTGCGCCTACCGACACTGTGATCGCGCGTTCGTAGATCATAGTCCGAGGAACAGTGCGAAATTCTGTCACGAGGAGCATCGGCGACGTGAGAAGGCATTTCGAACTGGTCGTGTTACCAGCGTAAAGGACTTCCGCAAGTCCGATCCCGTGTTGGACGAGAGGCCGTCCTCGGCGATCCACACCTGCAAGGGATGCGGAAACCCCTTCGAGTTGCCGAAGGGATCACAGAGAACGCGATGTTCCGACTGCGAAGCCGAAGCGCGGAAGAAGGTCTGCAAGACGGAAGGCTGCGAGACGGAGTTTCACGACGAGTCCGAGCGCAACAATCGGCGCTACTGTGAGGCTTGTCAGGCGAAGACGTCGGGACGGACGGGCAAGAGGAGGACAATCCAACGCAAACTCGATCCCGACAGGCTCGCCGTTCTCGCGGCTGCGGGCGTGCCTATCAAGAAGATGGCTGAGGTGTTGGGGGTAGGTGCTTCGACGCTCGATCGGTATCTCCGCAAGCACGGCATCGAGCACCCACGGACGGGGGGCAACCCGAAGCACCGAGGCGCCTGACGGGGTATAAGGGTCGAGATGGAGCTGTCTGAACGCGTGCGGAGCATGGGGGACGACGAGCTCGAGCGGGTGATCGCGAAACTCGAGACCGAGCGGGGGACCTGGCACGACGAGCTGGAACGCGACGGTCTCGTCGCCCTCCTGCGGCTGGAGCAGAAGAGACGAGACGGCACCGAGACGCATCCGACGAAACACGAGGACCGAGATGACCGACCCTGACGTGCCGGTTGACGAACGAGATGCCTGTCGGATCCTTCAGGAGTTCTATCGGGAGCGGGGCCACCGTCCTTCGTGCGGCGACCTCAGGGAACTCGACAGGGCACTCAGGCGACGGGGAACTTCCCTCTTCGTCCTGTGCAACGACATGGGGTTTCCGGAGACGTACCGCACCCAAGAGCGAGGCTGGACGAGACGGAAGGCTCAAGAAAAGGTGTTCCAGTTCCATGCGAGTCACGGAAGACGCCCGAGTTGTAAGGAGATGGGATCGCTTCCAACCTGGCTCAAGTACCATCTCGACGAGACGCTGAGCGACTTCTGCAACGAGATCGGCATCCCGGAGGACCAACCCCTCCGAACTCGGGACTCGATCCGGGCAGATGTTCAAGCGTTCTATGACGAGCATGGCCACCGTCCGACTCAGAGGGACTTCAAGAACCATGACGACTGGCTCCAGAAGCAGGGGAGTTCCATCTCGAGGATGTGTGACGAGATGGGCCTGGTCGGAGACCGATTCGGACGGAGGAGGAGACGCAGCGAGAAGGAGATCGAGCAGCGCGTGCGGGCCTTCTACACCGAGCACGGTCGGCGTCCCACCCAGGCTGACCTTCCAGGCGACAACAGATGGCTCCACAGGATCTTGGGGAGTTCGCTCCCGAAGCTCTGTGATGCAATGGGGTTTCCTCGAAGTCCCCCAACGCGTCGCCGACCCCCAGCTCGGATCATGGAGGCGATGAGGACCGAGATCCGGGAGTTCTTCGACCAACACGATCCCTCGACAGACCCGAAGCACCGAGGCGCCTGACGGGGTAGAAGGATCGAGATGGCCCACCTCGAGTTCCGTTGCCGGTATTGCGCCTCGCTGATGAACGTGAGCGCGGCGTCCTACGCGGAGAACCCTTGGTGTGTGAACTGCCTGGACGAGCGCATGGCAAGGGCGGCTGCCGAAAATCCGCTCATCGGCTGGCGCGTGGAGGGCGACTACATGGTTCCGATCTGGAGGGACGACTGACCCGAGGCACCGAGGCGCCTGACGGCTGCGCTAACAGCGCACTCCCTTTTGGAGTACAAGGGAGGAAGGCGCCGGGAGTGCCTGCCGTTCGCGCCTCCTCCGGGGGCATGGTGAAACTTCCTGGAATCCTGAGTCTCCTGGTCGCTGACCGTTTCCCGAGACCCAGCCCCCGCAACGCGAACACGGAGCCCTGACGGGTCTCAAGGAAAGGATCAACGATCATGGACGGGAAAAATTCGTCTACCGCTCCTCTCAAGACCCAGGCCAAGGCGCTTCGCAAGTATCTGGCCGAGCAAGGTGTCGAGCTCGGGCACTCGAAGTGCCTCGAGGCCGTCGCACGAACCCAGGGATTCAAGAACTGGGACACGGCGTCGGCCCGCGTGAAAGGGGGTGAGGGGGTTCTTGGAGAGTCCGAGTTTGACGCCCGTCGCCCCGCGGGGGCACGTGGAGTTCTCGAGGCCGGCGAGGAGGGGCACGTCGTTCGCGTGTTCGTGGACGATCAGGAAGTACTCGGCCAGCTCGTGGACGCGGGGGTGAGTTTGACCGGCTCGCGTACTCTCCGTTTCGATCGGGAGACCGAGATTCCCCTTCCAGAGCAGGGGGCTCGCGTCCTGCTCCGCGTGGGGAACGAGGTCGTTGAGCGCGGGGTGGGGGGCGCAAGGTCGGCGCACGGCGAGACCGAGGTGCGGTTCTTCGAGGTAGACGACCTCGCGGAGGACATGCCAGCCCACGTGTTCGCCAGGTATGACTGTCTGCTCCCCGTATCTCTCCCCGGAAACGATCTCCGTGATCAATTAAAGCACTGGCCTCCAGGTCGCGCCTTCCTGTGGCTCGCCAAGCGGTACGACGCGGCCGCCGCTCAGTGTCGCCGTGTCGGAGGGGTCCTGAAGGAACTTTCGGACATCGAGATTCGCGCCGACGGACACGACATCGTCATCTCTGCCTCTAGCGAAGCGCTGGAGCCTCTGCGGGACGAGGGGGTCCTGCAAAGGAGTCCGGAGGAGCAGCAGGAATCCTGGGAAACGAAGGAAGCGTTCTCCGCGGCCCTGCCTACAGAGATGACGGAGCTGGGTTTGCCATTCAGTCTCTCCGACGTGCTCAAGTGGTTCGAGAACAGGTACGAGGAACTCTGCGGACTGAACCCGGCTTGGGTTCGCCTTCAGCTCGAGAACATGACCCGAGAGGGCCTGCTTCAGGATGTCGGTGACGGGAAGTACGTGGTCAAGGACGAGAGCGCAGATACCTGAAGGGGTATAAGGACCGAGATGGAGTTGTCCGAGCGCATCAGGAGCATGACCGACGACGAGCTCGAGCGCGCGGCGGCGAAGTTGGAGGC